CGGCGCACAATGTCTATGCTCAGGACGGCCGACATCACACGTTCTCGCAGTTTGGTAGTGCGACGTTCGAAGGAGTCCCCACCTTCATGTCTCGTCACACTATCATCGAGCCGTCTGCCTTCTTGAGCGAGTTCTTGCAACTCGAGCGGCTCGGCATCGAAAATGCGAATGTCCTCGTGGCATTCGATCGCAACGCTCTCGTCGTCACGCCTTTCCATAAAGCCGCGAACCAGCTTCGCGAGATTCTTCGTGGCGACTGGCGCCACGGGAGCTGTGGAATGGGGATCGGCGAGACCAAGCAGGACTCGCTCTCTTCACACAACGATACGATCGCCGTCGGTGATCTTTCAGATAGAACAACGCTTCTCCGCAAATTCAAGTCCGTACAGGACAGGAAGTATGAAGAGTTCAAGACACAAGTCCTGGACGTGTCCCTTCCAGACATCGCCCATCGCGCTCTTCGCTGGTTCACCTTCCCAGCCGATCGGGTGGAGCACATGGTGGACCAGCTCCACGATCTTGCGGGCCTCTTCAGAACTGTCGATGCCGATAGCCTGCCGTGCATGTTCCGAGGAAAGAATCTAGTCTTCGAAGGCGCACAGGGAGCGCTACTCGACCAAGACTACGGCTTCCAGCCCTACACTGCTTGGACGGATGCAACCTTCACTGGAGCTCGTCAGATACTCGACGCAGCCGGGTATGACGGCGACATCTGGAAGGTCGGAGTCATGCGTTCATACATGACGCGCCATGGAGCCGGCCCGCTACCGACGCAAGATGAGATCTTCGGCATCGAGGACGGCAAAATCAAGGAGCTCGTCTTCGACAAGCACAATGGGATGGGATTGTGGCAGCGAGAGTTCCGTATTGGAACGCCGGACGTCTTATTGACGCGCTACGCTCTCGAGGTCCTCGGCGGCGTCGATGAGATCGCCATGACTCACATCGACCAACGCGATCATTTCATGTGGCTCTGCACTGGGTACTCTGTCTACGAAGAGGAAGACGAGGTCATGTTCCAATTCGGCAGCCCAGCTCATCGAGCGCTCGACATTCACGTCGAGAAGCATCCGACCTATGCCGGGCAGGAGTACCTAGCAAAGGCACTGTCCAGGGTCGTTCCGATCTATGAGCGCGCCCCGAAAGACACCGACGCCTTCCTGCACATCATGAAGCAACACCTAAATACGCCGATCGGCATCATCTCGACAGGACCTGGGCCGGACAAGAAGTTCAGAACCTAGACGTCCCACAAGAAGACTAGCTCATGATCCAGAGACGCGTGCTTCACCAACGCGAGCGCCTCTGGATCGTTTTTATCTAGGTGCCACGCGTCGAAGGCGGGAGCTCTCAGAGCTCCAGACGGGAACCGCTCCTGCGCCTTCACGCGCGCCACTGTTCCCATGTAGACCTCTGGGCTCGAGTGCATGTGAGAGCGCTGAGCATCACTGAGCCCTGTTCCGACGCGGCCAACGATCGGCCCATCAGGCTCGTAGGAGTAGAAGAAGCCTCCCACCCCACGGTCCTTGTACTTGCCCTCGCCAGGGAAGAAGCCGCGAATGTAGACATCGTGGTCCGTCGAGAACTTTGCCTTGTACGGTGGTGTTCCTTGGTGAAGATGCCAGGCGACGATGCCCTCCTTCGTCTCCGGCATCTTCCCTTCCTTCATGTCTTCCACCATTTTTTTCTTAGCCGTCTCGGTGAAGGCCATGCGAGGCAGGTGGAAGTAGTCCGGCAATTTCGCCTCTACCTCTCGAAGAACTTTCAGCTTCTCCGAGTAAGGAGCGCTCTCCATCTTGCGGCCTTTGTACTGGACGACGTCGTAGAGGACGGAGTTGAGTTGTCCGTGTTCTTCTTGCTTCTGACGACTCTTCCAGACATCGGAGTTGAGAAGGCCGGCGAGTTGGGCTGCCGGCGTAGCGATTCCACTTCTTGGTGAAATCGCGTACAAGCCTCCTCGAAGGATCGTTCCTCCGAGTCCTTCCGGCGTAGGTACTCCCTCCAGGATTCCGGGGACCTTGTGCGTGTGTTCAATCAGTCCTCCGTTGCTTCTCTTCGCGGCGCGGTACGAAAGTACCCGGATCTTCTCACCCGCCTTGGGAAAGTAGAAGAGGTTGTGAGCGTCGTCGATCTTGGCTGAGAAGACGTAGTCGTCGGTGTGGATCTTCGGGTCAGAGAGCTTGGTTTCCTTGTACTTGGGCTTGTCGGTTGGGAGCTCTGGATGCTGCTCCCGCCGCAGCGTGCGATTCATCAGAATCCACTGCTTGTCTCCGACCCGATGGAGGGAGTACTCTTCCGGCCCGCTGCCTCGGTAGACGTTGAAGCTGACGTGTCCGGGCCGAGCATTGGTGATTTCTGTCTTAGCTCGATCGAACATCTTCACGTCGCCCTTGCCGTAGCCATCCTCGATCTTCCCGACGAAGTCCATGTACTTCATCGTGTGTGTCGGCTGCTGGATGGCCCAGGTCTTCTCGCCCGGCTTCGGCCACTGAGCGTGCATCGCCCACGAATGGGCGTGTCCGGTAGCTGGATCTCCGAGTCGAAGGTCGAAGTGGCGGCCGCGTCTCTCAGCGTGATGGTCGTGAACAGTCAATTCCCACGTCTTTCGCTCCTCGACGTGCGGAAGATCGTGTGAAACGTGCTTCGCCGGGATCCCAGGAGCGAACTCAGACATGCCGAAATTCTACGGCCTTCGTAGAGATAAGGAAAGATGCCGGACACTACATATATTGGGGTCTTCTTGACTCCAGAGTCGAGAGAGCTCCTGCTCTCCACGTATCCTCCCAAGCACAAGGAGATTCACGCCGACCACATGACCATCAAGTTCATGCCTTCTCGGTTCGAGGTCGAGAACCTTGCAATCGGTCAGAAGGTGAAATTGAAGGTCATTGGCTACGGCTGGGACCAGAGAGTGGATGCCGTCTTGGTTCACGGCGTCATGTCCGACAACTGGTTCCCCCACATCACTCTGTCCGTCGACAGAGAGAAGAAGGGCAAGCCTTCTCACTCGAATGACATGTTCGGCGGGCCCGGACTGTCCGCACTGATGCCGAGTGTCATCGAGCGCTTCGAGAAGCCCAGCCTGATTCTCGACGGCGTCATCGATACGTTTCCCCGCAGTACCACGCAGCAGTCAAAGGAGATCTGAGCCATGGCCGACGAACGCAAACGTGAACTGCCCCTCCCGCCCGGCACGCACGCCTACATCCTCGACTCCACCAAGGGCGTGGTGAAGCTCTTCGTGGGTCCGACCGTCATCAACCAGACAGGTCAGGATCGTCCGGTCAAGTTCAACACCAAGACCTTCACCTTCGACGAGTGCGCTTCGCTCGAGGCCGCGCTCTCGCAGAATGTGGTGGTGCCGGAAGGCTTCTACGCCGTTCTCACCAATCCGGCCAAGGACAAGTCATCGGGCAAGCTGATTTACCCCGGTGAAGGCCAGACCCAGTCGACTCCCGATCTGGCGATCGGCCTCAAGGAGAACATCCCAGGGCCCGTCAGCTTCGCCCTCTTCCCCGGCCAGATGTGCGAGGTTCGCCGCGGTCACCATCTCCGCTCGAACGAATACCTCCGCATCAAGATCTACAACGAAGGTCGCGCCATCGAGAACTGGTCGAAGGCCGTCATCAAGACCGCCGAGACCGCAACCGCTCAGACCGGTGCCGATGGCAAGCCGGCGACCACCGAGACTCCCAAGGCCGAGCCCAAGAAGGACACCACTCCGTCGATCACCGACGCCGTGCCGGCCGATCTGGCCGTGGGCAAGCAGTACAACATCCTCGGCACCAAGGTCGCCTTCTACATCCCGCCGACCGGCGTTTCGGTCGTGCCGGAAGGGCTGGGCCCCGACGGCAAAGACATCTTCGTTCGCCAGGCCGAGACGCTCGGTCTCAACGAGTACTCGATCCTGGTCGATGAAGACGGCAACAAGGAGTATCCTCGTGGTCCGGCGGTGGTGTTCCCGCGCCCGACGCAGGAGTTCCTCATCGCGCGCAAGCCGGACGGCACCCCCATCCTGGATGACGACGGCCTCCCCGCTCGCAAGTACAAGGCGATCGAGATCAACTCGCTCCAGGGCATCCAGCTCAAGTTCGCCAAAGATGGCGAGCTTCACTACGCCGACGGCAGCAAGGAGGCGTACAAGGCTGGTGACGAGAAGTTCATCAAGGGCGACAAGATGCCGATCTACTACCCGGAGGAGGGCCACCAGCTCGTCCGGTACGACGGCAAGTCGATCCACTACGCCGTGGCGGTCACCGAGGGCGAGGCCAAGTATGTGCTCGAGCGCGCCACCGGCTACGTCAAGCTGGAGAAGGGCCCGCAGATGCTGCTGCCCGACCCGGTGAAGGAGACGATCGTCCTTCGGCCTCTCTCGGACCGTGAAGCTCGAACCTGGTTCCCGGGCGCCGATGGCTCGGGCCGCGAGGCTGCCGAGCTGAACGCCAAGCTGCGTACGGAGGCTGGTAATGCTCCCACCACGCGGCAGGGTGTCGTCTCTCAGGGGCAGCTCGAGCGCGGGATCGGCCCGGAGACGATGGCCCTCCTGAACTACGCCAACTCCAGCCCCGAGGCCTTCGTCGGAGCCGCCGCCGAACGAGGCGGCATGAAGTCGGCTCGGGCCCGCAGCAGCTCGATGGCGGAGAGCCGGCAGGGCAAGGACCAGCAGGCAGTTGTGGCCGACGTCGCCGAGCGCAAGTCGACCTACCACGAGCCCCGCACCATTATCCTCGGGGCGCAGAAGCGTGGCGTTCCGACGATCAAGGTTCAGCCGGGCTACGCGGTCAACGTCATCAAGGCCGACGGCCGTCGCGAGGCCGTGGTCGGGCCGAAGACGATCCTCATGGAGTTCAGTGACACGCTGGACATCCTGCGGCTCTCGACGGGCAAGCCGAAGAACACCGACAAGCTCTACGAGACCGTCTATCTCAACACGCACAACAACAAGGTCACGGACATCATCGATGACCTGGAGACCAAGGACCACGTCAAGGTGACGGCGAAGCTCTCGTACAACGTCAACTTCGAGGGCGACGCATCGAAGTGGTTCACGATCGAGAACTACGTCAAGCACTTCTGCGACCACATCCGCTCGATCCTCAAGGGCGAGGTGCGGAAGCTGACGGTCGAGGAGTTCTACGGCAACTCGACCGCCTTCATCCGCGATCGCATCCTCGGTGTCAAGCCGGCGCCGGCGAAGGAGGGTGACACGACACATCGCCCCGGTCTCTTCTTCGCGGAGAACGGCATGCGGGTCACGGATGTGGAGGTTCTCCTGGTTCAGATCGCCAATCCGGCGATCGCCGGGCTCCTCGCCAACTCGCAGCACAGCATCGTCCAGCACAACATCACCCTCAGCCTGAAGGAGAAGGAGCTCGAGGTCACCAAGCGTAGTCAGGAGATCGACCGCCTGGCTGCGGAGGCGGTGGCAGCGACCGAGGCTCGCAAGCTGGAGCTCGAGCAAGTCAAGGTGGGCAATCTCCTCTCCCTCGAGCTCAAGAAGCTCGACGCCGAGAAGGAGAAGAACGAGGAGAAGCAAGAGCTTCAGGCCATCCTCAATGCTCTCGAGGACTTGAAGCACTCCTCCGAGCTCGCCCGCACCATGAAGAGCAACGATGCGGTCGGGGCGCAGGAGAAGGCGGCCTACGAGCGCCAGGCCTACTACCTGGGCGTTCAGGTCGACTCGATCGTCAAGCAGCTCGGCGCCATCCAGCCGGGTCTCATCGAAGCTCTCAGCTCCACCGGCGCTCGGGAGACGCTCATCCAGGTCGCCCGCTCGATGTCCTTCCACCAGATGTTCGGTGCGGAAAACGGCGTCGAGTTCATCCAGAAGGTCTTCGCCAACACCCCGCTCAAGGGCATCATCGAGGGCGTGGTCGGCAAGGCTGCCGATCTGGTCTCTCCGAACGGCACGGTCCAGAACAAGTCCCTGCCTCCGACGCAAGCGTAATACGGAAGGCCGGTGCCCTCACGGGTGCCGGCTTTTCTTAGCTAAAAAAGAGAAGTTCTCGGTATAAGTCCAAGTCCTCAATTTCCTATTAGGAGTCAGGATGTACAACGTCGATGAGCATGGACTCAGTCCTGACGCATTTCTCGCACACGACGCCAAAGGCAAGGAGGTAAGAATCCAAGGGGAGACTCCTGCGGTCTATCTGCACAATCCGAAGTACCCGCACAACCTCGGTCAAGTGATCCGAGCGTGCGCCTGCTTCAACGTCAATCAGGTGTGGTGGAGCGGTGACCGTGTCGCAAAACAACTCGAAGGTCTCGATCGCATTCCTCGTGAGGAGAGGATGCGAGGCTACTCAGACGTCCGCCTTTTACGCTCTACTCGTGCGCTTGACGCCTTTCCTAGTGACGTTACTCCGGTAGCGCTCGAGTTCAGACCCAACAGCGAGAAGTTGCCAGACTTCGTTCACCCCAAGAAGGCGGTGTACGTCTTCGGCCCGGAAGACGGCTCTCTCGACAAAGGGATTCTCTCTCGTTGCCACCGCTTCGTTTTTATTCCGACCAAGCACTGCGTGAACCTGTCGGCCGCCGTGTACATGGTCCTCTACGACAGGATGGTGAAAGAACAGAACAATGCCTAACTATTGGTTCACTTCAGATCTACATCTCGACCACGAGAAGATCATCGTCTACGCCAATCGGCCGTTCAAGAACGCCGCTGGAGAGCCAGACGTTGATCTGATGAACAAGACGCTCATCGATAACTGGAATGCTGTAGTCAAGCCGGATGACGTCATCTACATACTCGGCGACATCTCCTGCAGCAGCACGCCGGAGAAGGTGGAGAAACATCTCTGCGATCTCTCCGGGCGCAAGATCCTCATCTTCGGCAACCACGACAAGAGAATCCGCAAAGACGGCCGTGTCATGAGGCACTTCGAGTGGACGTCCGACTTTGCCGAAGTCAAGATCGCACCCGATCCGGCCGCACCTCAGAGGACTCAACACATCGTCCTCTGCCACTACGCCATGCGCGTCTGGAACAAGTCGCACCACGGATCGTGGCAGCTCTACGGCCATTCTCACGGCAACCTACCGGATGACCCTCATGCCCGCAGCATGGACGTCGGGGTCGACAACTGGGACTTCAAGCCAGTCTCCTTCGAGCAAGTCCGTGAGCACATGAACAAGAAGATCTGGAAGCCGGTCGACCACCATACAGGGGAGAGGTACTGACATGGAGAAGGGCCACACGCAGCACGTTCTCGACAAGGGGTATCTCAAGTACGTCAACTCGATGGGAGATGATGCGGAGATCGTCGAAGCTGCCCGCATGTCTACCGGACGCGGGTTCGTCTCTTGGGAGCCGTACAAGCGCTGCGAGAACTGCGATGCCATCGGAGACGCCGGCATGACTACCGTGGGCTTCGAGGGCTGCGGCATCGACACGAGAAAAGGCGCAGAGCACAAGTGGAAGGATTTCCCGCGCGGTGACATGGGCTTCCTTGAGTACATCTACTCGCACCGGCACATGACCCCATTCGAGATGCCGGACCTGATCGTCGAGTTCAAGGCTCCGATCGTGGTCGTCTGGGAGTGGGTTCGACACCGCACGCAATCCTTCAACATCGAGAGTGGGCGCTACGTGCAGCTCAGCAATGAGCACTACGTGCCGGAGCTGAGTCGGTTCAAGAAGCAGTCAACGGTCAACAAGCAGGACAGTGGCCTCGAGCTGTTCGATCCTGCCGACGCTGCCGTCTTCGCCAACCTGCTGGCTCAGGAGCAGGAAGACAACTACGAGAATTACGAGAACCTGTGCCAGCACGGAGTTGCCAAGGAGCTGGCTCGCTTGAATGCTCCGATGTCTCGGTACACTCGCGGACGAGCCAAGGCGAATCTTCGTAACTGGCTGGCCTTCCTCCTCCTTCGTAAGCAGACGCATCAGTCGAAGCCGCAGTGGGAGATCGCCCAGTTCGCTGAGGCCATCGGCAACATCATCAAGACCCTCTGGCCCCGCACCTACGAGCTTTTCGAGGAACACACCCTCTACTCCCAGACGTTCTCCCGTACGGAGATGCAGCTCATTCGAGCGCTCCTCGCTGGGCAGCATGTGCGGATGACCGAGGCTGCGAATGACCTGGGCATCAAGCATCGCTGGATCAATACGCTGAAGAGCAAGCTCGCGGAGCAATAGCATTCCCAAGGGGGAATCAAATGAAGGACGACGAGATCATCGACGTCTACTACGTCGAGGACACCTGGGTCTGCTCATCCTGCAAGCACAAGAATAAGGGGCACGATCTTCGCTGCACCGAGTGCGACTCTCCAAAGGAGAAGAACGAAACCTACACGACCGGTGACATCAACCAGCGCGTCACTGATCCCGAAAAGCTGAAGGAAGCGACCGCCGGCGCAAACCGGACCTGCCCCTTCTGCAAGGCCGACAACCGCATCTTCCATGGCAGGTGCAAGGAGTGCGGTGCAACGGTCGATGAGCAGGCTCCTCCGCCAACACAGTCGCGGCTGAAGCCTACAAAGCCGGCGGGGCCGTTCGTTCGGCCCGCCAACCAAGCTCGCCTGAAGATCGCTAAGTTCAGGAAGACACGAATTCTTTTGGCTGCGGCTTGCATCGTCGGGTGCATCGCGATCCCAGCAGGAATCTACAACCTGTTCAGGACGCACCGTGTCACTGTCGTCGTTGCCAAGACGCAGTGGTCGGTGACCCGCGTTCTCCAGCAGCGCTTCACCAGGCACGGATCGGGCTGGGGAGAGCCCTTCAGCGCCTTCAATAGCACCTGTGAGACTAGGCTCCGCGGCTACGTTCGCTGCCATCCGCACGACTGCAATCCCTACCAGGAGAGCTACTCCTGCCGGCCGCACCGATGCAACTGCTCGACATACACCACGACATCGAGCCAGCGGAACGGGTACAGCCGGGTCGAGACTCACCGAAGCTGCGATACCTGCTACGACACGTGCTACCGAACTCGATACCGAACCTGCTACGACAGTTGCCCGGATTACGGATCTTGGTGCGAATACGACTACTATTCCTGGGAGAACACGGCGAAGCAGGAGACGTCGAACACCACCTGCCGAACTACGGAGCCAGATCTCAAAGCCGTCGGTGATCTTCAGCGAATAGAGCGCTACGAGCACTACTCTATTGAGTTCACGCACGGCAAGAAGAACTGGTCGTACGAACCGAAGAACGAGTACGAGTACGCCGCAATGTGCTCGTCGAAGACATGGGAGGCTGACGTCTCGCACGTCAGTTTCACACCACTCCCGCCAAAGTAGGAGAAGGCATGATCCCGAACACCAAGGATCGTGAGCTCGCCTCGAGCCCCATCGCCGCCAGCGCAAAGTTCGGTATCTCCCTGAAGGACTCGCCCTTCATCATGTCGATCCTCCGAGACCAGATCTACTCGGACAAGATCATGGCGGTTCTTCGCGAGTACAGCGCGAATGCCTGGGACGCCAACCGCATGGCGGGGCGAGGCGACAGGCCCATCACGGTCACAATCCCCACCTCGATGGCGCCGACGCTGAGCATCCGGGACTACGGTCCTGGGCTCTCCCTCGACGAGGTGATGACTGTCTACACACAGTACGGCGCCAGCACCAAGCGAGACAATGACGACGCCGTCGGCATGCTCGGCATCGGCTCGAAGAGCGGCTTTGCCTACTCGGACAGCTTCACTATCACGTCGTGGCACGACAAGAAGAAGCGCATCTACGTCGCTGCCCTCGACCAATCCGACGCAGGAGTCATCAACCTCATTCACGAGGAGGACTGCAAGGACGATGAGACCGGCATCGAGATTTCCATCGCCGTCCGGTCGAATGACGTCCTCGAGTTTCACAACAAGGCCCGCAAGCTCTTCACGCACTTCGACCCGCAACCCGAAATCAACATCGAGCTGCCGCCTCCACCGTCGGCCGCAACGAAACTGAAGCATGGCTTCATCACTGACCAGCCAATGAATGGAGGGTCGCACCTGTGGGTCGCCACCATGGGGTGCATTCCCTACCGCGTCGATCTCAGCCAGCTCCGAGCCGAGAACAATAACGGCAACGGCATCGCCGAGTACCTATTCCGGGTCTCTGGGTCGCTCTACTTCAAGATCGGCGATGTGCAGATCAGCGCTTCTCGCGAGGAGCTGAAATATAGTGAGCGGACGAAGCAGGCGCTGATCTCGAAATTCGCCGCGCTCGTCGACGAATTCGTGCAGCACACGTTCGACAGCCTGGAGCAGGGAACTCTCACCTTCTGGGAGCGCCGTCTGAAGGCGATGACGCTCGCTGCCATGAAGTTGCCGATTCCAAAGAAGTACTCGTACATCACCAAGGACTCGATCGACATCGATTACGCGGCGAAGCACTTCCGGTTCACCATTCACGGAGGCGCAGTCCGAAGCATCGCAATCGACACTCGTTCGAAGATCATCCTGCGGGACGACGACAAAGCGCTCAACGGCTATCATCTCGATTGGAGGGACTACCTCGTCGAGAGGCTGGACGGCTCGACATGGGCTGAGGTCGAGGCTGAAATCCAGGAGATGCTGAAACTGGCAGACCTGGTCGGCATGCCAGTCGAGAAGATCTCCACGCGATCCTGGTGGACGAACGAGAAGCAGCGCAAGAAGCTACAGAAGAAAGCCAACAAGAAGCACACCGTCGCAACTTTCGAGTTCAACGGCGCGCTCAACACTACGCCACGCTCAAGCTGCTGGAATATCTCCGAACGCACTCCTGCAGACACGGACGTCTACGTCCTCATCAACAAATTCAAGGCGGAGGGGTTCGACTTCTATCAGTTGTACGGCCAGGACATGAAAGTTGCGAAGCACCTTGGTGGCGCATTGCCCACAGTCTACGGGTACAAGACCACCGAGAAGGCGCCCTTCGATACGAAGAAAATCAAGGGCACGGAGTACAGGGTCTGGAGAGAGGAGTGGATCAAGACCCTGATGACGGCGAAGAATCTCAAGCTGTTCAACTACTGGGAGTGGGCGCAGAGCCCGGAGAACTCCTACCACAACTACGACACCCTTCCGTCGAAGAACACGATTGCTGACATCATCGCTCGCTTCGGGAGCGACCACCTAGTCAGCGACTTCTTCAAGCGGCAACTCGCCGCTCGTCGCGTGTTCAAAGCCGGAAAGATGAAGTGGGACCTCTTGCAGGTGTTCGGCTGGGTCAAAGAGAGGGTCTACAAAGACATCAAGAGCGAGTACGAGAAGACGCTCGACGACATCCTCGATACCTACCCACTGCTTCGCTCCGAGGGCATCACATCCCTCTGGCACGGTACCAACGAGAACAGAAGCGCGTGGTTCGATTATCTTGAGATGGTCGATAAGTTCAACAAGCTCATCGTCGAATAAGGGGATCAGTCCATGTCCATTCCGTTCACGTACACCAACGACTCCATCACCGTCATCCACCAGGGCAAGCCGCACGTCGTTCCGAAGGGCTCGCCCCAGTTCGTCAATTTGCGCCAGGCGCTCTTGGATGAGCGCTGGGCTGACGTTCCGAACCATCTCACCGTCTCCAAGAGCCTGACCACCTGGGCGAAAGGCAAAGTCACCGTCGACGAAAATCTCGAGAAGTTCTTCTTCGAGGGCGAAGCGATCCCGGCCGACATCAACAGTCGCATCCTCAGCATGGCTGCCGCCGGCAAGGATCCCACGCCGCTCTTCCTCTTCTGGGAGCGCCTGAAGCGCAACCCCTCGATGCGCTCGGTGGAGCAGCTCTACTCATTCCTCAAGCACGGCAACATCCCCATCACCAAGGACGGTTGCTTCCTCGCCTACAAAGGCGTGAAGAATGACTACACCGATGGCCACTCTGGCACGGTCGACAACCGCCCCGGCACCGTCAACAAGATGTCCCGCAACAAGGTCTCCGACGATCCCCGTACGGCCTGCCACTACGGCTTCCACGTCGGAGCCTATGGCTACGCCGGCACGTTCTCGCAGCGCACCGTCATCTGCAAGGTCGATCCCGAGCACGTCGTCTGCGTGCCGTACGACCACAATGGGCAGAAGATGCGAGTCTGCGAGTACAAGGTCATCGGCAACTACGGTGAGCTCCTGCCCGACGACATCATCGACGAGGCCGATCTCGCCTCGGACGCGCCCATGCAGAGCGATCCTGCTGACGAGAACGACACGGCCTTCAACGGTGACGTCGAGTACGACAACATGGACGAGGGCGATGCCGACGAGCCGGAGGACGAAGAGGAAGGGGACGAGGAAGAAGAGGATGAGCCCGAAGACGTCGATATCGACGAGACGGGGGAAGAGGAGCCGAAGGAGGAATTCGATGGGGTGAAGGCCACGCCTGGCCAGAAGCTCGTCATTCCCAAGAAGTTCAAGAAGTTCGCCGAGCTGCCCTTCGAGGAGCTGATGAAGAAGCAGATCCACGAGCTCCGCAACTTCGCGACCCATGGGCTCAAGATCATCGGCGCGTCGAAGATCCCAGGTGGCAAGACGCAGCTCATCGCCAAGATCATCGAGGTTCGCGACGCGAAGTAGGACTTACTACCAAGGGGTAGCCAATGGTCGAAGTCAGCATCAACAAGTACGCTCGGCACTACAAGACGAACGAGAAGTACATCATGGCGACGGTGACGCCAGAGGAAGCCCTCGCCATCATCATCTCGCTCTCCAACCAACTGCTGAAGAGCAGCCCCAACGCGAGTCGTGCAGAGCAGACCTGCATAATCGATGGGGACATCAAAGCAGGTGGGTTCTTTTCCATTAGCGTCATGTCGATGGAAGAGCGGGCTGCCGTAAAGAAGATGCTGGAGGAGCACGACACCAAGGGGTGATCTATGAAACTCAACTCACAAGCCTTCGGCACTTTCTCCTTCCCGACTGACTACGACGTCGAGAAGACGGCAACACTCAACAAGACGGACCTGACTGGTGGGAACAACAAGTACTACCAGATCGAGGCGCACGTCTCGAAAGACAAGAAGAAGTATCGGCTCTACTCCCGCTACGGACGCGTTGGCCACTCCGGCACCGAAGAAGAGCGCATCCCGCCTCAGGACCTGAACTCGCTGCTGGCTGCCTTCGAAAGCCTCAAGGCTGAGAAGACCGGCTCGAGGAAGGGCTACGTCGAGGTGCAGATGGCTTCGACCAAGATGGGCTCTTCGGTAAACAATCAGCGCATCCTCTCGGACGACATCAAGAAGGACAAGCTCAAGTCGGACGACGGCAAGGATGCGCCGAAGGACAACATCTCGCCGCACATAGCGAAACTGGTGAACCGCCTGTTCGAGGAGGCAGGGCAGGCGGTTCGTAGTTCTCTCTCTGGCTCGCTGCAAACCACGGCGGAGAATCCCCTCGGCACTCTGACCCTGACGCAAATCAATCAGGGGAAGAACGTACTGCAGGAGATTCAGGATCTGCTGACGAAGAAGCCCAAGCTCATCGACAGCATCAACTCCGACGTGCTCCTGCTCTCGAACAAGCTCTACTCCGCGATCCCGCAGGTCATGGAGCACCGCCCGAAGAAGTCCGACGGCGACAAGGCGATGGACGAGTGGCTGAAGAAGATGGCCCTCAACAACGCCGACAAGCTGGACAAGCAGACGGAGCTCCTCGATCTGCTCGCGGACGTCCAGGGCATGGTGGGAGGCTTCGCCACCACCGACGTGGCCAAAAAGCACAAGGAGATCGGCTGCGAGTATACGCTCGTCGACGAGAAGGACGACTCCTTCCGCAAGGTCAAGGAGTACTACTCCTCGAGCCACTCTCGCCACCACGGCTGGAAGAGCAACATGGTCCGACTGTGGCGCGTTTCCGTGAAGGGCCAGAAAGACAAGCACGTCCCGTTCATGAAGGACGTAGGCAACATCAAGCCGCTATTCCACGGCTCGGGGCCGCAGAACATCCTGGGCATCTGCAAGCACGGCTTGCTCATGCGCCCTCCAGGTGTCTATGTCACCGGATCGATGTTCGGCAACGGCCTCTACTTCGCTGACCAGAGCTCCAAAAGCGAGCAGTACGCGTTCGGACGCTATGGCGGCGGCAGCGGTCGTGGTGATACGTTCTTCATGTTCGTGGCTGACGTCGCCCTCGGAAAGATCAGGAAGTACCAAACGCCGCAGTCGCATCTTCAGGAGCCACCGAAGGGGTATCATTCGGTGCAGGGCGAGGCCGGCAGCAGTCTCGTCCACAACGAATTCATCGTCTACAACCTGAAGCAACACATGCTGCAATACCTCATCGAATTCACAACGAGGTACTAACATGAGGCTCTTTCACATTGGCAAGGACGGAGGCCCGTACTCGACGGTGACGGGCTACTGGCTGATTGAGCTGAAGAGGCTCTTCAGCATCGCGCTCCTGAAGTTCGAGAATGGAAGCCGCGATGAGTACCACTCGCACGCTTTCAATAGCATCTCGTGGGTGCTGAGCGGGCGACTCGAGGAGCGACTACACGAAGATCCATACAAGGTCCCCAAGTTCTATCTACCGAGCTTTCGGCCCATCCTCACGAAACGGACCACGTTCCACCGCGTCGAGAGTGAGGGGACAACTTGGGTCTTCACCCTTCGTGGGCCCTGGGCGAAGCAGTGGGCCGAGTACAACCCCTTCAAGGGCAAGTACGCCGTCCTCTCGCACGGTCGCCGCGTCGTCGAGGAATTCGAGCGGCTGGTGTGGCAGTGAAGATCTACGCACTAGATCCGAAGCTCAGCCACCAGAACAATCCGAACTGCCCGATGCGCCTCATGAGAGACGCAAATGGTGTTTGGTACTGCGCTGACTGCCGCCTCCGCATTATGGAGAGGTCATTCGAAGTGCAGATCGTCCAGGAGGGGGTTCGTGAAAACTGGACCGGATAAGGTCTTCAAGTCTGCCCCGGGACACGTGTTCGTCTTCGGGTCCAATACGGCCGGCATACACGGCGCCGGCGCAGCTCGGACGGCTTACGACCTCTACGGCGCCCAGTACGGTCAGGGAGAAGGCCTGCAAGGAGAGAGCTACGCCATTCCAACGAAGAACATGGACTTGAAGACACTGCCGCTTCATGTCATCGAGCAGCACGTCGAGAAGTTCCTCGAGTTCGCGTGGGAGAACCCGAAGCTCAACTTCTTCGTCACCAAGATCGGCTGCGGGCTCGCCGGATATACCGAGGAGCAGGTCGCACCGATGTTCCGAGAAGCTCCAATCAATTGCATTCTCCCGCACGGTTGGAGAGGAGAGGAGGTTCCATGACAAGGGTCAAGGGTAACGTCCTGGATGAGCTCAATCACGCGGACAGGTGGCTGACCACGACCGAGGTGATGAAGCGATTGGAGGGCGTCATTCCGCACTGCACACGTTCGAGTGTCGGGCGGGCTCTCCGTCGGCTTCAGTCTGCCGGACTCGCGGTGAGGAAGTGGATCCCAGGGGACCAGTGCGGCAATCGTCAGTGGGCAGCCACTGCCAATTCGGCCGATGCCAATTTCCCCGAAGCGAAGCCGACTTTCCGTGTCAAACTTGCTCCGGTCAAGCGGGTCAAGAAGACGACCAAGCAACCGAGGCTCAGACTGGTGAAGACGATTCAAGTCGTCAACGCCGTCGTTCAGAACAACACCAACCAGGGAGACCTGATCATGCAGATCGAGCAGGGAGTCGAAGCCATCGTGGCGGAGTGGGTCGCCGCCGACAAGAAATTCAGCGCGCACGACGTGACTAAGGAGCTACGTGACCGCGTCAACGCAGGCACGCTGCAGGTCGATCCAGGCGTTGCTGGCACCGTCCAGGTGGGCGGGCAGACCGTGACGAGGGTTGAGCACAAGTTCGTCCGAGACGCGGTTCACACGCTCATGGTGACTGGCTCGTTCAACTACGACCGGCAGCACAATGGCGACTTCTTCGAGTACTTCCCGAAGCCGGCCGTCGTCGCAGCTCCGCCGGCGATCGACCCGGCCAACGATCCGGGTACACCTCCCACGACGGATGGTGGGACCTACGATGGGAGCTCGACGCTGTGAGTGAGGCAAAGCCGACGAAGGAGGAGATCGAGAAGTTCACGGCTCGTCGTGAGTCTCTTCTCGCCCTCATCGCCGACGCCTACCGGCGCATGGCTACCAACACCGCTCAGAGCTACCGCAATGACCAGAAGGCCAAGTGCGATGCATGGCTCGCCGAGCTCACTGAGCTGAACGAAACCAATCCCTTCCTGTTCAGCGTTCACCCCGCCCGCTTCGTGTAGTACAGGAGCCCGGAATTACCGGGCTTCTTCTTAGCTATTGCCCAAGAACTCTAGATGCCGAGAATAGAGGAGAGGTGTGCCCATGATTGCACTCTTGGTGAACCTGCTCGTCCTGGCTCTGGTGCTTGGGCTGATCTACTGGATGCTGACCCTGCTGCCAGTGCCTCAGCCGTTCAAGAACGTCGTGATCGTGATCTTCATCTTGATCTCGATCATCATGCTTCTCGGCATTGTTGGCTGGATTCCTGGCTGGAGAATCGGCTACCACCACTTCTAGAGATCCCAGCGGGATTCGAACCCGCGACCTGCGAGTTGCTTATGCTCGCTGCTCCACCACTGAGCTATGGGACCGTGGCACGTCCGATGGGGATTGAACCCACGACCTCCCAGTTGCTTAGGCTGGGCGCTCTTCCTCTGAGCTACGAACGTATTGGTGGGGAGGGTTGGAGTTGAACCAACGACCCTCGGCTTATGGCCGACGCTCTAACACTGAGCTACCTCCCCGTAGGTGTTACGCTGCAGCCTCCTTCACGAGAAGGTACACACCCTCGAACTCTTCGATCAAGTGTGTATTCATCTCGAGATCGTTCGGCAAGTGCATCTTGCCGCGATGGTGCGCTCGGAGACAGCACAGCGCCGTAGCGAGGTGCTTCAGATGCACCAAGATCTTGTACTCCTGCGCCGACGGCAAGTAGTGCGGCGTGCGAATCTGCTTCTTCAGCTTCTGAATCTCCTCGGCCGTCGTGCGCAGCTTGGTACTCAACTCACGGATGTTATAGCGGGCGTTTTTCATAGGAACTCTCCTCTTTCAATTTGGGAATGCTGCTCAAGTACTTCTTGAGCTGGGACTTGGGTTGTGGGGGCAAGCCGATGGCGGTGATCGCGCCGTTCAGTGGCGGATCGGGCTCGCGCATGGCGAAGTGAGGGACCCCGCCGGCTCGCAGGCGTGCTTCGAGCTCGAGCAGATCTGTCTCGCAGCGTGCAGCAAGCACGACGGCGAAAATCGGCAGGGGTGAATGATCTATCTTGAACTGCGTGGAGGACTCTCGAGCCGCGTGGGTGATCTGGGCGGCGAGAGTTCCGCGAGGAAGGTCCTCGCGAATGATCACGTAGTGATGGAGCTGTGTGTTAAGCGCAAGCGGACATGATGTACTCGAACAGGAAGCTACCCATGCTCGAGCAAGATGTCAAGCGCTACACGCTCTGGAGCTTGGGAGACTTCGGGCCGCCCTGAGCATCGAGCAGCTTCATGTGGCGCAAGAGCTCGTCGATGACCTCGGTGTTGAAGTCGAGATCGGCCTCGAGCTCCTTCAGAGTCTCGTTGTAGCCCGCCATCGCGTCCTTCTTGTTCTGCTTGGTCTGGCCTCTTGCTTTGACCTTCCGGCAGATGTCGTCCTTGAGACGAGAGATCTCCTTCTCGCAGTCCTCGATGGTGGTAAATGCCCGTTCGTAGTCCGGCTTCTCACGGTCGCTCATGGTGGCCTCCGTCTTCAGCGATACCGCCAAGAGCCTGTGGAATCAAGCTGTTCTTCTCTTCCCACCGCCAGGTCTCTTTGAGACGCTACAGAAGCTACGACCACCCCGTGGTCACGAATCTTTCGAAGAGGAGAAGCGAATGAGTAAGATCAACGTGTCCGCGGACCAGCTCGCGAAGCTGAAGCACTTCGCAGACAGCGGCGATGTCATCGCCACCGTACTACAGGCGATCACGAACAACGAGAAGGTGCTGGCGCTGTCGGTCGGCGCCGAGAACACCAACGTCATCATCGTCACAGGCCAGCTCACCGACCTCGACGGCACGCCGATCAAGGTGGCCACCGACATCCTGGTCACATCGGTTCCCGTCTCGGGCGCTGGCACCATGGTGATCAGCGGCGGTACGGGTACGGCCGTGGCCGGATCGGGCACCAAGTCGCTCTGGCTCGCGACGAACTCCAGCGGAGCGTTCGCGATCGCCGTGACCAACGCCGCGGCCGAAGTGAACCTGCTGGTCTTCCAGCTCGACAACGGTCAGACCGAGACCGTCAAGCTCACCTACACGTAATCGGTCGGCCTGGCGGGATTCGAACCCGCACTTCGCGCTTATCTGGCGCTCCCCGCTTATAAGGCGGTCGGTCTTACCGTTAACCTACAGGCCGGTAGCGCCCCCAAGAGGAATCGAACCTCTACTATCCGCTTAGAAGGCGGATGCGCTATCCGTTACACCATGGGGGCGAATCCGAATAGTCTACAGCGAAGATGGGGAGGAGTGAGAGGGATTCGAACCCTCGGAGCCCTTTCGGACCCGTCCGGTTAGCAACCGGGTGCAATAGGCCAGCTCTGCCACCACTCCATAGTGCCCGAGGCGGGATTCGAACCCGCAAGCGCTTCTTGGCGCGGCTCATTTTAAGTGGGCTGTGTATTCCGGTTCCACCACTCGGGCAGAGAGACTGTGTCACTGCGAGGCCAGCAAAGTCTCTGTTCGCTGCCGGCTTCCTCGTTGCACGACAACTACTGGCGGAAGGGGGGAGAGTTGAACTCCCAGAGCCGGTTTCCCAGCCCACTCGCTTTCGAGGCGAGCTGACTTGCCAATGTGCAAACCCTCCCAGAACTACTTCTTCAGGAGCTTCCTGGCTTCGTCGTCCAGAGGCTCCAGCCGATCAACGTGTCGAGCGAGGGTTCTGTCCCCGATCTTCACCTTGCAGAGCCCTGTCGCGCCAGGAGCGCTCAGCAGCTCGGCCTCGGCCATGTGATCGTCGTCGAACGTTCTCACCTTCATGGTCTTGCTCCGGCGGAGAGAGAAGGATTCGAACCTCAGACAGCTTGCGCCGCCCGCACTGCTTTCCAAGCAGGCCTGCACCCTGTGCAGTTCACTCTCCAAGATGCCGCGGAGACCGCCGCGGCGCGGAATGAGGGCGGGGAAGGAGGGATTCGAACCCCCGGAGCCCCTTGCGGGGCCCGGCGGTTTTCAAGACCGCTGCCTTAAGCCTCTCGGCCACTTCCCCATCCGGTTACTGACAGAGGCACTCACCAGCGGGGCAGTTCTGCCACGCCGACTCGAGCTGGTACCAGCAGTACAACGTCCCGCAGACCGTCACGCAGTCGAAGTGACTGGTGCAGACTTCGCCGGCGGAGCAGAACGTGTTCCCGTTCCCGCAGAGCTCACCATCCGGCTGAGCTCCCACCGGACGCTGACCCGGAGTTCTTGCCGGGGCGAGCTTCCGAGGGGCCGTCTCGAATCCCATGGCGGGCGAGACGAAGAGAACGAGCAAGAGCACTGCCTTCAAGATCCGCATACGTGGCCTCCCGATTATTCTTCCTCGAGAGCTACGTTCCAGTAAGCGTGGGATCTCAAGTACGTCTTCCACGCCTCTGGCATGCCCGGGTTGTAGGTCATGCCGTAGTCTCCCATGTCTGGGAGTCTCTTCGGCTTTACCGGCGTCGACAAGAGGCGCATTCCCGCTTGCGCAGGAGTCCTACCGGCCTTCCGCTGGTTGCATGACATGCAGGCGACGACGATGTTCTCCCAGCATGTCTTTCCACCCTGGGCACGTGGGATCACGTGCTCGTACTGCATCTCCTTCTTCGAGACGCGGTTCCCGCAGTACTGGCACTTACCCTTATCGCGAGCGTAGATGCCGTGACGGGAGAACTTGATGGCCTTCTCCTTCTTCACGGGCATGATGAGCCGGACGATCGAAGGCATCTCGATCTTCCAGCTCACTGTGTTGATGTAGCGATCCGGGTAGTTCTCGACGACCTCTACAGTCTTGTCGACGAGGACCTTGATGATCGCCTCTTGCCACGGAACGCGGCTGTGTGGTCTGTATGCGACGTCAAGTACCAGGGTCTCCACGACACGCTTCCTTTCTTCGCACTGACCAGATTGTACTCCCGATCGGATTCGAACCGATACTGCCCGCGTTTTGAATGCGGTGCCTCTACCAGTTGGGCTACGGGAGCATGAGTGCCGACGAGGAGATTCGAACTCCTACTGTTCCGCTTCTAAGGCGGACGTCTCTACCAGTTGGACTACGTCGGCATGGTGCTCGGGATGAGACTCGAACTCACACGGACTTTCGCCCACCGGCTTCTGAGACCGGCGCGTTTACCAGTTACGCCACCCGAGCAGATTTGTGCGAACGGGGAGACTCGAACTCCCACGGCCTTTCGGCCACCAGCACCTCAAGCTGGCGCGTCTACCAGTTCCGCCACGCTCGCATTGGTACAGCGCCAGGGACTCGAACCCTGCTCATCCTCCGTGTGAGAGAGGCATCACCACCTGGTGAACTGCGCTGCGCAGTCGCTCGCATCGGAATCGAACCGATCTCCAAGGCGTATGAAGCCTCGTTCCTCCCAGAGGTCGAGCGGTAGCGGGCCCACGAGTTGAACGTGGAATCTCTAGGTTATGAGCCTAGTGAGTTGCCCTTTCTCCAGCCCGCAGTGTCCCTGGCCGGATTCGAACCGGCACTCTTCCGCTTAGGAGGCGGCTGCATGATCCAATCATGCTGCAGGGACGTGTTGTGCTCTCGGCAGGAATCGAACCTGCAACTCAGCCTTCGGAGGGCTGCATGATGTCCGTTTCACCACGAGAGCAGAACTCGAGAAACACGTCATAGTAGAAGTGCCGTCTTGCGTAGATCACCAGGCGGTACATCCCTCTTTTGACGTACCTGACGTCTTGCCTGTGAATCCATGGAATCTTGAAAGGCTCTTCCATCAGCGTCCTCGCCAGGATTCGAACCTGGAATACAACGTTCGTAGCGTCGCGTGATATCCGTTTCACTACGAGGACAAGACATCTTGAGATCCGTAGCCGCGGTTTTGTTCTATGCCATCATTCGTCTAAGCAGCAACCCGGAGACTCGCCGGACAGGGTCAACATCTCCTGTTTGCCTTAGTGCAGGCCGAGTTGTGGTTCAGCGGATTTCTCCTCCCACAGAGCTCGGACACTCGTCCTGAGCACCCGCGAACTTCCTCAGCGAGACGATTCCTTCCGCTCGCCGCGATGGCTCGAAATCAAGATGCGGAGCCCCGGGAGGGAATCGAACCCTCTTTTCATCCTTACCAAGGATGCGTCCTGCCATTGAACGACAGGGGCCTATCAGTGTGCGCAGGCGGGCTATACTCCCGCGTCTCCGGCGTGGTGCAATCGACTTTCGTCTCCCACTCCCAGGTGCTTTCGCCCTCACTGGCTGGTGTCGTGGTTCAGACTTCTGCGCGTCGATGGTGGAGCCGATGGGAATCGAACCCACCGCGGTCTGCTTGCAAAACAGTCCTGGTCACCAGACTTCTCGACCCCATTATGCTGCTTCACTCTCTGGCAAGATCGGATCACAGCCCCGTCGCCGGTTGCAGCCCTGATGGGCCAGGCGGAGGTTGTCGATGTGGTCCGTGCCTCCCCCCGACCTCGGGATGATGTGGTCGAAGGTGATGTACATCTCGCTGAAGACGTCCTTGATGCGGCGATCGAGGGCCTCCTTGCAGATCATGCAGGTCATCCCGTCCCGCGCCATCAGCTTTGTCACTCGCTGCCAGCGCCACTTGTGATGAAAGAGCCGCCGCGCTTTCGCCATGAGTGGATCCTACCATGAGTGGAGACGAAGGGGATCGAACCCTCGACCTCATCGTTGCGAACGATGCGCTCTCCCAACTGAGCTACGTCCCCATGGTGCGGAAGGAGGGTATCGATCCCTCTACCTCTGGCGTGTCGAGCCAGCGCTCTACCAGTGAGCTACTCCCGCGTGCTTCTTCAGTGGAGCTGATCGGGATCGAACCGACTACCTCTTGAATGCCATTCAAGCGCTCTCCCAGATGAGCTACAGCCCCGTACTAGCTAAAGAAACGGGGCGAACCCCGTTTCGTGCTACCCCTGCTTACGACTTCCGAATGCTGCCGTTGACGCCCGCGTCCTTGAGCGTCGTCTGCAGCGTGGTGAGCGCCTCGCGGCTCGAGGTCGACTCGAGGGCCTTCGTGGCGATCTCCGCGTTCTTCTGGTTGGCTTCCTTCAGCGCGATCTGCAGCTCTTCGTTCAGCTTCGTCAGCCGAGCGTTCTGCTCCGTAAGAGCCTTCTTGTCCGCCTCGTAGAGCGCCTTCTCGCTCGCCCGATCCTTCTCGAGGAGCTCCTTGGCGTGGTTGTGATCCCGAGTCAGGCGGTTGCTCTCGATTGCCACTGCCTGCTTGACCGCCTTCTCGATCTCGCCCAGGTGACCGGCGACCGCGGCCCGAAGATCGATCAGCTCCTTCTCACGGAGCTTCAGCTCGTCTTCCCGCTGCGCCCAGATCTTCTGGAGCTGGTCCTGGCGAGCGAGCTCTTGGATGTTGCGCACCCGGACCTGCTCGTTCCACGCATCCAGATCCGCCTTGCGGGTCTGCTTGGTCGTGTACTCGTAATCGGCCTGTTCGCGCTCGCGCTCCTTCTTCGTCGCGTTCCAGTCCTCGGCGTTCTTCGTGCGGGCTTCGAGGATCTCCTTCTCGAGCGCCGCCTTCTGCTCGTCGTGCTCGGCCTTCAGCACATCGAGGTGCTCGAGGATGACTCGGGCGCCGTAGAGCTTGGTGAGTTCCTTGGCCTCGAGGTCGATGTTCGTCTTGACGTCCTGGAGGAGCGAGAGCTTGTTGGCCAGCTCCTCGTTGATCGTCGAAAGGGACTTCTGGGTTGCCAGGCTCGCCGCGGTGACGGCCTGCGCCGCCTTGCTCACTTCCAGCTCGGCGATCGAAGAGCGGGTCGCCTCGGCCGCCCGCGCCTGCAGCTCGATCTCCTTCTCCGACATCCCCGGCGGAACGTTGAGGTTGGAGAAGGCGATCTTGGTCTCGATACGATTGCGCGAACGCTTCTTGTCGCTCATGGTCTCTCTCCTTGGAAACGCTAAAGGGCAAAATTGCCCGCGCTTCCTTATCTCTGCGAGAGAGAACTTTTGCGATGGTGCTCCAGGTCGGGATCGAACCGACGCCTCCGCTTTTTCAGAGCGGCGCACAGACCCTCTATGCTACCGGAGCGTTGGCACCTCTGCCGGGTCGCTAGGCCGGATCGCCTCGGTAACGGCCGAGGAGCTCTGCATTTGAGCTACGGAGATGGCGCCTGCGACGAGGATCGAACTCGCCGAATCTCCCGTGACAGGGGAGCGTCCACACCAGTGGACCTCGCAGGCATCGGACGATGAGGTGAGCGCTCACCTCTCTCTGCGCGGAGCGACAGATAGCCTTCGTCCTTGCTATTGGGGTGAACGACGGGAGTCGAACCCGCTAGCACCTGATCCACAATCAGGCGGCTCCTCCATTTTGCCTTCGTCCACCATACTGGTCCGTTGGGACGGGATTCGAACCCGCACCTTCTGATCCACACTCAGACGTGCTGCCATTGAACACTACCCACGGGGTGCGCCCTGAAGGATTCGAACCCTCATATCTCGCTAATCAGGCGAGTGTCCTAACCGTTGGACGAAAGGCGCATGGCAAATCTAGTCGGAGTGGGGAGGATCGAACTCCCGATCTCTCGGTCCCGAACCGAGCGCGATACCGCTTCGCTACACTCCGATTGTGGCAACCGTCTTCAGGTAGCGAACCTGAAGAGTTCTTCCCCGCCCCGGCTGTCGCAGGTCGGCATGTAAGGCTGTGCCCTCTTCGTCCGGTCACACTGCACCGGCACTGCGTCGAGGCTACGTAGAGTCGGGATGGCCAGGATCGAACTGGCGACCTCTCGCACCCCAAGCGAGCGCGCTACCGCTGCGCTACATCCCGTGATTCTACTGGTCAAGGTGAGAGGACTCGAACCTCCAGCCACTCGGTCCCAAACCGAGAGCTCTACCATTGAGCTACACCTTGATACTCGCACCGGATCAAAACCGTTCCTCTCGACACCAGGCCGAGCGTGCATCACACACTGCTATTGAGTGGTCTCCCGCACGGGAGTTGAACCCGTATTGTCCGCGTGAAAGGCGGTTCTCCTTGCCAGTTAGAGGAGCGGGAGATTGTCACGCTTCAATGGGGCTTCAACCCATTCCTCGGGCTTTGGAGGCCCGTATGCGCCAACACCGTATTTGCGTGGTGACCCCACCGGGATTCGAACCCGGACACCTGCCTTGAGAGGGCAGTCACCTAACCGTTAGTGGATGGGGCCGTAATGGAGGTCCGCTGCGGAGTCGAACCGCACTCACGAGGTTTGCAATCTCGTTCGCTCCCAGAACTGCGGACCACTTGCTCCAGAGACAGGATTCGAACCTGTGACCTTCCGGTTAACAGCCGGCTGCTCTTCCGCTGAGCTACACTGGAATGATCATGACGAAGACCAAAGCCGAAACTTCTCTGCCTCTCGACTACGAGGTCACCTCCGCTCGTCCTACGTGGGTAACCATCACTCTTCCAGACGGTAGTCAGTACCAAGCAAGCATTGTCACATCTGTGGTGGGCGTGAAGACCAAGCCCGGATCTGGTGACGTTTCCTTCGATTTCGAAATCAACTGGCAAGCGCGCTGGGAGAAAGTCTAGAGCCGACGGTCGGAATCGAACCGACAACCTTCGCTTTACAAGGGCGCTGCACTTCCGTTGTGCTACGTCGGCAGAGTCACCCTAGTCCTCTCCGCACCCGGAGTCCTTTGCCTCGTCAGGCGGTGCTCCATGGAGACCAGAGGAGACGACATCGGGCGGTTCCGGGTGAGGGACTCGAACCCCCACATACGGTGTCAGAGACCGCTGTCCTACCATTAGACGAACCCGGAGTAGAAACGTTGGATCGGGCTCTGGGTGTCGATCCCAGCAAGCAGGATTTCAAAGACCCCGCCCCTCGCCGGAGGCGCCCGAACAAAAGACCGAGTGCTCTACCAATTGAGCTAGTGGGTTGAGAGAGCTCGCGAGACTTCTCAAGGAGACCAGAGGCCCGCACCGTCGACGGCCATCGACGGAGACCAAGGGGCCGCACCTTCCCACCCAGGACTCGAACCTGGATCACCCGGTTTTAGAGCGCGTGGCGGGGATTGAACCCGCGCAGCCAGTTTGGAAGACTGGAATGCTACCGCTACATCACACGCGCATTGTGCTCCCGTAGGGTGTCGAACCCTCGCCAACGGATTAAAAGTCCGCTGCTCTACCGCCCGAGCTCCGGGAGCTGACTATGCTGCTGTCGGCTCGGGCTTGATTTTCGTTCCATGCTTCACCTCAGTGGGTGCCGTGGGAGTCGAACCCACAACCAACGGATTAAGAGTCCGCTGCACTTCCATTGTGCTAGGCACCCAAAGCCCCGACTGTGTCGCGACGGCACATGCCGGAGCCAGTTTCTTCGCTGTCGACTATTCGGTTTTCAAAGTCGCGGCGAGAGCTACTCGCCTCGGTGCCGGAGCCCGGACTCGAACCGGGTTGTTCCTGGGGACGACTGTTTTACAGACAGCCTCGGTGACCTTACCGTCAACCCCGGCAAACGTGCCGGCTCACTCGCCGGCAGCACTTCTTACTACGCTACTGCATCACCTTCATCGGAGCACTCTCCTGAATTCCCCTGGTGCGGATGACCGGATTCGAACCGGCTACCTCATGCTTGGCAAGCACGCGTGCAACCAAGTACACCTCATCCGCGTTCAGAGCCCCCGGCGAGAATCGAACTCGCATTCCTGGTTTACGAAACCAGTGTCCTGCCGTTGAACGACAGGGGCATTTGCGGGCCGCCAAGGAATCGAACCCTGCACGCCGAGATTTGGAGTCTCCGCTGAGCCCAGCTCGCTGCCCATCACTGCTGCCGATCCGCACCTCCAAAAACGAAGAGGGCCGGGAGACTCTCGTCTGCCGACCCTCTAGCAAGTTCCCTTATCGGGAGTCCTTCTAGGGGCCGGCACCTTCCCAATTGGCCAGATGACCGGCGAAGAGGCGGATGCTCGGCTGCTCCTGGCGATCGCACGAATAGCCAATGAGCGAGGCGCCCGAGCGCTTCGTCCCTTTGGTCGTCATATGCGAGGTCCTGGTCAGCACTGTCTTGATCCTGTTTATAGGTCTACGCAGGCGCGGAAATAACGTCAACTACTTTTTTCGAGTATCTCGGATCTCGCGAGAATCAGAAAGACAAAAGGCCCTCGGTGTCAACCGAGAGCCTTCTGCCTGCCCACCGCCGAGTGGCACCACCACGAAGTGTCTTTTCGTCAGTCGTGGTCTGACAGCCAGGTACGAACGCGCAGGACGCGTCGCAACATCAGACTGCCAGACAAGCAGGCGGTCGTCAACTTGACTCTCCTACTGTATGGGGCAAGATCGGCATCGGTCGTGCGGACTTTGTTTTAGTAGTCGCCAGCGAGCCGGTGAACGTACCGGGGAGAGTTCGGTCGGACGTGCAGACGTAGCACGGAGCTCCCAGGCGGGTCTCATTCCCAGAGGGGCGGCGCAGCGATGAACCCTGACGATGCACGATTTGACGACCGTGACTGCCAGTAGATCTCGCTGGGGAACACCGCCCATCCGCGTCCTGATTCGAAAAATCCTCCCCCGAGCGGGAGGGGCAAGCGGCCCTGTCGAGACCGAACACCAGAACGGAAATAGGCTTCACTGACCTGTTCCTGCGTTCGGTACGGAAGCGTTCTTCAGAAGCACGACGGCGACATGCCTCGAAAGGGGTGTCCGGTGCGGAGAACGACGAGGGCCGATCAGCTCTACTTCTCCCTCGCCGGGTAGAAACTTGGCGAGCGGTTGAAATAGTAGAGGGGAAGAGGCGGTAGAGGTCTATCTAGCGTCAGTGAAGAAGAAGGACTACTTCCTGAAGCATTTCCGCGCCTTACAAGAAATCCCTCGCTCCCTCTTCAGGTACTTCCAGGAAAAAGAAATCCGCTCGCTCGAAGGAGTATTTTTCGAACGGATCTTCGTATGTCGCTTTTCGGTCTTTTCTTGTCTTGAGCCCTTGACTACATCTGTCTTCGTGTCTTAACTACAAGACGTAAAGAATGTCTTGGGCTGAAGACAAGACAAAATCCGAAAGAGAGGCCTCAATGCCGCGTGGTGTGTACGATCGTAGCAAGACGAAGTCGAAGGCGAAGAAGACCGCTGCCCCGAAGGTGGCCAAGAAGACGACCAAGAAGAAGGTCGCCGCCAAGAAGGAGAGCAAGTAAATGCCTCGTGGCGTCTACGAGCGCAAGCCGAAGGGCGAGAAGGCGGCCGCTCCCGCCAAGAAGGCACCCGTGGCGAAGGCCGCGGTGAAGGCCAAGCCGAAGGCGGTGAAGGTCGCCAGCACGCCGGTCGCCGAGTCTGCCCTCCTCAAGACCGTCGGCCCGGAGGCCGAGTCGTTCTCGTCCGGCCTGTACGTCCTCGGCCAGGGAATCGCCACCCTCGGCGACGCCTACGAGAAGGTGAAGTCCAGCAGCACTCTCGAGCCGATCGTCGCCGCCGAGCTGCGTGAGCTGGTCTCCGCCTTCTCGACCCTTCGCCAGCGCGCCTTCGCCGGCGTGACGGAAGAGCCGAAGTCGACGGTGGCCGAAGTGGTCGAGGAGCCGGCTGTCGAAGAGGCTCCTGCCCCGGTTGCGGCCGCTCCCGCGGTCGTTGCTCCGGTGATGCCGACGATGCCGACCGGTAACTCGAGCTTCACGCCTCCCGCTCCGCCCGTCCCGCACCACTAGATCCCGCCCCGCAATCTCTCCCGACTTCCTGTTATAAGTCTAGTAGATGGAGACGCGCATTTCGGTGCGAGTCTCATCGGTAGGACCCAATGGGTTCTCGCGGGGAAACCCGCGCAGTTTTAGCCGGGAGACATCATGGACAATCTCGTCCACATCGCTCTGTGGCGATACAGGAACGGCCACATTGGCGTCGCAGTAGTCCCACCCGCCGATCAGTTCAACGCATTTCTGAATTCGGTCGTAGGAGTGGCTAGACTCGTCGGGCAGGTCTACCCGGAAGACAACATCTTCTTTTTCCCTTCCGAGTTGATCTCGGAGACGGCGGCCCTGGTAAGTTCCGTCTTTGGCTCTACCTGCTGCTCTACGTGCATCCAAATGAAGGCGCCGTGCGGACGCTGGGTTCAGAAGATGACGGAGGAGTTCAGGCAGAAGTACGGCGAGACTACGCTGATCCCACTGGGCTACAACGAACCGCGATCGGAAACACTGACTCAGCTCTCTCGCTACTCGGTCGCTGTTCGTGACACGCTTGATTCCCGAACGGACCTCACGCCAACTCCTGTGGAGCCCAGACGCCGCAGACTCCCAGACTTAGAAGCAATCGGTAGACTCAGACTCACCGAACGGCAAGCCAGAGAGGCCGAGACCCTTCCTGTTCGCCCGACTCCCCGAAACCTTCCTCCTGAAACCATCCAGCAAGCTCCCACGCCAGCAGGCACAATCCGCTGCACCCACTGCGGCCAGGTGATCCCTCCTGGCTTCGACAAGACCAAGGATACGAAGAAGACGGCGGACGAGATCTACGCTGAGTGCAAGCACGAGTTCAACCCGACGACGAAGATCTGCTCAAAGTGCAGGATGGAAGAGAGAACTGAAGGCAGCCGTTTCTCTTTCTTGGAGGTGGACTGATGATCGTCAAGGGGATCAAGTGCCCGAGCTGCGACGACGTGGTTTGGTCGCGCGGTCAATACGATTTCCGCTACTGCTCTTGCAGAAGGTCATGGGTCGACGGTGGGCGTGAATACCTCCGCATCGGCGGCATCGCCGCAAAGGAGCCGCAGAAGCACATCATCGACATCAGCCTCGACGACCGTGACGCTCGCGTCTGGAGAAGTGGCGGCAGATACCTCACGCACCGAGAGATGAGCGATGACCATCTCAAGAACTGCATCGTCCACCTGCACAACAGGATCGAGGAGTCGGAAAACGAGGAGGAGATGGGATTGAAGCTGGTCGAGGATCGCGCCGAGCTTCGCCGTATCATCGAGGAGATGAAAGAAGAGCTCGCCCATCGCGGCGTCTTCAACATCGTCGGGGAGGTTCATTGATGAAGCTACTGGCCGCAAAAAAGACGACGGCAGAACTGACTCTCGACGAGCTTCGGCGCGAGCGTCAGTTCTTGAAAGAATGGACGTTCATCCTGCGCTATGGCTCGATACGTAACCTCACCGAGCACGAGCAGCAATTGCTGGACCGGTTCAAAGAGCTCACTGAGGAGCTGATAAAGCGGAGGGACAATGGCGCGCAAGTGGGGTGACCTGTCGGACGAGGAGCAGAAAGACGCTGTTTCCACTCTTCACGCCGCCCGCAGAGACTGGAAAGCGATGTACCCGACGCACCTCCAGCTCGAGCTCTTGGAGGTCGCAATCAACCACCTCGACGCCTCTCGTCGTCGCTACAACGGAGGTATGACGGGCTACGGTGTCGGCATCGTCGTCGTGCTGTTCAACAAGGCCGGCGAAATTCTCGTCGGAAAGCGTAAGGGCTCGCAGGGCGCCGGCACGTGGGGCCTGCCTGGCGGCAAGCTCGAGTCGAAGAAGTCAGCTCTCGCCCAAGTCAGGACGGAACTACTCGAAGAGACTGGCATCGACATGCCTGTCGCTCGCTTCCATACCCTCGAGTGGGTAGACAACATCTGGGACGACAAGGATCGAGGCTTGCAACACTGGGTTACGCTCTTCACTCAGGCGGCTCATGAGGACGCGTTCGGTATACCCAAGGTCATGGAGCCTGGTAAGTGTGAGGAGTGGCTCTGGGTCAAGGGACAAGACCTCGTCGACCACAAGATTCACCTGTTCCCTCCTCTCGCGCGCTTCGTCGAGCTCTACCCGCACATCGTCCTCAAACCATACGTCCTCCAGGAGAAGTAAATGCCCGACGAGCTCAAGCCAATCATCAAGAAGTTCCTTCACTACTCCTTCAACGACATCGACTACAACTACGACTCACTCACGGAGCATGAGCAGTCGATCGCAACGAAAGAGGAGTTCGAGAAACTCGTCGCATGGGTCAAGGAGGGGTGATCATGGCCAAGGAGATCGAAGTCGAGTGCAAGAAGTGCAAGGGCGAGGGCTACCTCGGCAAGGGGAAGAAGCAGCCCTGCAACAAGTGCGTCGATCCGCAAACCAAGAAGCCGACTGGGAAGTTCCGCCAGCAGGTTGCGGACAATCGGCCGTGATCTCCAACTGGGCTACGCAGGCTGAAGCGGCGAAGGAAATCTTCCGAAAGACGGAAGCGGAGATCGAGCTCTTCATCAAGAAGCTCAGGTTCGCCGGCATCGAAGTCCACAGATTACAAGACGAAGTCATCATCGATCTTCGCGAAAACCAGTTGGACCTGTATGCTGCGATCGTCAGCGACAGCGTGGGGAGTGCATCATGCGAACCTGGTTGCGACGAGTCTGGTGCAAGTTCTGGCACCACGGACTCTGGAAGACCGAAGAGGTAGCTGGCCGCATCTGCAAGCGGCGCTGCCTGGAATGTGAAGAGATCTACTTCGTGACGTTGCCACCAATTCCCGACTTTCTGAGGTAAGATCAGTCGGAGAGCACTTCGGTCCTCGGTTCTGCTCGGAGCGTTGTCATTGGAAAGATGCGAACCCCCCCTGCGCATCTCCCCGACCAGTGATAGCGCTCCGAGTAGAGCTGGGGACCGCTTCTTAGCTACTTGGCTCCGTACCACGTGTGATCGAAGAACTCCAAGTCAGACGTCGCCAGGTGCCCGTGGACGAGCTTCGGGTTGAGCCCGAGCTTCTGGGCCCACTCCTGAGCGATCTCCTTGAGAGAGGTCTCGAGCGGCTGCGGCTTGGCGTATATCGACGCCGTGCGCCCGGTTGAGATGGCGGCGAGAAGAGAGCAGATCATCCTCGTCGATCGCCCTGTCTGACGATCTCCCCAGTTGAGGCTGATGCCTTCTGCTGCGGCGAGCTGCTCGCGCTCATTCACACGCTTTCTGGCGAACCCCTCGAACGGTGTGAGGCTGAGGGCTTTGCGGACGTCTTCGGCCGAGAGCATGAGTTCCTCCGACACGAAAGTACCACCCTGCTCGCGATATAAGAACTCACGAGCAACCTCTTTTTTCAGGAGAGCGCATGGATGCCGAGAAGGTTCTAGGTGTGCTGGACGTCTACGACAAGAAGCTCGAGCAATACAGTAGAAATTGTTCGGCAATCAAGCCGGAACGAGCCGACCCGACGAAGAAGTACTTCACCAGCTCGGAGGAGGGCTGGGCGAAGATGAGTCACGTCTGGTGGGCCATCGGCCAGTGTCGCATCTTCGTGGCCGCAGGCCGCATGGAGAAAGCCTTTCGCTGGCTTGGCTTCATCCAGGGCGCCTTCTGGTTCAATGGCACATACAGCGTCGAGGAGCTCGCCAACCACAACAAGCCTGCTGGCGAGGAGACGAACCTCGACCCGAGTCGTCGATGACCTGCCGCATCTGCAATCGTGGACCCCAGGAGTGCAAGGGCTACCTGAAGCGGGTCAACGAGAAGGGGCAGGACGGCATCTGGGAGTGCCGTCCCTCCTGCTCCACAGAGCTCCCAGCCAACGAACGCGTCCTCGCTGCCCTGGAGGATGTGATGGGGACTGACCTCAGGAAGAACTGATGTACAAGCCGAGACCGGCCGAGCTCGTCCTGGCTTTGGAACTCGGCCTCAAGCACTCACCGTCGTGCCGTCAGTACAACGAAGACTTCAACCTGAACCAAGTAAATGCCTGGTTCCAACGGAGCTTCTGCTACTGTGACTTCTTTGAGAAACTAGACCGCGCCATTCGCGAGCTGATCAGGGAGGACATGGCAAATGGGGTCACGAGAAACCTCGAAGAGGAGTAGGCCTAGGATCGAGCCTGAGATTCAGGCGACCGTCACCTGGCAGATACAAAAGACGATCGAGGCTGAGTCGGTCGCAGACTTGCAACAGAAGACAGACGCGGTCACCCGCAAGTTAGAGCTGGAATTCGAAAGCGTAGATCTCCAAGATGAGGAGGACCTACGCGACGACGATGATGAGGATGACGACGAGGATGAAGACGACACGCCCGACGGAGAGCTTGACTTCGACGACGATTGACCCCCTTCACATCATCGAAGCTGCCTGCGGGCATCAGACGAAAGTCCTTCGCTTCTTCCACCCATTCTCAAATCTCGACGTTCCTTGCCATAGCTGCTGGCAGACCTCCAGAGAGCTCAAAGAGGCCGCGGAGCAAGAACGCATCAGACTCCGGGATAAGGAAAACGAACTGAGACGATCCAAAGATTCCACCGAGTCAAGCAAGTACCCGACGGCCGCGGGGAGAGACCAGGTGGAGGAGGACGCCAGTTCATTCTGATAGGTAAAAAGAAAACGGCCCCGATGTGCTGGGGCCTTTTTCTTAGCTACCATGTGACTATGCCGCGGATCCGCACCCCTTCAGATCAAACGCGCTGCACCGCGATGTGTGCGAACACTGGCTCTCGCTGCCTACGTCCAAGAGCATCCTACGCTGATGACCAGTTGTGTGGCCTTCACTGGCACCACAAGAGGCGGAAGGAGCAGGGGATACCGCATCCAGGGCGGGCGGCTAGGAAGCCCGAGCAATCCTCCTGACCTGGAGATCGAGCCTGGCGGCCCGCACGGCGCTCTTCGAGACAGACCGGATGATGAGGGCCGCCGTGATGATGCCGCCGGCGATCGCCAGGCAGACTAGCAGGATCGCTAGACGCGCTGCGGCACTGTCGTCCTCGTCTTTGTCGTCCTTCGAGAACAGCACATCCGCGACATCTTCGAACGCCCCAGGAACGTGCTCGACTGCCTGGCTGATGTTGTAGACGTCGGCGAAGGTGTTCCACGCCGCGATGCCTCCGCTTGCCAGAGACCGCTCCTTCCACGCCCGCACGAGCGATTGGATGGTGATCGCGGTCCCAGACCCGATCACTGGAATGATGAGCGCCAGGTAGCCTAGGTTGCACATCGCCTGCACGTACTTCGGCGGTAGCTTATTCAAGCCATCCGGCCCGGCGATGAAGGCGAGGACGATGAGGTAGCACCACGAGAACCCCGCACTCGCCATGATGGCTCCCATCCACGTCATGAAGCGCGGGAGTCCTCCGATGTGCTTCGTCTCCGCCCAGGATTTCCCTACCGACCACGAGTTGAACCAAGAAATCGCGAAGTTCAGAAACAGCAGAAGGATGATCATGGTTGGCCTCTCGAACTGAACAGGGGTTGAAAGTAACTTCTTCCAGCTCTTATCCCTGCCTGGAGAATTTCTTCCGCAGAAGAGATAAGAATCTGTGGGGAAACTACTTTCTTTGACAGGGGGAATGATGCCAGCAAAGAGAGACGACGGATCGGTCTGCTTGAACTGCACCGGGCACTGGAACGTGGAGCTCCGCGGGGACAAATACCTGTGTGAAATCTGCTTCGAGTCCATGCCCGGTACGTACGTAATCGGTGGCTCTCAGGCGCACTCATCAGAAGCACTCGTGATGCGCCAGCAAGCATACTGCACCAATCGGCTGATGATGGAGCTACAGAATGTCGGTCTCAACTCGCTGTTGAGGAGGGTTCTCGGAGATGGCAAACGAAGACGAGAAGGGGAGAGGAAAGTTGTCGCTGACCGACGACGTCGGCGCGACCAGTGAGATCGAAAGCCTCAAGCAGCAACTGGCTACGGCCACGAACGGGCTGGCAGTATCCCGCAGTCAGTTGGACGATCTCCGCATGGAGAACAAGAAGCTTCTCGACCGCACACTACAGCTAGAGCTTGGCCTACGAACCTTCGCTGCCGAGTCCAACTGGGCTCGCAGCGGCATCGCGTACACCTGGGTCGCTCCCTCGAACCCGATGGAATTCGCCACAGGAGCGCTCAAGGTGCAGTAGAGAATCGGGGCAGAGAGCTGCCCCTTTTCTTAGCTTACTGCTGGGGCTTGATGGCGTACTCGAGGAAGGCCATCGCTTCAGGCTTCTTCGCTTCCTCACGCGGCGTCGGGTCCAGTTTCTTCGCCATTGCTTCCTGACGCTTTGCCTCTTCGTAGAGCTTGTCTTCGGACTGCTTCGGCATGTCGCACCTCTGCCTCTTGGAGGTGCATCTTCCTTGCCGAGAGACGAGCGATACCGAGATGGCGCAGCGCCTTGTCGATGTCCCTGAGCGAGAGCCCGATTCGTGCGCTGGTCCGCACCAGCTTGTGGCGCAGCGAGGCCATATCAGCCGTGTCGTCGAGGATGACGAAGGCCTCGACGCCCGGATTCTCATCGAGCCAGCGCTTGATCTCCTTTCCTCGGGGCACCGACTCCGACATCCTCCTCGGCAGGTTGGTTGGTGTCTTGCCGATGACCTCCCCTATCATGCCGACACGCTTCAGTAGCTCGACCAGGTCGCCGAACTTTGGCCTGCCCTTGGCGTCGTCGTAGAAGTGCCTCCACGACGAGCTGATGACGATCTTCGCTCCCGTCGAGCGGATGATGGAGTTCAGGTTGGTGATGCAGATCTCGTCGAAGAGCAGGTGGACGTGGCGGTGGATGATGTCAATCCGTCCCTGCACCTCCGGGTTCTGCTCCGGGTCCTCGCGCTGCGCCCTGGCGTACTCTTCGTAGTTCTTGTTCGTGTTGAGAACGCCGTCGATGTCCAGAAAGATGACCTTCACGACTCACCTCGGCCGAAACAGCCTCGCTAGTCCTGCGATAGGAACGACGACGATGAACTTGATGAAGTCGGATACCCGACCAGAGAACGGGATCCCTGATTGTAACCACTTTGGTAGCATCAGCGCGCCCCTCTCTTCCCCCTTTTGAAGTTGTGGAACTCGAATTTGTCCCGAACTGGAAGGTCGACCTCGACAGGGAGAAATGAGAAGCCGGCCTTGGCGTGGTGATACATGCTATCGATCTTCGCCTGTGCCTCTTTCTTAGTTGCGTACACGAAGGCAGGATGTCGGTCGCCGATTCTTGTCCTCGATGTCCAGGCCTTCAGGAACTCGTTGGTCCCCTCGTAGCGTATTGCCCAGCTCACTTTGGGTTGCCACTAGATCGGTACGGCCCCTCGTCTGCGCTCACCTGCTTGGCGAGCCATCGCCCGTAGAGCTGGTTCTTCCACAACCACAAGATGCATCCACCAACAATGATGCCATTGAGGCCGGAGAAGAAGATGAGCCACAATGCTCGACGGAAGCGGACATCGATGTTCTCGATCGTCGCCACTTCCGAACCATTGTAGTGAAGCACTCCATCCGAATCGAGCCACACGCGATCAATGTGGTCTGTCTTGAGATGTATACCCCCAGGAGGGTTACCAGCACCGCCTCCAATAGTGACATCACCTCCACGGGCACTGCCGAAAGTGACTTGACCAATCCTTTTGTCGCCGTCGGCTGCGTACGTCCACGAACCGCCTGCTGAGCCTCCCTGCAGAGTGAGAGCTCCTCCGCTACCGGGTGAGCCCCAGTTGCTGATGCCCCCACTCGAGACCCAGTTATTGCTGTAGAGCAGACTGTCCGCTGACGTAGCCGCAGTAGTCAGCGTGAGGCTCCTACTCGTGATGCTCTTTCCTGGCTTTCCCGGCTTACCGTCGGGCGCAATGATGGAGTGTCGCACTGTCCCAGTGACGGTGATCGTGTTTGCCGGAGCTAAGAAGAGCGCGGCTGCGAGGATTGCGAACATGGTCCCTCCTACTTGTCTCGAATCGAGATTTTCATCCCGAACAGTCTCGCCAACGATCGTAGCACTTCTTTTCTTCCTTCGGGCGTCCCAGGATCGAGTTGCCACGATCCGATGTATCCCAAATCTTCTCCGCAGTTTCCGCCAACGAGAACAGCCTCGAGACTATCGGCATGGTGCGTCTCGATCACCCTCGCCGCGTTCATGTGACTGCCGGCTGAGACGTCCACGCCGTCTTTCGTCACCGAACGGTGGCTGATCGCATCCGCCAACTTCTTGCCGAACTCCTTGTCTTCCTTGATGTCGTGGAGCGCGTCGTTCAGAACCACTACCGTCGTATTGAACCCCATCTCATCCTCCTGTTGCTGCCATGAGTCGGTGGAGCATCTCTCTTGCCTTCTCGATCGACCCCGGCTCGTTCCAGATCCTATTTCTACCGCTCGGGTGCGGCAATATCGTCAACAAGACTTCTCTTGCTGGGCCAGTCGGGAAGATCACCGACTCGAACGGCTTGAACTCCTGATTGAAGGCTTTGCAGACCTTTGACCCGAAGAGCACGAAGTGGTCGTGCTGTCCGATTCCTCTGGTGACGAGCAGATCGAAGGCCTTGCCCCTCGCCTCCTTCAAAGACCACTTCTCCGAGCAAAGGTTCACCCTGTCGAACGTTTTGATGTACTCCTTCGTCGAGAGTTGGAGAATTTCGTGGCAGAGCCTTCCACCAGCGCTGTACAGCGGCATGGGGTAGAGAGCGTACCGAGGGTCTGTCCCATAGGGGTTGTCTTCTCCCACGAGCAGCGGCTTCATGACGGATACACCGGGCACCGCTTCGTCGTGAAGAGATGGTACCCCTTGCATTTCCAGCAGAGCCAGTAGTCGTCTTTCGCTCGGAACTTCATTGCGGCTTCCACACCTGAAGCATCTTGTTGGACTGCCAGAAGTCTTCCACCGATCCAATCTCGGCCCACTTTGGGCAGAGCGACGGCTGGATGATGGACTGCGGCACGTGGAATGCGATGTTGCCAGGGCCAAAGCGGAAGCCTTCTGAGTCCCTCGAGCGGATCTGCAGCAGCTTGCCGTTCGCGTTCTGGAACCAGCGCCCGAGCCGCCGCAGAACGTTCCGAACAGCGATGTCCTGGATGTGCGTCGAGTAGGCCCGCTGAATCATATAGTCGAGGCCGCTGTGGACGTTATCCGGTTCGTTGTCGTAGCACTCTCCGTACTGGCAGATGAGATCCACTTCCTGCGGTCGAACCGCGAGCCACTGGAAGTAGGCCTCTTCGTAGAAATAGCGGCACGCGTTGAAGAAGTCGAAGGTGGGCCCTCCGATCGACCACGCCAGGCGCCACTGCCCCTTGCCGTGTAGCATGTCGAGTGCTGCGATCTTCTCGTCCTTCTTGCGTCCGAAGTACCCGGGCCTCTCGATCGACGTCCACATCGCTGCCTCCTAAGAAAATTCTCCAAGTTCTTGTCTCATCAGACTTCGAGATCTTTCGGCGATAAGAAAGTACAGGAGGATCTTACATGGCTCGACATGCTCATGAGTTTCAGTGCAACGGCGGTGACAAGAACCTGAAGCCGAAGGCGGAAGGCAAGGCCACCGGCAGTGACAACTGCGGTTGGTACAACTACCCGTGGCTCGACGAGTCCATGACCGGCAACTACACCATCATCTGCGGCAACTGCAAGCACGAGCATTACCGCACTATCGTCAATGGCGTGGTCACGGAGGACCGCCACAACGAGAAGCACGGAACGGCGCAGATCCTCCATGTCCTGAAGAGCCAGACCTCGCCCACGAAGCGTCAGCTCGGCTCCATCGCCATGATTCGGCAGATGGAAGCTGCTGGGAGAATGTCGTGAGCACCGACGGCGACAAGAGGCTTCAGGATCTCGAACCATTACTGAAGATGATTCCCAGCATCGTGGTCCTTCGCTGGGTCCTGGGCAAGAAGAAGTTCGAGTTCCTCGTCGAGGACCACGGCGCCGTCGACAAAGAAGATTTCCAGCCAGATTCGAAGGAGTTCGCCGAGATCGAACGGCTCGAGAAGAAGTGGGTCGAAGAGGGGATCTACGATGTTTCCATCCGATTCAGCAAACGCCACGATCACGCAGCTTGAGGTGATTCATGGGTGACGTGAAGGACGCAGTGAAAGGGAAGCCCTCGAGGGCTCACGATACGCCGTCGGCCAGCATCAATCTCGTCGACCGCCTCAAGTCCATGGTCGAGGAAGTCGGCGACCTCATCGAGAAGAAGGACAAGGACACCCTCGATGAGGGCCCCGATCGGGTGGCTGAGAACACCATGAAGGCTGGCAAGCTTCGCGCCGCCAACAGCCTCCTCCGCTCGGCGAAGACGATCCTGGAGGACTACTGATGACTTCAGAGAAGGAAGAGGCCCTCACGGCCGAAGCGGTTCGCGCCACTATTCTCAAGGGCACGCTCGAGTACCTCATCAAGGAGATGACACCGGAGAGGCTGACAACTTTCGCCGATGACATCCTCAAGAAGTCCTTCACCGACATCTTTGGGTCGTGGCGACTTGGCGGCCAGTTTGACGAGTCGGTGAAGCCTCTCTTCCTGAAGGCCGTCAACGACCCCGTCTTCCAAGCACGCATTCAGAAGGCGATTCAAGAAGGCCTCGATAAGGCAGTCGCGCAGCTCCCGGACAAAGTGGCGAAGGAGATCACCGACTTTGCTGTCGCCGGCCTGCGGCAGAAGTTGGCGCCTGAGAAGCGGTACTAATGGACATATTCGAACTACTTCGAGATGCGGGCTACTCAATGGCACCGTGGTCTGGAGGCGGATTTCTAGCGAATGCCCCTGGCCCGCCTGGTGAGCAACTCATTGGCTGGTATGGCCATGAGTACAGTGCCCTCGGGGCGTGCAGCCACCATCATGCCGAGACAAAGAAGCTCGAGAAAAAGAAGGAGAAACAGAATGCCACTTCAACTGGGTGACGCCTCGCATAGTCGAGGACACGTCATCAACTACGATCCGAACATTCTCGAGCAGTGCTGCGAGGCGCGGATCAAGGCCGAGGAACTCAAGAAGCAGGGCTTTGTGGAGCGCACGCAGACCCCACACGGCGAGATCGTCCTCGACCCGCCGGCGCGCGACCCGAACAGGGGCCTCTTCCGCATCCTCTCGGAGAGTGGCGACGATCTGGTCACTTGGGACCGGCGAGATCCAACGCAGGTTCGCGAGGCCTACGCCAAGTACAACGAGCTGATCAAGAAGGGGTACAGAGCATATGCCACAAACTCTGCCGGCAAGCGAAGCCACCGAATCGACACCTTCGACCCCAGTCTCGAAGAAATCATCCTCGTCCCTAACACCATCCCCGGTTGAAGTCGTCCCAATCTACAGCACCTCCGGCAACACTACAGCCTTCGTCATCAGCGCATCGACCGCGGCTGTCACGAGCCCCATCACCCTGACGGTGAACAACAGCATCGTCGGAGCGCCGGCTGGGATCGTGAGGGTCGGAACAGCCTCCAGCATCACTGGAACCGACCCAGAGTACGAAGAGGCCTACGGCAGAGCTCTGCAGGACAGGCTTCATCAAGCCGCCGACTGGATTCGTTGTCGCCATGAAGCAACCAACACCGGATGGCACGACGAAGAATTCGTCCGCATTGAGTGGGCCGCCGCTCAGCGCGCATCGAAGTATCAAGCGATGCGGGACGCGCTCGATTGGTCCAGCAACGGGACATGGGAAGTCAGGCCGACTTGGTACCACTCCAAGCGAATCACGTGGAACGACGCGACTACGGACTTCAACATGCCGCCAGAGTACATGTGGCGCAAGGTCCAGAACGAAGTTACCGCGATGTCGGCCGAAGCCTACGAGAAGTTGGCGGCGAACTGGGCCAAGGAGCAAGCCAAGAGGCAGCAGAAGCAGCGCTTCAAAGAACAGCTTCGCGTCAAGCAGCCAGACAACCACATCGGCAACCCGCTGCGCTCCTTCGATAGCAGTCGACTCTTCGACCAGGCCTCACCGTCGGAGATCAAGGCTCTTCAACTCCTCCGCAAGATGGTGTCGCAGGAGCAGTTCCGCCGGTATCTTCGACACGGGTTCATCGCCGTTGCGGGCGGCACCACAGGCCTCATCTACCAGGTCCACATCCACAAGAGGATCAAGGTCTGGAAGATGGGCGAGCCAATCTCCGATCTCTGCATCCACCTCGACTACGGCTCCAAGACTCCGCCGACCGATCACGTCATCGGCAAGCTGCTCATGGTCGAGGCAAGCGAGGCTGACGTCTGGACGCGCTCCAACATCACATGGGCTAAGAACTACGACGCCGCTCTCGAAGAGATTCATCTACTCGGCATTTCCCCGCCGAAAGAGCAGCAACAAGCCACGTATATCAACGGCGGCGCGAACGTTCTGGTCAACGTCAACTACAACGACCTCGAGCGGTACATGGTGCAGCAGGTCGCACGAATTCGCGCAGCCATCTAAGTCCCACCGAGAAGGCTTCTTGCCTTCTCTTTAGCTCTCGCTCAAATTCCCCGCGTCGACGGCGATAAGTCTCTGTGATCAACCTTTCTCTTTATTCGGGGGCGCCAATGTCAGCGCATCAGAACCAGCGTCAGCGACTCCAGGACGTCGGAGAGGCGTTCATCGTCCTGGCTTCTGGAAGAATGCTGAAGCGCAAGGAGATCTTCGACGGGGCTCAGGAATCATGGCATGCGGCCTTCATGGCGAGGCTCATGAAAGAAGAGCTCATCATCAAGCATCCGGCAGTGAACCCCGCCGAGACCTGCTACCAGGCAGTCGATGAAGGATGGTTCTCGAGACTTGCTGAGAACCCAGTCGGCCTCGCCGAGTGGTACTTCAAGCGCGGCGTGATTCCAACAGTCGCGGAATCTGAGCCAGAGCCGGTCGCGCCCCCACCGGATCTCACGCTTCCGGCTACACCAGCCGCCCGTCGATTGCCTACTCCTGTGCAGCAGGTCACCTTTGAAGCGCCTCCTCCAGAGCCGGAACCGGAGCAAGAACAGGCACCGCAGGGCAACGTTGGCGACGAGATCCTCAAGACGTTGATCATGGTCGCCGAGAACATAGTATATCTTCGCCAACGTCTCGAGACCATCGAAGCGAAGGTCGACGAAGTCCTAAGAATCGACTCCGAAGTAGACAAGATCCTCAGGAGAGGTTGAGCAATGGAGGACTACCAGAAGCTGATTGCGCTGTACAAGAACCACAAGGACGGCAAGAGCGAGAAGGAGCTGGCCGTTCTCGAGCGTCAGATTTGGCAGGCCGCTCTTCCAACCATCAATCGCACCGATGGATCTCTGCTCTCCAAGCGAGAGTGGCTGTCCAAGGAGCTCGAGGAGACTCCCTACGCGATCGAAGGACGCTCGACCTTGCTCGGCTACGGCGACGTCGCTGATGTGCTGTGGCTGCGCATCCGTGATGAAAAATTGCCGCTGCGGACGGCTACCAAGCTGATGAGGGAGGCGAAGCAGAAGGCCTCGATGCTGGGTGTAGAGGTAGCCGCTGCGCTCACCAAGACGTTGGAAGAATACGACTCCTTCCCGGCTGCTCTTCTGCCTGACGGCTCGGTGATTCACAAGCGCAACCCGAGTGCCCCTCCTCGGATTGTCGTACCCCCTCCACCGGCGCCCGTGGTGGAAGAGGTTCAGGAGACGGGCAAAGACGACGATCCGAAGCTCTTCTGGGCAAACCTTAGGGGCATGATCTCCGGCTACTTCCATGCTCGGCTCGAGGGTGTGGATCCCGGCGTGATCGAGAAGACGTACCGGGAGTTCGAAGGCGAGCTCCGGGTGATTCTCGAGCACTACCAGCACAAGCTCGACCGTATGCGACGGACATCGGAGAGCCAGCGACGTGGCATGAATCGCGGGAAGATCATTCAGGCCTGTCACGTTCTTCATCTTGATCCACCGCTCGGAGGTAGGATCTCAGAAGACTTCAAGAAGAAGGCGAAGAAGCAGTACAAAACTCTCGCGGCAAAGTATCATCCTGATTCGTCAGGCACCGACGACACGAGAGAGATGTACGAAAGCGTGGTGGAGGCCTATCAAATTCTGGAGGACCTATGAACATGGCTGCTGCGAAGTCGCACGACAACATCAAGGGCTACTCTCCTCTCCCCGACGACGAGCGGACGGCCCACTACAAGAGCGTCGCCCATTTCCTCGACTGGGCCGCGAAGCACCAGCCACAGAAGTACTACTCCTGGGGCTTCGTCACCCGCGTTGTGATGGGCCTAGCTTCGACTCCGAGGGAGAACAGCCAGAGCACCCAGCTCATCCGCAAGACAGCCTCACGAGCTCGCAAGTACCTCATCGAATCGTACGGGCGCGAGCTTGAGAACCTCTCCGGCATCGGAGTGCGGGCAACCACCGGCAGCCTCGACGTTCTCAAGGGTCGACTCATCGAGCGGAAGAAGACCTTCGATCGCGCTGCCGCCGGCTTGCAGCAGACAGCCGCTCTGGTCAACACATCTGAGATTCCCAACACCGCCGAGAACAAGCCACTCAAGGCCTGGTTCGAAACGACGGTCTCTCCGAACCTGAAGCGCCTGAATGATGTGCAGAAGGCTCTGGCTCTGCCGCCGGCGTTCGACGAGAAGCGCAGGAAGAAGTAATAGCTAAGAGGGCGACAGCGCCCTCTTTTTAGCCATCAGACCTCGTACTTCGGGGACCTGACGGCGCGCTGCATTTCTGGATAGCAGAACGGGCACATATAGTGCTCTTCGAACTGGGGATGTACGGCTACCTCGCCCTTGAGGATTGTGATCCGCTCTGGTCGCAGGTTCATGGCTGCGACCTTGTTGTAGGCCACCTGGATCTTCTCTAGGTACGGGTGCAGGTCCACATGCACGCGGCGGATCTCGAGTTCCCTAGAGTCGTACGTCAGCGCGAAAGGACCGGCGGCTGCGTAGGGCCGAGCCTCATCCGTCTCGAGTAGTAGCCCCGTGAACGGGCCCTGCATGATTGGCGCGGTGATGACGAAGCGGTCGATGCCGAGCTCTTCGACACCGCAACAAGGACCACCGTGAGCAAAATGCAGCCCAGGCTTGTGGCACTCGCACGGACAATCTTCCTTCTTGATCATGTTCCGACTCTCTCGGTTGTCCCATCCCAGACGAACTCACCAGCCTCTCCCACCGGCAGGTGCGTGTTGCAGCCACAGCAGAAGGTCGAGCCGTAGAAGCCGGGGTCGCGTGCGTACGTCTCTGCGAGGGCTACGCTCATGGTCGTCACCACTCCGCAGCCCGTCTCGACGCTCTCGAGATCTTTCTTGGTCCAGAACCTCCCAGTGACAGAGCTCGCGCTAGGAGGATAGGCCTCGAACCTGTAATAGTTGAAGCTCTTGTACCGCTCCTTCTCCTCCGGCGTCAGGTCGCGCAGCGGGTGCTTCGGAGGCGGCTTTCCGACGTGCCTATAGCTGCGCCGCACGGGCCTCTTGAAGCCCTTCTGGCGCTCCTCCGAGCTCAGAACGATGTAGTCAGCGTGCATGCCGACCTTCTGCTTCTCCTGCTGCTTGCGGACCTCCTCGATGGTGCTGCCGCGGAGCGTCGTGACCGCGGTTCGATCGACAGGGGGCACGTCTTCTTCGATCTCTTCCGTCCTCTGCAGGGTGACGCCGGCATCCTTGGCGGCGGCCATGATGTCTTCGGCGGTGTAGTGGATTACCGGCCGGAACTGATAGGTGCTGCCCTCCACCATGGGAGGGAGGATGAGCTTCTCGATCTGTTCTTTGACGGCCGTGATGAGACTGACCTTGATCACCATCTCGAGCTTCCTGCGCTCTTCTGGCTTCAAGGGCTCCCCGACTGTGATCAGCTTCTTCATGTGACGCCTCCTCCCCTATCCTAGCGCGTCAATGGCTCCTTTGACTCGATCTTCGATCATGGCTGTGATGGGATCCTCCGATGACTCGATGGCTGCCCTCTCCCAGGCGAAGACGAATGGGGCCTTGTCTCCGTTCTCTTTGGTGAGGGTGAAGTTGATGACCACCTTGGCGTCGGTGAGCGTGATGCCGACGTCCGAGGACGTGAGCTTCATTTTGCGCCTGTGGGCGTGCGACTTGACTCGGTCGGAGATGTAGATTTCGCAGATCTCCCTGACACGGCCGACGTCCTTCTCAATCTTCTGAAGGAACATCTTGTTCATATCAGTGTAGACGAGGCCGACGATCTCTCCCATACCGTCCATTCCTTTCTCCGGGTCGAACACGACATTCAGCCCACCGTCCTCAGACAGTCCCACCAGACGAGGTGTATGGAGGTAGTCCAGATCCATTAGCAGGCCGCGTCCCTCCATCCTCTCCATGAATCGCTTCGCCCACTGCGGACTGGAGAACGGTCCGAAGATCTCGTCCTCCATGTCGCTGGTTGCACGAACTCTCACGATGAACATTTCGCCAACCTCCTGTAGATGCGATCCCTAACAGTTGTCAGCTTGTCTAGGTATTTCTTGACCTTCTCGATTTCGGTGGAGTTGAGGACGTCGAGATTCTTCTCTTTGACACGGGCGATGTGTGCTTCGAGTTGCTCGAGCAGTTTTCTAGCCTCCGCCCTCTCGCTTGGAGTCATCAGCCACCGCCGCCTCTTTCTCTGAGAACCTCGCGTGGCCGCTTCATCAGGAACCGCTCGAGCAGGCCGGGACCGATCTCATCGAGCCGCGTCCCGCAGAAGGGGCAGTACTCGATGACGATAGTCTCGTGGCCGGAGGTGGTCAGGACCTCGAGGGTGACGACGTCCTTCGCGTCTACGATCGCGCCGAAGGAGAAACGACCCAAAGCCTGCAGAAGGCGGTCACAGGGGCTGCGATCGCAGATGAGGGCCATCAGCCAGCCTCCTCGTCATCACCCTGCTCTCGGCTGGCGCGCTCGACGCCGGCGGCCTGGATGAGGGACATGCCGATCTTCTCGGCATCATCTATCGACATCCGAATCCCAGTCGCTTCTCCGAAGCCGGGGATGAGCATGACGATCGGCATCTCTTTGTCAGAGATGATTCCGAAATCTGCGTCGACGAATGGCTGGTTCATCCAGCGAAAGCCTTCTCCATTCTCCCAGTCGCGCTTCTGGGCCTCTTCGGTCTTGCGCTGTTTGAACTCGTTGAGGTCGGTGGGCTTGTTCTTGTCGTCTTCGCTCATGTCGGATCTCAGTCTACTCCAAAAGCTAAGGAGAGCGAGAGCTCTCCAGGTAGGATTTTTACTGATCGCGAGGAGTTAGGGTCCCGATCCAGACCCCAATCCACATGAGGATGACGAGGATGAAGGGCAGGCCAACGACCACGCCGACGGAGACGTGAGTGGGCCCCAGGCAGGCTCGGATGGCATACGTCCCTAGCATGCTCGCCAGGGTGATGATGGACCCTCGAAAGATCCACATCATGACCGACGAGCTCATTTGAGGTAGTCCGGCAGCGGCATCTTGTGGCGAGCATGGAACTCGTCCAAGAGCTGCTTCCCGGTGACCTGGCCGCGCCCCATGACGTTGAAGATCACGGTCTCCGCTGCCGGGCAGTCGCAGGGGAAGTCGTTGTTTCCAGTGTCAATGACGCCGGTGTCATCGCATCTCTCGCACTTCGGCGCTCCGCTCGAGCGTTTATCCTTTTCCAATTCTTCCTTCCTCTCGCCACGTGTGTTGAGTTGCAGCCAGCGTTCGGAGTGTGGCTCTCGTACGTCGGGCCGTTGTCCTGGTGCCGTTTACTTCCCCGTCTGTGGTTGACTTTCTGGCTCATCGTGATTTGGAGGTGCAGGTGTCGAAGTGGCAGGTGTGAAGGTCTCGATGAAGTCGAAGATCGTCTTGCGTCGCCCTCTTCGCCTTGCCGTTGATCAAGACGTAGGCCTTGTTCTGGGCCAGGACGTCTGCTGAGCGACGCAGGGGGCGCTCGTCGAACGGAACCGCTTTGCCGTCCCGGTCGGCCCAGACGATGTCGAATTCACAGTCCCTGCACTGCGCCATCTTCCGCCTTCTTCCTGGTGGGCATTCTTTTCCACCAGTCTACGCCCTCTTGAGGCACGGATGAATAGCCCCAGAAGGTCTCACCGTCTTCCGTAGGCACAGCCGGTACCAACCACCCGATCTGGTCGCTTCGAAGCCCGGTTGTCGGGCTCTCGTGCTTGCCGTCATCGTCCACGACGAGGTTCTTCGTCGATTCTCGAGACTTACAAGCGCAGTCTGCGCAGAGCAGCTCGATGTAGTCGGCCATCGTCTGGTACTGGCGCCAGAGCTTCACACCGAAAGCCCTGCACTTGGCGCAGCAGTATGACCGCGGAGGCTCGCCGGCGTAGTCCACCGGCCCCAACGACTCGCTCATTTTGCAGCCCTCCTCTTGCTCAGCGCAAAGGTTTCGCGAAACAGGAGCAGGTTGCGCATGAAGAGGGCGCGCTGCTCCATGACCTCTTTGAAGACCTCCGGGCCCTCGTTGCTTGCAAGCTCGAGCAGCCTCCGACTCGCGATTGACCCGGGCAGCGAGCGAACATCGATCTGAGCCGCCATGATGAGGCACTCGATGACGAGCCGGTTTGCCACCTTCTGCCAGTAGCTCATTGGCTTGCCGTTGAACTTCCTCGGCACCTTGCCCAAGAAGAAGTCAGTTGTCGCACGTGCAGAACTGCTGGAAGCGGCACTGCTGGTCATGGTGAATTTCGACCCAGCGTCTTTTCTTTGCGTCCCAGAACTGCTTCTTGATGTGGGCCGCGACGTGGATCGGCTGCCAGGTGTACTTGATCTTCGCGCCGCACGAGCACTTGACGACGAAGAGGAAGTCTTCGAGTTCGAACGAGATGAGCTCATGGTCTTTGTGCTCCGGCAGACGGGCTAGGACTTTTGCCTTCTCCTCGTCACTGAGGATCATCGCTCGGCAGAGCCCTCCGACACCGCCTCTTTCATCAGCGCTCTCGAGTAGTCGCAGAATTCTCCGTAGAGACGAGAGGGGAGATCGATGAGCGACATCTTGTCCGCGTCGGCGATGCTGATGCGATAGATCGAGTTCGTGACGACGTGGGACGCCGACCAGCCCCAGGACACCGCCTGTTTGGAGTAGTACTCCCGATGTCGCTGCAGGTTCGCGACGAACTGCGGAGCCTCGGGCAGATACTCCTTGCGGAATTCTTCGCCGGAGAGCTTGCAGGCCTTCTGCACCGACTCCGCTGTCACTCCTGCGACCAGCGCCTCTTCCAAAATCTGTCCGAATGCGTCGGCCTTACTGCGGCACTCCTCGGCCTTCTTCGACAGTGCCTCGATCATCTCGGTCCCGGGAACGTCGAACACCAATTCCGTCACGATCGTCTTGTCCATGGTCATCTCCTCAAGTAAGAAAAGCGTCTCGATACTCTTATCACAAGATCCCAAGAAAAATCTCTTCGCGGAGATAAGGAAAGCACGGAGGTTCACAATGCTTTCCAATGAACAGAAATTCGCCGAGTACTACAAACGCCTCGAGGAAACCAACGAAAAATTCTTGTCGGCCGATCCGCCCACCAAGCGAGTCATGCTCGCGCAGGACGTTCTGCTGCAACTCAAGCTCGAGAAGTTCCACCCGGCGAGCAACTACTACAGCCCCATCATCGATGGACTCGCCTACTGCAGCCCGTTCAACTTCATCGAGAACCACATCGGCAAAGATCTCCGAGACGCGCTGCGCGTGGCTCCCGCCTGCCACGTGTGCAACATCGGTTCGCTGTTCATCTCCGCCGTCGAGAGGCTCGACAAAATCGCCGTGGACACCGTCCTCTCCTCTTCCAGGGTCAGAGGGAAGATGGTCGAATACCTCGCCCGACTCGAGCTCTTCTCGGAGGAGGAATTGGAGATCCTCGAGGATTTCTTCGAGCTCAATAGCCCGTTCCTCGACCACCCACTCTACGACGCGATGGGGTGGGAGGACGTCACCAAGTACAATCGCATGAAGCGGTCGGCCGAGGTGATCATCGCAACCGAGGGCAAGGTGAAGATGACGCTCGAGCTCCTCGCCAAAGAGCTTCCGCTGCCGGAAGAGGGCCAGGATCTGTACGACTCGCGCGACTAGAAGCACAAGAGGGGCCCACTCCCCTCTTTTTAGCTAAGAAGAGCCCGAAGGCTCTCCAGTTCATTTGTCACGTAGGAGTCTATAGACGATGTACAGCGGGTTCGCCCAGAGCAGGCAGCTCCAGAGGAAGATGGCGAAGTCGACTAGGCAAAGAAGCACAGCCCCGCTTCCTCGCTGTATCTGAGACCGCAGCGATGCAGATCGTTGATGAGCTCCTGGGTTGCCAACGTGGCCAGCTCCCACGGCTGCACCGAGAGGTAGTACTCGTCGTGGATGGCACCGGCGATGAGGTCCTTGTTGTCGTGGAAGAGCTTCTCGAGCGTCATGAGGGCGTGCATGTCCGGCCGGTTGCTCAGCCGCTCGGTGACGCGCTCGAACTTCAAGTACTCTCCATTCGCCGCCTCAAACATCGCCTTGAGCTTCTCTTCCAGCTCTTCTCGCCTCTTGTAGTCCGGTCGCTCGCTCATTCGAAGAACTCCCTCGAGGGCTTGACGCCCTTGATGCTGAGACCATCGATCGCCTTGTAGAAGAGCTCGTCGTGTTCCGGCAGTAGCTCCTCGATCGCCGCCCGCACCGCCTTCAGGTCGCCGAGCGCCTTCACCACGGCGCGCCCACCGAAGAAGTGCCAGTCGACCGGCTGCCCGCTCTTCTCCGCCACCTTCTTGACCCACTGCTCCATCGCATTGGAGGGGATCGACCAGGTGAGGAAGACGGGCTCGCCGTCGTCGAAGATGTCCTGCTGGCAGGGGGCGGGATCTGGTCCGTCAGTAGCCACGGGGCACCTCCATCGACTTGAGCTCGTACTCGACCAGCACCGTACCGTCGGTGCCGACGACGAGCATCTTGTTTCCCTTGAACTGGATGTCGTTGCCCATCGCCTCCTGGACGTACTGATTCAGCAGCTCGGCGAGAGCCTGGCGGATCTGGACCTCCTTGGGTGCTTGCGTTCCTCGCTTCACGGGCGCCGCGCAGATCGCGTCGACGATCACCAGAACTCGGTCGAGAATCGTGACGGTGTAGCGGGTGTACGTCTGATTGAGGCTGGTCTTGAAGTCTTCGATGAGCTTCTGCTTCGTCTGCTCGTCGAGCAAACTCATGTGTCACCTCCGCCTTCTTATCTCCTTTCTGTCCAACGCTTATTTTTGGCTCTTATTAGCCGATAAGGCTTCGACCTCTCGTATGAGCTGGCGACTCATCCACCACGGGCAGTCGGCCCCGTGCCCGTCCGGTATCTCGCCGTCGCACAGAGCGCAGACAACGACGGTCGTCTGCTTGCCGTCCACCCAGATCTGCCTCTCGTAGAGCGGATCTGATGTCGCCAGGGCGGCGATGACCAGCTCCATCTTCTCTACTCGGGCGACGATCTCCTCCGTGTCTCTGAGCGCGTCCTCTCCAGCGTTGAGTACCTTGGCGAATCCGACCGCGTCCTCGACGTCGATGAAGTGCGCGAAGACCTTCCACTCGAGAAGCGCCTCGCGCATGGCTGCGAACTTGGCCTTGATGCTCACGGTGCCTCCTTCAGGACCAGCGGCTGCCACGAGCCACGCCGGCACACCATGATATCGCGAGACCACCTGTTCGCGGCCTTCAGCTTCACGTGCCCCTCGAGCTCGGGAGTGCAGTCTGGCAGCCTTTGAAGCAGGGCTAGTAGGGCGATCAGGAGCATGACGACGATGAAGACTGCGAACTTGACGGTGCTGCTTCGATCTTTCATGGCCCCTCACATGGGCAACGATCACCAATCGGCTCCGTGGACACGCCGCACTCGACACCGCCGTGCTTACTGTGCTGGCAGATCTTGCAGAGGTCGGAGCTCTTGTACCTGAAAGCGAGGGCGTCAGTGATCTTGTCGCGTGTAACCGGCAGCAGCCCTCGATCTGAGAGTGCAAAGTTGAGCGCCTGACGCATCATCCCGCACATGGCGAACGCCTCTCTCCACTTCTCCTCCATCGCGACCAACTGCGATCGAGCCCCCTTGTGTAGAGAGACCTCTTTCTCGTTCTCCGCTCGAGCTTTGACCAGCTCCTCCTCCAATCCCTCGATGTACTCGTCCAGCTCCCGGACGGCGGGCTTCAGCTTCCCGTTCTCGTAGGGTGTTCCATCGATGACAGCGAGAATCAGATCTCGCGCCTTGTTGGCCAAGAATCACCTCCAGCTTCTTGTACCAGAAAATCCCAAGAAAAAATTTCAGGCCAGGAGATAAGAGACGAACAGGAGGAAATTCCATGTATCTCTCCGAGGAAGACGAGAAGAAGGTTCTCGACGCCATCAGCCGCCGCATTGAGGAAACGAACGCCAGGTTCGAAGCCGCGGACAAGTCCACCAGGCGTGTCATGCTGGCGAAGGACGTGCTGCTACAGCTCGTCAACCGGCGCATGCTCGCCGAGAGCACCTACTTCCACCCGCTCGCCGAAAATTTCTGGCAGTCCGATTGCCAGATCCGCGACCGCCTGAAGGCGATGCCCTCGTGCCGCGTCTGCGGCATCGGCTCGCTGTTCGTGGCGGCTGTGGAGCGGCTCAACAAGATCACGTGCTCAGAGTTCGCAACGGGCGAATACGAGTACGGCGAGCGGAAGACGATGATCAGGTATATCGAAGGGCTCGACCTCTTCAGCGCCGACGAACTCGATCAGATCGAGTGGTTCTTCGAGTGCATGCGCGACTACCAGAGCTCCAGATTCGCCGAGCTGCGGAAGAAGTGGGGGTCCAGCGAGCGCAGCCATCGACTGCGCCGAATCATGGAGGTGATCATCAAGACAGAAGGCAGGAAGGTGATCACGCTCGATCTCCTGATGCGCGATCTGCCAACAAGGGAGTTCGACCCAGAGCCGATCGTGAGCACCCCGCTCACCGCAGAGGAGTAATAAAAAGAAGAGGGACGTCCCTCTTCTTAGCTATCAGGCTAGTAGCGATCGGACACCATCAAAAGAGCGTGGGTGTCCTCGCCATCTATCTTCAGGACGGTTCGCTTGCTGGTGACCGGAAGGTCACCAACATTCATCAGCTTCTTGAGCGCTTTCCACTCGATCTCGCTCAGAGACACAGAACCCTGGAACGTCTCCTCCCCAGTATCCCTCGCCAGGAAGAGCTTCACGTCTAGTAAGCCACCTGCAGACTTGGACGGGCTCGCCCTGTAGATGAAGCGCAACATCGTCACCTCCAGGCTCTTATCCCCGAGTTAGAGCGCCATCCACGCAGCAGGCACGTGGAGATCGCGGGCGGGTCTCGGATCCAGAACTAGAACTGCATTCTCCAGAATGACTGAGTCGGAGGGGTTCTTCGCGCTGTAGACGATAGCGACTCTCTGCAAGGCCCACTGTCTCCCGAACACACAGTAGGTCTCCTCGAACAAGTAGTCTGGGAGCTCGTCCCGAGATACGCAGTAGCCGAGAGCTGGCTGATACAGCATCATACGCCCGCAATACCTCGGCTCATCAGCGCTCGCGTTCGAGCTGTATAGAACTGCGACTCCAATCTTCTGCCCATCTGGTCGACTGACGATCTCCTGGCTCATCGCACTACTCCAGAGTCCACGGAACAGCGTCGCCGACAGCCCAGCCCTTCCCCATCCAGTCCTTCGCCGGCGCGTAGGCGCGGAGAATGCCTCCCTGGTGGACGACCATCGGCCTGTCCCCGTGGTCCTCCAGCGACACCGTGCTGACCGCCTCGTGCATGGCCTCTCGGAGACCGGGCAGTTGCTCAGCCAGCATCCTGTCCACGTCCGACACGCTCCTCGTCCCGTCCTCCCGCACCCGCGTCGCCTCGAAGACCAAGCGCATGCGGGCGAAGACGCGGAAGTCGTCGGTCAAGAACCAGTTGCCCAGGAACATGACAGCGGGGAACTTACCTGCTCGTTCTTCGCTCATTCGTGCACCCAACAGCTTGCAATAGCTGCCCCCGCAGAAGTCGCCAGGTTTCAGAGCCAGACCCTTACACTCTTTGTTACCGCAGGCTTTCATGCGTCTTCTCCTCCAGAAAAAAAAATTCAGGCCACCTGCTTGATGAGGCCCTTCGGTACGCTGATGCCGAATCCAGCGCGAAGCAGCTCATCAGCGGTCGCCATATCAGGAAGACGATCGAACTTCAGAACGCACTCCCCGCCAACAAGCCCGAAGAAGACCCCAGCACCAACCACGCCCTGAATCGGCTCGTTCTTCCACAACGCCTTGAAGACACCAGTCTCTGCGCTCCAGTTGAGCCGCAACCACCGCTTATCCTCGTACCTGACCCGCGGCGCGACAGGAAGCAGGATGCTGTCAGTATCACGCCTAGGAGGACTCCAGGTGCAGAGCCCTCGGTACTGATCAGCCCTGAACCGATCTTCCCAGCTCAGCAGCGCCCAGGCCCTCTCCACCTGATCTCCCAGCTCGTCTTTGTCTTCTGAGTCAGAAGCAGTGCTGTACCACCGCTTGTAGAGCTCACCAAACTCCTGCACTGCACTCATCGCTAGTCCTCCAGGAAAAAAATTGACGCCCTTCTCGCGCTATCAGCCCCCTGAAAAAATCCCCACCCACTGGACTAGGTTCACTCTTTCGCGCTCTCTACGGGGTAGAAAAAAACTGGGGACACTGGTCTAGGTTCACACTGTCCCCCCTGTTTTCCGTCTGGCTCCCCTTTGTTTTAGGTCTAGCGATTAGCGATGTTCGTCCTTGGACGAGGATTGCGCCCCCTCCATGAGCTCCTTTTGCAGCTCCATTTGGTGCCTGTACTGCTTCCATGCTGCTCTGTGCGCTCTCTGGCGCAGATAATCGGCCAACTGGCTGTCTGCGTAGTTCCTGGAGATCAGCTCCTGCAGCGCTTCCTGCTCTGAAAGCCTATCCAGCTCCAGCTCTCCTACTGGAACTAGCTCGATGTAGCCGCTATCGCCTACCTGCAGCGTAACGACACCATGCGCTTGTAGCGCCTTAGCGGCTACCAAGCCGATAGCTGCTACTGCGGCATTGGTCAGAGCGCCGATATTCGCCTTCTCTGGTTCCTGTTCCTGATCGGCCATTGGGTCTCCTTAGGGGGCGCAATCGAGGCTAACACAAGTCCTCGTCTAGTAGCTGGATAGCTCATAGCCGGCTTATAGGGCCGTAGGGAGACAACAGAGGCTGGGATTGTCACAGACCATCACCTGCCTGGTAACTTCGGGGGTGGAGAATGCAAGGAATTTCGCATACTTTGCAGAGTAGGGCTTATCGGCTTACAGCGGGATAGCTCCAGGCTATCGCCTGGGGAGCTAGCCGGAGACGAGGGCTGTTAGGATTGTTGGTTGCGGTCGATCTACTCAGTGTAATGGGGTGAGTCTGTCCTATCTCTCCACTGCTGACCTTCTGCGCGCCCGGTTGGGAGAAGCCCTGGGGCCTCTGGGATAAGAGCTGTGAGGAGGTGCAGCTTGGCTGTGCTGGTTCACTACTTCATTTGCCCCTGTGGCGCCCCTGGGAAGGCTGAGACCAGGAAGCTGCATGACTGCCCCTGCGGCATCAGCCGCTTCTACAGGACCGCATCTGGGGCGTTCTCGGAGTCGCTCTACAGGACCTACGGCTACCCGTCCAACGTGTACAGGTTCGAGCGCATCGGGGATGTCTTTGTCTTTGAGCCTGAGGAGGTCTACGAGGATGAGGACTACCAGGGCCCTCGCCGCATTCCGGTCGCGTCCCTGTTGCGGCCTCCCTACTGGGTCGACCTTCTGAAGCGGCTTTGGCCGCAGCAATCGTGGAGGCTCTGATGGACCTGATACTGCTCGCTCATGCTGTGTTCTGGTCACTGCTAGCTGGAGTAGCCGTTCAGGTGCTCTATCGCGCCACCCAGAAGCACTTCATGCGTTGGTGGATCTGGTTGGGGCTCGTTTTGGTCTACATCGGCATCTACGGCCTGTCAGTGCAGGTCTGGCACCACAGCGAGCTTTTCGCTGGCTGCATGCTGGGAGCGAGCGCTGTCACGGGCCTCGGGCTCCTACTCATTCAGGAGGATTGAGATGCCCAACTTCCCCAAGTTCAAGGTCGTGGCCGAGTTCGACACCAAGGCTGAGGCCGAACGTTTCAAGAGCGCTCTGGAGATGCTGATGAACAACTTCTTGGCCTATTCCGGCGGCGTCCTCATCACGCCCCCTACGCTGCGAATCGAAGAAGACCGGGAGCTGTGAGATGGGCATGTACACGGCTGTCTGGCTGGACCTGACGCTTACGCAGAGGGGCTTTGAGGCTGTATCAGCGTTCTACTACGCTCGCATCGGCCTCACGGCTCTTCAGCGCTACCAGGCAGAGACATGGGCTGTGGTCGCCGAGCTCTATCCCGAGCTCAAGGGATGGGGAGAGTTCGATCGATGCGACTTCTTGCCCCTCTGCGAGACCACTCTCGAGTTCTGGCCCATGTGGGGCGTTCCTCTGAGCGAGGATGCGGAGCTCGAGGACGACATTGGCTGGTCTCCTCACCCTGGCCGCCTCTGCGCCGCCAATCGGAACTGGACCTTCACAGCGCAGGTGAAGAACCACGACGGGGTGGTGGACTACTTCCTCAGTCAGGTCGTTCCTCTCATCGCCGAGAAGGTCAATCGGGGCTGGGTTCGCTACGAGGAGAGCGAGGTGCCTACGCATTGGCAAGAATGGGTTGCCCGCCGGCTGATCTTCACGAGTTCTCATTCTCAGAGATAAGAGAGGATGGAGGTGACCATGACCAAGTGCGTAGGCCTTTTTGGGCCCTGCAACCGCGACGCTGATCCGCTGTACCAACTCGATGACCCGGATGGCGTCGAGAAGCCCATCCCGCGCTGCAAAGACTGCGCAGAGGCAAGCGACAGATTCATCGCCGATGTCATTGCCAGCGGTCGCGGTCCCGAGTTCGAGGCCGCGCTTCTGAAAGCAGAGGAAATGTCCAAGGCCGAAGAGGCCAGGAGGAACTGATGAGCTTTCGAGACGGTCGCGTGGAGATCGAGCTGGTGCCCGTTGTGGCAAAGGGCAAGGCGTACAAGGCAACCGAGGACTGTGGTCTCACGAGTCACTCTCACACCAGGGATGGGCGCATCATCGCCTATCTTCCCGACATCCCGTCCATTGGGGAATGGATCTTGCTCGACGGTCATCCCCTCCCCATGAAGGTCCTGGACGTCACCTATCTCTGCATGGCGGAGATGGCCCAGCGGGTCGCGAGAGTGGGCATTCGGGCGGGCGAGCCTGATGAGCTCTTGCCATTGAGCGTTCGAGAGGACTGATGACCAAGGACAAGAAGTTCAAGAAAGTCGTTCGAGCGTACGCCGCCGAGAAGGGCCTCTCATACCAGGCTGCGCACAACGAGCTCAGCAAGGATAGGGAGGCCTATGCAGCCTCTCGAGCGCGTCTCGATCAACCACTCGGGGACGATCATCTCAGCCCCGTCGAGCTGCGGGCTGCTGTCTTCCAGGACTGGAGGGACAGAGAGCAGAAAGAGGACGTCCTCGACCACCTCAGCGACTGCGGTATCTGCAAGAAGCGAGTGGACGACGACCGAGCCGCAAGCCGAGGGTGAGAACGGGTATAAGAACTATGTAGAAACAGCGTAAGACATAATTTCGCTGGTTCTGCGATCAGCCGCGCCTCACTGGCGGTCACAATGCAAATTCTGGGGGTAGGGTGATGATGCTCGCATTCCAGGACGTTCCGACCATGCGGTACGAGCTAAGCAAGGAAGACGTTCAGGAGCAGTTCGCGGACGCCGAGTTCGAGGAGTTCAAGGATGTGGTAGTTCGGATCGCCGACAATGCCATTCTGAACCGCAACGTGCGAGACCTCAGAGCCCACGCCAAAGAGCTAGCGCTGCTGATCTTGTGAAAGCCAATAACGCCCCACCATTCGGGGCTGGGTAGAAGAAAAGGGGAGGGAGGCACTGGTCGCATCTGCCAGATGTGCCCTCCCCTCTTCTTAGCTGTCAGCGAGAGAGATCGGGGATAAGAGAGTATGAGGCTTGAAGTTGCCTCATCACTCACAGGGAGAACTCATATGCTCAAGATCTCTGCTCTCGGACTCTCGGCATGCGCGACCGCCACAATGGCTCTTGTGGCAGGCGTTTTGATCGGCGCGGGCATCTGGGAAACCGTCTCTCGCCCCAAGCCCAAGAAGACGTTCTATGACAGCTTGGCGGAAAAGATCGCGAAAGAGATTGAGGCGCAGTTGGCGGGTGGCCCGATGCCGGACTTCATCAGCGTCAGGATGCCGATTAAACAGGGGAGGAATTGATGAAATTGATGGTGCTTGGGATGTCCGCCGGTGCCAGCATCACTCTCTCAATCGTCGGTGGTATCATCGTCGGCGCCAGCTTCGCGGACGCTATCTTCGTAAAGAGGAAGAAGGAGACTGACAGTGACTTGGCAAACAACCTGATCGCCCAAGCACTCGATCACGGTCTCCGAAGTGCTCACCGGCTGGATTTGCTTGAGCGCGAGGTCGCGGCACTGAGAATGGAAATGAGAAGAATATAGGAGGCGGGTCATGGTTGCCGAGGTTGCCACTTGGGTGAAGCTCTTCACGCACTTCCTGATGGTGATGTTCAGCGCTCAGCATACGATCTCGTGGACCGAGGGCACGTGGGAGAAGAAGGAGGCTGCCGAGGTGCGTGAGGGCGGATTCTTCCTCTACTTCACCATCGACGTCAATGAGGGGCGCAAAGCCAAGGAGGCGTTGAAGAGGGCTGGCGTCCTCTGCAACAAGGTCTTGGACGGTCCCCAAAACTACTCTTCGGCTACCGTCCTATTCAAGTAGCTCCCATACGGGGCTGGGAGAGGCGCTGGAGGCCTCTCTTTAGCCATCTGGGCCACCTCCTCGGAGATAAGAACATGGAGGTGAATATGAGGCATTTCTTTGAACGGATTCTCGTGAAGGTGATCGGCAAGCTTCTCGACGGCCATGCGCCGATGTTCTGATGCTGCACTACGCTGTCTCGGCCGTCACCTGGTTGGTCATGCTGGTTCTTCTGTTGTGCATCCGACCTTTCGCAGCAGATCGGATGTACTGGATGTTCGCAATCGCCATCAGTCTGATCAACGGCTGTCTCTGCACGCTGCGCCTCTTGGTGGCTAAGGACACCAAGACACACTCTCACAACATCTGACTGCACGTCTCTCACTGCCCGGAATGGGGAGGAGAAAGGAGAACCGGCTATGTGGAAGAAGGCGACGCTTTTGGGGATGTCCGCTGCAGCTTCGATGACGCTGGCTGTTGTTACTGGTGTCGTCGCCGGCGCCGGAATCACCTTCGCGGTTTCCGAACGGCGGAGAAGGCAGGACATCAAGAACATGGGGATCGAGCTGACCGAGTTGACCGGCCACATTGTCGAGCTGCGGCGAGAAGTCGCCTCGTTCGACAAGGCGTTGGGTGGTCCCGCAACCTGATCCTGAACTGAGGGCCTTCCGGGTTCCCAGCTCCGAAACGATCAACGCAGTATGGACGTGCTAGACCTGTCTGGCGAGAGCCGGGCCATCCAGAGGGCTCTCCTGACCTTCTGGGTGGCCTGGCTCCGGGTTCGATACCGAACGACCTTATCGAGCAGGTGAAGGGAGTGGACGATGGTGATCATCATCTCGTACGAAGAGGCGATGGCCATGAAGCTGGTGCGCTGCAAGTACTGCATCCACTGGCCCAATGGCCACATGAGTACCGGCGCGAGACGCTGTGGCCAATGCAGGAAGTGCCATGGCTACTCGGAGGTGAAGGTGGGTGAGGACGTGACGTCGGACCTGACTTCCTTCCTCGAGAGCTTCCCACCCTGCACCGCAAATTGTGCCGAGCACAAGCTGCCACCATGCAGGAACTGCCAGGCGGCAGAGCTGCTCGGTCGGGTAAAGGAGGGACAGAACCCCAAGGATAGCGTGGAAAGTGAGAGAATAGCTCTCTAGCGGAGATAAGCTCCTGTGCTGAAACTAAACACAGGAGAAGCCACCATGTACAAATTCTTCTTCGTCGTCCTCGCTCTTGTCTCTGGCTGCTCGGGCTTCCAGTTCCCGAAGGAGCCGCCCTCGGCTGACGAGCAGGAGACCGCCTTCACTGCGGTGTGGGACAACATCTACACCGCCAAGCAGTTCCCCCGCCCGATCGTCAACTTCGACCAGCCCGACTGCACCGACGACTACGGCACGCCTGGCATCAAGACGCCGTCCACGGGCCGCTGCCTCCAGGGCTGGAACGGACAGCACGAGATCCACATCCTCTGGACCGGCGACTGGAAGACCAGCTCCTTCGCCCACGAGCTCTTCCACGCCTACATCATCGACACCACGCCTTCGTGGCTGCAGTCCCGCATCGCCGGCGACCCGAACCACGAGGACCCTCGCTGGATCAGCATCGTGAAGGACAAGGCCAGCGATTGGGGTGCTCCTGACCTGGTGTACTGATGAAGTTCGTCCACTACTTCAACTGCGTCTGCAAGCGGCGTGATGGACGCCCAATGCAGCTCTCGGCGGTGACAGGAGGACACGTCAGATGCAAGTGCGGCACAAAGTGGTACGTCAACAACCCCGACCGCATCTGCACTGGTAGTCCTCCCACTGTTGCTCTCACGGTCAACTCATCTGGGATCCTCGAGAGCGGGCACACAGCAAACTGCGCATGCCACATATGCGCGATTCTAGCCTTCCTCGGATCGGATAAAGAGGCCGCAACATGAAGGCCCCGCGCGGTATAAGAACTGTGACAGCGAGGCGGATCATTTCTTCATCTCCCCCCAACCCCCTGAACGGAGAGATGATCCGCCCGCTGTCCGCAGTCAATGGAAGAGGTGTTCTTATGAAGCAGCGACGACGGAACCAGCAGCTCGACCTCGCAATGGGGTCGGTCGTTGCACTGGGGCTCTGGCCTGCAAAGGCCACATTTCTTAGATATCGGAGATAAGAGCGGTGAAGGAGGACGCATGGATATTATTGACGCAATGGAGAGGATCAGCAGTTCGGGGAAGGATGAGGATCTTCAGGTAGCGTGCTGGCTGCGAGAGCTCGTCTTTCGTCGGATCATGATGCAGCCGATGATCGGTAACAAACCGTCCGCAGAGCTGTTCGACGAACGTGCGGAGGCCGCTGCGCAGGCGACAGGGCTTGGGCACGAGCTGCACAACTTCGACCTCATCGGTGACACAAGCACGGTAGAGGGAAGCTGCGGTACTTGCGGATCTTCCGTCCACATCGATCCGAGGGGTAGTATCACTGGCAAGGCGGTAGAGGAGTTCTGCTCGGAGGCCAAGACGACGCTGGTGGAGAAGGTGAAGCTGAAGCTCGTGCTCTGACCAACAACCAACAACGGAAAGATCAGAAGAGGGGAGGGAGAGATGGCCTACATGATCCAGAGGGTGCCGCGGGTTCCTACTCACGACGAGCTGTCGATCCGCATCGAAGATGCACGCCACGCCGTCGAAGAGATCAGCCTTGCTCCCAATCTGAATGAAGCATTCAAGAACGCGCTTCATCTGATGGTCGAGCGCCTCGAGGAATACGACAGCACCGAGTCCAAGCTCTTCGCTCTCCTCAATCTCGAGGAGACATTGAAAGCATACCGTCTCCACATAGCTTCCTGAGTACACAAGAGGCCTCGTGCCTCTTTTTAGTTTTCAGTGAGATAAGAGGGTGTGGAAGGGAGCATGATTTTCTTCCTCGTCCGAGGACGATTTCACTCGTATCTCACAGGAGGCTAGACATGGGCACGGTTGGGATGGGCTTCGTTGGGCTCTTGGTGATTGGCGGGATGCTGGTCGCAATCGCTCGTCGCACCGGCAAGATGAACGCAAAATCTCGAGAGCAGGACACTCGGCAGCGATCGATGGAAGAAGGAGACTTCCTGGCGCCGCCAGAGACGGTCATCTTCCTCATGCACAAGTGCCCGGACTGTGGGGCTGAGATTGTCGAAGGCCCTCACGGAGGCATGTCGGTCAACTACATCTGCATCGGCCTCGGCTGCGGCTCTCGCTTCAACTCTATGGGGCCGATCGGCATCGAACGCATCTCAGAGCCTTCGCCTCGGAAAGTGCAAGTCGACAAGGTTGGACACGCATGACGCCTACTTGGAGATTGGTGCTCGCTTTCATCTCCACAATCATCCTCCTCCCCTATTTGCATGCCTTTGTCGGAGAGCTGATCTGCCGACTCAAGAACCGCTTCGAGTAGGACTCTGGGAAGGCCTCGGCCTTCTCTTAGCTGTCCGTCGCAACCGCTTCTTCTCCTCGGGGATAAGAACTAGACGTGCATAAGGCACATTCCCATTCTGGGAATGACCTCGTCTTTAGGAAAATCAGGAGGACATCAATGGCCGGTCGAACGCGTCGAGCAGTGACGGATACGGAGCGCAAGAAGGTTCTCGAAGCTGCGGCCCAGGGCATGAACAAGACCGGGCTGTGCAAGAAGTTCAACCGCACTTGGGCCACCATCGACTCCATCCTGGCGTTGAAGGAGAAGACGGTGGCCATCACCCTCACGAACCAGGCGCTCGAGAAGGCCAACGGGAGTGCACTGACAGTGGGCGTCGGCAATCTCCTCGATCTCCTGGCCAGCGAGCAGGACAAGAGCGATCAGCCCTATCGGGTCAAGAAGATCGCCATCGATGTGGAAACGAGAGAGTGCGAAGCCATCGTCGAGCGCAAGCTCCGGTTCACGGTGTGACGTGGAAAAGCTACGCCTCAAGAATATCCTCACCCGTTCGTTCACGAGATCTGAGCTCACCAACTTCGACGACGCCTACTTCCATGAGCCAGGCCTCCGTGAGCTCGTCGATAGCCTCAAATCGAACGAGTGCATCGCCTTCATGTCGGTGATGAAGGACAACATCATCTTCGTCCGTGGCGATACCGAGATTTTGGAGAAGACGAGTGGGAAGCGGTGGCGGGTGCTCGGTTCGCGGCGTGTTCGCATCCGCCGCGGGCCTGGGCTGGAGAACGACTTCGAGCCATTGATGCTGGTGAACTACGCTCGCTCAGCCGGCATCGAGCTCATCGGGTTGGAGCTCTTCGAAGAGCACCTCGCATACCTGGTGAAAGAAGAGGAGCTCAAGAAGCTCCAGGAAAAGTCAGAGGGGGGCGGGTCATGGTCGAGATCAATCACGAGATCACAGCCAAGTGGGGTAGCGAACCTGCGCCGTTCGAAGTCGAAGTCACCGTCGACGCCATAGGTTTCATACTGCCTCCACTGATTCCCACGATCACGTTCAACACCGATGGCGCCTTGGAATACCAGAACTACCAGATCTGGCTACTCGAAACCCGACCCTTCTTCAGGTAGGACAGGAGAGGCCTTGCGCCTCTTCTTAGCTGTTCGGAGATAAGAGAATACAGGAGGAAAACTTCATGCGCGGAAAGGCTTATTGGAGTACCCCGGCACACAGCTTTGAATCTACTGCAGTCGACGGTGAGGTCGTGAAACCCAACGCCACCGACGTGACGGTTGAAGTCAACGCCAACGTCAATGGCCTCACCTATCAGGCCATCGTGAAGAATGCCAAGTCCGATGGTTGGGTGGCCGGCACCTGGGACGCGAGCAATGGTACGAAGGGTACCTGCCAGGCCCGTCTCTACACATGCCCCGACGGCAGCATCATTCTCTTCGGGCACTGGCTCGAGTCTGGCTACCAGTACGAGTGGTTCACCTATCTCAAATAGGAGCTGACATGGACCAGAACAAGCTGGCGGCGTTGAAGCAAATCGGATACTCGATTCTCGGCAACTGCGGTCTCTGCGCCCACAGCACCTTCGCATCCTCGACGTCGATGTACGGCTATTGTTCTGCCATCACCTATGAGCACCTCAAGCATCTGCCGGCGACGAGGTCTCTCAGTGTCCATCGAGAGGGTCGGTGCGATCGGCTCTTCTCGTTGGACACAGCGAGGCTCGAGCCACTGCGAGAGTGGAAGGTGTTCGTGAAGAGCAAACCCTAGGGGGAGTCATGTCTTGCAGCAACTGCAGTCTTCTGACGCAGCGATTGGAAGAGGTAGAAGCCAAGCTCCACGAGATGACGGAGCTGATGATGAGAGGAGAGGCGGTTCGAGAACAGACGATGTTCCGCTCGATCCTTGGGCAGTTTCACCCACGTGCCGATGGGACGATGAGCGACGAGATGCTGCTGGAGAACATCCGGGAGATCTTGTGGCTCGACCATCATCCAGACATTGGTCTCCGAATGAATGCCGAGAAAGAGCACGACAGCGAAACGCTCGGCGCCATCGCAAACCTGCTCATCACTCAAGGGCGAGGCCCGGACAAGCCGCATCGCCTGGCTGGGAGTGGGTGATGAAGATCGGATTCACCGGCACGAGTGAGGGAATGACGGTGCAGCAGAAGATATCCCTCCGCCAACTTCTCTACGATCTCAATGCCGCTGAGTTCCATCACGGCGACTGCATCGGGGCCGACGCCGAAGCGCACGAGATCGCTCTGGACATGAAGCTGCGCATCGTCATTCATCCCCCGATCAAACCCGACAAGCGAGCGTGGTGCAAAGGCTACGATGAGCTTCGCATCCCCAAGAACTACTTCGCTCGTAACAGGGACATCGTCGAAGAGACCTGGTACTTGACGGGTGCTTCCGTCGCTGACCGCCCTCTCGAGATCGGGGGCACTTGGTACACGATCAAGTACGCCCAGAAGACGAAGGAGCCGTTCGTCATATGGCCCAATGGGACGGTAACTCGGCTCGCCATCCTGAGATAAGAAAGTAAGACGGAAACACATCGTCTTTATAAGGAGAATCAGATGAAGACGGACAGTCAGCGCCTCGAGGAAGTTCGTGAGAAGCTCCGCCAGCTCAACCCGACTCTCGGCCAGACCATGCAGCTCCTCGCCGGCAGTATGCTCCGTCGTGCAAGCAACACGCTGCCGGAAGACCCCGATCGCCAAGGCTACATCAAGGCGGTCGAGGACTTCGTCGAGGAGCTTTCGAAGATCTAAAGCACCAAGAAGAGGCTCGGCCTCTTCTTAGCTATTTCGGAGATAAGAAATATAGCTCTAAGCGATTGAGGCGGCCAAGGCGACGAGGCAGCAGAGCACACCATCGTGAGGAACTATTTAGGAAGGGGAGGGAGAGAACATGTTGAATGCGTTTCTCCAGGGACTCGTGGAAGGCGTCAAACTGGAGTTTTACGGCCCCACGATTGAAATAACGCACGAGCCCCTGCGACGACCTTCCAAGACTCAAATGAAGAAGGAGCTTCTGAAGACTTGGAAAGAGCGTCACACCCGCTACCGAGGGAGTTTCTGCATTCACGGGCTTGAGTACCATGCGATGTTCGCTTACGTCAGAAGTGCGGTCTATACGATGGTCTTCGAATTCAGTGGGAAGGAGAGAACCCGTCAATCGGGTAGGCCGAAGCTAGTCGAGTTCTACAACGGCAAGCCCAGCATGAAGGAACTCACCGAGTACACGCACTTCGCTGTGAAGGAAAAGAAACGTCGGGCTGAAAGGGCCGCTACCATCATCAAGGCATAGGAGTTTAGATGCTGAGGAGAATCGGGCAATTCCTGGCGTGGTTGGGTGACTGTTTCGCTCCGTCTCGGTCAACGTACCGGAAGGTGCTCCATCGACGGTCTAATTCACCACTCTCCGATGAAGAAGCTTGGAGGCAAGACGCTCAAGCCATCGCGAGAGATTGGAGAGCCGTTGGAGGGGACCTAGAGAGGGCGATACTGAAGAACCTTCCCCCAAACCGAGTCATAGTGATTCGGCTTCGGGGTCACCACCACGAGGTCAAGGAGCACGAGTATGACTACACGACCAGGAGGCAGTCCGGTGTTCTCCAGTGCAGCATCCGATTCCATGGGGCACCATCGTCGAAGCTTCGGATTCATTCCCCCCGAGTGGTCGACTGTCCTGGCTGCATCAAAGCCCGCCAGCAACCGACGAGTGAAGAGGAGAGATAAGAGTATGTAGAAGCAAGCGGAAGTTTCGCTTGCTTCTAAAGGGAGGAGGGGGCGAGTGATGTCGGAATGACGTTTGGGAGTACACCCCGTAGGAGCGGAGAAACGACGATGGGCAAAGTACTGATCGTAGTGGAGGCAGAGACCACCGAAGAGTACGACAACGACCTTAAGGAAGCGACGCTGCTTCGCACGCCATCTACAGCCGAGCACGGTTGGCCGCCGGCAATTCTCGGTCAGCAAGTGACGCTGGTCTTGGGTGGGCTTGGGTATATCAAGCCACCCATTCACGTCAAGATCAGCGCCGTCATGGGAGACCATCAGGGAAATCAGACAGCTCAGGAATCTTCTGAGGCCATTCCAGCCATGATCAACGATACGCCTTCTAGTTCTCACAAGAAGGCCTCGTCAGGCTAGAGAGGCAGAGGGGGTGTGGCTTGCCCCCTCTCTTTAGCCATCAACCCACGGTCCTCCTCGGGGATAAGTACAGAGTAGAGCGTAAGGCACGCTCTTTTGGAGGATCAGATGGACCACTGGGTTCGGAGCAAGAAGTCATCAGTGTTGCACGAAGAGAAGTACACGCTCAACCTCAAGCTGGTTCGGTTGGAAGTGTCGAAGCTGCCGCAGGACAAATCGTGGACTCTGAGCATCTACGAAGTGAAGACGGACGAGATCGTCGTTCCGTCCATGTTCAACGACAACCTGGTCTCGGGCCAAATGCAAGTCATGACGAAGGCCATGGAGCTCATCGAAGCAGATGGCGGGGTCTTGGCAGCGACGATGGTCGCTCTACATACCAAGGCGCAGGCAGCTCGTGACAAGCTGACGGGGTCGTAGGATGCGGACGCTACTGCAGAGCAACTACCCTCCGGTGGCGGCGCGGGCAAAGTATGGGGAAGGAAAGGAGGTCAGGATGGAATTGGTGAACAAGGGGAGCATCGAGGAAACCCTCGAGCTGGCGCTGGAGCTCGTGCAGAAGCACCAAAGCAGTGGCGTCGTGTACCTAGTGCTCGAGGCGATCGGCAACATCGTGCGGGCCCCGAAGTCGGAAGGGCTCGAGCAGCGGCGCGGAGAGCTCCTCAGGCGAGCTCTGATGCATCTCACCTTCGTCCTGGCCCGACGGGCCTCGCACTCGCTGATGCGAGAAGCCGTCGACTTCTACACCCCGTCGGTCGACGAAACAGCGGAGTCACACGCCCGCTTCCGTGACGCCATGCAGCGGTTCAATCGCATCGTGAGCGCCTACGCTGGGCTCGTCTACTGGAACGAGGCGAAGGAGCACGTCTTCATGGTACAGGGCGGCCCGCTCTATCACGACGTGGGGCTCCTGACGAAGGCTGTAGCCTACGAGTTCGAGAAGATCGAGAGAGAAGTACGACGCCATCCTGAGCTCTTCCTCGATGAAGAGACCGCCACGCAGTTCCAATTCAACTCCAAGATCTTCCCCGCCACCCCAGTTCACGCCGCTGCGTGAGCTTCTAGAGAGGATTCTTCCTCTCTTTTAGCAACCTCAACTCCCCCTGGGAGATAAGAAAGGGTACCCCAAACCCTTTCAAATTGAGGTGTCAAATAAGATGTCTTGTACCGGCGACAATCACCAAAGTCTTCGGCGTATAAAGGTGGAGGGACTCAAACCCCCGGACACGGAGTGGTATGAGTGCAAGTGCGGTGATAAGCTGCTGGTGCGGATCATCGCGTCTTACCCTCGCGACTACGAGGTGGAGGAAGCCAAGAAGCGCGGCATCGAGATCACACAGAACTTCATCGCGAGAGACCGCACCGAGTGGGGAAGCCTGGCGCAAGCCAAGAACCACAACAAGCTGTTGGATGAAATAGCCGAGATTGAGTCCTTCCTGCTTCCCAGGACTCAAGAGCTGGAGCAGGGCTACGGCTACATTCAGCAGGACCCCAACCAAGTCGAGCAGGTGAAGCACCGCCTGCGGGGCCTGCTGGAGAAGAAGTTCGGGACGCCCAATACCGACAAGTCCATGCGCGAGACCGTCATCGCCGCGCTGGAGTATCTCCATCCGGGCATCCCAAAGTCGATCATCGAGAAGGATCCCATCTACAAGTTCTACGTGCGGCTGACGGCGATCGACAGCGAGGGCCGCGAGTGGCAAAACGCCCGCATCGCACAGGGCGTTCAGAAAGATCCCAAGTTCGGAAAGCACGTACGATTGGAAGTACCGGCGCTGGGCTCCAAGGAGGGTTCAAATGACCGACGGGAAGGGCGAGGGCCAAAACAGCTCCCGCCCGGAAAGAACCGAGGATAGCGAGACTCACTGGAAGCGCTTCAAGGACTACCACCACAAGGAGAGCGGAGTTCATATCTCCTTCGACAAGAGTGGCAGCACCTACAGCCCAAGCATCGGCTTCGAGCACTCCCGCGGCGGCTATATCACGCGGCACGGGCGCATCATGCCGAACTTCCAGCACGACATCGCAGACTTCAACCCGATCCGCTTCATCATCGAGGCGCTGACCGCTCTCGAGGGAGACATCAACAGGGATCTGCGAGAAGAGTCCGCGAAAGACAAGGCCCGCTACCTCCAGCGCCAGAAGGACAAGGCCGAGGAGCGGAAGAGGCGGAAGGAGGAGGCGAGGCAAAACAAGGAGGCCTCGAAGAAGAGAAGTTCAGGGAAAGGTCGCCCTCCCAGTAGGATCGATCCCAAGAACACACCCACCAAGTAAAGTAGGGCCATGCCACAGATACAGGCACCAGTGCAAAGAGAAGCTGATGCGGCGGCTGGGGCAGGGGTGATGGCATACGAGAACGCGTGGATTCCCAACAAGACTAACACCGCGTGGTCCATGCATCTCTTCCCCTTCTTCCTCATCATCGAGTATCGGCCCCGGGAGCCGCTTCCCTTCGTTGGGACGCTCCAGGGCAAGTGCTACACGAAGCGGGATCACCATGCCTGGCCCGACATCAATCAGGCTGCCGAAGGTATGCTTCGCTGGGCCCAGTACGAGCTCTACCAGACATACCAAATGATCTCAGGTATGCTCCCGCCACCGACCACCTGATGGAGAGACAATGAGACCGACAGTCGATGAGTACTTCCTGGGGATCGCAGATCATGCTGCAACCAGAGCCACGTGCGATCGCAAGCATGTGGGGGCGGTTCTCGTGAACAACGCGACCAAGACGATTGTCTCCACAGGCTACAATGGATCTCCCCGTGGGATGCCTCACTGCGACGACGTGGGGCATCTCATGAAGGAGATCGACGGCCGACAGAGCTGCATCCGCACCCTCCATGCCGAGTCGAATGCCATCGATCAAGCTGGGATCATGGCGGAGGGCTGCACGCTCTACTGCACCGTGTCGCCGTGCTACGAATGCGCCAAGAGAATCATCAACGCAGGCATCGTCCGAGTCGTTGTGCGCGAGTACTACCAGAGCCAGAACAGTGGCATGGTGGAAGACCTCTTCCGAGAGGCTCTGATACCCTTCGAAACGCTCAATAAGACCCCCGCCTAGCCTCAGTTCTGCAAATCCCCCGTACAGCCGGTTATAAGGCCTATGAAGCTAGACAGATGATCTAGCAAACCTTTTCAGGAGGAGATCCACATGTTCAAGTCTCTCGTCGCTCTCGGCCTCAGCTCCACCGCTACTCTCACTCTCGCCATCGTCGGTGGTGTGGTGGCCGGGACCGCGATCGCGGCTCCGATCGCCTACAACGCCGGGAAGAAGAAGGTCGAGGTCGTGGCGCCCGGCCGCTAGCCTTGGAAGAAGCGAGGATGTACTCTCGCTTCTTCTTAGCTGTCCTTCCCAGCGACGAGGTTCCGATCCAAACTTCGCTCATGCACAACGCAGCAGAGCAGCACGAGGACGAGTCCCACACCTCACCCGAAGGCATACTCAAGAAGTACCGCAAGAGCCCCTGGTGGCTGGTCTTGCTGGTGGTGGCCATCCCACCTCTCATCACTAGCTACTTCTCGTATCGGGCGGCCAAGGTAGAGGCCCAGATGAAGGCCAATGAGACCAAGGCGGAAGCGGAGGCCGGCTACGCGGCAACGAAGGTCGCAGTCGAAGAGCTGCAGAAGAACGACAAGGAATACAGCAAGGCGATCGCTGAGCTGTCGGGACACGTCCGCGCTGTTGAAAGCTTCCTGACCATTCACGCACGCGAAGAACACTCTCGGGCGCCATCGAAGCTTCACCTTCCACCAGCGATGCACACACAGGCTGTGCAGCAGGCGGCCGCCACACGAGTCGAAATGCCGATGGACCTCAAGTCGGCTCTCATCGATGTGAATAGTGGAAAGGTCTACAAGATCGGGAAGGTGTATGAGGGGCCTGAAGAAGACTCTCCAGACTGGACTAGGGGTGCCATGACCGCCCCAGCCAGCTCCGAAGCCCTCTCAAAGTAAAACCACCCTCTCAGATCTGAGATAAGCTCTTAGCCTGGAAAGCAGTAGATCCAGGGCACACCCTTCTATTGACCTCTGTGGGGGAGGAGAAGCAATGCAGCGAGAGGAAGAAGCAGGCGAGTGTGTGGTTCGAGGCGCTCTGGTGCGAGAGGGCTCCGAGCTCTGCACTCTCATGGTCTGGCATCTGGACCACTCGCTGAGTGAGGCATTCCGCAGGGACTTCCTCATGACTCGATGCAAGGTGCTGCAGTCGATGTTCGGGGTGGACCTTCACAAGGTTCAGGGAGTCGCCGGCATCGATTTCGAGGAGTACGGAATCAGGGTTCATCTGAGCAAGAAAGTGGTCGATCGCCACGAGAAGACCTGTGCGGTATCGATGGGATTCGTGTGGCCTGGAATCGATGACAAGAAGTGGGAAGACCTGAAGGCAAAGTTCAAGGAAGTGTTCGCTCCAGCAGTGCTTCATGGTGAAGCTCAATGCTCGGAAACGAACGATGTCATTCACATCAATAGCCGGTTCCATCTGGCTGAGAAAGGGGGCAACTGATGCGCTACATCCTCGCGGTGTCTCTCCTGGCAATCGGTAGTGCTGGCTGCGATTCGGGTTCCGCGGCCGGGGCGCAGAAGCCCGCCGAAATCCCGATGTGCATGTCCGCTGACGGCGGCGTGTGCTCGGGCGTCCCTGGCCCCGCTGGCCCGCAAGGGCTTGCTGGTGCGAAGGGCGACAAGGGTGATGTTGGAATGACCGGCGCCCAGGGTCTCCAAGGCCCGAAGGGCGATCAGGGCGTGCAGGGTCCGCAAGGCGTGCAAGGTGTCCAGGGTCCGATGGGCATGCAGGGACCCAAGGGCGACACGGGCGCTCAGGGCCCGCAGGGCATCCAGGGGCCGAAGGGCGACACCGGTGCGCAGGGAGCTCAAGGACCGCAGGGCGTTGCTGGAGCGGCCGGCAAGGACGGCAGAGCTCTGCAGGTCACTGGTGTGCTCGCCGGCACGACGCAGTACATCGGCATGCTCGCGCCTCTCGGCAACGGCGGCGTCGGCCTCTACGCTATGACCAACAACACCTCGAACCCGGTGGCCAACTATCCGTACAACTACATCATCACGCAGAAGCCGACGAAGTTCTACTACCCCACGAACAACTGCACTGGCACTCCGTACGTCTCGTCGGATGAAGGCATCTTCACCTTCTCGAACCAGCTCTTCTGGCAGGCCTTCCAAGGCACCAAGCTCTACTGGCAGAACTGGCCCCAGACGTTCATCAACTACCAGTCCTATTCCGGGGGACCGAACCAGATGGGGTGCATGAGTGTTGCGGCGACGGGTCTCTCCTCCTACTCGCTGACGCAGACCTCGTTCTCCTTCGACGTGTCGGCTTCAATGCCCTGGACCGTCTCTCTCCAGTAGTTCCCCAGTACTCCTCGCCGGATCTTCTCCGGCATTTTCTTAGCTGACAGCACCGACGGAAAACGCTACAACTCCTCCGGGATAAGCGCGGTGATCCCAGATCCGTTTCTTATCAAGGAGCGATGAATGTCGAATCCGTGGAACCAATGGCTCGATGGACTGCCGGCTGATCAGAAGACTGCGCTGATCGAATCCCTTTACTCACGAGGAGAGATCCAACGGTCGGCTCATGCCGACGAGAAACACATCCCCATCATCTGCACACCTGCATCAGAGCTCTTGGTCAACCAGACCGTCCCCTTCGTCGACGTCTTCGGGTTGATGCCGCAGTATCAAGCTCTCGCTTTTCAGGACCACGGCAATCTCTTGCTGAAGGGACCGAAGGGCAACGGGAAGTCTCTCTCGATTCGAGCCGCAGCCTTCGCCTGGCGCATCCCACTCGTCGTGGTGGAGTGCTCAGAGAACACCAAGGACTTGCAGCTCATCGGGCGATATGTCCTGGTGGGGCGAGAGACGAAGTTCGTGCTCTCTGGTCTGCCGAAGGCAATCCGCATCGCCAATGAAGTCGGCAGGTGCATCCTGCTCTTCGAGGAGTTCAATGCCCTCACTCCGCAGTCGCAGAAGATGCTCAACGGCGTCCTGCAAGAGCGCGCGGTGGAAGTGGACTCTCTTGGGCAGACCTTCCGACTCAACCAGGGCTGCACGGTGTGGTTCACCGGGACGATGAATCCGTCGGTGTACGGAGGCACCTACGATCTCAACGAGGATCTGAAGTCTCGCATGAGCGAGATCGAGACGGACTACCCGCCCACCGAATACGAGAAGCAGATCATCCGCGCCAATCTCGGTCAGATGGATGCGGCGATGGAAGACATCACCGATCTGATGCTTCGATTCGCCAAGGAGTCGAGGCAGAAGGCGATCGGCTACGCCCTCTCCACTCGAGACATCGTCCGTACGCTGCAGACGGTTCGCACCAACGGACTGAAGCCTGCGCTTCAAATGCTGGTGTGCAAATACGAGGGCGAGGAGAGGAAGACCGCCCTGGCCCGGGTGGGCTCCATCTTCAAGGGCGCCACGGTCACTGAGTTCTGGGACGGCAAGTGAACCCCTATCGTGAGAGCGCCGCCTCTGCTCAGACGCGTCTCACGAGATGGCAGCGCATTGGTCTGTGGTTCTGCGACAACGGCTGGCACAGCTTCAGAGAGAAGATACTCCGCGGCGGTGCTGGCCCTGATGATGCCGCTGCCTTCGTGAAGTGCGTTCGATGCAAGATCAGCGGCTGGCGCTACTGCGACGGCACGTATTCGGACTTCAGAAAGGGAGAGGAAGAATGAAAACGATCGAGGAGTTCGATTTCCCGCTCGGCGGTTCTGAAGAAGAGATGCAGCGCCGCGAGCTCACTGGAGAGCTCAAGGCCTACACCGCCATCGTCAAGATGCCGAGAGGCGCGGTGGTGCGCAGAATTAGCGGGCGCATCAAGACCGTCGTCGTCCGCGGCATTCATCCACAGACGAAGATCATGGGCAATTACGCCGTGCCGAAGGAGCACGTCTCGATCTGGGCAGAAGTGGACGCCAACGATAGAAATCTCGTGCCATACACCTATCACGTCATCCCGACGGGAGGCACGGTGCCGGAAGAGGAGGACACGAACGTTGTTGGAAAGAAGTTCTCCTACGCTCTCCCATATCTCGGCAGCTTCCTACTGGAAATGGGAGCGGTGGCGTTTCATGTTTATGGTCCAGTCGTCAAGTAGGAGTATCCCGTGGCGAACAGCTCTTACTATGTTTCTGGTGGCAAGTCTCCTCCACCAAATCGACACTATGAGGCTCCGATCGACAAGAACCCGATCTATCGCACCAACGATACATTCAAGCGGGCCTACAAGAAGGACATCAGGGTGCAGGAGGGTCATCAGAATCAGACGGACTGCACCTCCACCATCTGGGTGAAGTTCGCCGATCCGATCGACCAAGAGGTGGTGGAGCTGCTCGGCGAATCACGAGGACGGCATACCTACCGACTCGCCTGCGGACACGAGTGGGAGGGCAAGCTCGACGTACTGCCCGGCGATACACTCTCGTGCATGACTTGCGGAGCTGAGCAGGGTTACCTTGGGTTCGAGCACGAATGGCAGCACATTCTCTTCAAGACGGACCCCAAGACTGCGAAGCTCTTCCTCGCGCCTTGGGTCCACGAACTCAAGCAGAAGGCGCCACATGTTGATCCTGCGCAACTCGAAAGATTCCTTTTCTACGTCCTCAACGCCTTCGATGATATTCGCTGCAATTCTCTTTGGGAGCTTCTCTACCCCGGCTCTGCGGATCGAATTTGGAGACGATGGACGCGTATTTCTAATAGTCGAGGAGCAGAAGCCAACAGCGAGAACTTCATCGCCTTTCTCTTCGCCGTTGCGCTTGGAACTCCTACCGTATCAGATGGACCTTTTGAGCCTCTTCGGCCTTGCATCGAATGGGGCATGCACCACATCCGGTACAAGGGATACCAGCGATCCCTCGTCGTCGCCCGCCTTGCCCTGAATCAGTGTCTAGACAAACTGCTCGAAGAGATGCATCCTCCCCCTCCTTCGCAGGCACCACAACAGCCACAACAAGGAGGACAAGATGCGCAGCAGGCCCAAGCGGGCAGTGCCGGAGCCGGAGCTTCGTCTGGCACCCCAGGAGATGCCGGAGGAGCAAGTGATCAGGGACAAGCTGGAGGCAGCGTTCCCGATGGAGCGTCGCAATCAGCCAGTGCTTCCGAGCCACACGACCAGGGGACAGGCGATGTACCCGTCCCCGACGCGTCACAGGTGAGCAATGCTCTCAGCTCTCTGATCCGCCACTCGACTCAGTTCGACGAGCAAGAGAACCATCCCCTTCCCGACAAAGTCGACATGACCACGGTGCCCGACGCCGTGCGGTCGGCAATCGCCCAGGTCTTCCAGGACGTCGACGGCGCTATCCCGACCGATGAGGACATCGGTCAAATCGATGGGGACATGCAACAGGCAATCGACAGCTTCCGCGATGGGATGACGCAAGTCTCTCCCGATAGCCAGCTCATGGCCGACGCCAAGGCGAAGATTCTCTTCATCGACGTGAAGCCGGAGAACATCCGCTCGAAGGTCGCACTGAAGGAGAAAGAGCTCGAAGCGGTCGAGAGAATGCGCAGCGTCTTCTTCAGGACTCTCGGTAGGCAGAAGATGCAGCGCAACGAGAGCGGGGTCAGCATCGACGTCGACTCAGCGATTCAGTTCGCTATCGAGCCGAATGACAGTTCGATCTTCGAGCAGGATATGAACAACCAAGGGTTCGGATATCTCACCCTTTGCGATATGTCCGGCTCGATGGACGGTGAGCGGCTTTACCAAGTAATGCATGCGGGAGAGATGCTCCGACGCTCTCTTCGCTTCCCCTTCGTTGATGGCCGGCGCTGGGGATTCAGAGGCGGAGAGGGTGGAAAATACGACAGAAGTGGTCAGGTCTGGATCTACCGCTGGGACCGCGAATGCGAGGGCTACTTGGGCTCTGCAAAGCCGGCCGGCAAGAATTACTCAATCCCAGTCGAGTGTGGTGGCCTGACCCCAATGCACTCGGCGATCCGCGTCGCTTCTCGATACCTGCTGACTCAGATGTCCCCTGGAATGGCGAAATACCTCTTCCTGCTGACAGATGGATCGCCGTGCAGCGCGAAGAGCAGTGGACAAGGCCTCCCCACCTGGGTCCTTCAGCAGTATGTAATGAAGGAGATCCAATGGGCGCGGCAGAGAGGTGTGAACGTGTACACCTTGGTTATCGACGGCGGCATCGACGATCAGGAATGCAGGAAGATGTTCGGACCTCCTCGCTTCTGGCGTAATGCCTCTTCTCGAGATGACGAGAATTCTGTCGACCGCGTACTTCAGAATCTGGTGATTCAGAATTTTGAGAAGTATTTGCGGTCGAGAGGATAGTGACCATCATCGTGAGATAAGAGGGAGTGGAGGATGAGCAAAGATACGTTGTCCAAGAAGGCCTCTGTTTTGTCTCTGCTCGAGAAGGGCGGAGCAAAAGGAGTGCCTGTGCAGGCGTTGATCAAGAAGTGCGGGAGGCGATCCCCGGCGAGGATCTACGACCTGCGGAAAGACGGCTACGTCATCACGACGGAGCCGAGCCGCGGACCGACGTGCCGCTACATCCTCATTCGCAAGCGTGTCGCAGCCAAGGGGGTGAAACGTGTTGCTACCAGGAAGGGACGTGTACGGCGTTGAGCTAACTGAGAACCGCATCCGCGCACGCGGCTGCAGACACGAAGTACCCTGCCTCACTTTCATCTGCATCAGCTCCCATCATCGAGGATCTCGCCGCACTCCCTGGTGCAGGGGCTGCGATGACTGCGACGAGATGAAGCACCTCATCGGCGAAGCCGAGTACGAGGACATGGGACGCGGCTACACGCCGGACCGCGGCTGGTGCGACGTCTGCTGGTCCAAGACGCTGCGAGGCTACATCAGGAAGCGAGTCCGGGACTTCAAGCGGTGGAAGCGCCATCTCCGGCCACCAATGATCCCAGTGTCACCAAGCGTTCAGCGACCAGTGCAGAGTTTGACCGAGTACCGCAACTACCTGTGGTCACGGAACACTTGGCTGCCGGAGGCGAAAATAGGGTAATCGTCGACACGCGAAAACCGACGTGATACAGTCTTTGACTAGCGCAACATCCCTACTGGGGGTACGTGATGATCCTGGTCGTTGATGATGACGACTCCGTCCGCCAGGTCCTGATCGACATGCTCCGCAGTTCTGGCTACGAGGCATGGGGCGAACAGAATGGAAGAGACGCCCTGGCCTATCTCACCGATGACGAGAACGAGAGACCAGAGCTCATCCTTCTCGACTACTCGATGCCGGTGATGAACGGAGAAGAGTTCCTGATCTTCCGCGACATCGATCCCCGCCTCAAAGCCATCCCCGTAATCGTCTTCACCGGCTCAGTCGATCTCGTCAGCAACAAGAGCGCAGACGGCTATGTGCAGAAGCCGTTCGTATCTCAGGTCATGCCCTTCGTCGAGAAGTACTGCGTAGCACCCGCCGCCTAAATCAGGAGGACAACATGGTTGAGGAGCAGCGGGCTTTCATGCCCGCCAAGGATGGACCCGTGTGCCGTCGACACGGACCCATGAAGCACTACTCATCGTATACGGTTTTGATGGGTGGTGGTTACTGCCAGGTCACCGCGCTCAAGTGTGATGAGTGCAATGCCACCGTCGCTGTTCCTCGCCCCAGTTGCAACGTCTGTGGTGACAGCATGGCTCTTCAAAGAGTCACTCGACACCTCGGTGGCAGGCCGAAGTTCTTCTGGCGTTGCAGGAAGGATGAGCTTTCCCAATCCTTCGAGCTCTGCGAATGCGGCAGTGTCGGCTGGCTCCACATGGACAATCGCCACGAAGGCGGGGATAACCCGCACAACGAGGCTGTCCTCGGCATTCCCTGCGGCATGCACATCGACATGTGCTCAGACTGCGGCCACTATCGATTCCAAGGGTCGATCGACGCCGAGCTCGCTCACCGACGAGAGTGCGGCTGCGGGCACGGCCTGCCCAAGAATGACGACGCCTATACTTGGATCGGCTATCGCGGGGCCAACAACGAGGTGTGGCGCGCCATGCACGGCGCTGGCTTCCACGTCTCAGACGAGCCGGATCAAGAAGACTTCGAGGTCTACATCGAAGAGGGCAAAGCCGCGCTCTTCATCCAGGTGCTCGACAACACCTATGCGGCGATGGAAGAGGAGAGGAAGCGTAGACCGATCGAGCAGGCGACTCGTCTCCTCAAGCAATTCGACGACGCATTCCCACAAGCGAGGTACTACATGAGCGCTGCAGAGAAGAACGGAGACACCATGACCTGCCCTCACCCAGACCACGACCCAGACCGCAACGGGTTCCGCAAGGCGGCCAAGACGCCGGGCTTCGCCGAAGACCTTCGCCCACTCAAGCGTCAGTACTCTCAGAACGAGACGAGCACCAGAAAGAAGATCACGGCTGTTCCCTGTCTCTTCAGCGAAGAGGAGATGAAGCGCTCCAATTTCGAACCCGACAAGGTTCTCGACAGTGTCGTCACCGACGAGAACGGCTTTCCTCGAGGCAAGTTGATGTGCCCCATCTCCAAGGAGTTGTCGGAGCTCGATCTCGGCAAGCATCGACTACAAGAAGCCGCAATCACTGGGCTCGCCCGAGCTGCAATGGCCCTCATCGGACAGCTCAATGAGATGAACTTCCAAGACCATCCTAAGGAGGAGGCGCTGCGGCTGAAGTCTCGCCAACGCGGCCTGCTCGAGCAGCTCGACGAGCTCAAGCGGTCCGAGTCGCCTGGCTACCTGCAGTACCTGAACAGCACCAGCGTCGGGCACGACCGGCAGGCCAACTTCCATCGCCGGCATCTCCCGACCGCGGGCGGCTTCCGCTTCGGAGAGCTGCATCCGATGGAGGGCGAGGACAACTTCCACGGTGTCGTCTATCTCGACGGAATCACCTTCTACGCCGTCCTCATCAAAGTGCAGAATGTGAATGGAGAGCAGCAGCCGACCAACGACCCCGAAGGCCGCTACCAGGACCTCCTGCAGTTCAACGATGGCAACATACAGACGGTCAAGATCGACAGCCATCCCGGCGACTTCGTGATGTGCATCTACCCCGCAACCGAGTAACTACGGAGCGGATGGGCCTAACTGGTCTATCCGCTTTTTTAGCTCTTCGAAGAGCTTCTGCAGGCGAAGGAGATCTTCATCAAGCTCGGCGACGTCTTCTGCGAGCTGATGAATCGGGCTGAGGAGCTTGCGGAAGTTGTCGGCGTTGCAGCCGACATGTTGGTCCTGCCCCTCGACCTTCGCCAGCAGGAAAGTCACATGGGCGGAGACTTCTCGGACTGTACTATCGAGCTTCCAGGTCACGACAAGTGCGGCAATGACGCATCCAGCGAGGAGGAGGCCGATGAGGAGCACTGGATCCACATCTATCCCCCATGGAAGAGATGCTTCAGGCGATCGACCAGCGCCCAGATACCCCCTGTCGCCGTTCCAACACCCGCCACGCTCAGCAGAGCGTAGATGATGGTTCTGATTACCTTGTTCGTCTTCTCATCCCAAGGAAGATCGAACCGGAACTTGCCCTTCCGCACAGACAGCACTTCATCATCCGGTTTCTCAACCGCAGGCTTAGGAGGAAGCAGGTGCTGACCCGTTTGCTCGCGGATCTGCTTCTGCTCCTTCCTGATGGCGTAGAGCTTGTTGCGGAGCTCGTCGAGAGTAGTGCGGATGTCTTCGAACGCCTGGCGAGCGCGTTTATCGACCAGGTCTTCCAGCTTCCCAGCGAGGACTAGTGGAAGGAGCTCGAGCTTCTTGTCGACAGTGGAGACGAGGTCTTTGAGGATTGCGAGCTGCTCTTGATGACCTTCGATCTTGTCGATGGCGTTGGCGAGCTTCTCGTCTACCTCATCAATGGTCTTTGCGAGTAGCTTGCTCGCGTAGACCAGCTCCATGAACTGCTCGTTGCTCGTCGGGGCCATCCTTCACCTTCTGCCTGCGTTCCTTGACGCGCCGGTGAACGCTTTCCACGTAGGACACCAGCTCCGACACCGCCTCCTCGTCCTTCACACTGCTCTGCTGGGTAGGCATCCCTGCACCTTCCTTACCTGCTTCCCTCTGCAAAAGAGGGGCCTCGTCCGACGGGCTGGCCGGACGAGGCGCCATCTCTCCGGGCTGGAGGCCTACCGCCGCGGAGAGACTACCTGCGAAGACGCCGCGCAAGAGCCGCCCCCGCTGCAGCCGCCTTGGCCATAGCGTCTGGGCCGGCTGGTGGCTGCGGACCGCCGGCACCTGCTTTCGGTGGCGGGGCGGAGCCTCCACCCCCACGCCCTGACTTTGCGGCCGCCATCATGTTCTGAGGCGAGCCTCCAGACCCGTTCGGGATGGGTGCAGTTTCGTCCCACGCGGGTCCGGTTCCAACGCCCATCGCTTCGGCCTGCTGCTCTGCGTACTGCTTCATGGCCTCGTCGACGAGCTTCTTCTCGGACTTCTGCATTTCCTTGATGAACTTCTCCACCTGCTTCGGATCGTTCACCGTCATGCCGATCTGCTGTTCGAACTCCTCCAGCTTCGGCCCATAGCGCTCGACGGCGTCCGGCGGAATGCCCGGCATCGCCTGTTGAAGACGCTCTGCAGCGGTCGGAGGCTGCGGCGGTGCTCCATCGGCGCCAGCACCAGCAGGAGGCAACCCGCCGTTCTGCTCGGCTCCTGGCGTCTCTCCAGCCGCACCCAGAAGATCTGCGAGGTTTCCTCCTTCACTGGCAGGAACCTGCGTGGGCGAGGTCGGGCTCGGACGAACACCAGGGTTCTGTTGGAGCTGGGCGCCAGGGACAGGAGCTGCTGGCTGTCCCATCTCCTCGCCACCCTCCATCGGCATCGGCTCTGTAGCCGCAGCAGGACCGCCATCGGTCGGGCCGCCCTGCATGCCGAGGAAGGCGAGCTTCTCCAGATCCGGTTGGAAGTGACGACGCGTGAGAGCCCGCATGATCATACCGTCGGACGAGTCGAGTCCGTAGGCCTCTGCGGTCTTCTCCATCTCGGTTGGGTCGTAGCCACACGCCACCGAGAAGTAGTCTCTCTCTGGTGCCGTGAAGCCCGTACCACGCTCGAGAGCGCGATCGAGGTGGTGGTAGAAGCGGGCCTCGGTGAGGACTGCGGACGGATCCGCCCCCAGCGCTGCAGCCGCCTTGTAGAGCGTGCCTTCATACACTGGGAGTCCTTGCTCCCAGCGCGAGAAGACAGCCTCAGCGAGTTCGCGATCCATCGGTCAGCCCTCCGACGATCAGAAGCCCGTGGCCGGATTGAAGGCGCCGGTGATGAGCGCCAGCGAGGCGACGGCAACGGGCACCGCGCGCTCGAACTGCATGGAAGCCTGCTCCTGGATCACCACGCCGCCCGCGTCGGTCGCGATCTGATGCGAGGGAACGTAGGCGCTCTCGAGGTAGATCGCGCCGACAGTGTCCTCGTTCGAATCGCGGAAGTAGGCCAGGAGGCCCACCGGCTGCGAGAAGAGATCTGACGCCAGGTTCAAGAAGATGTTCTCGTAGCCCGGCGGGATCTTGACGTTGTGCGGATTGGCCACTGTCGCCGGGCCCACGTTGTTGAAAACGAAGGGCACGATCGTCGGAGGCAGCAGGTCCTGGTAGTAGGCGTAGAGCATTCGCAAGAGCGAAGGCCCGTGGTACATGATGCGGCTCAGCGCGAGCTGTCCGACGGTGCGTCCCGAGATGAAGTAGGACCGCTCCGACCCGAGCTCCCAGAACCGGTTGAAGTTCCGGTTGTGGCCGAGGCTCATGTTCTGCACCACGCCGATCGGCATGGCGAAGTTGTTCGCTCCGGTGGTGCCGAGAGTGGCGGCAACACCAGCCGCTCCGCCGACGTTCGCCAGACGCGGAGGACCAGCGGCGAGGAGCGTGAAGGCGGCGCTCAGGAACTGGCCATCGACCAGGCCACCCTGAACGTACCGCTGATATGGTTGCCACTCGGTGAGCTGCGCCATCTTGCGTCTCCCTTTGGGTCCTCGTCAGGCCTATTGTCCCTCGACTCGGGTCAGATGACCAGCGTCAAGCGAATGTAGTTGCAGGGGAAGGGGACATCGAGGGTGATGTCCACCAGCACGGTATCCGGCTGGTCGGTCGACTGAATGATGTTGTTCAGATCGCCCGAGATGAGGACCCCGTTCTCCTCGAGGAACTTGAGCATGCCGTGGATGACCGTCGAGACGGTATCCAGGAATGGTTGCGTGATGTTGAACGTGCCGATGAAGTTGCGGAGACCCGCCCGGAGGAACTTGGCGGTGAAGTCCACGATCTTCGTGATCGACAGCTCCCGCTTCTCGACCGACGTGGTGTCCGTCGAGCACTGCATGCGGGAGATGACTGGCGCTCCAGCCACATCCTGAACGAGGATGTAGACGCCACCCGCGGCGATGACGTTCTGCTGCCGCTGCGAGAAAGTGTCCTGCGAGCCCTGGACGCCGTTGTAGCCGACCATGGGCATGTTGGTGAAGCCCTGCTGTGGCGGGAAGCTCGCGCACATGCCGGCGATGCCGGCGCAGGCGTGGTAGGCCTCGAGCAGGCTCTGAACGCCGTTCACGCTCGCCGTCACCTTGTCGGGGAAGACGTAGAACATGCGGCGGTACCTGTAGGCCGCTGCCTTCGCCGCCACAGTCGAGGCGATCGCATCCTTGTCCGGCAGGGACGAGCCGGGCAGCACCAGCGGCTGGCCACGGATCTCCATCGAGTAGGCTTCGGCCACGAGCTGCGTAGTGAGCGGAGTCGTGGTGAAGAAGCCGTCGGTGTTCTCGCCGGTGGCGAACGTCGTGTTGAGCGTCTGCACGACACCGTTGACGCCAGAGACGTTGTAGTTGCGGACTTCGCCGTCCACGGTGAGCTGCAGGTAGACGCCCGCAGAGACCGGAATCGGGTTCGCCGGGTTGACGCCATTGGCGACCAGAGCCGCCGTCGGGTTCACGTCGGTGACGAACTGGTTCTGCGTGAGGGTCGTCGAGCCGTTGGAGCCCGATGCCACCACGACGTCATTGCCGCGGCTCGGGACGAGCGGGTTGAAGAAGAGGATGCGCTCGCCCTTCTGCTCCGGCGACTCCATGAGCTGGAGGTGGGCCTTGAACATCTGGGCCACCGTCTCATCGTGGGTCAGCGGGGCGATGGCGTAGACTTCCTGCGCCTCGATGAAGTTCGCCACCTCGGAGTAGGCCGCCAGCGTGCCATCTGGTGCCGCCGCCGGAGCGTCCGAGACGCCCATGCCAGTCACCAAGATGCCGGGGGCATTGATGACGGCGAAGAACATGCCGAGGCCGAGCGGGTTGTCCGGCGTCAGCGGCCCGAGGACCGTGGTCAGGGTCGCCGTGTCCGAGACGCTGATGAGAGCCGGCTTTCCAGTCGACTTTGGCGAGACATCGAGGCGCAGGCCCTTGTACTGGATGTAGAGATCGGACTGGCCCGGATCGTATGGTGCGCCGGTGACCTGGTTGCGGAGGATGTCCGCACCGATGTTCACGTTGCCCGAGATGTCGAGGTAGAAGTCCGGGTTCGGACGTCCAGAGCCCACGCCAGTCGCACCACCCGGGAAGCCGAGGGCGATGTTTGCCTGTGCGGTCGTATTGTTGTTCAGCACCTCGACCTTGGAGCCGATGCCCTTGAGGTCGGAGGTGATGGTCAGCTCGTCAGAATTGGTGCCGCCGATGCTCGCCACCGGCCAACCCACGATCGTATTGATCGCCGTGACCGCATCCACCAGAGAGTTGCTGGTGAAGAGCACCTGGTAGACGTGCGGACGGTTGTTGATCTTGAGCTGGAACGTGAGACCAGACAGATTGTCGACACCTGCCGCCTGCTGACCTGACGTGTACTGCAGCTTGTTCGACCCGAGGGCAGTCGAAGTCGCATCGACCTTCATCACGTTCTGGTCGGTCGGGCTGGCAGGGTTCCACTGGATCTTCAGCTTCGTTCCGACCGAGGTGACGGTGAGGTTCGTCATGAACGTACCGTCAGCCGTGATGTCTGCGATGACCGCCGCGATGTTGGCGAAGGGGCCAGCACCGAAGGTGTGCGTCCTCGTGGTGGGGAAGGTGGCCCCCGCATCGGTCGACAGCTTGAGGACGAGATTGGTCGTCGGCAGCGCGCTGAAGCTCGGGTTGTCGCCCGAGAGCAGCACGGGACCAGCCGCCACGAACGTGACATCTTGGCCGTTGCCAGTGATGTCGTTTCCACCGAAGGTGAAGCCCAGAGTGGCTCCCGCAGTCGACGTCTTGCGGAGAGTCAGCGACTGATTGGCACCAGTCAGCAGGGTGGCCAGCTTCAGGTTGCCGGTGTCGTTGACTGCGCCGACGTGCGGGATGTTGGAGCCGATTGCCGCAGCCACGGCCGTCATGTCCGCGAACGGACCGCCGGTGAACGTGAAAGTGAAGTCGTCCTGGACCACGCCGTTGTAGGTCACACTCACAATCAGCGTGAGACCAGTGAGGTTGAACGGACCGGCGGGAGCGCCGGTGCCCTCGACCACCGCCGGAGTCGCGGCCGTACCTTCGATGGTGCCCGTGACCGCGGCAGCCTGGGGAACTGACGAGACCGAGAGGTTCTCGGCCTTGAACCAGGCGAACTGAGGAGCGAAGGGAACCGACGAGAAGATGGTGTTGAGGTTGGCGTCGTCGTAGACCGGGGTCACGACGTTGCCGTCAGCATCGAATATCGAGAGACGGGCATTCAGCGTGCCCATCTTGAAGCGGCTCGCCTCCACCTTCTTGACGAACGCGCTGGCAACCGGAGTCGTGCCGTCGGCGTAGAAGATGTCGCCCACCTGGAGCTGGATCGAGCCGTTCCCGGTGAAGGTCACGGCCGCTGCCTGCGAGTTGGCGAACGTGCCCGCCGCCGTCACCAGGCCGAACCCTGGAGTGACGCTGGTGATCGCCGGGAACGTGGTGGCGGTTCCGTTGACCAGGTAGCCGCCGCGGCTCCACTCCACCCAGGGCGACAGGACCGTGTTGTTGCTCTGGTCCTGAGCACGGAAGCCCGAGCCCTCGACGCGGTACTCGTTCGTGACCGTGAAGCCGAGGGCGGTGTTCGCCGATCCGCCGGCGCGAACGGTCACTGAGCTGATGGCGCCGAACTTGGTCGAGGTGATCTGGACGCGGTTGTCGGTGGTTACCGTCGCCACGGTCTCACCCACTGCCGAGTTGATCTGAGCAGCGATCTGGGCAGGAGTGAGGTGAGCGCCAGCGGTCGCACCAGCGAAGGTGATGGCTACGTCCTCGGTGGTATTGAGGCGCGCCGGCACGTCGATCGCGAGAACGAGCGTGAGGCCATCGACCACGAAGTCGCCCACTGGATCGGGCAGCGTCTGGATGGCCGCAGCGGATGCGTTGTTCCAATCGGTCAGGAAGCTCTCGCCAGGGTTCCTCTTCAGCTTCAGCAGCGAACCGCCGAAGTTGAAGAAGGCCTGAATCGAATCTTCCTCGACGTTGACCTGCGCGATGTTGCCACGCGGCGACGGGAACGCAGACTGCGAGACCAAGAGCGGGAGCTGGTTGTACTGCCCCTGCTTGGCATTCGCGTTCAGCGTACCATCGGTGTTCAGGACGTCGATGATCTCCTTCGCCGGGCCGGTGACGAAGGGGACCAGAGTCGGGCGGACAATCGTCGGCGCCGCACTCTGGAACTCCTGGACGACCTCTACACCGGGGCGGGGAAGCTCAGCGGCCATGGCGTTCTCCTCTTACTCTTCGACCTTGATGATGGCGAGTGGCTCTGCCGGGTTTGTCGGAACCTGAGTCTGCCCGATCGGCATTCCCCTCACCGTGGGTCGACGCAGGACCGTCTGTTGCCTCACGCCCGTGGAGTCCGGCGGGGCAAGTGCTGCAGAGAGGTAGGCGTCGATTTCGCGAGCCAGATGCATGTCAGTGGGCGTGGTGCGCTCTGTCCACTGAAAGAAGAACGGGCTCAGCACCGTCACCATCGTGAACTCCTGAGTACCTTCGCCGGAGATGACAGCGCCGGTAGGAGGAGACACTGGCGAGATACTGATCTCGTCACCGATCTTGTGAAAGCGGCCGTACCGCTGGAGCATCTCTTTGAAGGTGCGGAGATGCCGCATGAGGTACCACGCAATCTTCTGCGCTTCAGCGTCGAGCTTGGCGACTACAACGAGAGACATTGTGCAGGCCACCAGATCGGTGCGCTCTTTGTCTCCCGTTCTCCAGTCTCGAGACCGCATGTTGTCGAGCGAGAGATTGGCGTACTGCGCCTGCCCGCGCATGGTGATGATTGCGGGGCGCTGCTCGAGCCGATCGCGCGGAAAGGGCGCCTGATCGGTAATGGTGATCTCGGTAAGCTTCTCGTCCTGGGACCACTTCCACGACCCCATCGGCATCTGCGCGAACAACCCCTGCAGGAAGACGAGGTACGCTCGAATGTGGAAATCGAGCGGCTCATCCCCGTATGCAGTGGGGTCCGGTGTTGATGGTGTAGTGAAGTCGGTCGCCATTATTCTTCTTCGTGATACCCAGGCGCCTTCTTATACGTCTCGCTCATATGGCGCCGCAGTCTCTGCTCTACATAAGACGTCGAGGCGCCCAATATGGGAAGAACGATCTTCATCGCTGGAGCCACGTTTGGATGGCGCTGTTTGAAGACTTGAGGAAGAGCTTTCTCAACAAGCATTGCTGCGCCGGTTCCGAGACCCGCTCCGAGGCCCACGCCGAGAACGCCCTTTGCGACGTCCTTCTTCCAAGACCGCTCTTTGTCCTCAGCGATCTTGGTCAGCTCATCGAACAGTGCCTGCTGAGTGATCTTGTTCATGCGACCACTCGTAGCTTAGCCTGATGCTCATCGAGGTAGGAAGCCAGACGGCGAAGTATCTCTGGATTGTCTTTGGCCTTGCTCAAGACGTTGTTGCAACGGTTGCAGAGGAGTCCTCTGACTTCTCCCGTCGCATGATCATGGTCGACGTCGAATCGGACTCCTTCCTCTGGAGGGGCTAGACATCCGATGCAAAGGCCTCGCTGCTCAGCGAACAACTGCTCGTAATCGGCGAGCGAGATGTTGTACATGTAACGCAACTTGCGATCAAGTTCACGGCGATAGAGACCAGCAGGATCTTTGCGCTTCTTCTCTTCCCGTTCGGCCTTTGTTCGCTTCGGTTCGCACTCCAGGCAGCAGGAAGAGCGATAGACCTTACCTGCGCCTCGGCCCGTCTTGGGCCTTATTTCTCTGAATGCCGAGCGAAGAAGTGTCCGATCGCAGTAGCGACAGTGCTTCTCAGCGGACGGTTCCTCGGGGGTTGTACCCGTAAACAGCCAAGAAGTCGAGTCGCTGGGAGTCATCGTCCACGTGGGTTGGGTTGGTAAAGTTTCTCTCGGCCGACGCCTGGACATTCGTCAGATCGGCGAAGTTGACGGGCAGCTTGTATTCCACGTCGCCGCGAGGCACTTCGTGGATCGTCAGCTCCTGATGCACGACTGCTCGAAGCCGTGCTGTCATTGCCACTGTCACTATCTTCCATCGCCTGTTCTCAGCCTCGACCAGTATGGAGTCGGGCATCATAGGTGGGAAGGAGATGAGCCGGGCAGTCGTGTTGTTGGCTTGCTGCTTACCGAGAGGAGTCTCCTGGTTGTTGTTCGAGCTGGGATCGATCTGCACGTAGCACTCGATCGGTGAGAGGTAGCCGCCCAGGTAGCCTGTGTCGTAGCACGTGACGCAGTTGCTCTTGGTCCTCTTGCCTTTCACTCGGTCGTAGCAGATGCACTTGGGACCGAACGTCTTGATCGGGAAGTACCAGCACTTCCTGCCGGCGTACTCGCGAAACAGGACATCCTCTTGCCGCATGATCTCGAGCGCAATGAGATCAGGTTCGGCAATCTGCCCTGTCGGGCCGAAGTCCTTCACTTCCCCAGTGCGCTGATCAGTGACGCGTAGGAGGTAGTAGAGCTCTCGCCATTTGTGAAGGATGGCTGGAGAGACATCTCGGAAGTAGTACTGGTCTTGAAAAGGCTTCGTCAGGGGATCCCATGGACCCGCAGGCGATTCCGACCGCAGCACCTGAAAGGTGTACGCGAGGATGTTCTCGTCTGTCGGCTGACCCGTCCAGAAGTCTGTTGTCTTCCAGAACAGGTCGACGTGATCGAGATCGAATGACTGCGCGCGGAACTCGAGGATCTGGAGATTCACGGATCCTCCTTACGAGCCTGGCTGGGCGACCTGGAGGTTCCTCATCATCTTGGGCGTGAGGTGACGAAGAGCCTGAAAGAGGTCGGCAGCAGGCTTCGAAGGCGGGCGCTGCGGTTCCGCCTGGAACTGCGCCTCCGCTTCCGGCTCTTGAGCTCCGGTGGGATCGCCCGGCTCAGCCTGAGCACTCATCGAAAAGGCCAGCTTGAGGAACTCGCGTCCCCCACGCTGCGCCATCTTCGCCAGCGTGGCACCAGTCGGATCGACCGAAGCAGCGGGCCGTCTCGCCGCCATCGTCGCACCCGGCGGGGTTGTCGGCTTCGCCACTGAGCGGCCATACATCGTCGGGTTGGCCTGCATATTCTGGCGCATGGCATCCATGGCGCGGGCCTTCCTCGCTGCTTCTGCCTCGGGCGAATTGGCCATCGCTTTGACCCGGCTCATCTGCTGCATCTCGGTTGCCGAGTAGGGAGCGGCAGCCGGCATGGCGTGCGGGTTGTGGAAGGACTGCATCGGCCCGCGGGGAGCGTGCGCGATCGCACCCTCCGCCTTGCCCATCATCGTCGGCATCTTCGTAGCACCTGCTCCGAGAGCCGCACCACCGGCTGCACCAACGAGAGCATTGCGAAGATGGTGGCCTGCGGCGAGACCCTGCGCCTCTCCGGGCGACTTATGAAGCGCCCCTCCAACTGCACCAAGAAGAGCTCCGGCTCCCATTGCCTTACCCATGGGAGCGAATGCGAGCTTCGGCGAGCCCAGAGCCTGGTAGCCACGGGCGGCGTAGTCGGCCACGCCCTTCTGCAGCGTCGGTCCATTCGGGATGCGAGAGAGGCCGTAGCCAGCAGCGCCACCAAGAGCTGCTCCACCAAGCGCCCCGGACATCCGGTGGCCAGGCTGAGCAGTGGCTGCGCCACCTAGAGCTCCGAGTGCAGCACCACCGGCGGCCATTGCACGCTGAGGACGCATCGCCGCATAGCCCAGAGCCTTGCCGGCGAGAGGCTTCACGGCGCCCATGATCGTGCCGGCGATCCCTGCTTCCTTCGCCATGTCGCGACCCATCCGGGCTGCGAGCTTGGTTTGCTGGACCAGCCGATCGAGGCGAGGAGTGCTGTCCTTCTGATCCAACAGGCTATTGAGCGACTCGGTGAGCTCGCCAGCGTGGTTCTGGATCTCGGCCTGCGCGGTCTTGACGATCGCGTCCTCGAACTCCTCGAGCTTGCTCTTCTCGAGCAGTGCTGCAGCGGTGACGATGTTCATCTCAGCCCTTCCCCGTCAGGGTGTGCAGCAGCTTGGTGCCAGCATGGATACCGCCGACACCAGCCAGCAGGCCAGCCTTAACCGGATGCTTCCTCGCGGTCGATGCGAGGTTGGCATTGAAGTCGGCGATATTGTTGGTGATCTTCCCGGCGAAGCCCTTCGGCTCTGGCCGACTTTCTCTTTCGTGTTTCGCGGTCTGAAGAGAGTGCTCGAGCTTGCTCTGCCCGCCCAGCTCCTTCTTGCCGCGAGAGCTCAGCCCCATTCCCAGCCCGAATGCCGCGGCGCCGGCGAGACCTGCGATCGCAGCAGGCTTCGACTCGGTGACGGCTCGGATGGTTCCTGTGGGCTCGAACCGGCGAGCTGCTTCCAGCGCGCTGTGGCCCAGAGCTCGAAGGTCCATGGCTTCCTTCGTCTGCTCCTGCTGATGTTCCTTCGGCTGGCGAACGTCGATGAAGAAGCGAGCCGCATCGGCCCACTCCTTCGCCTCGTCCTCCTTGTTCTTCATCCCATCGAGGAAGTCGTCATCTGAAGCCACGAGTCACCTCTCAGGTGTAGAAGAGAATGAGCTGACCACTGTTGGTCGCAACGATCGCAATGACCGTCGTGACATTGGTGGTCAGGAACTTGGTCAGTGCGTTCGGATCGATGAAGATCTGGCACTTTGCGCCGGTGATGAAGGCCATGCTGTGATTCTCCTCTCGGTCCCACTAAGTGGGAACCCGAGTCTACCAGCCCCCGTAGAAGCCGTTGGTCCAGAGATATTCCGAGTGCATGCCCTGACCCCAACCGAGCTCGATGTTGATCGCGATCTTGAGCTTCTGCTTCTTCTCCTCGTACCGGTTCCCGATGAGCTGCAGCCAGGATTGGATGAGCGGCGTTTTGTCGCTCACCCCCACCTGAATACCACCATCCGAGAAGGTGAGGTGGTTTCTCGTCATCAGGAGACCGATCGACTCGAGAAGAGAAATGACGATGCCCCGAAGAAGAAGGCTCTTCGAAGGGAAGTTTTGCAGATCAACTCGAGGGATGAGCGGAGGCGTAGAGTTCCAATCGTCGATTGCATCGGCGACGGCCCACATGATCATCCGGTCCGAATGCTCTTGGCCACGAATGAGCCTGTTGAGCTCCGGGTAGTCCCGAAGGTACAGGCGTACCGTGTTGATGAGTTGTTGGAGTGGAACGGGGATACTGGGGACATTGTTGCCAACAATATCCCCGTCCACGTCGTCGAAGAACGGCATGGACTACCTCACTTCTTGTCGGTCTTCGGAACGTCCAGCTCGTCGAGCTTGTAGGTCTTCTTCTTGGTGACCTCCATCGAGAACACGTCGACGGGGGCGGACTCCTCCTTGGGAGCCTCGGTGGGCGCTGCCTCGGCCTTGGGCTCTTCCTTCGCCTTCGGCTTGGTGGTGAGCCTCTGCTCGAGCTCTTCCTGCGTGAGCCGAGAGCGGCCAACCTTCCGCATCTTCGAGGCCTCGTACCACGAAGGGAGCTGGCCGATGACGACGAGCCCATCCTTCTCGAGCTTGCGAAGACGCGCATCCACCATCGATGCCGGGAGAGTGAGGGTCTCGCCGGGGTCGAGGAGAGCGGTGTAGATGGCAAGACGGGTCGGAGTCTGCTTGGACTCCGGCGCGTCGGTGATGTTCGTGATGCTGACGACCATGCCCATGTTCAGCCTCCCTTACTTCTTGCTCTTCGGGTTCTTGGGCTGCGCCTGCGGCTTGGTCTCGACGCGAGTCGTCTCCGCTTGCGACGGCTCTGAGAAGAGGCTCGAGGCATCCTCGGACGGCTTCGATTCCGGCGTCGGAGTGTAGTTCTCGGGCACGAGCGTCTCGGGGATCAGCGAGGGCTGCGGCGCTGTCCCGCTCTTCTGCACGCTGGCCTTGGCTCCGGCATCGACCAAGGACTGGGCGAGCTTGGTGGCCGCAGCTTCGTCGACACCTCCCAGCACGATCACAGGAGCCATGCCGAGAAGGTCGCTTGCCTCCTTGATTGAGAGCTGAGTGCTCTCACGAAGAGCCTTCACCACGCCGATCTGGTTGGTGCCCACTTCGCCCACCCAGACATCGAACTCGCCCGGCTGCGGCGAGAGGAGCCCGCCTTCGGACAGAGTCTCCTTGGGAGCAGCAGCCTCTTCGGCGGCAAGCCGCTTCTCCCGCTCGATGATCGACTCGGCGGCCTCTTCCGAGTAGCCAGCCGCCATGACTTCTTCCTTCGTCGGGACCCTCCGACCGCCTTCCCCACCGACCTTCTCCCAAGAGACCACACCCCACTTGTTCCACAGCTCGAGGTTGGCCCTGTTGTGCTCGAAGAGCTCGTCACTGATGACCATCGACTGGCGAATGCGCAGACGACGGCCGCCAATGACTGGCTCCATTTGCATCTTGGAAGCCTTGCGGTGAAGGAAGCGCTTGTCGTGGTCGAGTGCCGTGTTCTTCAGCTTGTACGACATCTCCAACCTCTCGCTTCCTACCTCCGATTGGAGGTGGCAGAAAAAAGCGCCCAGAGGCTGAAGGGATCCTCCCTCCTCTGGGCGCTGAACTACGATTGCGCGGCGCCCCGCGCCGTCTCGATTAGAACTGCGAGACGTTCGGGAACTTCAGACCGGAGTCCACCTTGTTGTTGACCGCACCGAGCTGGTCCTCGTCGACCGGCAGCAGGGCCGCGAAGCCCGTGTCGGTGGAGGTCGGGGTCACCGACCCGCCGTACAGCTCGAGCTTGGCCATCGACGCGATGTTGATGACCGCCACGGCGACGTCCATCCAGGACTGCCAGGTGATCATGTTCGCGATCTTGTCGATGTAGAACTTCGTGTTGTTGAGCACGTAGTTCTTGCCGAGGAACTCCGGCGCCGTGAAGCAGTACACGTTACCGACGCGGAGGATGTCGGTCTTCACCGTGCGGATCAGCTTGCGACCCAGCAGGGTGTTGTACTTGTAGCCGTCGACCGCGGTCTCCGACTGCATCTTGTCGCCGAAGTCCTGCAGCGTCCACGACAGGATGTCGTCGTAGTCGGGCTCCGTCATCAGGAGCCGCTCCGCACGCAGGCGGTTGCCGTCGATCAGCTTGAACAGGTTCACCAGGTCCGGGCGGAGGATCGGGTGGATGATGAAGTCGTTCGCACCCGCCGCGATGGCGCCCTGGCCCTTCACGACGCGGATCTGCTTCGTCGTGCCCGCCACCACACTGGTGACGTTCATCGGCTGCACGCCGCCGTTGCCGTCGGTCTGCATCGCCTGGATGCCGGCCTCGACGAACAGCAGCCACGTCCGATCCTTGACCTCCTGGAGGTCCTTCACCGAGTTGTCCTCGATGATCTTGGTGATCGGCATCTCGTAGGCGAGGAGCTCCTGCTCGGTCTTCTCGAACTTCTCCGAGGAGATCGTGAAGAAGGGGACCTCGGCACGAGGCGCGCGGATGAAGCGCGCGGTCGGCTGGCCGCGGAAGGTGATCGACAGCGCGCGAGACTGCGGCTCGATGTCGACGATCTTCACCAGGGTGTCGTGGTTGACCGAGCGCTGGCAGTCGGTGCGAGTCACCGGCTCCGGCGGCTGGATCTTGTCCACGAAGCACACTTCACGGAGACGGTCACGGATGTAGACCGACCCGACTTCGGCGATCTTCTCCTTGCCCTCCGACGAGTTCAGCTTACCGCTGAACATCTCATTCAGAACCTGCGCTGGAACGCTCATGCTATCTCTCCCTTCCGTTCTACGGGTTCGCTTTCGCGTCCCAGTTCAGATGGTGATCTGGAAGAAGCCCTGGTGGAGGAACCGGATCTTTCCGGTCGCCGTCAGGCGCGTGACGATGCCGACCACCATGTGCTGACCGGTGCCGGCGGCCTTGATGACGCCGCGCTTCGTCAGACCGCCGATGGTGCAGTCGGCGACCACCAGGAAGTTGCCCACCGCGAGACCCGCCGTGTTGACGATCGTCGTGTCCGCTTCGTAGGCACCGGCCCACAGCAAGGTCGACTTGCTGATGGCCTGCGTGTCGTACTGGCCGCGGAGCGAGAACACCTGCCAGGAGGCCGAAGCCGCCTCACCGGTGCCGCGCTTGACGGTGTACGTCGTGGTATCCATCTCGAGCCACTCGCCATCGACGAGCGGATTGGTGGCGTTCGGGTTGAGGATCGTCGGGTCCGTCAGCGTGAAGTCGCGGCGCTGGACCGGAAGAACCTCGGAGATCAGGGTCAGGTTTGGAGCCAGGCTCATCTTCGTTCTCCTTGCGTGTCGATCGGGTTAGTCGCCGAGGATCGCTGCCTCGAGGGCGCTCTTCGCGTCCGAGGGATTCCCCGGGTTGTCGGAGAGCGAAGCCAGCTTGATCTGCGGTGCGGACATGTCGACGGCCTTCTCGATGACGTCGAGGTCTTGGGCGGGGTCCATCAGACCATCCACCTTCTGCTGGAAGTTGGTCTCGGGGTCGAGCCCCTTGGCCTCCAGACGCATGGCGATCTTCTCCGCCCTTTCGCGGCGCTGATAGAAAGCCAGCTTCTCCTGCTGCTCTCCGATCGTCGCCTCTTGGGACTGGATCTTCTGCTGCTGAGCGCGGAGGGTCGGACCGACCTGCCCCAGGATCTGGGCCGCCTGCTCGCTGGAAATCTTCTGCATGCTCATGGTCGTCTCCTGATCCGTCGTCTCAGTAGCAGCCTGCGTTGCCTTCCTTGACCTCACCCGGGTGCTTGCCCTTGGCGTCGCTAATAGCTGCGCCGAGCTTGCACACTCGGCATTCACCCGTGTGGCCGCAGGTGCAGCCGTCGTGGCCTTCCCCTGCTCCAGCCATCGGGTTCATGCCGCCACCCGTGCCGCCCATCCCGCCCATGTTGGCCAACTTCGCCTTCATGGTGCAGAACTGGCATTCGCCCTTCGAGTTGCAGGTGCAGCCACCGCTCGCGATCTTCTGGAGCTGAGACTGCACTGCGGCACCCGCGATCTTCACACCGGCCTTGCCAGTATTCCGCAGGTTCTCTTGGAGCTTGTTGTCGTGCTTCTCCGAGAATGCCGGCTGGTCGAGGACCTCCTTGAGAGGATTGACCACCAGCTTCTTGGCATCACGCTTCGTGTAGTCGATGGCCGCCTTGTTCGAGTCCACGAGCTTGGTGCCCGAGTTCCCGTCCTGGCTGTTGGCCGCCGTGCCGCCCTGCGTGGGCGACTCCTCGCCGGCCTTCATCGTCTTGAGCTGGCCCTTGCCAGCCAGAGGCGATGTCGTGCCGCCGCCATCGATGTTTGCCTTCATCACGTCCTCGCCGGCGAGCTTCATGAGGATGTGCTGACGCGCGATTTCCTGCGCTGAAGCGGCCTTCGCCATGTTGCCCAGGTGCTTGTGCATGGCACCACCGCCCATTGCACCGCCCATGGCGGCGCCGGCGAGGCCACCCTTCAGAGCGCCCGAGGCGCGGTGACCTTCGCCACCGGCCGCGGCGCCGCCGACTGCACCAGGGATGGCGCCGAGCAGAGCTCCACCAGCCGCCGCGGTCGCACGAGGATGCTGTGCCGCATGGTGAGCGACGAACTCCGTCGCCTTGCCAGCGAAGCTGGCGGTCTTCAGGGACGCGGCGTTGGTGCCCTTGTTGTGAGCGCCCGACGGACCGGCCACCAGAGGACCCTTGGCGGGGTACTCGTGGTGCGGAACCGAACCGTGGTTGTTGCCTGGCGCCTCATGGTAGTTGGTCTCGAGGTGCGTCTTGGCGCCGTGCGGATTGCCTTCGTTCCGCTCGAGCCCCTTGTTGTGCTCGTCCTCGGCCTGCTCGCCCTTCGCCTTGTTCTTGGTGTACTTCTGCGAGCCGCCGATCGCTTGCGTGGTCTCGAGAGCTCCAGCAGCCGAAGCCGGATTCGGCACCGACTTGCCGCCGGCGGTACCACCGCCTGCACCCGGCTTCATAGCGGTCTTGGCCAGCGCCTGAGCGATCGGGCCCGGAGCGGCAATGTCGCCGAGGTGGGTCGCGAGGAAGTCGACTGCCGACGCCAGCTTCTCGACGTGGTCGTCAGAGATGAGAGCAGCGTAGGCCATCTTCTCCTTCGACTCGCACTCGACTTCTTCCTCGTGCGGGGAGGGGATGTGCCCGTGCTCCTTCTTCTCGTACGCCAGGAGCTTCTTGACCTTCTCGGGCTCCTTGTGGGCCTCGGAGGCGATCTTGGCGCTCGCCGTCTTGATGGCGCCCGCGATCATGTCCTGGAGTGGCAGAACGCTCATTCTCTTGCTCCTGTCAGGTTCTGACCTGGGGCGCGCCCGCGGTCGGTTGAGTTCCCTGCGACGGCGAAGTCGAGGGGAGATTCTTCGGCTGCGAGTACGCCGCGATGTTCTTCTTCGCGCCCATGGTCGGCTTCGGGCTCGTCAGCTTCATCTGTGTGAGACCGTTCTCCGGCATGGGCAGGAGACCGGCTGTCTTCTCACGGAAGATCGAAGACAGTTCCTCACAGAAGCCGCTTACCAAATCCGAGCTGAAGGGCACCGAAATGCCAGCCGTCTTGGATTTGGGACTCGCCTTCTGTTCGTCATCACCGGGCGTCGGATACTTCTGATGAGCCTCGTGCCGCCCCTTCGCCGTTCCGTACCCCTTTGGAGAGTGTCCCGTCGCATGGGACTGCTGAGTGGCGATCGCCCACGACTCACTCTCAGGCATGGAGGGGTTCTCCGCCCTGATGTGTGCCGCACGATCGTGGATCCACTTCGGCATCTTCTCTCCTGAGAGGAACCGAGGCGGGAAGGACCATCCCCTCCCGCCTCGGGCACCCTGAGACCTCAGATGTTGTAGCCGAGCCCCCGCAGGATCTGATGAGCGCGCTTCTCCACGAGCTCACCGAGCGCCTGCTGCGAGTTCTGCTGGGGAGCCGGGACCGCGCCCGCCGGAGCGATCTGCGGAGCGGCCTGCTGGGCCGGCTGACCAGTCGCCGGGTCGATGCCGTTGGCCTGCAGGATGTTGGCGGCCTGCTGCATCGCCGCCTTCTCGATCGCGGCGACGGTGGCTTCCTTGTTCATCATGTGATGAGCGCCGTGCATGGCCGCCGCACCACCGACCGCGCCGGCGGCAGCAGCATGACCCGGGTGCTTGGCGAAGTGACCGCCCGCGGCTCCCATCGCCTTGCCAGCGTGGTGCTTGGCGGCGCCGGCGGCAGCGCCCATGTGGTGAGCAGCCTGCTGGCCGAGGTGCTTCAGGTGGCCACCTGCGGCGCCCATCATGTTCGCCTGCTTGGAGGCGGCGATCTTCTCCGACTCCTGATTGAAGGCGTGCGCCATGACGCGACCGAGGAAGTCGGCCTCCTCGAACTTGGCCTGGGCCTCGGCGACCTTGGCCATCTCGGGACCTGGCTGACCGGCTTGCTGAGCCTGCATCTGCTCGACGACCTGCATGATCGCCTGGGCTTCCTGGACGATCGCCGGGTCGTAGGCCTGCGGGTTGGCCAGCACCTGCTGGGCTTCCTGCACGTGCTCTTCGGTCAGCTCACCACCGCCCTCGGCACCAGGAGCCTGCGGCTGCTGGGGCTGCATTCCCTGCTGGGGAACGCCGGGCTGCTGAGGAGCGCCCGGAGCGGCACCCTGCGGCTGCTGTCCCTGGCCCTGCGGCCCGAGAACTTCCTGGCCAAGAGCCTCGATCTGCTCGGGCGAGAGGTTCGACAGATCCAGGCCCTCCTGCTGGGCCATGTTCTGCGCCATCTCGGCCTGAGCGATCTTCTCGAGGTCCTCGCTCGCGCCGTTGGTGTTGTACGCCTGGGCCAGCCACGTATCCATGCTCATGTAATTTCTCCTTCTCGACAAAAGCGTGTCGTCTCCGAGATGGACTCCATCTCTAGTACAGCGCCTCTGCGAGTGCGCCCGTCTGGGCGAGGGACACCCGAACGCCTTGATCGGCGATATGGATGGCCCGGTCCGTGTGGTGCGCCCCGGTCAGGTATGCGAGCGAGTCGGGGCTGAACACGCTCGAGCTGGCCGTCTTGTCGACCCCACCGGCGAAGGCCTGCACCATGCTGCTACCGAATGACTCGGGAGCGAGCTGGGGGTCGGAGACGAGGAACTTCTGGATGGCGGTGGCCTTCTTCACGATGCTGCGCCGGTAGCCGTTGTAGGCGGCTGACAGCTTCTTCATGAGGGGATCGGCGGAGGCGGTCTTCTCGACGCTCTTCCGCGGATCGGCACGGCGTGCTTCAAGACGCTCCATTCGACGAGCAAGAGGAGTGGCGGCTACTGACCGCTCACCCACCATGCCCAGAGCCTGAAGGAGGTCTTTGAGAGCACGATCGATGCGATCGGGATTCACCTGCAGGGACTCGTCGACGTCCGAAGAAGGCCCGAAGACCTCCCCCTTCCTGTCGAGTTCATCCGCCAGCGGCTTCTCTCCGATTCGCACCAGCATCACCCTCTGAAACTCATGGGGCTTAAGAACGATGCCCATCATAGCGGGGGTTGAGAGGGCTTCGGTAAGATCCATTTTGCCCATCTCGTCCAGCGCCTTGTTTGGGATCGAGCTCTCCCCTTTCTCCAGTCTTGGCAATGTCTCTTTCGAAAAAGGACCTGCCGGTATTGTTTTTATGATCTCACTCAGCTTCCTATGGGAAGCGGATTTTTCAGAATTACGCGTACCTGGAAAGACGGCGTGCGCGACTTTCTCAGCCGTACCGCCGCAATCATCTCCAAGTCCGTGGCATCCGCACGTCGCTGACGCGATCTTCACTGCCTCGGCATCGCGGGTCTTGCGTGCCTTTCGAGCACTGACAAGGTGGGTCTTCTTGAACTCACCCATTGTCGTCCTCGACACCTGCCCAAGACGCCTTTCAGGCATATGGTCGAGATAGCTCTTCTTTGCCGCCGCCTCATCGCGATAGCCGATCATGACCTTTCGCTCATCGAACGAGCCGTCGTCCTTGAGCTGATTGATCATGAAGACGAACTCTGAATCGCGGCTCGGCCCCACATAGACATCGAGCTGCTCGCCATCGGCATCTACGGTCGCTGGGATGTAGCCGTAATCGGCCTTCATCAGCTTCTGGTAGGTCACCTTTGAAGGATCGGCCTTTGAGTAGTACTTACGCGTCTGACCCTTCAACCACTCCAGCATGATCGGGATGCCTTGGACGTGGATGAACTTCTGAATTGGGTCATTGGCCGTCTTGACTGAAGCTGTCTTCTCACGAGCAGCGTCGAGGTTGACGAGCGCGTCATACGACTCATTTGCCTCGAGCTGAGCCGGAGGATAGAGCCGCGCCTCGAATGCCGGCTTGGCAGCTTTCGTCTCTTGAATGATCTGAGTACGAGACTTGTTGCCGATGAAGTCGTTGAAGGTCGGGTCGTACATCCCGTCCTGGTGATTGCCGAGCCAGGTAGGATGCTCCTCACGAAGCGGGGCCGTAGGGTCTTGCTCACCGGCGAACTTCGAGAACTGCTCACCAACATCGACGCTGAGTCGAGGAATGGTGCAGTACTCACCCATGCAGACCTGATTGCCCTTTGACGCAAGCTTGGCCATGACCTTGGCCGTCTTGTCGGCTCCGATGAAGACGAAGGAGATGTCGAAGAAGCGAGGGCGAGGGTTGTAGACGAACACCTTCCTGCCATCTGGCAGGATGACATTCATCATGCTCTTCGCGTGGTGGCAGTAGTCCTTCGGAGTCTTCGACCGGTGCTGACAGATCGAGCAGACGTCGTAGGGCACCTTGCAGCCCATTGAGACGTCCGGGAACTCTCCCCGCTCGATCTTCTCGATCACATCCTGAGCGTCGAAACGCTTGCAGAGCTCGCGGTCAAGATAGACCACCAGCTCCACGCGATGCATCTTTGGGTTCCACGCGGCGAGCTCGACCGAGCCGAATGCCCGCGACGAGTCCTTGTTGACGTGGTGCTTGTACGGATGCGCCCCCATGAAGGTGGGGAAGCCGTACTCCCAGCTCTTGCCGATCTCCTTCATCCGCGTGGCGGGAAGCTTCTCCCAGTCCTTCGGAGAGTGGATCAGCTCCTTCTCAGGGAAGTGGTCGCCATTGATGTTGGAGCCCCAGATCTCGCCGGCGCCCATGGCGTTCACCAGGACGTAGATGCCGTGCTTGCTGGGGCGAACAGTCCTGACGAAGTCGGCGATCTGAGGATGCAGGTTCGCTCGCGATGAGGCAGAGGCAGTCTTTACCAAGCCGTCATCGAGCAAGGGCTGGCAGAAGATCTGCCCCTCATCGTTCTTGCCGAAGAACTGAACCTGCTTGACGAGCATCGCTTACTTCTTGGCGCCCAGGTCGTGGCGAAGCTTGGACTTCTGGAGCATCTCCATCTCGCGATCGGGCATCCTGAGCATCTCCGGCTTGGGCAACCGGCGGCTCTCATTGATACCCTTGCGCCCTTCGACGATGGCCTTCATGGCGTCGAGACCGACCGCACCCACACCTTCTTCGCTCTGGGCCATGTCGACATGCTGACGGACGAAGCTTCCAGAGACGACCGGGTCTCCCGAGAAGTCCGGGTTGAAGCGGTGAAGGGTGGAGAAGATTGCCTGGACCTGGTGCGCCGGCTTGTCCTTCAGATCTGGGTTCGACGCCATCATCCGCTTGTAGTTGCGGGTCTTGGTGATGGCTCGACGAGTGGCATCATAGGCGTCACCAGCGAGCGCCAGGCCGATGCCGCCGAGTGCCGTGGCACCCAGACCCTTGGCCATGGCAAGACCTCCTTGCCCGACAGACGAGCCGATCGACTTCCAGTCCATGGCAGCCTTCTTCAGGATGCCGTCGAACTCCTCGAGGAACTCGTCCTTCCACGGGCTCTCGCTGATCTCGCCGCGGGTCTGCATGATGAAGTCGTACGTCTCGGGCGCGACTTCCGCGACCTTCTCCATGAGCTGCGTGCTGTTCATCTTGAGCTCCTAGTAGGGCGACTGGCGGGTGTAGGCCTGAACCTCGGGATTGAATCCCTGGTACGCAGCCTGAGTCTGATTGACTGCTCTCTTGCCGAGAGCGTAGAGACCGGCGGCACCCAGACCAAGACCGATCGTGCCCATCACCGGGCCGTTCTGCTTCATCGACTTCTGCCAGGCCCAATTGGCACCACGGCCGATCCCCTTCGCTGCTCCTCCCACTACGCCGAGCACACCCGCGACCTTCTCGCCGGCGAGCCCGCGGAGGACAGCACGGGAATATGCAGCTTGGCGGAAGGTCACTTCCGTGCCGCCGTCTTGAGGAACTGAGTCGTCTGATCGAGACCCTTCTTTACATCGAGAAGTGCCTCATGTGCGATCGAACGCTCATGGGCGCACTTCATCATCGCCGACGCCGAAGCGACGAGTGGGTGATTGGGGTTGACCAGCTTGCCGGCAGTCTTCGTGCGGCTCTTGAGCTGCTCTTCCGAGACGCCGGCTCGCAGGAGACTCTCTGCCAGCTTCGTGATGTCTTCACGGCCGAGAGCGGCAACGACCGAGACAGCCTCCACCACACCACGGAAGCCAGCGCCCTCCGGGTTGAGCACCTCTTCCCGAGCGGCTTTGTAGAAGTCGGCCGAGGCCTGCTTGTACATCAGGTCCGCACCTTCGTGGGCCGCAGCGAGCTCATCGTAGGAGCGCTTGAGCTTGAGGTGCTCGGCATAGACGTCGTTGACCGGATTGGCCGAGCCCTCCCAAGACGGATCGAGCCCGGCAGCACTCGCGACCTTCTCGACAGGCTCTCCCTGGCCGAACTGCCCAGAAGAGTTGTTGCGGTTGAAGAGGTCGGCGAGACCAGATTCGGGATCACCAGCCCCCGACCCGTCCATCCCCATTGAGCCGTCCTTCTCTTCCCGGATCGGCGCTCGATGGTAGTCGGCCTTGTTGTGCAAGACCTTGCCGCTGTGAGCCGGAGATCCGCCATCCCGGAGATCCCGAATCACCACTCCCGGATCTGCAATCGGGAAGTGGACGTTCTTGTCCTTGTTCTTCTCGAAGAGATGTTGGAAGGTGGAGTTGTTGGCGAATTCGACGATGCGGTGGATGTGCTCGTTGTTGAGCTCTGGATGCTGGGAGGCGAGCTTCACGATCGACTCGTTCAGCGGCGTCTTCTTGTCCAGGAACTCAGCCGAGGCCTTCTGACCGATGTATTCCAACGTCTCGGGGCTGACGCCCTTGCTGGATCCCGACGTCAGAAGTTGCTCGAAAACGTCCATGAGTTCTCCGGCTTCTGAGTTAGCATCATATTCATAGGAGGAAGACCTTGGTGGGAAGCCGATTCTTGACAAAGAAGGAGGCGGCAAAGGTACTTGGCTGCAGCGAGCGAACCATCTTCTACAAGGTTCAGCGAGGGGAGTTGCGCACGGTGAAGAACGGCCACCGGGTAGACATCCTCGAGGAGGACGTCATCGCTCTCCGTGATTCTCAACGGAAGAGCGACGGAGAGAAAGCTCTTCCATTCGCTATCAACCGCCAGACGCTGATGCGACTTCACACCGAGAATAGCATCCTCCGGCGTGACGTCGATCAGATCCTCCGAGTACTCAACATCCGAAAGGACCCGCTGAGGTTCACGGACTTGGAGATTACCTCGTTGTACCAGATGGCCAATACATACGCCAGTGATGGTTGGCCGCCTCATGTCGAGGAGACTTGGGCCGGGTACCTCCAACGCATCGATGCGCAGCACTTCGGTCAGATCGAGAGGATGACCAAGGACTCACATCCCTGGCGCCCCTTCCTTCGACTTGCCTCGACAATGGCACTGCGCCCTTACAACACTGAGCTCTCTATCCAACTCTCGTCTGCCAGAGAGCACATGCAGATGATGACGAGTGTGTGGTTCGAGATAAAGCAAATCTCTCCTCGTCAGCTCGACGCAATGCTCAATCGAGAAGCCCGCCCCAGCAAGCGTTTGCTCAATAAGCTCGAGAGAAGGCAGAAAGAATACGCTGCAAAAAACTGAAACGTCTCGGGATAAGAGGTGTGACGTGAACGAACGTTTTTTCGTTCGTACCCCTCACATGGAGACGACAGATGGGAAACCAGCAGCAAGAGATGTCCTCGCTTCCGCAGCCACCCCGCCACGGCCTCAACAAGCAGGACATGGAGACTCTCCAGAACTTCTGCAAGGAGCACATCGACGAGATGGTGGAAGGCGCTCTGGACACCATCCCGGAGGCCATCCGACAGTTCTCCATCAAGCCGGTACTCACGACTCGGCAGCGGGTGGCAGTCATCGGCAGCTATGCTGCGGTGGCCGTCGTGGGAGGCATCGTGGGTGGCCTGGCCTACAAGCGGCTGACGGACCGCAAGCAGCGCAAGGACACCGCGAAGGTCAACGAGGAGATGGAGAAGGAGTTCTCGGGTTCGACGAAGCTGCGGGCTGTGGGGGCACGCGTTTCGTAGTTTCAAGGGGCAGCACAGAACCAGGCAATTGCGCCTGGTTCTTTTAGCTATTCGCCCTGGGAGTGATAGCCGGCGCCACGATATCTGGACGAGGGAAGTCCAGCATCGAGACGATGAAGCACAAGAGGGTGGAGTGGAACGAGTCGTCGCTGGCGTTGGGCGACTTCTTGTACTCGATCATGCGCCGCTGCTCGTTGTACTCAGCGAAGATGTTCAGGAAGTCGCCGCCGAATGGCGCTTTGAACTGGTCCCACTGCGGGAAGCGGAAGACGTTGCGCCGCTTGATGGCGTTGAAGATGTCGCTCATCACTTCGCTACGGTTGACGAGGAATCGCTTGAGTCCGTCCTCCCAGCGAATCTTCTCGCCCGGATTCGAGTACTGGTACTTAACGATGCGGTTGAGGCCGAAGCGGTTGGTGAGCTTGTCGTTCGGCCAGAAGCCGCCGCCGTAGTCGACCCCGATCCTACGCACGTTCCACTTGAGGATGGTCTCGATGATCTCATCCATCTGCGTCTGAGGCTCAGCCTCGCGCCCCTCAAATCGACGGTAGTAGAAGACCTGGAACTTGCCGTCCAGATAGGCGCCCATCGTGAAGACGGTGAAGGAGTGCTCACCGCCACCCATCCAGTCGATGCCGCCGTAGATGGGTGTCGAACCGCCAAAGTGGTTCCTGTACTTCTCGAGAGAGGCTGGATCAAGTGAGAGGTACTGCGAGCAGTTGTCGATCAAGTCCTGCTGAGTGAGGGGTCGAGTGCCCGAATCGTACGAGAGGCCGAGCACCTCATTGTAGAAACGATCGCGCGGGTAGGTCTTGAGGTTCTGGATGATGTCGTCGTGCGAAATCCACGGCACCATGAGCTGCGGGATGCGGAAGCCCTCATAGGGCTTGGGGATCTGATTGATGATGTCTGGGTTCAGAGACGCCCACTGCGCCATCGGATCCTTGGCGTCGATGGGGCCGCCGCACTTGTCGCAGATGAGGCTCTTTGCCCCGATGTGGTCCTCGGTGAGGATGTTCCAGTGGACCTTGGTGATCTTGCCGTCGCCCGTAAACATAGAGTGGGCGTGGCAGGGGACCACCCATTCGTTCTGGGTGGAGTACTGCTGCCAATAGGCCTCGATTGTGTTGTCGAGGCTCTTGGGGGTGCCAGAGAAGATGAAGACACCGCCCTTGTGCGACTCACCGCCGATATTGATGACGGAGTGCGAAGCACACTGCTCGATAACGGGGATGTTGTCGGTGAGGATGTCCTGGAGCTCGTCGATGCAGATGATGTCCGCCGGGATGCCGCGGCAGCGGTCGGCGTTCATGAAGGCGTAGCGGAGAGTGATCTGGGAGCGGTTGATGAACTTCTTGAGGAAGACGTTGTCCGAGAGCTTGGTGGTCGTCCAGCTCTTCAAGAATGGACTGGTCTCGATCGGCTCCTTCAGACGGTCCTGCGAGAAAACCTTCGATTGTTGGTTGGTCGGCGAGACGTAGAGGCTGTTGAGGGCAGTGACGATGCAGGAGTAGGAAAGGAGCTTGTTGCCGAGCATGGTCGACTTCTCGACCTGTCGACCGCACTTCAGCAGGGTCCGCTTCGATGAGGTGTCGTAGATCTGGCGGAGGTACTCGCGCTCGGCAAAGGAGTAGTTCTTGTAGGTCTGATGCTCTTTGTCCGGCATCATGATCGCGAATTCGGTGAACTCCGAAGGGAGCACCGAGACGAGATCCTGGAGGTCCTTGAAGTCCTGTGCTCCGTACTCGTTGCCAGGATCCGGCTCGTAATCCCACTCTTCCGGGAACTCGGGACCAGAGTAGAGACCCTCATGATCCAGCAGCATTACGCGACGCTCTCGGTCGCGTTGGTAGGAGTGGAGATCCTCCACGATCTCGTAAGCCATTACATCCTCTCGAGGTAGTCGGCAGCAGACCGCAGCCGGGAAGGGTTATCCCTCAGGCAGCCGATTCCAGTGTTGCACCCGAAGCAAAGCAGCCCCCGGACTTTCTTCGTCTTGTGGTCGTGGTCCACGTTGAATCCCTGAAGTTTGCTCTTCACGGCCTTTGGGGCCTCTCCGCAGATGGCGCATTTGCCGTTCTGCTGTAGGACTAGTGCATCAAACTCTTCTATGGAGAGGCCGTAGCGTCTCTTGAATCGAGTATCCGTTTGTCGACGATGATTGGTCTTTCCCCACTCAGTCGCTCGGTCGGCCGAGCAGCGCCTGCACCAGCAAATATAGCCTCGCTTGTCTGGACAGAAGAACTTAGCCGTAGCCGGCTTGTCTTTCTTGCACCGTGGACAAGTCTTAGTTCTTCGTGGGTAGCGGATCTTGTTCACCGATTCCTCTACCAGGATCCTAACAAAGTCACTAGGATTTTGCCATGCAACCCTCCCTCGCCTGGGTCCGAGAGTTCCATGCGTCGTTCAACAGAGCGGCTGACATCTCCTCGACGTACACCATCGAAGATACTGTCAACCCACTCATCAAGAACGTCATCTTCCATCTCAGAGAGCCACTCACTGGCGAGAACTACCGCCCCTTCCAGAATCTGGCGCACGGCTTCGCCAACGCGAATGACTGCGTCTTGCAGCGCATATACAACCAGCCAGACAAACTAATCCTCGTCGTTGGAACGAAACGGCGCCTCGGACCTGTTCAGCAAAAGAATCCGCTGCTGAGCGATAAGCGAGGACCGTTCACCAACAGAGGTTAGCCAATGCAAGTTCGAACAGTTTGGTCCAATGAGGGCTGCGAAGATGGCGATGTGCCGTGGTTGAAAGCTGCCGTCGATGAGTACACCGTCGACACACTAGGCGGCGAGCTACCCGAAGACTACCAGAAGGCTCTTGCGAACACCGCCAATCGCGAGCTGATCATCAACATCCCGGAGAAGGCCGTCCGAGATCTCTTCATTCCTCCTCACGTCGTCGGAAAGATCACCGAGGTGAAGTGATGCTGATCGCAGGTGTGGATGAAGTGGGTCGTGGTGCTCTTGCCGGTCCTCTGGTGGCCGCGTGCGCTCTCTTCAAGTTCGACGGTCAGGTGACGATGTCCAACCCTCCCATCGAGGGCCTGGCCGACTCGAAGTCATTCGCGACCGAGAGGAAACGAGAGGAGGTGTGGAAGCGCATCCTCACGTCGCCGTTCCTCCTCGATTTCGGGTTGGGCGAGTGCTCGGTGGAAGAGATCAACGAGAAGGGCATCAACTGGTGCAACGACGTTGTCTTCCAGAGGGCCATCGCCTGCCTCAAGCAGCCTCCCGACCTGATCTATGTGGACGGCGAGTACTCTATCAGGGGCTGGCCAATCGACCGTCAGAGAGTGGAGCCCAAGGCAGATTCGAAGTACTGGCCCGTCTCAGCAGCCAGCATCCTCGCCAAGGTCATTCGCGATCGGCTCATGAACGAGCTCGACAAGGAGTTCCCGAACTACGTGTGGGGGACGAACAAGGGCTACGGCTCGACGCTACACCAGGCCAGACTCAAGATGAATGGGGCGACTCCGCACCACCGCACTCAGTTCATCTCGAAGATCATCTCCCAAAAAGCTGGCTGACCCTCTGCCGGCTGCGGCCTGCCATCTTCGCCATCTCATCGGCGTCGGAGATGTTGGGCGAGCCGAACCCCTCGGCCTCTTTTGTGTAGCCCATCGCCTTGCCCTTCGCATGGATGGCCTTCAGGGCGCCAGAATCGTGGTGCATCTTCGCGAAGCCCAGGGCGATCCCGTAGTGCTTCTTGTCGGGAATGGGGTACTTGCCCTTGTGACCCTCTTCTTCTTTCTTGGGCTGAGCGAAGTCGGTGCGCTCGCTCTGGGTGAGCTCGTGCGCCATCTTTGCGAGTGCTGACCCTCCCAAAGACAGACCAGTACCGATAGCGCCTCCGACGAGTGCTCGTTTCCCCGCACGGAGTGCATAGCTCTTCTCGTCGGTCTTTTTTCCAAATGGAGTACTCAGGGCACCGGTAAGAGCTCCAGCCCCTCCAATAAGAGGAGCGATATCCCGAAACAGCCGCTTATTCGAATAAGCTGAGATCTTCTCAAACTCGTCGTAGAACCCATCCATGCGCGGCTCGAGGTAGCTCATGGGGTCTCCAGAAGTCGGTCTAGGGTGTCGAAGACGCTGGCGGCGAGATCGTCAGCGAGCGGGTTGTCTGCATAGCCCGTCACGCGGACTGCCCAGGAGCTCATCGAGACTCCCACGTTGCCGCTGCCGCACTCTGGGCACTGCCCTGATGCGAAGTCCCCAGCCTCCCCCCAGTAGCGGCACAGGGGCTGAGTCGAAGCTGTCGTTGTGCCTACGTCGCCTTGGAAGCAGCGCCACACCTCATCGTGCTTCGCGGCTATCCGCTCCGGGTACTTGAAGCTGGCGAGCATCGCATCGCCCAGCTTGTCGCCGAAGGTCGGCAAGAGATCAGTCGTTCGGGGCCAGAAATGGTAGATGTAGCACCCATCTCTCTTGCCGACTTCGGCGACGTACTTTGGTCGCTCAACGCGGGTGTACTCGATCGCCTGCTCATATCCGCCGCCGACAAATTCGGCGAGTGGTTGAACTCCGGGCTTACCGAGCCCCTTCTTGAGGAGGGCGTCCATGGAAGCCATGGCGTCCTTTGCCTCGTCGAACGCCGCACGAGTCGTCATTTGTTCCCCTTCTTCTCAACCTTCTCTTCATCCGGTGCTTCGAGCAGCTTCGCCCCTGACCCTGTGAAGTTACCATCTGGAGCCAGAGACCGCATATCCAGAACCTTCTTGCGAGCATGCTCCATGCGGAACTTCTCGAAGTTCTTGAGTGAATCCTTGACCAACGAGGTACCTTCTTGCATGCGCTCGTCGAGGAGGGCGGTAGCCTTGACGATGGTCGCCATCATCTTGGTCCGCGCCTCCGACTGCGGCTTGGCCTTCCACTCGAGGAAGTCGAAGTAGCTGGCCTCGAGCATCTCCTGCATGATGGCCTTCGCCTCGATCTCCTGTGAGAAGCCGGCTTGATGCATCGCCATCGCCGGGCCCACCTGCAGAATGGCCATCGTCTTGGAGCGCTGCGCATCTCTGTTCTGCAGGAGGATGGCCCACTCGTCGACTCGGAGAAGATCCACGTTCCAGTAGTAGTGACGATAGGCCTCGATCCCATCAGCAGTGAAGTGCTCCTCGAGGCGGGCATTCACTTTTTTAGCTATCGTGACGGAGTGGTGGTGGCCGAGGAGCAGCTCTTCGACCAGTGGCCTGGCGCGAAGGTGGACGGTGATCTTGCTCGCCTCATGGCTGGCTTCGTCGGGGTTGTGGAGGCCGTAGATCCCCTCCTGTCGCATGAAGCGAACACTGGGGCGGTGGAACCGATTGTGCGGTGTGAACTGAGCCGGGAGCTTCTGGTTGACTTCGTTCCTGAGCCACTGAAGGTAGTTCGGCTGCGTCTCAGGGAACCCAAGCATGGTCACCCACATGTTGACCATGGCGTCATCCTGCATTCGCGGGTCAGTCGTCGTGATGAGGAACTTGATGAAGTTCTCTGAAGGATGACGGATCGGCATGGAGCCTATTGTGCTGCAGGCTGCTGCTGTTGTTCAAGTAGGGCCCGGAATTGTTGGATCAAGTTTTCCTTTTCCTGGGCCCTGGCGGCAAGGTACTCGTCGACCGATCCACCTGGCTTCTTGAGGCGCAGCTTCTCGAGAACGCCGGTTGGACGGCGAGTCGCCAAGAACCGCTGGACCTTCACATTCCGCTCTTCTGGGGGAAGCATCGCGTGGCTCTTGTAACGGATGCCACGACCCTCAACCTGCTTCAACTTCTCATCATTCCAGTGAGGCTCTAGCATCTGGATGAGTCGAGTGCCCTGCAGATCGAGACCTTCTCCACCGGCCGAAGAGAGCAAGAGGGCGCGAATTTTGTTCTCGTTGTACTGCCTGACGAGCTCGTCCCTCTTCGACTTCGGCATCTCACCGGTGAACTCGCCGTAGGGGATGCCAGCTTCTTGAAGCCTCTGGGCGTAGGGATTGATGCCTGCGCCGAGGTAGTTGGAGTAGACGACAGCCTTTGCCCTCTCGTTCGCGGCAAGCTCTTGCTGCAACCGAGAGAAGGCTTCGTCCAGCTTGGGCTCATAGACCTTCTTCACGTCCTCCTGAAAGGGAGCAGTGGAGTTGGCGATTTGCCGACTGGCCCCCAAGAAGGCGTTGAGCTGCTGGGATTCCCGCTTGCTGGGAGGCAGACGAGAGCGGATCTTGGCCGACACCCAAGGTGGCGCCTTCTTCAGGATGGTGTCGTAGACCTCGAGCTGCTTCGGGTCCATCGGCACCTTGACGTCCTCACGATTGACCTCGGGGAAGTCTTCCTTCGCAGACGGGTGATAGTCGACCCACTTGTCGAAGATGCCTTGAAGCTCTTCCTGGCGCTTGGGGTTCAGCTCTTCAACGACACCCGGCTTGAGGCCGCGGAGTCGATTGATGATGCCAGGGCTAATCTTCTTCTGACGAATGAACCTCTGATTGAACCGCTCCGGGTCCGTCGGAAGCAACGGCGCTCCAGAGGCGAGGTCTACGAGTGGCGCAATGTCAGACGGGCGGTTGTAGAATGGACTGCCGGTCAGAAGCAGGCGCTTCTCGGCCTCGTTCTTCGCCAGCGTCTTGTAGGTCTGCGTCTGAGGCTCACGAGCACGGTGAGCCTCGTCGACGATCATCAGGGGCTGCGTCGGAGCCTGACGCTTCCTCGTGATGTTCTGCATCGACTGGACATGAGCCTTCTGCTTGGCTCCGCCCAACCACTTCTTCTGCTCCTTGCGGTAATTCGCCTGGAGTGCTGCCGGAACGATGACGTCCGACGGCATCTTGAGAGCCTTCTGAGCCTCGATCGCAGTTCTCGTCTTTCCAGAACCGAGACCGTGCGCCACCACCAAGCCCGGCTGGTCAGGCTGCTGGATACGATCGACAACACGCTGCTGATGGGGCTGTAGCCCTGCCACGCCCGCGATCTTCCCGAGGTTGGTAGCGAGACGACTCATCGATTGAGGATGTGGAGCATCTCGTCCACAAAGGCCACCATGGCCGTCTTCGGGAACTTGGGATGCTTCTTGAACGCGTTGTAGGCGTCGATGAACTCTCGATACTTCTTGGCATCACCGCCGCGATCTGGATGGTGCTTGAGCGAGAACTCGCGGACGAGCTTCTTCACGTCCTTCTGCGACTTTACGCCTTTGAAGGCCGACGGGACTGCTTTGGGGAGTGCTGAGGCCGGCACTGTATGAACGGGAGTTGTGTACCCGACGAGACCGCCAGCGATTCCGCCAGCGAGCCCCATCTTCCACGCGTTTTTCTTTCTCTGCTCGGCATCATAGTGGTGCGTTACATCTCGCCACTGGTCATGCCAGGACTTCATCGTCAATCCACGGACGGCTCCGCCAGCACCGCCAGCAACTGCCCCAACGCCGGTGAGGAAGGCACGTGGGTTAGTCTTGATGAAGTCACCGAGTCCCATCGCCACTCCTTGGGGTGACCACCACTCCCCACTTCACCATCAGGTTGTGTGGCGGGGCCATGGTCTTGTCCCACCACCGCTGCTCACACTCAGCGCGTGTAATAACACGCTGGTTGCCATCGGTGTTGGGGTCCATCAGATGGACCACATTGTCGTCGATCTGAGTGATGACGACGTAGTGCCCCTTGCCAGGGTTGTTGAAGCTTTGGAAGTCGGCAATGATCGGGATGCCCTGATCGGTGATTGCCTTCGCCTCATCGAGGGACGAGAAGCACTTGTCGTACGCGTCGAAGCCGAGCTTCTGAGCTCCACGGGTGATCTCGTCCACCTCCGCACCGCCGCGATCGCGCACGCCGATGGCGTACATGATCTCGTGCTCGGCAAAGCGATCGGCTCCCCAGTGCTCGAGCACGGCCTTCAGACACGCCGCTGAGCATGAGTATTGTGTCTTCTGTTGGTAGGGCTCGACCTGTGCGAGCTTCAAGAACTCGCTGGTTTGATCGATGAGGGGGATGATCGTCTTCGCCGGCTTAGAGCTAAGAAGGCGCTTGGCTCCCTCGATGACCGGCCCCGGTGGCTTCTTTGGGGTCGGCAGCTTGTTGGCGAGGAAGTTGGTGATCGTTCCGACGATCGGTGGAGCGGGCTGACCAAGCATCGGGCTGAAGGACTGGTGTCCTTGGGATGCCTGGGCCGCGGCGTTGCCGAGCTGTGCGTACTGCCCCTTCAACCACGACTTTGCGACACCAAGCGGACTCGCGAGCTTCAGTCGCTGGATCTGCTGGAACTCGTCGGAGAAGGCGGTGAAGAGAGGTGTCGTCACGGCTCCTTGGTCTTCTTCTTCGATGAAGCGTCGATGCGCTCGACGACCTTTCGGATCTCTGCTTGGATGTCGTCCATTTCCTTCGTACGATCGGCATCCGGCTTACTCATGAGAGACCTCCTGGGTTAGACGAGCTCCTTCTGCTGGAGCGAGCGAAGGCCGCCGATCACCTCTTCCATGTTCTTCATGGCACGCTCGGCGGCACCAGTCGGGACCTGGTTGAGGCCGAGACGTGAGGCGATCAGCATCTCGGCGAGCTTGGTCGATGTCGTGTCGAGGTCGGGGAGGTAGCTGGCGAAGATGGAGATGTTCTCCGGGTTGATGAAGTTCATGGCGAGAATCTTGTCGGCCGTCTCGGTGTCCTCGAGCGCAGCCGCCTCCTTCACCAAGTCCCGGCGCCAGAAGCTGTAATCGAATTGCTCGAGCAGCGCCGCAGCCTTCTTCTCTGCATTCGCGTGGATGTCGCCGAGCGGCACGATGGGGTTCAGGCCTGCAAGCTTCACCAGCTTATTGGGGCGACGCTCCGCTTCCTTGATAACCTCCTGCGCTTCGTCCTGGGTAAGGCCCATGGCGCAGAGCAGGAACGTTGCCTCCGCCGTCTTCAAGAACCAGCGGTTGTCTCGGGCAACCTTCATGACCGGCATGCCCTCGAGAGACGTCTCTCCTGGGCCCGTCGACTTGACGGCCACTTCGTTCGGCAAGCTCTTGGCATCGGCCGCCGAGTCCGGGGTGTCACCCTTGGCCAGGTGAACCGGCTCTCCGCTCAGGGGCACCCACTGCATGTCGTCCGGGATGGCGAACATATCGCCCTCTCCCATCGGCTCGAATGCAGAGATACCAGGAGTGGGGACGAGGGTCATCTGCGCCCCGAAGACGTCGCTGACCATGTACTGCAGCATCCCGTCCGGGCCCTGCGAGGTCGATTCGATGGTGAGAGGAAGAGTCGAGAATGGCTTGGCACCACCCTGTGGGTGGTAGACGAAAATGCCGTCGCCCTGCGGCTGCTGTCCTTGAGCCGCCTCGAGAGCCATGCCGCCAGGTCCCTCCTGACGCACACCGATGATCTCGTCCTGAGCACCATAGGCGCCGTGGCCATCAGTGAAGACGAAGAACTCAAGTGGCTGCATCTGGAAGTCGACCACAGGCAGCACGGTGCCCATCAGAGTCTCGCCACTGTCCGCGTTCTTCACAGCGTAATCACCGAACTCAGTGATGAGCGCCCCATCCGGCTCGTCCAGGCCCTGCTTCTGAGCACGCTGGGTGGTGACCGTCATGGTCTGACCTGGCTGCATTTTCGACATGTCCTGCCCAGCCATGGCGGCAGCCTGGTCCGGCGAGGCCTGCATCTCCTGCGGAGCGAAGGCGCCGGCGTTGGCCCACTTCACCTTGAAGTTGCCCGAGGCGAGCTTGGTGATCTGCACGACCGTCGGCTTGATGCTGTGGATCAGCGCCGAAGCCGTCTTCTCGACGCTCATGTGCTGAACCATCGCCATCCGGTTCGAGATCTTCCGAACCGACGCGTTCTTCAGGAAGAGAAGACGGGTCTCCTCGTCGGAGGCGATCTTCTCGAGGAAGGCTTCGTACTGTTGATCAGAGATGGTCGAGGCAATCACCTCGCACAGGGGCTTCTTCGCTGACGCCTGCTTGCCGAAGCCGCCAACACCAACGCCAGTCGCCACGGCATTGCCGTAGCCGTAATTGGTACGCATCGGCGGATAGAGCTGGTCGACCATGCCCTGATCGGTGGGCTTGCGGGTTGACGTCTCGACGGCGGCCGTGCGGAAGAGCTTCTCCCGCAGGCGGCGTTCGTTGAGAGGAAGAGCCTCGTTGCCATCGAGCATCACGTCCAGTGGCTGCATGAGCCGGTCCTTGACGATGATGGGGATCTTGACCGAGTTCTCCGGCTGATCAGGCAGAGGAGAATCCGTCTGATTGGTGACTTCGGCAGCTCCGAAGGCGTAGCCCCGCTGGGCATCCACGCGATCGAGCATCACGTTGACCGAGTAGTCCGCCAGGTAGGGGAGCTGCTTGTAGATCTCCGATGCGATCTCCCGCTGCCAGTTCTCGGTGTTGTCACCGAGCTTCACCGGCATGGCCACCTTCTCGAAGGTCGGCTTGAAGTCCTGATCGAGGAAGAGATTCATGTTAGACCTTCACCTTCGGGTTCTGGTGGTTTTTGGGAATCATCGAGAGGATGCCAGGGTTCGCAGCGACGAGAGTGCCGAAGGGCGTCGTCACTGGAGTTCCAAGCTGAGCAGCGACTGCAGCGATGAACTGGATGAAGTCAGGAGAGTTGCGCAAGACGGGCCATTGCGCCAAGTCGATATCGATCCCCGCTGTGCCCTTGAGCACCAGCTTCTGCATGGCCTGGATCGTCATCGCGTCGTCCGTCTTGATTCCCATCGCCTTTGTGCTGTGGAGATCCATCGAGTCTTGGCTATCGAGCGACATCGCCTTGTTCGACGAGACCGAGACTTTGCCCTGCTTCGCTTGGAGCGTCAGGTCACCTGAGTTGAGCACCAAGGAGTAGTTCTTTTCCATGGTCCAGTTGACGTTGCCGTCCTTGTCGAAGGTGAGCCCTATCTTGACGTCTCCTCCACCTTTATCGCGGGTTTGCAGCGTCAGGATAGTCTTGTCACCGTCGCCATGGGAACCGATTTTGAGGAGGGCGACCGTCTTGTCATTGGAGTCGTCCGCGAACTCTTTGGCGGCGATTTGGTACAGACACTTCTGGTGCCCGTCGGAATCTTCATCCTTCCTCTGCACCTGCCATGTGAGGTCACCAGCCGGGGTGTGGAGCTCGTAGTTCTCGGCGAAGTCCTGCATCACGTTTCGAATGGGTAGGAAGATGCGCTGGCAGATGGGAGTAGAGCCGATCTGAACGATCCCTCCTCGACGGAGAGTGACGAAGTTCAGGTCTCTTGTCTTGAGCTCGATGTCTCCAGGATTGAGAAGAGAGCGCCCACCACGATAGCTGCCGCCCTCATCCACCACAGACCAGCCAAGAACGAAGCTCTCTCGTCCGTCTTCTGAAGGCTCACAGACCCAGCAAACCGACCCGACTTCCGGCATCCAGTTGATGCCCTCTCCCTGGTTCTGATTCACGTAGGGAGAGATGAAGGGGATGTCGAACTTCACCGTATAGGGCGCAGCCTCCATTCGGGTGTCCACCGTGTAGTCCCGAATGTTGACGTTGACGACACGGCCCCGATAAACGGAAACGTCGCGAAGATCCGTCGTCGCCGTGGAGGACGAGCGCTTCTTGGGGAAGGCGTCTACAGCGCGTCTGCTCATGATTAGTAGTGGTGCGGATTCTCTTTGGTGCCCTTGCCGAACTCCGCACCGAAGACATAGGCGGGAACGGGGTTGGGCCCGTGGATGTTGCTCTTCCAGCCTCGAGACGCACCCTCGAGAATGGTCTGCCGCAAACGCTCGAAGTTGAGACGCGCCATCCAGTCTTCGTGCTGGTCGAGGGCGACCTGCTCCGCCGAGCGAATAACTGGCTTTGCGATGATCGGCTTCTCATCGGGCTTCAGGCTGCGGTTGTGCTCATCCACCACAGTGCGAAGGACGAGGTCTCCGTGCAGGTGTGCCGAATCGCCCGGATCCTCGACGCGAGCGAGGTTGGTCAGAGAGCGCACTACTGTCTCGATGTTGCGGCGCTTGACGTGCTCGTCCTTGTACACATCGTTGTGTAGGCTGTTCGTGACGTAGTTCTGCACATTGTGGATGTCGGTCAGCGGCAAGAGCTCGCGGGGATTGATGGGGCCGTCCGACAGCGCGTGGCCCGGGAAGACTTTGTCGCCCACAGCGACGGTGACCTTGTTGACGGCCGGGACGTAGTGCCGTTCCCCGCCGATGTGGATGTAGTGACCGTTCGTCGCCTTGTCGTGCTCGATCCGAGACACGGTCCCTTCCATGGTGGATAGGGTAGCAGAGTGCGACAGGATCTTGGGGACATTGAGAAGCTGGTTCAGTCGAGTGAACTTGTCGACCGCACCGGCGCCTCGAGACGCCGCGACGCCACCGGTGTGGAACGAGTCCATGGCGAGCTGCGTCGCTGGCTCACCAAGAGCGTGTCCGGCGATCACGCCGATGTTGGTGCCGACTTCGTGGAAGTGTCCGTTCTCACTGAGTCCGTAGCACTTGGCGCACAGGCCCTGCCCGTGGGCGCACTTCAGAGGAGACCGCACGATGATCTTGTCGACGCCGTGCTTCTGCAGAGTTGCCGTCACCTCTGGAGTGATGATCGTGCCAGGAGCGAGCGTGTGCTTACCCACTTTCGCTTCCTTGGCCAGAACTCGATCCTGGATCTCCACGTCGGCCACATTCATCGTGATGCCGTTCTTGGTACCGCAATCGTTCGAGACGATCAGCGTCGGCATCATGACGTTAGCAACGTCTTTGGTGAGAGCTCCAGGCTCAGAGGTACCTTCGACCTTCTGCAGGGTACCCATGCGGGCGCCGTGGAGAGACGTCCAGTAGTCACCGACGTCGAGACCCTCCGCATAGCTCTTCTTGACCGGAGTGGGGATGGTGCCGCCAGCGCCGTCCTTCATGAGCATCGGAGCCATGGTGATCTGGCGGAACTGCGGCGTCGAGCCGCGAGCACCGGAGTACACCATCGTGTAGATCTTGTTGTCCGTCTTCTCGAAGTGCGGCAGGAGCTCCTTCTCGAGCTCATCGGTCGCCATCGAGTAGATCTTCACCAGCTTGGCGTCCTTCTCTTCCTTCGAGAGCTTGCTGGACCTGATCTTTCCCGCCTCGACATCGTAGGGGTGGAGGATGTGATCACGCAGCCCCTTCTGAACATCAAGGTCCTTCAGACCGAAGGAGAACCCCGCTTCGTAGGAGTAGTTGTTACCCAAGTCCTTCAGCTTGTCGACGGTGAGGGCGAAGCTCTTCGGGTCCTGGCGGGCCAGGTTACCCAGGAGCTGCTTCACGTTCTTCTTCTTGAGCGTGAACTTCGAGTCGTGCAGAAGTTCCTCGTTGGCCTTGAAGCCGTCTGGGAAGTAGCTATTGATTGTCATGCGGCCGAGCGTCGTCTTCTTGCCACCGATGGTGAAGACGTCGTTCATGCCAAGAGCACCTCTGTCCTTCGCCTTCTGTGCTTCGAGGAAGTTGGGAAATGTCTTACCAGTCTCCTTGCCCCACTTCGTCAGAAGGTGAAGACCGAGCAGTGACTCCTGCGTCGGCTGGTACATGATGTCGCCGCTGGTCGAGCTGAAGAGGTTGTTCGACGGGAACATCTTGTGGGACTCCTTGACTGCCTCGTCCGTGAGCGGGACGAAGACGGACATGGTGTCGCCGTCGAAGTCAGCGTTGTAGCCAGCGGTGACCAGCGGGTGGATCTGGATGGCCTTGCCCTCGACCATCTTCGGCTTGAAGGCCATGATCGAGAACTTGTGCAGAGCCGGGTCTCGCTTGAGGAGGACCGGGCGCTTGTCCATCGCCTTCTCGAGCGCCTTCCAGGCGATGTCCCTATTCTCCTTCACCGCCTTCAGCGCATTGACCGGGTTGAGGCCGACCTGACCCAGCTCTCGCACGACGAAAGGCTTGTAGAGCTCCATCGCCGCTTCCTTCGGTAGGCCCACGTAGTCGAGGTGCATGGCCGGCTCCGGGATGATGGTGGAGCGCATGGAGAGCTCCTGCCGGCGCTTCATGAGCCGCTTCTGGAAGTAGCCTTGCTTCGGCTGATCGCCAGCAACGACGTCGAGGATGCCCTTCATCGGGCGGTTCGACTCGTAGACCGGACGCCCACCGAGGCCAGCGTAGGCCCTCATGGCGTCGTAGAGCTGCTCGCGGACGTTCCTCTCCGAGGCACCGCCGAGCTCCTTGACCGGGTTCTTCAGACGATCGTTGAGGAGACCGATGGCGTGGTAGTACTGGTTGATGTCGTCGTAGCGCAGTGAACCATCCGGCATCGGAACAATGGGCCGGAACGCCGGCGGCAGCACCGGCAGGTAGTTCATCATGTACGCTTCGTGCGGCTTCATGTTGAGCTTGTCGAGAGCGATGAGGTAGCGCGCCTTCTTGTTGGCCTTGTTGAGCGCGTCCTTCTTCAGCTTCGGGAGCTCAGCGAGCGTCTTCTTCAGCTCGGCCTTGACGTCGATCTTCTTGAGAAGATTGTTGATTGCGATACCACCTGTCTCGCCGTTGGGCAGGGCCTTCTTGCCCTTCGCAACCGCTTCGAAGTCTTCATACCGAAGACCGGATAGGATGACGGCCGGGCCGAGCTGCGACTTGCTCGAGCCGACGAACACCGGATTGGGAACCGGCTCGGCCATCTTGATGTGAGACCAGAAGAGTCCCTTGCCCTTGTCATCCGGCAGGCCGCCGGTGATCTTCGGGTCGAAGAGGCCCTTCTCCAGCTCCTTGGCATCTTTGCCACGGAGCATGCGACCAGCGTCTTTGATCTCGCCGTGCGAGAGAGCGAGCACGCCCTTGTCAGTCAACGGCATGAGCTGGAGCTCGTTGCCTTGCTTCTGGATGTTGACGCCGAGGCCGGTGAGCAGGTTCTCGAACTTCTTGTACGCGAACGTCGGGCGAGGAGCCGGCAGCGGCTGGCCCGTGCGGACGCGATCCCAGAAGTCGGTGTGATTCATGTCGTCGAGATTGTCCCCGAGGTGCTGGTCGGCCTTGTAGGTGGCCATCTCGCGAAGGTTGTGGCGCGCTCCGTGAGCGAGCAGAGCGTAGAACTCGAGCTGCCCCAGGCCCTGGCCGGGGTGCTCCGCACCTGTGCCCTTGGGAGCGTGGTCGACGGTGTAGGAACCACCGCCCTGTCGACCTCCGCTTCGGACGGCGAGCTTCTTCTCGACCTGGTGCTTGAGCTTGAAGATGTACTGATTGCCCGTCAGTACGTCTCCGAGCTTCTTGCCGTTGGTCGGATCGAAGAGCGTTTCTTGATCGCTGATGCCATTCTTCGCCAAGTCTTCTTTCACCTTGCTGGTGTAGTCGACGTGCGGCCCGGCGAAGTTGGTGACGACATAGGGCTTGCCCGTCTTCTCGGCGACCTTCGAGGCGGCTGTCTCGAGCATCTGACCGAGGTTGATGCGGGTCGGGACGCCGGATGGGTTCATGAGGACCTGGACGTGCTGGCCATCTGCGCCACCGATGCGAGGCATCTCGTGGTCGGGCAGGATGCGGGTGATGATGGCCTTGTTGCCGTGTCGGCCGACGATCTTGTCACCGACCTCGGCGGACTCGAGCGTCTTGACGTGAACGACGGCTCCCTTGTTGTTCGGGAGCTTGACGACCTTCACCACCTCACCCGGGTGGTCGGAATCCCAGACCACGCTTCGGTCTTGGAGATTGAAGGCCTTCTTCGACAGACGACTCATCAACCGACCAGTCTCGCCGGCGTAGTCCTTCTTGCCCACTGCTGCAACGAGGATGTCTCCCGGCTCGACCCGCTGACCGACTCGAATCAGACCGTCCGTCCCGATCTTGGACATCTGGTCCTTCGTCAGCTTCTTTGACATCGTGCTGGCGAAGGCGATGAACCTCGACTTCGAGATCTCGTCCCTCTCGGGATCTGTCTCGAGCGTCCGACGGTGCAAGTGCTCCGACGTCAGCTTCTTTGCTGCTGAGTCGGAGATGACGATGCCGTCCTCGAAGTTGTACCCCTTGTACGGTAAATACGCGACGCGAAGGTTCGTTCCAAGGGACAGAGAGCCCTGCCGTGTGAAGTTGGTGTCGGCGAGGGTCTGCCCCTTCTTCACCGAATCGCCGACCTTCACAAGCGGCGTCGAGTGGATGAAGGTCTTCGAGTCGTTGAGCGGGAAGTGGTTGTAGATCTGCTCCTCGTGTCGCTTGCCGGCCGCGTCCTGAATGACGATAGCCTCAGCGTGGCCGTTCTCCTTGCTGGTCTTGATCTCCACCACCTTGCCGTCGTGATGAGCATTGTGGGACCAGTCGAGACCGGTGAGCTTCTCCCAGGTCTGAGACCCGCCTGCCAAAACCTGAACGAGAGGCTGCTCGCGATTGTGCAGAGAGACGGCCTGCGTGCCCTGGCGGGACGCGGTCATCGTGCGGTTGCCCTGGTTGTTCTGCAGGAACGGGATGAGGTTGGTCGCCTCATCGTAGAGCTGCGAGGGCTGAACAACGAGGTAGCGAGCCTCGGAGAAAGGCTTCTCCAGCATCTCGTGTGTTATCGGGTCCTTCATCTTCACGAGGTCCGCAATCGGATGCGGGCGCCCGTCCCTGATGACGACCTGATCTGGCAGCAGCACGTTCTCTCGGTGTAGCTCGGCCGGCGTGACCTTGGCGAACTGCTTCGCCTTCAGATCATAGACCTGCATGATGGGGTCGTTGCCCCTCTTCTTGACGCCGATGGGCAAGTGCAGAGTGATACCGGTGCGCTCCGACTCCGGCGTGTGGATCGGATCGAGATAGCCGAAGTGCGAGGGGTTGATGAGCTTCATGTCGGGCGTAACCGACTGCTCCTTCTTGATACCGCCCTCCTCGGCCATGATCGTCGTCGCTCGATGATTCGAGATCATCTCGAGCGGGTTCACCTGCTCCGGGTTCTTCGAGAGCATGGAGCTCGTGAAGAACTCCTTGATGGGGCGATTGAAGAGGTCGCCGGAGATGATGTCGCGAACCTTATCCTGCCGGTCGATGTTGTTGCCGACTTTTCCAGCAAGGGTCCGCTTCATCTTGGACTTGGTGAGCTGCTCGTGCAGGAAGTCGTCCGTTCCGTGCAGTGTCTTGAAGACGAGTGAGTTGCGATCGTCCTGTGGGATATCGCCCTTGGTCACTCCAAGAATCCGCTGCGAGCCCAGCAGCAAAGCTTCCCCGTTGACGTGGTCGAACGGCTTGCCGAAGACGAGCTTCGTCATCTCTGGCAACAAACCCGTCTTGTGGAACTCGGCAACAACGGCAGAGGCCTTCTGGTCGTAGGTTAGGCCTTGCAGTTGCTGCTTCGAGTTCTTGGTGATCTTCGCGTAGAGCTCTTCAATGTCCTTCTCCGGGTGCTTCGGGACATTGGCCTTGTAGATGTCCTCGCCCCACGCCTTCTTCATATCCTCGTCTTGAACGCCGAGAACCTTGAGAACGGAGTAGAGCGGAGGGTGATAGGTGCCCCACTGGAACTGAAACTTGCGAGACTCTGGATCGAACGGGATCTTGATACGAGGCTTACCCGCGAACGGCTTGGCGAGGTTGAACTCGGTCTCCATTTCGCCGTTCTGCTTGATGTGGGCGTAGACGCCCGAACGCAGGCGCCAGAGGCTATCCACCTGCCACTCGGATCCGTCGACGATGTAGCTGTAGCGGTTGGTGGGCTTGGGGAGAGTCATGACCTTGATCTTGGTTCGATCGAGCTCATGTCCCGTGGCTTTGTCGATCAGGCTCACGTCGGCGAAGACGTTCGCGCCCCAGGTCTTCTTCTGATCCTTCGCTTGCTCCTGAGAGCGGATGTCATCTCTCGGTGCGCCACTATCATCGAAGGAGAGATTGTGAAGAACCAACTTCTTCGCTCTTCCTTCGAAGGGGAAGTAGCTCTTCACTGCTGACTCGACACGCTCTTGGAGGGACTTCCAGGTCTCTGCTGGGGTACCGGCCACGATAATCTCCTTGCAGCCCTCTGCCTGACGGCAATCTCCGGGCCGACCAAGTGCCTCCAGCGTAGGCAGAAGACGATCCGACGTCAAATAAAACCTAGAGATTGCCGGAGATAAGAGTTTCGTAGGCAGGCTTTATTTTCGCAGAGAGGGAAGCCATGGGCCGAGAGAGTTTCGAACCAGGTGACAACGACTCGAACCAACCGGAGGACGAGAACAACGATTACGAGGAGGCTGTCGACGACCTAATCTCGGGGGTAATCACACCGGAAGGCGACGAGTGACATGCTCACCGCCGTCCGCCTCGCATTCTGTCTGTTCTTTCTGATCCGCGTGCAGTGGATGCTTTGGCTGTTGTATGGCATGGGGTGACTCATGGATGGCGATGGAGTGCCGCAGGCTTTCTGTCCGTTGCTGTGGAGGGCGAACGGAGGCACATTCACCGCCGACGGATCACCCCGCTTCAACGTTCTCGGGAATGATCATGTTCGCGGGAACTGCACCAGAGCGTACGACTGCGACACCTGCAGTCTCATGCAGCACGAGCTCTCGTACCACCCTGCAGGAACAGTGTGGTGGTGTTGTACGAGCTGCGTCGCAAGGCTGAAGAGCCGATCCAAAGGGGTGGGTCGGCATCTACGCCTTCCTGGGTACTACACCGACGGATACTGTCAAAACCCTGCCTGCCGTCGAGATGAGGAGGATCGCCCAGCGAGCCACCTCCAACTCGTACTCGGTGACATCACGCTGGAGGGCGGTTGATGCTTTGCGACTACTGCAGATTCCCCATCTACATCGACCAGCCAACCTTTCAGGGGTCGACAGGAACATCCAAGATGGGTCAAAAGTCAGGTCAGATGTACCACAGCTCCGACATGGAAAAGCCGGAGACGATCCACCTTTCATGCCTTCCATCGTGGGTCTATAAGAACCAGGAACTCAGAGACGTCATCAGGAACGAAGTGCTCCTGGAGGTTCGACGTGATGAGATCGACGACCTGAAGCAGATCGCACTATCAGAGGCTGCGGAAGAGCTCCAGTACCTGTGTGCGGCGTGCGCGAAACATAAGATGCGGCCCGACGACCCGCCTGCAGAGTACGAGTGCTCGAACCTCAAGTGCAGAAGTGGGGCAATGCCAGTCTGCCCTGACTGCGGAGAGGTGGCCGACGCGATGGTGGATGCGATACTCGAAGAGAGCGCAGCGTAGGAGCAAGCTAAAGAAAAGGCGGGAAGGTTGCGCATTCCTTCCCGCCTTTGTTTTTTAGCTATCCGCAGCCGGTCGAGGTACCGCAGTTCGGGCAGAGGTGGCACGAGCCTGCCCGCTTCGTGAGACTGCCGCAGCGAGTGCAGGGAGGACCAGACGGCGCCTTCTCTGCCTTCGCCTCCTCTTCCTTCGGCGTGAGCAGCTTGACGTCAGCCGGCGCCTCACGCAGTCGGAGAAGATGCTGCGCATTTGGTGCGAAGTTGAGAGCGAGCCACTGCGCCAGGAAGTCCGGGATGGACCGAGCGCGGCGGATGATCGGGTGACTCGTCCAGCCCTTGGGTTCGAACTCCTGGTCGCTGAACTTCTCGATGAACGTCTCCAGCGGAACGCCGTGCTGGAGGCCGATGCTGAAGGCGGTCGCCCACGCATCCATGATGCCGTTCAGCGTGGAGCCCTGCTTCGAGACGCGGACGAAGATCTCGCCCAGAGAGCCATCCCCGAAGAAGCCCGGAGTGATGTACACCTCCGTGCCGCCGATGCTGACTTTCGCCGTCTTGGCGTCGCGCTCGTCCGGTAGGCGACGGCGTTCACCCCACGCCAGCGACTTGACTCGGCCCTCGAGCGTGTTGTTCTCGGTGGAGATGGGCTGAGAGAGCTTGCACTTGTCCCGGTAGATGGCCACGCACTTCAGACCAGACTTCCAGGACAGCATGTAGATCTTCTCGATGTCCTCCACCGTGCAGTTCTCTGGCATGTTGACGGTCTTCGAGATGCCGCCCGAGAGGAAGGGCTGGACCGCAGCCATCATGAGGATGTGAGCTTCTGGACGCAGGGCGTTCGGTCCGATAGCTTCCGGGAAGACGCCACCGTGCTTCTCGTAGTCGAACTCCGGCGCGCCCTGAAGCTTCTCGTTCTCAGCGACGTACTCGAGGATCCCGTCGATGACTTCCGGCGAGTACCCGAGGTTTTTGAGAGCGAGCTCGACACTGGGAGTCGCCAGCCGCTCCATGCCACCACCGACAAGCTTCTTGTACCGGACGATAGCCGTGTTGGGCTCGACGCCGGTAGTATCGGCGCACATGAGGAAGCTGATGGTTCCAGTCGGGGCGAGCACTGTGACCTGGCCGTTGCGGTAGCCGAACTTCTTTCCGGCCTGCAGCGCCTCCGTCCAGACTTCGGGCGCCCGATCGATGATGGCGTGATACTGCTTCGCCATCGGCGTCGGAATCCGTTTGGCCGCATTGAGGTGCATCTTGACCACGTTGAGCATCGGCTCGCGGTTGGCCTCGAACGCCTCGAACGGACCGCGGACTTCGGCAAGCAGAGCAGACTGCCTCTGGGCTGCGCCACCCATGATGGCAGTGATGCCGCCGGCGACACTCCGACCGTCATTGGAGTCGTACGGAAGACCCCACACGGTAAGAAGATCGCCCAGATTCGTGTAGCCGAGCCCCAGTGTACGGTACCTGTGGCTGTTCTCCGTGATGACCGGCGACGGGTAGGAACTGGCGTCGACGACCGCCTCCATCGCGGTGATGGCGATCGAGCAGGCGTGCTCGAAGCCTTCGATGTCGAAGGTGTTGTCGAGCTTGACGAACTTGCGCAGGTTCAGTGATCCGAGATTGCAGGCCGTGTTGTCGAGGTAGAGATACTCCGAGCACGGATTCGAGGCGTTGATGCGGCCCGAAGCAGGGCTGGTGTGCCAGTTGTTCGTGGTCGTGTCGAACTGCAGACCCGGATCGCCGCACATCCAGGCGGCCTTGGCGATCTCCTTCCAAAGATGACGGGCCTTGTACTTCTTGTGCGGCTTGCCCGTGCTCACGAACTTCGTCGAGAACTCACCGTCGCTCTCGACGAGCTTCATGAACTCATCGGTCACACGAACCGAGTTGTTGGCGTTCTGGAAGCCAACGTACTCGTAGACATTGCCCGGAACGTTGAACTCGGCGGTGTACTTCCCCGTCGAGTAGAGATCGTGAGCCACCTGCTCCGCGTTCGACTTGCAGGTGATGAACTCCTCGATGTCCGGGTGGTCAACGTTGAGAACGACCATCTTGGCGGCACGTCGAGTACCACCACCAGACTTCATGGCGCCGGCGAAGGCGTCGAAGCCCTTCATGAACGAGACCGGGCCAGATGCCGTGCCACCGTTCGACAGCTTCTCCATGCTGCCGCGGATGGGCGAGAGGTTACCGCCCGTGCCCGAGCCGCCCTTGAAGAGCATGGCCTCCTTCTTGGCCAGGTCCATGATGTCGCCCATGTCGTCGGTGACCTGCTGGATGAAGCAGGCCGAGCACTGCGGAACTTCCACCGCGCCGACATTGAACCAGACCGGAGAGTTGAAGGCGAACATGCCATGAAGGAGCATGAAGAGAAGCTCCTCGTAGAACACCTGGCCGTCGACGGACATCATCGTATCGGGCGGCGACGGAGGGGCGCCGTAGGTGTGAAGATGCCCCGGCTCGAAGATCCCTTGGTCGATCGCCTGACGCGCCATCCAATAGGCGACGCGATCGAACATCTGCTTCGCGGAGACTTCCTTCACGCCATTGATGGTGCGGAAGTACTTCTCAGCGACGATGTTGACTGTGGTGTCGTTCCAGAACCCGGGGACTTCGACACCGTCTTGACGGAACTTCACGTCCCCCTTGCTGCCGTAGATTACTGCATCTTTCCTGACCCACTCGACGGTGTTGAACGGATGAACGCCCTCGGTGGTGAAGACCCGCTGGAATCGGATCCTCTTCGGTGATGCGTTTCGGCGCACCACCTTCTTGTCCTCTGCTGCCGTCTGCATGTGCGACCTCCAAAGGTGAAAAAAGAGCGCAAGCCTTCTATGCTGGCTAACGCACAGCGCTCGCGCTTATGCCTCAGATGAGAGCGTTCTTGCGACGAGGCGGCTTGATGTCTGGCATGGGCGACTGACCGGGGTCAAGCGGATCAGTCTGAGAGCCCTTCGCGTCTTGGAGGAGCTGAACGGTGAGCCCGTAGAGTTGCGGGTTCTTGCCCTTCATCTTGATGAGCTCGATGTTCTTCGTCATCTCATCCATCTTCTCGAAGTGCGTAGCCGCACGACGAGCGAGGTAGAGCGGACTGAATAGAGCACCTTGGCCAGCCGCCTGGGTGAGCGGCGACTGCATCTCCATCGGGATGCCCTCGTTCGGCATGGTCCCGCCCTTCTCCGGGTAGGCCTTCACACCCTCTGGGAAGCCCGGGGCGGCGTCGTCACCTTCCTTGGGCTGCATGTCGCCACCGCCACCAGGCCCGCCGGGGCCTCCCAATTGCTGGCCCTCGGCGAACTGCTTCATGGCGTCGCCAAGCTGTTGGTTCTGGGCACCACCGCCTTGGTCTGGCGGAGGCATTCCAGCGGCCTGCATGAGCTTCTGGGCCTGGATCTGGTAGCGCGTCTGGACAAGGAGCGTCTCGCCTTGGAGCTCGGCGGAGGCCATCATCTGCTTGCGCTGGTTGTCCATCTGCTTCGCCATCTCGGCGCTCTTGTGCTTCTCTTCCTGAACGATGTCCAGATCGGCCTCGTCGAGGAGCGTGGTGTCCGAGACCTTCTGCGCCTGGTTCATCTGGAAGGTGAGCTGGAGACGCTGCAGATCGTCCGCCATCTTGAAGCGCTTGAAGTGCAGCTTCGGGCGGTTCCACTCCATGTAGTCGGCGATCTTCCCGAGAATGAAGTCGCGGACCATGATGAGGAGGTTGGTGCGGTAGCCGAGGAACTGGTTCTCGAGCATGCGCATCGAGACGTTGGAGCCAGAGTACTGCAGGCCGCCGAAGACGAATTCGATGGGAACGTGCATGCCGGCGACGATCTGCTCCGACCAGGCGCGCATCTCCTGGTGAAGCATGAGTGCCTTGCCCTCGCCTCCGATCGTCTCGTTGCCCACCGGTAGCGGCATGATGGGGATGTAGTTCGGGTCGACTCGCTGCTTGGCGAGCTCTTGCTCGATCCTCTTGCGCCAATTGCCGAGGTCCGTCGTCGAGTAAGGGCTCGCGTCGGCGCCACCAGCCTGCGGGAAGAGGATGCGGAGCGGAACGATGTGCTGCTGGGCAATCGCCTCCTGCCCCTTCCGCAAGATCTGCAGGTAGAAGGTGTCCTTGAGGACAGGCAGGATGAGGGGCATGCCCCAGCCCATGTCCTTCTGAGCGATGGTTGGTCGCTTCAGCACGAACATGTTGTCCGAGGTGAGGCGCAGGCTCTTGTTGGAGCGAAGCGACTCGATGTAGACGTCCGGGATCGACTCGATTACGTGACGCTTCCCCATGAGGATGTCGTTCCTCGTCGCCATGGGGATGTCGAAGAAGTAGGCCGTCTCACCGGTGATGTCGTTGTGCTCAGCGGTGACGTACTCCGGGTTCCACCGGATGACCTTGATGTCCCGATAGTTCTTCGTGTAGTTGTCGACGATCTTGGCCTGGACGACCATCTCGCACTTCTTGCAGGACAAGAAGTAGTTGAGGTTGCGGAACTTGAACTCGGTCCGCTTGTCCTTGGCCTTGTACTCCGTCTTGCAGTGCGGGCAGACGAGGTACTTGTCGAATGGGAAGTGCAGCGAAATGAATGCGATGCCGTAGCAGTAATAGTCCAGGCCGGCTTCGATCTCGACCGTACGCACCTTGAACTGGTGCTCGATCATCTCGATCCACTTCGCCCGCTGCTCAGAGTCTTCCTCGTCGACGATGATGTCCGTGATCGGGTACTCCGCCATCTTGTAAGTGACGGCGTTGATCAGCGGGTTGGTGAGGAAGTAGTACCGGCACCACCGGAACATCTGCTTGATGCTGGTGGGCAGATACGTGTGGCCGATGTCGAAGAACGGAGACGGGTAACGAAGAGCGCCTCCGCCGCCCTCTTGGCGACCGTGAAACGAATCGAATCTGGCAATGCCGCCAGCGAGACCGAGGTCGCTCATTTACATCGCCTGTGCTTGGCCGACGACTGCGTCGGGCGTGGTATTGAGGCCGCCTGGAGCCGTGTTCTGCCAGCCGCCATCATTCGATTGCTGCGGGAGAACAGCCGGAGGATGACGACGGAAGCCGCGCCGGATGAGGGCGAATGGCGAGGTGATGAGACGCTCGCCGCCCACGCTCCCAAGGAGCCCCCCAGCAGCCAAAGCGAAGGGGTTCTTGATGCCGTGTCGAATCATCGCACCGGAGGCCGCCAGACCGCCGAGAGTATTGCCGACAAGGCCAGTAGTGCGTTCGAACCTGGACTTGCCGTGACCAGTCGGGTCTTCCTTCGCCAGAGCCATTGGAGCCATAGCCGCGGTGCCGAGAAGCGCCATCGACTTTCCGCCGACTGGGAGATACTTCGTCGCGCCGCCGAGAGAAGACGCGTACTCCATTGCCTTGCCGAGCCGTCCCATCTTCGGCGCGATCTTCAGGCCCTCGCCCATCCACTTCTGAGGATTCTGCGGCGTGCCGTGCCAGCCGGCGGAGATGACGTTGCCAACCTCAGTCTTGAGCCCTGCGATCTTGGCGAGCTCATCAGCGAAGGCTGCTCTGGTGACCTCGTCGATCATGATGCCTCCAACCAGCCCTTGAGGCTCTCGAGCTGGGTCTTGAGCTGCATCGAGCGGTACTTCATGAAGTCGGTGGCGATGATGAGGCGAGCCGACTCGACATCTTCGGCCGTCTCCTGGATCGCGTCTGCCGCCTGCTCAGCGGGAAGCTTGCTCAGCTCTTCGAACCGCTTCTTGGTCGGCTGAGACTCGTAGGTGAGGTGGTACTCGAGGTTCACGCCCTTGGTCTTGTCCTTCATGTCCGGGTCGGGCTTGAGGGAGAAGGCCTTGTCCTGTTCGTACTTCTGAGTGCAGGTCGGGCAGTGACCATCGAACGGCGGAAGTGCCGAGCCGGTCTGCTCACAGTCGCGGCAGCGATAGATCGGCTGAGAGATGTACTCTTGGCAGAAGTCGAGAGGAGGGGCGGCGTAGGTCACGCCTTCATGCAGGAAGACTGCGGCGCAATAGCGCTTCACCTCGTCGCTGTACGTCTCTTGGCGGATGCCGCTGGCGATATCGACCCCAGCATAGAGAGCGGCGAGATCGGGCGGCTGCAGAAGGGCCACCTGCGGCACGATGCCATTGAGCCCAGCAATGACTTTCTCGAAGACCTCCCAGTGGTCCCAGAACGCATCGATCACATGCAGCGTCTTCGCCGCCATGATCTTGAGACGGTTGCCGGCGTTGATGTGCGTATCGAACTCCCGCTCGATTTCGGCGAAGAGCGTATCGGACAGCCAGTCGAACCACTCAACCTGGAAGACCTTGAGCAGCGCCATATCCAAGACAACCGGATGAGCGTCCGGGTGGCTGAAGAGGTTCTTCGAAGACACCGGTGTTGGTGGAGAGAAGACACCGGACGTGTCGAGGACTGCCCCTACTGGGGCCGCGATCTTCTGCTTCTTCGTCTCTTGCAGGCTCTCGAAGAACGCCTCGTCCGGCCTCTTATTCACGAGCTCTCCTAGCGGATGATGTGAGTCGCCTGGGCTGCGAGCGGCCTCAGCTTACCAGCGAAGTGAGATCCGATCTCGTACGCAGGATGAGCTCCGAGTATACCCAATCCGGCGAGTTCGTACTTGGCGTGTGACTTGTGCGTCTGGTCCATCGCTGGGTTTCGGAGATCCTTCACACTTGGGCGAGCAAGGACACCAAGCCCTGCCAGCTCCGCTCCGGCAACTCCAAGGTTCGCCAGCTTGGTGTGGATGATGCCCGAAGCCGCGGCCCGAAGCGGGTTGGTCCCGGATGACCGAACTCCACCAACGGCGGGCGCCAGCTTCTTCACGGCTCCAAGCAGCCCTCCCCGATGGGTCGGGTTTGCCTGAGCTAAGTGCCCGAGAGCATTGGCTCCGTTGTTGTGGTAGACGCTCTGTGCGAGCTGAGCATGCGAGTCGAGCCCAGCCGCCAGCTTGGGGAACATCTTCATCGCCGCCATCTTCACGGCGACATAGTCCCCCGGCACATCGTCTCGCTCGGCGGAGTGCCGAACGAACGCCTTGAAGGTCTCGATGTCCATTGATTACTCCGTGCCAGTAGCGGAACGACGATCACTCGCCATGCGAGCGAGGACGAGCTTCTGCGGCTTGGGTAGCGCCTCGAAGAAAGCCTTGGGCGACTTGGAGAACTCATCGGCGAACTTGGCGCCGAAAGTCTTGGTGACGAGATGGTGGCCGTTCATGGCCAGATTCTTGAGCTCGGCCTCGTCGGTCCTGGCTCCCAGCTCATCGTAAGTCCAGGTCGCGGAGGCGAGCTTCTCCTTCGATGGGCCGAAGGTGGTGTACCACGGGTCCATGAGGTTGGTGCCCCAGTGGAAGTGGAGGTTGGTCATGTGGTCGAAGTCGCTGAGAGCCTCGGCGAAGGTCTCCGGCGTCACGCTGGCCCGCTTCTCGAGCAGCATGTCGAGAGACGAGCGGAACTCCTCCGGGACGAGGTTGCGACGGACATTCGTCATCTCGTCGACGTCGGCCGCATAGGTGGTGGAGCCGTACCGCTCGATGTCCTCCGAGATCGGCAGGCCCAGAGAGGCGAGCTTCTGCGCCAGCTTCACGCAGTAGGTGTGACGATCGCGCGCTGCGAACTGCTGCCAGTTCTCGTCGAAGTAGGCCGATGCGGTCTTCACCTGGTCGTAGGTATCGACCGGGTAGTGACCTCGGAGGAGCGTCTCGACCGCCTCCGGCTCGACGTTGGTGAAGGCCTGGCGAGGATCCCATCCAGAGATGTCCATGTGCGGGGCCTCGCGCCAGCCCTTCTGCTTGGCGACCACCTGGCCGGGGGCATCACCGAAGGCGCCAGCGGTCTTGACCATCGCCTGCTTCATGTTGTCGGTCGAGCCGGCGTGGTCGTCCTTGATGGTCTCCTTGGTGGAGAAGTGGGGGATCTGGATGAAGTTCGTCCCCTGCGGAGAGTCGTAGTTGACTCGGGACTTGAGGTCGTGATCCTCCTCGTCCTTGCCGAGCTCTGGGTTGTCGTGATACGCCCCGTTGTCCGTCTTGGGCGAATTGAACTGGATCTTGTTGACCTTCGCTCCTCGAGCGTACGGTGTCTGGCCCTTCCCAGGAATGCCTGAGACGCCGTTCTTGGCCGCCTCCTTCAGCTTCTCTGGGATCTCGAGCTCGTAGTGCTCGCAGGCATCGATCAAGTTCGAAGCCGCGACCTTCACGGCATCGGGAGGAAGAAGGTGCCCCTGCTCGAGCAGGTAGACGACGGAGAGGGCAGTGTTGCCCTTGTCGACCATGGCGAACTTCTTCATCTTGGTGCCCTGGTCGAAGAGGACGAGAGCGAAGGCGTCGTCCGGCATCGTCTCCTTCTCGTCCGCCGTCATGCGATGCGCCGTCTTCACGAACTCCGGCATTGTCTCTGCCGTGGGGAATCGCGAGACCAGCACCTCGCCTCGAACATCATCGTACTGATCCACCACGAAGCCTGCGATTCCGCGCATCTTTCACACCTCTCGAGGAGAGCCTGGGTCTCATCCTACGAGGACTGACTGTCGGGTGCAAAGCAAAACCTCCGAATGCAAAAACTCCAAATCCCCGGGATAAGGGCTTGGAGAGGATGCCATTTTCTTTCACTGAAGGAGGACAAAGTGGGCAACGAACCAGCCGGAGCACCGCATTGCTGGGGGAAGCAATTCGGCGAAGAAGACGATGAATGCAAGAACTGCCTGTTCGACAGGACGACATGCCGGACCGAGTCGATCAATCACCGATCGATGCTCGACTCGTACCGGCGGCAGGGAGGGTCGATGCTGCCTCAACCTCGCTACTCACTACCGATGTTCCCGCAACAACCGCAGCAGCCGCCACAGACCTTCTCACAGCGGTTTGGGTACAACTCGGGATCGGCAATGCCTCAGCCGCCACCGACGAACTATCCTCGACCCGCGATGCCAGCGCCGATGCAGGCTCCCCAGCAACCTTCTGTGGGGTACGCACCTCTGGCCTATCAGCAGAACGCTCCGGCCGGCTGGAATGCTCCGATCGTGTATCTGCAGAGGCCGAATCCCAACAACCCGGGGGTGTGGCAGTACTCTGGAGAATCAACGAGATCTCGCCTGGCAAAGAACGTGATCCTGTCTGCACTCAAGGCCATTTTCGAGGAGCTGTGGAGGTTCTTCGCGAACTGGACTTGGCCCGTTAGTTTAGGTACAACGTAGGATCTTCTTCGGGCTGGAAGGAGACAATGTCAAAGCTTCTGCTGCCGGTGCGGGCACCGGATAAGGCGTATATCGATCGCCTGCTGTGGCTACCCAAGTGGGGAATCCGGCAGCAGGCGATCACCGACACTCTCGAATTCTGGGATGTCGAAGATCGAGATCCGGTGCGCGTTCGCCTGTGGGAGGACTCACCTCACCACATCGGCGTGCCACGGGAGTTTCTCAAAGTCTCCGACTACCAGTCCTACCCATTTCCCTTCGTTGATCTGACGCCCCGATCGTTCCCCAAGAGTGGGCTGTCGACGAAGATCGAGCTGCGCAATCAGAAGCAAGCCGAGGCCTATGCAGCAATGCAGGCCAACCCCAATGGCATCCTCAACCTCGGCTGCGGCAAGGGTAAAACAGTCCTGGCACTCAAGCGTCTAGTCGAGCTTGGGTGTCCAGGACTGGTAGTTGTTCACAACTCGTATCTCTTTACACAGTGGAGAGAGCGAATTGAGGAACACGTTATTCTTCCAAAGGGGGAGAAGATCGGCGTCATCCAGGGCAAGGAGCTTGACTGGGAGAGGCCAATCGTAATCGCCATGATTCATACGTTGGCGCTGCGGGCGAAGGAGAAGAAGCTCCCTCCTGGCTTCGACCGGCACTTCGGGGTGGGCATCTACGACGAGGTTCATCACCTCGCAGCCAAGCTGTTCTCCCAGACCGCAGCGACAGTCATGGGATACCGTCTTGGGCTAACCGCGACACCGCGGCGTCTCGACGGGCTCGAGTACATCTACCACTACCATCTGGGCCCAGTCTTCTACACAGACACAGAGCAAGACCTGATTCCCAGAACCTACTTCCAGCTCACCCCAACGCAAATGGATCTGGGCAAGGGCAACAGTGAGGTGAGGGATGTGACGGGAGAGCTCAGTGTCTCGATGATGCGCTCCGCGCTTGGAAAAGACGACGTGGCCAACGAGTTCCGCTGGCGCTGCATCATGGAGGCTGTGAAAGAGGGACGGAAGATCTTGGCTGTCTCTCACTCGAAAGCGCAACTCAAGGCACTACACGAGAAGACACCCGGCTCTGCAATCATCATCGAGGAGACGCCACAAGAAGAACGATCTGCACTACTGAAGCGCAGCCAGGTGACCTACGCCATTGCTCGTCTTGGCGTAGAGGGTCTGGACGACCCGCAGCTTGACACGCTTTTCTTTCTCACGCCGTTCTCGTCGGAGAACGACCTGGAGCAAGCGAAAGGGCGCATCGGCGCCAGAGACCCACAACTGAAGAAGGGCCACCCTGTGATGATCGTCTTCGATGACGTCCACATCCCGCCCTTCCATGCGATGTGCAAGAAGCTGAAGTCGAAGCTCAGGAGCTGGAGCTATCCGTTCCAGGTTCTCAACGCACCCAACTTCACGTGAGGTAGTCATGCAGAAGCTGGAGCGGCTGCAGACCCTCGTCAACGAGTGGTCTAACTGCCAGAAGTGCCCACTGCTGTGCAATGAGAGGAAGAACGTAGTCTTCGGCTATGGGCAGTTCGACAAGGTCCCGATCTACGACCATAACATCAACCGCCAGATTGGCTTCGGCGGTCAGGTTCTCATCATTGGTGAGGCGCCCGGCGCCAATGAGGACGAGCAGGGTCATCCCTTCGTCGGCAAGTCGGGGATGCTGCTGAATCAGTACCTCGCCTCTGTCAGCGCCCGCCCAGAGGTCAGGGAGAAGCTGGCCGAGATCAACAAGGAGTCGAGCTCGGAGAGGACGCAGCGACTGGATTACGAGCTCCGCCAGCTCCTCATCCAAGAGTTCTTCTTCACCAACGTCATCTCCTGCCATCCGCCAGAGAACCGGGATCCGACCCCCAAGGAGGTCGCCGCGTGCCGGCCGCGGTTACTGGAGACGATCTACATCGTCGACCCAGTCATCATCATCGCGGTAGGCCGCATCGCAGTCGAGAGCTTGCTCGGCAGGAAGATCTCCATCACTGGAGTTCGTGGTGAGCTCTTCGACGTCCCGGTTCCAGGGAGGCTGCTCGGCCGCAACCTGACCTACCCGCTCATCGCGACGCTGCACCCCAGCTACTTGATGAGGAAGAACGACTTCAACCAAAAGGGAGGAGAGGGGGCCAAGACGTTCCATGACTTCTTGCGGGCCGTAAAGCTTGTGGACGACTACAACTTCCGCAACTTCGGCATCCCGCATCCAGACCGCCGGGAGGACGAGTGATGATGACCCTTCAGGCCTACGTCAAGGAGCAGATCCGACTGCTCAACAAATTCGAGCAACATTGGGAGAAAAGATCTCTGCGACAGCCCAAAGAGTATCCATCCGAATTACCGGCTGGAGACTGGGATGAGCAGTTTGATCTCTTTACGGCGAACAAGGAGAACGAGCGATGAGCACGGTCAAGGACTACATCCCCACGCAGGACACCCAGAACGTCGTCAACAAGTTCCTCTCGGCCGACCAGAAGTACCAGGCCGCGTGGGCCGAGTTCTACGACCGCCATCAGCAGGAGATCGACCAGCTCGACCAGCTTCGTGAAGAGCGCAACGTGAACCTGGACGAGGCCGGCAAGATGCTCCGCAGCGAGGCCACCCGCCTCGACCCGACCCGCTACAAGACGTTCAAGTTCGGGCCGTTCCAGGTCTCGAAGAAGTTCGGCTCGGACAGCTTCCGCGCGGTCGAGTTCGTCAACCTCGCCAAGTCGCTCGGCTTCAAGAAGCAGATGGAAGACGAGGGCGCGATCGCCACGAAGATCGAGATCAACCAGGAAGCGGCCAACGAGTTCCTCAAGAAGAACGGGCTCGAGAAGCAGTTCGCCACCACCATCGAGCCCGGCCTGGCCATGACGCCGGCGGTGTCCGGTCCGAAGCCGATCCCGGCATTCGGTCAGGAGCTCAAGGCCGGCAAGTGAACATCGACAAGGAGCAGGAGGAGAAGCTCGAGGCTGTTCTCAAGAAGATCGGTAAGGGAGATGGACTCACCGACGAAGAGCTCGAGCTCGCCATCGACTTTCATAAGGAAGCGGAGTGGCGCCTCAAGCTTCTCGGTCCGCATTTTCACTTGGCTTGGAGAGAAGTCTACTTCAGGCTGACCGCGTTCGAAGAGTTCAAGCTGAACCGGCAACGGAACCACGGGCGCAAGCTCAAGTGACCACCAAACCTCACCTCCTTCGGGAGGTGGGGCTTTTCTTACCTAGGAGCGATAGATGCCGAAGATGGGACTGGAAGCAACGCTGGACGAGCTGGAGAAGGGCCAGACCTGGCCCGGCACCCGTGCCTTCAAGTTCGCCGTTCCGATCGATGACCTGAAGAAGTACGGCCTTCGCAAGCCGAAGGGGACGCCGGACGAGCAGCAGTACATCTCGATCTGGCAGCTCGACATCTGCGAGCAGGGCGGCCAGCCGGCGTCCTTCTGGGGGTTCCGGCTGCTCGACGCGGCGAAGAAGGCCTACGACATGAAGTATCCCAACCAGGCGGTGGGCAATGGGTCGTGAAGTGACGAGACAGGAAGCAGGCGAGGAAGGCCTCATCATCACCGTCGCTGGCAAGTGCAATCGAGGCAAGACGACGGTGGCTCGCTTCATCGAAGAGGCCCTGCGTCGGGAAGGGTTCGTGGACGTCACAGTCTACGACGACCCGCGCGACAGCATTCCCAACAAGGCATCCATCGACCAGCGCATCGAGGCCACGAAGAAGCGGACGGTCTACATCGAGACTGTCCAGCTCAAGGCGCGCCTCTCGCGTGGAATCGAGCCCGGAGAAGTTCCGATCGCCGAGGACTAGTCCCATGGAAGTGGTTCTCCCTCACACAAGCTTCACTGTGCGACGCGTCTACAGTCAGAACAGTCGTGACGTAGACAACGAGGTTCTTGAAGGAGAGGCTCCCATGTCTCAGCAACAGCAGGACTACTACAAGGCGATCATCGGGGACGGGCTCGCTCGCGTCTCCGTCGGGCGCGACATGAGCGAGATGGACTTCGGCTCCGGCGGCAAGGTGTTCGTGTCCGTCTCCCTCGTCTGCAACCAAGATGCGCAGACCGTCAACTACGCCGTGGGGTTGGCAGCGCAGATCGCGGACTACCAGATCGAGCAGCACTTCCAGCAGATGAAGCAGCGCTGCGAAGCCATGGGGCTCCTCAAGCCTGCGGCGCCAGCAAGGCCGGCGTACTGATGCTGGTGTCCAAGTCGAAGTGCCGGATCGTGGGCATCGAGCTTCAGCAGGCGCATCTCAACTTCGTCAATCCAGCCCTGCCCCCGTTGACGGCGGATTTCGTCCTCATCCGCGATGACGAGGAGCGGGCTGGGTTGCTGCAGCGACGGCTGGAGTGGAGTCCTCGCACTCTCGCCGCGCTCGCAGAGTTGCAGGATGCGATGGAAGCGGAGACACTCGAGCACGTGTTCGAGCCGCAGCCACCGCAGGAGCAAGCACGAGAACCCGAGCAGATGTAGCGTGATAGCAGTTCAAACTTGATCTCCTCTCCCGCCTGGGAGTAGGACTACAGTTTCGCGAGGACCCTATGGGGAACCACGACGATCGCCGGGGCAGCAACAGATCGATCCCGCCGGCGATAAGCCCGTCCCAGGCAGGTGAGCTTAGCCGCATGGTCCATGAGGCCCGCGGCAAGTCCCTGGACAACGAGAAGCGCATCCAGGCACTCGAAGCAACGGTCAACGACAAGAGTCAGTGGAACAATACGGTGCGGGAGTGGATCGGCAAGCAGGTGCTGGTCTACCTCGTCACCGGCGACAATGTTCGCGGCGTGCTTCGAAGCCTCGATCGATACACACTGCAAGTGGCAGGACGGATCTATGACAAGGATGGTGACTTGCTCGTCGGCGCCGAAGAGAGCGAGCTCATCATCCACAAAGGATCGATCGCCGTTATCTGCCAAGATAAGTAGTCGCATGCAGTACCCGTGATCCAGGCACGGGAAAGGGAGGTCGCGATAATGGCAGCGCACGTGGAATACGCGCTAATCTCGCGTATTTTGGACTATCAGGATTTCTTCACAGTCCAGAAGGCCCGCATCACCGAGGAGTTCTTCCTCGAGGCGCTTTGTCGCCAGGTTTTCTGCTTCATTCGGGATCATTTCACGAGCCGATACACCTACGGCTCGGTCCCGAGTTGGGAGATCGTCCTTCAGCGATTTCCTGCCTTCCAGCGTGTCTACAACAACGACACGGTCTCTACCCTCTGCGAGCAGCTTCACACCTCGAAGCTCTCCATCCAAATCAAGTCACTTGCAGAGCAGCTCTGGGAGATCGCCGAGCAGAATCCCAGAGAGGCGCTCAGCCTGGTCCGTGCGAGCTCATCCCAACTCTCTGGGATGCACGAGCGGTCCAACGACTTGCTCATGTCGGACGCCTATGAAGTGCTCAAGCAAGAGTACGACTTGGTGGCCAGTGGGCACGGCCTCCTCGGCATCCCGTGGCCGTGGGACGTGCTCAATGACGAGACTCAGGGCCTGCAGCCAGGGCAGTTCATCGTCCTGTACGGACGACCCAAGAACATGAAGACGTGGGTTGGTCTGGCCATCGCATCTCATGCCTATCTACACGCCCACCAACGAGTGCTCGTCATCTCGATGGAGATGTCATCCACCGACATCCAGCGACGAGCCGCATCGGTCTGCGCCAAGGTCGACTACCAGAAGTGGCGCAAAGCCCAACTGCAACCGTACGACAGAGACCGTCTCTTCAACTGGCTGCAGTTCCTCAAGCAGGGCGAGCGCACGGTCACCAACGCGGGTGGCAATCACCCGGAGTTCTTGGCCATGTCCGGCATGGGCGAGGGCATCGGGCTGGTGCAGGCCAAGATCTTCGAGTTCCGCCCGACCCTTGTCGTGGTGGATGGCCTGTACCGCCTGCGGAACGACAGAAACAAAACACGCTCCATCGACTGGAAGGATGTCACGGCCGTCGTCCAGGACCTGAACGAGACGGCCAAGACCCTCAACATCCCCATCATCGGCATCACTCAGGCCAACCGCTCCGCCGCCAAAGCCTCACCCAAAGAGGCAGACGTCGCAGAGCTCGCGTTCGCCGACGCTCTCGGCCAGGAGTGCGACATGGCCATCCGGGTCAAGAAAGAGAAGGACCCGCAGACCCACGAGCCGGAGGTCATCATGAGCTTCCCGGCGGCTCGCGAGTACGAAGTCGAGAACATCGTCATCCACGGCATTCCCGGCGTGAACTTCGGATTCAAGCGAGTCTGGGTCCCTCAGGCTGACCCGAATCAGGGACAGACCCAGCAGAGCAGCAATGGCCAGAAGAACGGTGCCAGCAAGAAGTCGAACGGCCAGCAACAGATGCTCCCAGGTGGCGGGCGCATGGCACCAAAGCCTCCCTTCGCGCAGTACTAGGAGTCGGACATGAGGGACCAGGTCATCGCGGTGCTCGAGCGGCACCTCGACCTGGGGAACTATCGTTTCTCGGGCGACTCGAACATCAAAATCAAATGCCCGTTCCACAAGGGTGGACAGGAGACGAAGGCCTCGTTCTCCATCAATGTCGATACGGGCATATTCCAGTGCTTCACCTGCCACGTCGCCGGCACCGTCAAGAAGCTCCTCTCCATGCTTGGTCTCCCCAAGCAGACGGTGGATTCCGAGACTGCGGGCCTCAAAGCTCTGTTCGATGCGAACCTCAATGCCCTGCGGCACCGACGCAGGACGGATTGCATCAACAACAACCCGTTCGAGGCCAAGCACATCCTCCCGGAGATGATCCTTTCGGCCTACGAGTTCCTTCCAACCAAGCTTGTGGAGGACGGGTTCGATCCCACCATCCTGCAGTACTGCGAGGTTGGCTACGACCGCTTCAACAATCGAATCACATATCCGATTCGGGATCTCTATGGTAACTTGGCGGGCATCGCTGGTGGTCGAGTGTTCGACTATCAGGAGCCCAAATACCTCGTCTATTTGGGTAAGAGGAAGGAGCGAGACACAGGCCGTGTCATCCCCAGCAACTTCGGTCCGTGGTTCGACGACGACTACCAGTACGAAGGGTACGAGTTCGACAATCACGACTACCTGTGGGGACTCGATAAGGTCTACCCTCGCCTCTTCTTCGGAAAGGAGCCGCAGACCCTAGTTGTCGTTGAGGGCTACAAGGCGGCCATGTGGTGCATCCAGGCTGGCTGGGTGAACACGGTGGCACTGATGGGCAGCTCGCTTTCGTATCGTCAGAAGCAGCTACTCCTCAGGGTCAGAGACAACAAGATCGTCTTCTTCCTCGACAACAACCAGGCAGGGAGAGAAGGCACCAGGAAGATCGCATCCGAGCTTCACAAGTTGATAAATGGGGTCTTGATTGCCTGCTACCCCGACGACGCTCACGAAGAGTGTCAACCGGACGACCTGATTCCTCAGGCCGTGTCCTCGGCTATCGCAGGCGCTGTGACGTACCCCAATTGGAGAAAGGGACAAGCTCATGGGAATTGGTAGCCTCCGGCAGGGCGCGAAGAAGTTCACCGAGAACAGCAGCAAGGGTGGGAAGGGCGGGAAGGGTGGCTTCTTCAACAAGCTCCGCATCCCCCAACTGACTCCGCAGCTTCAGGGCATGCTCCGGCCCAACGAGAGCCCCGGCGAGCCGATCGTGCTCGTCCGCCCCGAGCCGCTCTACGACGACATCTACGACGTCGATGACCACGGCAACTGGAAGGGCACGAAGACCGAGGCTCTTCACTTCGTCCAGCACCAGGTCAAGCGTATCGAGAACGGCAAGGAGAAGTACGGCGACTTTCCTTGCTCCGCCGGCCCCAGCCCGCACGCTCCTCAGAACTGCGTCGGGTGCCAGCAGAATGACGCTGGCAACAAGACCGTCGGCAATGGCCGCCAGCAGTGGGCCTTCAACGTCAAGCACCTCGTCCCCTACCACGAGATCCCGCTGGTCGACAAGAAGACCGGTCAGATGCGGATGAAGCAGGACAACAGCGGTCCGGTGATGGTCCTGCAGCAGTGCCAGGTGGGGACGCCGAGCGAGCGCCTGTACGGCATGAAGAACAACCGCAACGGACAGTGCGAGCACTGCCAGCGCAACATGCCGCTCCTCTACGGCGCTCCGAAGTTCCTCCAGCTCGGCAAGAACCATCTCGAAGAGCTGTTCAAGGTCGATACCTTCCTCGAGCAGACCTGCGCGAACTGCATGACGCGCCTCATCAAGGTCGCCTTCGACTGCGCCCGCTGCGGCAACGAGATCCTCAACGTCGCCCAGTCCGGGTTCGTCAACGACCAGCTCAAGCAGTTCGCCGAGACGCCTCAGCAATGCCGTTCTTGCGGCCACGTGGGGCTGGCGAAGCCGGCCTACGAGTGCGGCTTCGATCCCAACGGCATGTACAAGGTTCCCCAGGGCGGATGCTCTCAGAACGTCGAGCCGCGGCCGATGTCGATCTTCGACTGCGTGCTCTTCGTTCACAAGGAAGGTCAGGACACTCAGACCAAGCTCGTGATCTCCCCGCCGACGCCCATCCGGTTCTTCCGAACCCACACGGGCAACACGGATCTCGAGCAGTTCCTCCAGCAGCCGCATCTCGTCCGCGGCATCAACCTCGTCGACGCGTTCAAGCCCATCGACCTGGAGGAGCAGGCGAGGATTTGCGGGGTTCCCAATCCCTTCGCCCCCCAGCAGCAACAGCAGTACCAGAACTACCCGGGGCAGCAGGGCGTGGCGCCTGGTCAGTACGCTCCTCCGCCACAGCAGTACGGCGGCCAGATGCCTCCTCAGCAGCCGCAGTATGGTGCGCCGCAGCCTCCTCCGTACGGCGCACCGGTGCCGGGCTACCCGCCTCCGCAACAGCAGCCGTTCCAGAACAACGGACCGCTGCCTGCTCAGTCGGGTGCGGGTAACATGCAGTACCCGCAACAGCAGCCTCCGGGCATGCCGTTCGGCGGTCGTCCCAACTTCGGAAAGCAGTAGCCCAAGACAGGAGGGTCCTCTCCTTCCCTCCTGATGTCTCGCCACGTGTGGCCCCGAGCGTGGGGAAAGTCGGGGCGTTCTTTTCACAATAGGTGACTCATGACCTGGAATGGCAAGAAGACTCTCTGCGTCGACTTCGACGGCGTGGTTCATCTCTACGAATCGCCGTGGACTGGGATTCACGTTGTCTCGGACAAGCCGCATCCCAATGCATGGGACGCACTCGCCCAGTATGTCGAGCACTTCAACGTTTGCATCTACTCCGCTCGCTCTTCCGAACCGGCCGGCATCGAGGCGATGAAGGCGTGGTTCGTGGAGCACGGCTGCCCAGCGGAGGTCTACACCAAGCTGGAGTTCTCCTCCACGAAGCCGATCGCTTTCGTTTATCTCGACGATCGTGCCTGGCGGTTCGAAGGCATCTTTCCCAGCGTCGAGGAGCTCAAGGACTTCAAGCCCTGGAACAAGCGCTGAGCCATGAGCGGCACGTGGAATCTCATCCCGAAGGCTGAGTGGATCGAGACTGACGCACAGGCCCAAGAAGCGGCTGAGTACCTTCAGCAACACGCTCGAGTGAATGGGCTGGGGACCGATACCGAGACCACGGGCACGAACCTCGTCAAGGACGTGCCGCTCCTGATGTCACTCTCGGACGGAAACCGCCGATTCGCGTTCTGGATTCAGAACCTCTTTCGCTGGAACTGGCTTCACGAAGGTGTACTCCGCAACCCAGAGATTCCGAAGGTCGGCACAAAGATCAAGTTCGACATGCACATGTGCGCGAACATCGGAATCCACATCGAAGGCAACCTGGAAGACACACTCGTCATGGACTGGCTCTATGATGAGAACCGCACTGGTCGACACGGCTTGAAAGAGACAGCCAAGGACCACTGCGGTCTCGTCATGAAGGACTTCAAGGAAGTCTTCCCGATGAGGAAGGCGACCAAGAAGGTGCCAGGTGAAACTGCCGGCGACGCCATCATGCGAGTGATGGCTGACCCGGTGGAGAGTCTTCGCGGCATCGAGTACGCCGGCTTGGACGCTTGGGGCTCTGTACGAGTCAAGATGTGGCTGAGAGAGCAGCTCAGCGCCATCATGATGTTCCCCGATCGCTCTCTCTGGCAGCACTTCTGCGACACCGAGATCCCCTTCACTCGCGTGCTCTTCAACATGGAGCGCCGAGGCATCACCACCTGCATCGGCCACCTGCGTGCTCAGTCCGCGCCGATGGACCATGACCTGCACGAGCTCGAGAAGGAGATCGTCCGCCACGTTGGCTGGCCCATCAACCCCAACTCCGCGGTTCAGCTTCGAAAGTACTTCTTCGAGCAAATGGGGTACGAGCCTCACCGATACACCGACGGTGGAGCCTCCGGCATCAAGCAACCCTCCACCGATGCCGACACGCTCATCCACTTCAAGGACACCAAGCAGTGCAAGGTGTCCTCGCTGATGATCAAGCAGCGTGAAATTGCGAAGGCTAAGAGCACCTACGTCGACGGCCTTCAGGACTGGGTCGATCGGTTCTTCCGCATCCATACGACCCTGAACCAGCACGTGACGGTCTCCGGCCGACTCTCCTCGGTCGAACCGAACCTGCAGAACATCCCCCGCCCTGACGAAGACAAGTTCAAGATCCGCGCTGCCTTCTGCGCCGCTCTCGGCTGCGTGCTGGTCATCGCCGACTACGACCAGCTCGAGATGAAGCTGATGGCCCACTTCTCCCAGGACCCGGAGATGATTGGCGCCATCCGCTCGGGCAAGGATCTCCACTGCTACACGGTGGCCCTGATGTACGGGGAGAACTATGAGGAAGTCGCCGAGGCGAAGCACTGCAAAGAGAAGAAGATGACGCTGACGGATCGTCAGAAGCATCTCCTCCTTCTCCGCCAGGCCGCCAAGAACACCGGCTTCGGTCTCATCTACGGCATCGGTCCGATGAAGCTCGCCTCTCAGCTCGTCGACGCGAAGGTCTTCCAGCCTCCACGGAACGAGGCCGAGCTGAAGGAGAACATCAAGAAGGCCAAAGATCTCATCAACAAGTACTTCATGGCGTTCCCCGGCGCCAAGGCCTTCATCGACGGCACCCACCAGCGGTGCATGGAGACTGAGTATGTCCAGACGCTCATGGGTCGTTTCCGCCGGCTGCCTGGCATTAACGCTAAGGGAGGTGGCGGCGTCGACGGTGAGGATGGCGGCGGTATCGCTGCTGAAGCGCGGCGGCAAGCGGTCAACACCATCATCCAGGGCACCGCTGCCGACATCGCGAAGCAGGCGATGATCGTCTCCGAGTACGACCCAGTCCTCAACAGCATCGGCGCCAAACTGCTGCTGCAGATTCACGACGAACTCATCTTCGAAGTCGAGGATGACCCGGAGAAGGTCAACACCTGCAAGAAGCGCGTGCAGGACATCATGGAGCATCCGTTTGGACCGGACTTCGAACTCTCGGTCCGACTCACCGCCGCCGCGGGCTCAGGCTACACCTGGGTCGACGCGAAGTAGGAGACGACATGAAGTGCGAGATGACGGGCCGGCTCACGGCCCTGGAGAACAGCAAGGGTGGCAAGACTGCCATCACCCTCGAAGTCGAAGGGCGCGATGCTGCCGGAAGGCTCATCGAGGGTGAGCTGAAGCTTCACTGCGAAGTGCGGCTCTTGAAAGACGTGAAGATCTCGGACTTCCTCACCGTCACCGTGGAAGCGAAGTCGAGTCCGGCCGACTGAAGGAGGATAGAATGGACAAGTACGGCGTCGATACTAGCAAGAACGACGGAGAGAAGACGGCAGCGGAAGGGAGCAAGTGCCCCATCTGCGGCGCCGATCTCGATCCCAACTCTCCCACCCCGAAGTGCCCAACTCACGGCACCGCCCCATTCGAGGGCGGAGACCAGGTGGCGTAATGGCGTCCGCAGCCAAAGAGAAAGCCAAGAAGGAGAAGAAGGAAGAGAAGGAGGAGGCGAGAGCCAAAGCTCCGCTCAAGCCGAAGGCTCCGAAGAATGTGCCGCTATCCCGCAAGGAGCGCATCCTTCTCTTGCAGGCGACCCTCAACAAGGCCTTCGAGGGGAAGGGTGCCGTTCTCTGCGGCGACGAGATCTCCAACGTCTTTGGCCTGCGCCGCCCCACTGGCATCATCGACCTGGACATCTCCATCGGTGGGGGTTGGCCCGCCGGCGGTCTATCTCAAATCATCGGTGAGGACAACTCGGGAAAGTCCTACCTGGCGAATAGGACCATAGCTGAAGCGCAGAACACCTACGGAGACGATGCCGCAATCTCCGTCTGCATGACCGAGCAGAAGTACGACAAGGCCTTCGCGAAGTGGAAGTGCGGCATGCACATCGCGATGTCGAAGATGGAGATCGACATCATCGAGCAGTCTCGCGCTCGACACGGGCTACCTCCGCTCGACCAGCAAACCCTGGACTGGCTCCGGTTCCAGAAGGGCCACTTCCAGGAATCCATCTTTCAGACGGCAGAGCAGCTCTTGGAGGCAGCCGTCCAGCAGGTGGAATCGAACCTCTTCCAGATTGTCCTCATCGACTCTTTCGGTGCGCTTCTCACGGCAGCCGAGGCAGAGGCCGAGGGTGGTCTCGAAGATCGGCACTACGGCGGTGCGTCGGGCGTCATCACGTCGTTCATGCATCGACTCCACGCCGCTCTCAACCTGCCTGACCAGTATGGGCGCCCGAACACCACGACTGTTCTCGGCATCAACCAGTATCGCGAGAACCTCAAGGCTTCAGGTCCGTACGCCAACCCTCTTCAAATCGCCGGTGGTCGCGCCCTCAAACACGGCAAGCTGGTCGACGTGCTCCTGAAGAAGGGGGCGAAGATCAAGGAGGGGAAGTACCCCAACGAGATCATCCACGGCAAGGTCATCAACTGGAGCGTCCTCAAGGGCAAGGCTGGCTGCCACGACGGAGGAGAGGGCGAGTACCGCTTCTACTACGGCGAGAATGGCTACGGCTTCGGCGCAGACGTCTACCACAACCTCCTGATGTGCGGCGTCAAGACGGGGGTCATCGAGGCTAGCGGTGCCTGGTACGGCTTCCAAGGTACCGCCATCTGCAATGGCCAAGACAACGCAGCCGCTGCGTTCATGACCAATCCGACGCTGTTGGAGGCGGTCCGGCAGGCGATCTTCGCCAAGGTCGGTCTCAATTTCATCACGAAGGAGACGTTCTAGGAGGAAGCATGTCGTTCTGCGAAGACACCACTTGGCAGAAGGACCACAGCGATCCAAAGGATCCCGTCCACAAGCATGAGGACGGCACGTGGTGGTTCTTCGACGAGACTTGGGCATACGAGCACGGGCCATTCGACTCCGAGGCGCAGGCGAACGAGTACCTCAACAAGTACGTCGAAGCCTTCTGCCTCTCGAATAGCCAAATCATGACGCGGATGGAAAAGGGATGATGGCACTAGTGCTTTGTCTGAACGCGCTCTTCTTTCTCTTCATGGGCCTGTTCTTCAAGGCGGATACGCTCTTGAACATCAGCATGAAGTTCATCTGCTGCGCACTCTTCGTGGGGAACATGTTCATCATCCTCAAAGAGTCCGGCTACATAGTGAAGGTGCATTGATGGACGCCCGCACGTCGAAGCGACAGAAGAGAGTCAGCAGGAAGCAAGAAGAGAGGATGGCCGAAGATCTCGGTGGTCGAGCTCAGCCAGCATCCGGCGCTCTCCCTGGGGCGAAGGGCGACGTGCGGAAGTTTGGCGTGGTGCGAGCCGAGGCGAAGTACACCGCCAAGAGCTCGTACATCCTCAAGCTATCGGACCTGGACAAGATCATCGGCGAGGCAGGGCTGGACAATGCAGTCCTCCAGCTCTGCTTCGTCGATCGCGCCAATCGCCCAGTCGCTGAGTTTGCCATCTATCCAATGGCCGACACTAAGACGCAGCTCACGTTCCAACAAGCCGCCGATCTACAGACATTTTCGGCTCGGACAACCATCGACCGAGACCGCACGATCCTCAAGCTCATGAAGAAGAACATATACATCGTCTTCTCCAAACGACAGATCGACGGCTCAACGCACCATAGGTGGTTTTGTCTGCATTACTGGAAGGACTACCTGAAGACGTTGGAGGGGGCCAATGCTTGAGATCATGACCATCAGGGACTTCATGTCTCTCCCCGTGCAGCAGCGGGAGGAGATCTTGAAGGCCCTGCGAGTCAGAGATCGGCTCGACCGCTGGCTCGACAGCCTCAACACGAAGAGGCCAACGCTCATCCAACCGGAGTGGAAGCAGTGCAAAGGCTGCAGCGACGGCGAGTATCCCGGCTGGGTTCTCCACACGCCTCGCAACGATTCCGACATTCACCCGTCGCAGGTGAACAAGTGCATCAAGAAGCTCTGGTTCGACTGCGCCGGCTATGCGCCCTATGCGGAGGACAACGTCGACCCGCGCGTTCGCCGCATCTTCGATCTCGGGCACGCCTGGCACCACACCATCCAGAGTTACGGCAAGTCCGGGGCCTGGGGGCCGAGAGAGCACTACCATGATGAAGTGCCCATCGATCCCGACGCGCTCGACGAACAAGGTCGGCCGATCCTCCCAGTCGCCAACAATCTCTGGATTCGGGGCTCGGCTGACGCCATCATCGACCGCTACGTCATCCCGGCTGTTCCTACGCTTGGTGATGTTGCGGTGCGAATGGTCCACGAGTACAAGACCATCAACTCCAACGGCTACACGAACCTGAAGAGGCCGAAGCCGGAGCACAAGTGGCAGGCGATGATTTATGCGGCCGTCTTCGACGTCCCGCTCGTCGTCTATCTCTACCTGAACAAAGACACCTGCGCTCAGATCGACTACCCCGTTCCCTTCGACTTCGCCCTCTGGCAGCAGATCGAGCAGAAACTGCAGACGGTGAAGTACTACATCGAGAACGACCAGCTCCCTCCTTGGGAGATCACCTCGGCAGTGAACAACACGAGCGAGTGCAGGGAGTGCGGCTACCTCAAGCTCTGCGGCCCCAACCTGAGGAGATAACGTGCAAGGATTTCAGAATCTCCAAACCGACATCTCCTTCGAGGAGGCGTCGAGGATGTTCAACGCGGTGCCCATGAAGGTCCAGACCATGCTGCTGCAGAAGGGCTTTGGTGGCGCCCCGAACCCACCCCAAGTCCAAGACCAAGCCACTGGTCAGACGGTGCCGTTCAATGGCAGGATCCCAACTGACCTGACGGCCCTCAATGACGATTGGCTCGGCTACTATCTCGGTTTGCTCTCTGGCTGGATGGACTACGTCCAGCAGCAGCTCGCTGAGGCACACTCTTCGATGCGGATCGCGAACGAGAAGCTCGAGTTCGTCAACGCGCACCTCCTCATGATTCACAAGAAGGATGGTGAGAAGAAGAGACCGGAGCCGGAGCGAAAGGCGATGGTGCTCATCGACCGGCGCTACGTCGAAGCGCAGGCAGAGGCCATCTATCACGAGACGTACTATCGCCACGTGAAAGCAATCGCCGAGACAGCGGAACAGAGCTACTCGGCCGTCTCTCGCCGCATCAGCCAGCGTCAGCAAGACATCGAGCGGCAGAAGCGCCAGACTACTGTGGGCAACGTCAGTGGCCCGCTCTTTCATCGCCCCTAGGAGAAGACCATGCTCTTGACCGTCAACGGCGAAGCTGACAACGGAAAGGACTACGTCGCCGACTGGTGCGCCCAGCGACTTGGTCTCGTGAAGATCGCCTTCGCCGATCCAATGAAGCGCTTCGTCCGCCAGCTCTTCGGCGTGCCCTTCGACAACCTCTGGGGGCCATCGAGCAAGAGGGAGGAGACGCTCGACGCGGTGCCACTTTGGGCCACGGCCTGGGCGCAGATGCACATCCTGCATCAGTTCACCGCTCGAGTGGTTCCCGAGAGCCTGGGCCCGGACGTTCGCGCCAGAGCGTTCGACGGGCTGCATCGATGGTTCACCCAGCTTCAGAAGCAGTACCCGGAGAAGATCTCCGCTCGCATCATCCTACAGACGCTCGGCACGGAGTGGGGACGAGAGGTCTACCCGGACATGTGGGTGGACTATTTGTTCGACGTCCAGCTCCCTCTTCTCGCCCAGGGATACGTGTACGAAGCCGATCTTGGAGTTCGAACCAACATCGAGCCTGGGACGCCGAAGAATGGCATCGTCATTCCCGACCAGCGCTTCATCAACGAGCTCGACAAGTCGGAGGCCCGCGGAGGCTACTCACTCAGGACGAGACGACTCTCTCGAGTGAAGCAGGACAACTCCAATGTCGGGCTGCAAGGGCACCGCAGTGAGCAGGAGCAGCGAGGTATCCCCGACTCTCGCTTCAGCAAGGTCTTCAACTTCCCCGAGGGCTTGGACATCGTCAACAAGATGCTCGAGGACTGGGCCGTCGGGTTTGCCGGGAACATGCCCTGATGCTCACTCTACCGACGCCTCCAGAGTACACGCCACCTGACGGGCTGCAGATCGTCATCCCTTTCCTGCCGCCGAGCTCGAACCACATCTACGTCAACGGCAGAGGCGGTCGGGGCAGGTTTCTGAGCAAAGACGCCGAGGCTTGGAAGAATCGCTTCACGCAGCAGGTGGCAGCACCGTACATGATGCAGATTCAGTCCTTCTGCAAGACGATCGACAACGACCCGAACTCGATCCTCGAGATGTGGATGACGTTCTTCTTCGACAACGAAGATCTCCTAAACACCACGTTCGGCAAGGCCGTCAAGAACCCAGCGAAAACACGGTACAAGAAGATGGATGTACAAAACCGTATCAAGCTGGTGACGGACGCAGTATTCAAAGCCCTGGCCCTCGACGACTCGCTGAACTTTCGTGAGATCCACGATAAGTGCAGCGCCGATCTTGTTGGAGGCCACAGCGGGATCTGCATCCGTCTGAAGAAGGCTCATCCCGCAACATTTGGCGTCTAGGAGGTGCTCGATGTCCCACGGGCACGACCATAAAGAGTACAAGCGTGTCTTCGGGGACGTCGAGCGAGGATCTCGCGGACTCCTAGTACTGTGCGATGGCGATGCTCCCAAATCCGGCACGGAGGTTCATCAGCAGGTTCGGGCTGTTTGTTTAGGGCGCCCGCTACCTGCCTGTGAAAGCTGCGAGCACGGAAACTTCACCGTGAAGTTCCAGAACAACATCGGCGGGCAGATGGTTGCCTGCCCCCGCTGGAAGTCGATAAGCGACAGAATCGACAAGAAGATCCCGCAATACGAGATGGTTCGACGGGAGCAGTGCCTACTCGTTTCCCCGTACGAGTACTGCAGCAGTTGCCCCAACAGGAACATCCAGAAAACTCCCAGGACCGAACCGGGCTGGTGGGAGGAAGAGAAATGGAAGGACAGATAGATCTGCAGGACCTGAACGACACCGAACTCTGGGAGCTTGCCCGTCTCGAGCTCTCTTCGGCTTGGAGTCGTCCAATGCGCCTCAAGCGGTCCGTGCCACGGGAGACCGTCATCTACTTCATAGAGACTGGCAATCCTCCTGATGACAGCTTTCTGTACATGGAGTCGAGAGCGGAGCTTCAGGATTGGATTCTCAAGAACTGGATGATGGTGAACTCCCAGCTTCCCTGCAGCGGTCCGCAGAAGGGGCACTGCACGGTCTACGCATGCCCCGAGGGGAGACACCTCACTTGCTACATGAACGCCAAGCCGCACTTCGCGCTGAAATGATTCAGCCGGCGTGTGTCAACTGCAAGCAGCTCGGCGACTGCACCAAGGTCGACGAGCAGAAGCTCATGACCAATTACATGTGTGGGGACTGGAAGGAGGCCCACGAAGCAGCAGTGGCAGCGAGACAGCAGATCTTGTATAAGTTCGGCTCCGCCGGTGCGCGTGTTCTTGTGAACAGGCCGCCGGATCTCGACACGAAGGGGGAGTAGATGCATCACGGACTACCCACTCTCGAGCTCACGAAGCCGGACGGATCCTTGCTCACCCGAATCGAAGCAGAGAAGCACGTGCGCGACGTTTGTAAGACGTCACACGTGCAACGTCGATTCGCGTGGGGGCAGCTTGGTCTGGACTACCAGTTCGTGTGGATGATGAAGCCCATCACCGTCACGCACTGGATCTTGGACGAGCTGATCCGCAAGAAGCAGATTGCCGGCGACCTGCTAGGGATCCAGCCGGAGCTCGACACCGACGACTCGTACTTCAACTCGTTCATCCAAAGGCTCGCTGTGTTCGTCCAAGACGGCCGAGCACTGCAACCCAAAGAAGGAGAAGGAATCATCATGGCCGATTTCCAGCAGATGGGTCCCCCGAACGGTCAGCCCCCCGGCGCTCCCGGCTACAACCCGCCTCCGCCTCCGGCCGGGTTCGGTCCGCCGCCCCAGCCGCCCGGGTACGCCCCGCAGCAGCCGCCGCAGGGCTACGCTCCTCCTCAGCAGGGCTTTGCCCCGCCCCAGCAGGGGTTCGGGCCGCCCCCGATGCAGCCGCCGCCTCAGCAGTACCAGCAGCCCCAACAGCCCTCGTTCCCGCCGCAGGGCGCTCCCCCGCCGATCCCGCCCCCGCAGATGGCCCCGCCGTCCATGGGTGCTCCTCCGCCGGCGATGGGCGCGCCCCCGACCATGGCGCCTCCTCCGATGGGTGCTCCGCCCCAGCAGCCGCAGATGGCCCCTCCCGGCCAGCCTCCGGCCCCGCCGGCGCAGGCTCCGAGCAATCGCCGTGGTCGCGGCAAGGCGGCGGAAGGCGCTCCGCCGCAGCCGGGCGTGCTCCCCGGACAGCAGGCGCTGCCCCTCGGCAACGCTCAGCAGCCGCAGGGGTTCGGCGCCCCGCCGGCGATGGCTGGCTTCGGGCCTCCGGCCATGGGTCAGCCGCAACAGCAGCAGGGTGGTGGTGACACCGCGGCTCTCCAGGCTCAGATCAACGAGCTGAAGGGCCTGGTCGCCGCCCAGAGCCGACAGCTCGAGGGCCTTCTCTCGATGGTGGGCCAGGTTCTCCATCTGAGCAAGGGCACGGACGCGGCGGTGTCGTGCATGATCCGCCCGTACTACGAGAAGCAGTTGCCCCAGCAGCCCCAGCAACTCGGGACCGAGGCGACGTTCAAGGAGATCGGCCTCCCGTACCCTTCGTAGCGCCGCCAGAGCCCGAGAAGCCGGTACAGGTCAGCAACTATCCTGTGCCGGCCGACCAGGTTGCTCTACCGCGGCGCCCTAATACGGAGGAGCCGGAAGACTTCACCGAGATCACCAGCGAGCAGCTTCTCTCGATGAGCGACCAGGAGCTCTACGGACTGCTCACCCAGCTCGGCATCACCCTTCCAGTAGTGAATGGGGTACCGGCCTGGTCGAGAGACAAGATGCTCGACGTGATCATGAAGGTCGCGATCTCAGCGAGAGATGGTTAGGCTGCCGTCGCCCGCTGCAGCAAGTAGCCAAGCGTTCCAGTAGCCGCAGCAGCAATTGGAGTCTGGAGGTAGGTGGAGAAGGCCGAGCGCAAGTTCGTCCGGTACTTCTCCACCTCCTCCGGCTTCGCCTTCACCTTCTCCAAGACCTTGTGGCCCGTGTTGGTCGCCAGAGCCTCTGCCAAGAGGATCGGCGCCACCGCGGCTGCAGGGATGATCAGAGGCCACTTCTTTCCTTTAGCTACTGCCATGCCTGCAACGAGGCCAGCAGCAGGAGCGAGTTGGAAAGCAAGGCGAGCCGGAACACTCTGGATGAGCTTTCCCCAGATCTTCTGATGATTCTTGGCGTGCCCAACCTCATGAGCGAGGGCGTCGAACTTCTTGTCCGAGACGCCGATGTGACCTTCACCTGATGGGTCGAAGTAGCCACCGCCGTACTCAGCGGCCTCATCCAGCCTCTTCACCTCGACCGGAGACTGTTTCTTGACGCGCTGGTAGAGCTCTCGTTCGCTCTTCGTCTCGGCGATTTTGAGCAGCTCCACACCGAAGCTATGAAGAGTTGTGAAGTCCATCAGCCGTTGATGCTGTCATCAAGGTAGTTGTATGAGAAGCGCATCGGTCCGAGGTTGATATTACCGGTTCCACTGGAGCGCGATAGATTGATGAGAATCTCGTTCACCACGTTGTCGTTGTCCGGCATATAGATGAACGCGCCCGGATTATTGATGATTTCGACGGCAAGAGAACCACCAATGTAGACACGGATTGTCGCCGCACCGTTTGCCGTCCCGATGGCTGTAGCACTGCCGTGGTACTCAAACTGGACCTTCGTCCAGGCACTGTTCGTAAGTGCTGAGCCGAAACTCGCAATGTTGTTGTGAGAGACGTCTCGCGACGAGAACACCTGCCATCCGGTTCCACCGATGGAGCCGGAGTTGTAGCCGAGGATGATCTTTCCTCCTCCGGTATTGTCGTCCATGATCATCTCGAAATGACCGTTCACCTGATCGGTCATCATGATGTGGAACGGGATGATCAGATCGAGATACGAGTTCCAGCCCCAGCCCCAGCCATTATTCAGCATGGCGAGCGGAGTGCCAGCAACCTGCAGCCAAGACGTGCTTGGCTGACCGGCCGTAGTCAGGTTACCCGATGTCGGGCTGACGCGCGGGTATGCCCCGGTCGAAAGCCAGCGCTTGACTAGGACAGGATCCCAGTACTCGGCGATATCGAACGTGTAGCCGGTCGGATAGCCGTGCGCTCCAAGCGCAAAGCGATTCTTGCCTCCAGCGTTCTGTGCTCGGAACAGAGGTGTGAGATCGCTCTTCAGCGACTTCACCAACTGGTTGCCAGTAGACAAATCTCGGCTGTCGACGATGGACCAGTTGGCCTCGGTCCAAGGGGATGAGCCCGCCGCCTTGAAGCCAACTCTCTCCGTGCTGCCGAACTGGTAAAAGTACGAAGCGAGCGCCGCGTTGTCCTGGTTCCAGTTCGTACCGTCCCACCGAGCGTTGATGACGTGCCGACGCTCGAGGTTCGTATCGCCAGAATAGATGCGCGACTTGGCACCGCCAACGGCAGGATCCCACTCCTCGAGAAGCGTGACTAGGAGGGATGAACCCTCTCCGGCACCATACGTGGGGCCCGAGATTCTTGCGGTACGCGCCCCGCTCGCTCCAGTAAGAGAGAGTCCCAAGTTGACGAGCGAATGCGGAAGATCGAGACCTGTCGGGTTGATCAGGAAGTTGTAGCCCGTCCAACCACCACCGACGAGGGAGTCGTTCCACGTCGTTCCACCGGTGTTGTAGAAGAACTGGACCTGGCTGCCGATGAGCTTGATCGCCGATCCGCCATTGCCTGGCGTATCTGCCGTCCAAACTCCGCCGCCGCCCGTCGACCAAGAGCAGTTCGCAGAAATTACAATGCCACTGCTCGAGCGGTTGTAGACCCTGATGCTGCCGCCGACGTTGTCATTGACCTTCGACAGGAGCTGGTCATTGATGCCGTCGAAGAACAGAAGTGGCGTATTCGGGGTTCCGACCGAAATTAGGGAGACGATTCCCTTGATGGTGTACCCGATATTCGCGTCGAATTGGGAGAGAGCGATCTCATCCCAAGAGCTGTCGTTCCACGTGCCACCTGCGGTGCTTCGGCCGCGGCACTCGAATCCAGACAGGCCAGCGGCAACTCCGATTGTGAATTTCGTCGACCGGGCACTACCGCTGTCCTTGCTCCACGTTTGCGACGTCCAATCCCAGACAGCGTTGGTAGTAAATACATACGCAGTGGCCTGAGCGTTGACGTACAGTCGAGTCTTGCCTACCGAGCCGACCGTGTTGGACTCAAACAAAAGGCTAAGACGGATCGCACCGCTCCCCTCATTTGTCGGAGGAAGCTCGAAGCGAGGTGTCGCACCGCCCGTTGTAGAGCTCAATGACGCTGCGCTGATGATGAATGGAATCTCTGGCCAGGCGTCGGAAGTGATGAGCGAGTTGTCCGATGCCGTCTGCTGGAAGTATTTTATGCCAGCAGGATTCATATCCATTCTGCTGGCGGCCGTGCCGTTGACGTCCTTGGTCCAGACGTCGGTAGAGCGGTTGTGCTTCGAGTTGGTCGTGATCGTGATGCCACCCGTTGTGCGATTGAAGTACACGCGCATCGGATAGTTGGCGCCAAACAGGTCGACACCGTCCGTCTCGATCATCAAGACGAAGAACGGGTCATCGTTGCCCGTGACTGGAGCAAGCACGCGGGAGGCGAGCGCGAAGCCCCCATTCAGAGGAAGGGTTGGAAGCGTGATTCCAGCGTCAAACTGATTCCTCTGGGTGAACTCGTTCGCCAGATTCTTGAAGGCGATCTGCGGGTCGTGAGAGCTGTTGGGGTTCTCGAGGAAGCCATTCGAGATGACTTCGCGCAGGGTCGTCGCAATGGGGAGACGAACCCACGCATTCGTGCCGCCAGTGAGCACACCAAGGCCGATCCAGATGCGAAAGCTATCCGCCGTAGTCGCGGTCTTCCCGCCAAGTGGGAAGCCCCAGCCGATGTAGACTGAAATGTTGCCGTAGACTTCACCAGGATTGATGCTCTGGTTCAGTGCCGGAGGGGCGTCATTCGCCGGGTCGATCTTTGACTCGGTGTAGCCCAAAGGCCGCACCTCGATCTCAGTCTCAGATGCGACGTTGATGACAACGAATTCACCATTATGGTTGAGTGGCGAGTTGTTGTTGGCACCAGAGATCAGGATATGGTCGCCAGGCTGAATCCGGTTCGTCTGAAAGGTCGCTCCTGAGGCAATGAGCGTCGATCCCTGGATACTGGTGATTGCCGTCGAGGCTTGTTTCAGAGACTGCGCCGCAGCAGTTGTGTCCGGCCGAATGCCACTGCCGGTGCTTCCCCAGGTGATAGGACCGCTGATCGGAGCGAAACCGTTGCCACCGTACGAGACCCCAAGCGGGACGACCTTGCTCGTCGTGCCGAGGTTCGTGACGTAGTACGTCTGTCGAGAGGAGTTCTGAATCTCGATGATGTCGGCGTAGCTGTACCCGTCCGCGATGGCCTGAGCGATGGCGCCGGTGTGGACGCGAAGATTGGCGATGGTGGGATCCGAGTTCACGTTCGTCGGAGCGAGCATTCCGCTGAAGCTGTCTTCCGTGAACTCGATCGTCCTCCAGCACGCAACTTCGCGGTCCAGCGCCGACAGAATCTGGTCCACGCCCTGAAGAGAGCCGACGATTGCCCGATTCACTGCGGCCGTCGACAGGTTCTCATCGTGGGTCAGGAGCTCAGTCGTCTGCGGATTGGCCTGCGTCTTATCGCCAGGAGCCGGCTGGAGGTCGCCTGCTCGCGACATGCCGCCTGGAGACGGAAACACGGGCATCCCGAAGATGGGAGCCGCCGTGCCTCCAGTGATTTTGATGTAGTTCTTCGCCCCTGAGTGCAGATCTTGGATGCAGGGGAAGCCATCCGACTCGAGCCACTTCAGGTGGGTCGGAGACGCTGCATTCACCGTCGTGACGGTATTCGAATAGAAGTTGCTGGTGAAGTTGATAGTGACGGTGGCGAGGATACCACCATCAATTGTACCAACCTCGACGACCAGCGAGGTGCCGTTCAGCCCACTCCAGAACGGCTGGGCGTGGCTGCCGTCTGGGTCGCTCCTTCGCACACTGCCGCGAATCTGCGGATTGGACAGCCGCGGGACAGAGGCATTGCCATTGAGGCTGCCGCGGGCGAAACGAGGATCGACGTTGGTCGCCATTACTTCTCCTAGAAGCGGATCTGCCAGCTCACATCGAGAACGAAGTTCTGCGTCTTCCTCAGCGGCTCGAATGCCTTGTACGCGTCCGGCGCTTGGGCAGAGGCATTTGCGAGAGTAACATCTCGCGTCCTCGGTGCGTAGTTCGCCGTCGGGGATCCGTCTGTGAAGAGGCCCGCCTCGGTGAGCGTGACAGTCCCGCCAAACGAGAGCTCCAACTCCGTATAGGTACGGCTGTATTGGACGGTGGTCCGGGTTGGTGCTAGCGGGTAGGTCGGCAGGGAGATCGACGCCAGGAAGTTACCGCCGCCATCGAATGCGATCGGGTTGACGAGCGCCGAGACTGAGCTCACTTCCGGCTGCGTTCCCGTCCCGAAGCCAAAGTAGCGAATGCGATCGTCGCGTGCCGGCGTATCCGGGTTCGAGCTTCCACCGGCGTGTGCTGAGGTGCCGTAGGCCGAGTAGCTCATGAGCTGAGCCAGGTACTCACGGCCGGTCAGAGTCCAGATGTTCTTGCCCTCCCGCCTCGTACCATAGACGAGCTTTCCACGCTCTCGGCACACGGCGGAAAAGAAGCCCTCGACCTGGACGAGCTCCTTTTCTGGGGCGCAGATAACGGTCTTCGCCGGCTCTCGAGTACCTCTCGAGGTGTCGAAGAATCCAAAGTTGAGTTGGTCGGTCACCCTCACCAGGTCGTGACCGCCGTGCCTCACTCTATCGCTCATTGGAGCTCCTGCGCTGGACGCCGTAGAGAATGCCCGGGGCGGCATTGGTTACTGTGAGTGGCTGAGTAAGAACAAGACTCGTCGTTGAGACGGCAAGGATAGGGAAGATGCCCGCCCCGTAGCCAATGTCTCGAGTCGCATCTGCTCCCTCGAGCACGATCAGATAGTCTCCACCACGGACCCCAAGGTCCGCATCGAAGTCGGTGCCGGAGACAGTAGAAACAGTTGCAGAGGCATTCGTTGTAGTGAGATCCGGCCCAGAGCCACCGCTCGCGACGGACCTTCTTCTGATGCCCAAGAATAGAGAATCGCTGGGCATCCGGTCAAGGACGTCCAGCGAGATGGTGTCTTCTGTACGGTCCTGCCGCTCGAGCCGCCCGATGATGGATGTCGAGGCAAGGGCTGGCTGGACATACACATTCTTGTTGTCCGGGTCGAAGTCTACAACGACGTACTCCATGGAGTCGGCGACGTTCACGATGACATCGTCCGGCTGCATGAAGAGCACAGAGTCGAGCTCGCTCGTGCCGTTTAGAGTGAAGACGTTCTGCCCGATGACGCCGGTGCCATTGACCATCGCGTCGGGATTCGCACTGCCATAGTGCTGGTTGATGAGCCCAGGCCTCATCACAGCTCCAGTGAACGACCCAGAGATCGACTCGATGACGGCGGGCGAGAGCGTCATAGTCCTCGCCACCGGATCGACTGCGATGATGGTGTACCGCCGGCTGTACGAGGTCGTTCCGTTCCTGAAGACGAACCAGTCGCCCGTCGAGACGTCCGCCGTGAAGATCGGGTCTGTGGTAACCGCAACCGTGGTGCTGTTGAAGGTGATGGGCATGCTGCGAATGACGCGGCAGTCCACATACCGGTAGATGGCGAACTCTTGACCCGTCAACGTCTGCACTTCGAACGTGTCGCCGTCGAAGTCGTTATTCTGGACGAGAATGGCCGTGTCGCTCGTTGCGCTGCTGACAATGTACCTACCCTCGTTGGGGCCAGAGAGGATCTGGAGCACTGTCTCGAAATGGGCGTTCGGCGGAATCCAGTTTGTCTCGTGATTCGTGAATGGAAGAGTGGAGGCGAAGCCGCCAGTTGGTGAGACGAAGCTCTTGCTGCCCTGCGTAGTCTGCAGGTCCGTCCCATACATCAAATAGGCGAACATGTCGCCTTCGGCACTCAGGTACGTTCCGTCGACGCTCTGCGGATCGAACGCAACCGAGATGGGAAGGTTCTGACTTGCATTGTCGTGCAAGAAGACTGTGCCCGTGAAGAGCATCGAGTCTTCGACCTCAACTGTGTCTTCCAGAGCCTTCGAGAGTGCTAGAGCCAATTTGGTGTACGTCGGCTTGGCTCTCCTAATGAACTGCGCCACCAAGTCCGTATCGATAGCAGTAGTGATGTCGGCGTTCACGATGAGCTGGAACGAGTGGTAACGCTGAATCGCGAACGCAGTGTTGCCCTGATTCAGAGCCTGGGTGAGCAGGTCCGGCGTTGTGAGATAGTCCTGAACCTGGGTGCCCTTCGACAACGCCGCGAATCGATCCACATGGTCGCCGACGGTGTACTCTGCACCAGTCGCAGGATTGATAGCGATGCCGGAGAGCTCCGGGTCCGCTGGCAGCCACTTCCCTGGATTGGCAGGATCTGGGATCTGTCGACCTTGCGGGTAGAAGTAGATATTCGTGATTCCCAACGGCGTGCCGTGGACATCTTCAGCGGCGATGAGAATACGACCCTCGAGAGGTGACCCGTCCGCGTTCGTCTTGAAGGACGGGTCGATCTCGATGATGGTTCCGGCGTTGGTCGTGAACGGGAGCCCGAGCAAGATCTGCGATGCGAGCTGCAGGTTCGCCACCGTTGGTCCGTTCGTCAGAGCGTACATCAGACCAGCGACAGCATTCTTGTAGGAGATGGTCGCCCCGACTGAAGACAGGTCAGAACGAAGAACACCGACGAGGACGCCGAAGTTGTTCTCGACCGAATCCTCGTTGTCGAAGAAGGTGACCTCCGCCCAAAGACGACTTGGCGCCGGCTTCGTCTTACTGAACGTCCCTTCGGTGAACCGGATGAAGGTTCCAGGAACAGCTCTGGAGATGACGAACGGTGCCACAGCCTCTGTGAACGCCGGCGTAGGAGCGACTCGAAGAGTTTGTGGATCGATGACAGAGATGATCTGAAAAGCGTTCTGAACGACGCCATCTTCGATGTTGATGGTGTCGCCTTCTCGAATGTCTCGGTCGAACAGGTCACCAAACGGAACGGAGACCAGATCAGACCCACTCGTCACCGCACACGTACCAGTGACGTTGCTCTGATCGTCGATGATGTAGTCGGCGTTCTGGTAAACGACGATCGGAGGGTGGTCGAGCGGGAACAACTTGCTCTCGGACACCTGGAAGAGTTCTCCGTCCTGCTGCACCACCACAGGCTGCTTGATGTACTCCTGAAGCGATGGGATTGACTTCACCGAGGCGTCGATGAGCACCTTGCTGTTCCTGATGACAGAGCGCGGCGTCAGGGTGACCGAGAATGGCCCCAGGTTGATGGAAATGACAGACGTGAGAGACGTCTCGTAGAACTGACGCTTGAAGGACGGACTCTGCACCAACGTCTTGATGATGAGGGCCTGGTCCGTATACACCAGGGAGTTGTCCACCGTCGAGACCATGAGTCCCGGAATCTGCAGGTCCATCGAGAGCTTGATCTGATCGTCGCGCGACAGCCCGCCAGCCGGAGTTCCATCCACGAGATCGAGCGTATTGAAGACGAAGCCGATCTTGCCCCTATCGACCGAAACGACTTGTAAATTCAGCGTCGACGAGAGCTGATTGTCGACTCTCGTGATTTGAACCACGAGAATGTCACCCGGGGACACTCCCTGCTCTTCGAAGTCGTACTGCGTCGACGTAAGCGTTGGGCTGAAGCGCCACGGTCTCGCAGAGAGGCGCGTTGGGACGAGATTCTGGTCTGCGAAGAAGGAGTTGTTGTTTGGGGTCTTCGGGAAGATCGAGTAATTCAGGCCCGTCTGGCTCGAGGGGAAGGAGACAGCCCCGCCGGTGAGCGTCTGGACATGGATAACAGAAGAGCTCGTGACCGTCGCAATCAAGTACGTTCCAGCCGACGCTCCGGTCAGGATCTTCAACAACATGCCGGCCATGCCGGCAGAGAAGGCGCTGCCTTGGAATGCGTCGCTCGAGCCAGACGTTGCCCCGTCCGTTCCAGTATTCACGGCTCTGGTAGCGACGCCGGAGCGAGCCATGGTGAAGGCGAGGTCGCCGAGCTGCAGGAGTCGGCCCGTGGCGATGGCGGAACCGTAGGACGTCAGGGCGAAGTTCCCCTCGCCGATCGGCACGGTGATGAGATTCGACAGCAGCGGCTGATTCGACTGCGCCCCGTTCGTCACCGTGTCGATGAGGAAGGTCGAGGCATTCAGACCTGCCTGGTCATCCGCCAGCACGAAGGACGACAGGGTGGGATCGAGCGAGATTGTCGGTTCGTAGGCAATCCACCTCTTCTGGATGACTTCTTGGATGTCCTGAATGCTCTTGTTGTAGTCGTACTGCCAGAGCTTCAGTTGCTCGGCCGCGATGATCTGCACCGCGCTCGACCAGATGGTCTCGAACCGCTCCCGCTGCTCGACGATTGTCCAGAAGTCTGAGAGAAAGTTCCAGACCCAAGACATATCCGGGACAATGCCGCGATTCTGGGGGACGAGGACCACCTTGGTGTTGACGTCGCTCGTCACCGGCGCCGAGTCGAAGCTGCCATCGTTCACGATGAGCTGAACGACGTAGAGGCCAATGATGTCCGGCGCAAAACTGACAACGGAGCTGTCTTCCTCGAGATCCTTGAAGCCGTCAACGAGGACCTGCGACCCGATCGGGACCTGCACGAAACTCCAACGATAGGTCAGATCAAGTCCGCTGGGGCTGAACGAGGAGCGGCCGTCCAGCCGCACAACCGCGCCGACAACGGTGTCTTGGGCACCGGGCGCGATGATGGCCGTCGGTAGTTGAGGGCTTTCTTCGGTTGTGTATGCGTAATCGATTGTCACGCTACGGCCCCGCGCTGACCACGATGGTTGCCCGGACGTTGTTGAGTCTCTTGTTCAGCTCGCTCTCCGGCCGATCGAGAATCGTGGAAATCTCGTAGCCAGATCCGAAGGAGCCTCTGACGAACTTCCACACGGTCTCTGCTCCTTCCTGAGAGAACTGCCCAAAGGCTATAGCAGGAAGGCTGAGCTGTGTCTGTGGGAAAGCGTAGCGGGCCGTGTCCGGGATGACGAGAGCCAGCTTGTTGTCGATGTAGAGGTAAACTCCATCTCTCGGGCGGCGCTCGAGCCGATAGGTGTGGAAGACCGTCCAGTCGACCGCAACACTCAGCTTGGACGCGGGCCCGGTCTCGCCGGCATACTCTTGGAACTGAAGAACACCTGCCGCCAGTGGAACACAGACGAACCGTCCCTCGGCAGTCTCGACGAACGAGAGCATGTACGCCTTGATACTGTCATCCAGGATGACGTACGCCCCAGTCCGCTCGAGCTCGTGCCACGCATCGACCTTCATGCCCACTTCGACAACGCCACCTCTGTTCACGTCGATGAAAGCGGCGCGGGTATAGTAGAGCAGGGCTCCACCGGCGCAGATAATGTGAAGGCCGTCCGCCTCGAGCAAAGCCGTACCAGATCCACCACCTCCACCCCCGGAGGTGTAAGGCAGCGGGAGAACTCCAGGCATCACAGCCTCATTCAGCGGTCCCCCAGCCGTCCCGGACGAGCTCTGAGCGAACGCCGGATTTGCCCCCGTAGGCAGAACTATGTCTCGCACTTCCCAGGCTTGGTAGATGTACGAGTACTTCAGGCTGTAGAGGTCGAACGCCCCAACAGCCTGCGTAGTGGTAATGGGCAGTCCAACAGCGATCTGCGTCGTAGCTGCCGAGGGCAGTTGCATTCGATCAAGAGGCCACGTGACGAGAGGGGTCGTCAAATCCGCGGCATCGAACAGGTCGATGAGACCTCGCCTTGGATCGATGACGAGCCGTAGCGTTCTGAGGGTGTAGTCGATCGGCGTGGTCGAGAGGAAGTGATCCGCCGGCGTGCTCGGATTACCTCCGTTCTTCAAGAGTCCGATATTGTGGGTCGCCCCGTCGAACAAGAAGTCGAGCTCGAACAAGCTTGTGCCGTCCGAGATCTGGATTGCCGCTCCAGTCTCAAAACCAACCCCACCACTCGTCGACGTAGCACACTTGAATTCCAGCAGAATTCCGTCCGTCGCCGTTCTTGCGAATCCGGGGTCGCTCCTGAAGATGCTGAAGTTCTTCGCAGGAGTGTTCTTCAGCAGCCTGCAGTACCCGCCTGCCGATGGGATGATTTGACCCGCCGCGTCGAGGTTGCTTGTTGCCTTGAACCACGCCCCACCTCTCGGCTGCCTCGTAGGATTGACGGTACCAGAGAACCCGACGCTGATGTCCGTGTCGAGGTACGTCTTCCAGCCGCCTGTACGCCCGCCATTGATGAAGGGGAACCCGGCATCGGTACCAACCGCCACGCCGGCGATGCCAGCCGACGTTCCTGAGCTCCCCTCCACTCCGTAGATGCCAGTGATGTCGTTCGCCCCACCCGCCGGGACGGAAACTCCTGAGAACGGCTGGAACTGGTCGATGGGAATTGCGGCAAGCTGCGTCGTTGTCCCGATGCCGCCCGCACCTGCCGTGTTGTCGACCCAGACCTCGACTTGCTTCTTCGCCTCGTTCCAGAAGATGACGTACTGGTTCTCTGGGTTGGTACTCCAGTCGTACGTCACCGACGTATCCGGGGCCCGCACTCCAAGAGTGGAGGGGCCGCAGATGCGGATCTTCTTGGTGACGCCGTCATCCGTGAAGAAGCAGTAGACCGCTGTGTTTCTCGGACCGTGCTCGAGGCCGATCACCGGACCGATCGGGTCGCTCGGGGCATAGGTGCTGGCTGTGATGACGTGGAAGACGGAGGTGAAGACAGCACTCATATCGAGTGCGTCGCCGCGGTCAAGAGAGGTGAAGTAGACCGAGGCGCCCGGCTGCCCGCTTGTCTTGGTGACCTGGACCTCTGACCCAACTGTGGCGATGGTTGTGTTGGCTGGGAACTGGCCGGGATTGAAGATCGATCCCAGCTTGGTCCGCGGCAGTTGAAGATCGAAAGTGCCGCCGGTACCAAGAGCGTGCGCCCGGGAGTAGCCGACATCGACTTGAATGTCGGTGATGTCGACAAACGAAGAGTCGTCTCGAAGAGAGACCTGGATCGGGTCCGTCGCCTTCACCCCTACTGGGTCACCGGCGGCAGAAGGAGCTGCACCGCCTCGAGAAGGATTGCTGATGAAGAGGGTCACCGCGGTCTATCTCCTTCATCGAGTATGTACTTGCTGTGGTAGTCTACCGACGTGGACAAGCGCCGGTCAACAATGGTGTTCCAGGAGATGAAGCCCGAGGATGTCCGCAAGGCATTGGAGGGACACAAGAACATCTTGCAGCCAGCCCTCGAAGAGCACCAGAGGTTCTTCAAGAGCCTCTCCTGCTATCGCTGCGGGAGTGAGGTCATGCCGATCGTGAACACTCGACAGCTCTTCCGCGGCAACGCCATACTGCCCAATTTTTTAGCTAAGTGCCGCACTTGCGGGTGCGAGTTCGAGCCCAACACGAAGATTGAAGTGAAGGGGCCGGATCAGCCCCTTGGCACTTAGGTCCTTGTCAAAAACACCTGCTCACCGTCCGGCCTCGGCTGCGTGTTCGACGTATCTGGCCCGGCGATGAAGTACGTCTGAGCGTATGTCCCGTTGAAGATAGGGACGTCTCCAGCGCCAATCGCATTCTTGGACCGAAGACCACGGATCTTCCTATCGATGTCGTGAACGAGCGCGATGAGCGTGAGAGGTAGAGTCACCTTCGTCGCCCCACGACGAACAGCGATGTTCTCGACCTGGCTTGCCACTAACTGATTGACCGACGGCGGAACCGTATTGATGTAGTTGATGAGATCCTTCGCCACAACGCTCGTGTCGCTACCGCCCACGTAGGCCACATCGAGGAAGACGTACGCTGGCAAGAAATGGCGGATGAGGTAGTTCGCCACCACGACGCGATCCAGAGGCGAGTTGAAGAACCTCTGCAGTTCCTCTGCAAGCGGCGCATTGTCGTAGGTGATCTGAATCGTCTGCCCTGCCAGGTCGATTTCATTGACGATTCCAGGCGTCGAGCCGACCGGCAAGATTGACGGCGGGATGACGATCGAGACCTGCTCTTGGTCGGAGAATGTGAAGATGCTGTTGTCCACCACGAGCTGGTAACCATCGATCTTGGCGTTCTCCTTGATGCCGAGCGCCGTGTCCTCGGCGATGTTCATCTCAGACTGCGGCCCGTACCCAACCGCCGGTAGATCGACGAAGTAGAGAGCCCCCTCTCGCTGCAGAGCCATCGCCGTCGAGGAGATCTTGTGGATGCCTTGGCGCAGCACTCGATAAGGAGACCAATGCTCATAGAACGACTGGTTTGTGAGGCCTAGGAAGTTACCCGAGCTGCTGATGGGACTATCCGCGCCAGTCTTGTCTTTCAGCTTGATCTGCTCAGAGCTGGCCGTGTAATTCGGGTCCGACGGCAATAGGTCCGGGATGTGATCGATGAGCGGGTTTCCCGACGACCAAGGAATGTTCACAAACCGAGTCTGCGGAACCGAATCGTAGAGACGGCAGCGAACGTACTGATTGGAGAGGGCCGTCCCTCCGCCAGAGGTCGACGTAGGCGTAGCATCGGGCGCACTGTGGAGAATCCAGAAGACCTGAGCCGTGCTCGGATAGGCTGTCGCTGGCGACGTGGACGCGTCGGGAAACGCAGGTGAGCGGTCCAAGACCACGTAGTCGCCGTTGATATCCGACTGCTGATCGATGACCAAGAAGGTTCCGAGGTAGGCCACGTCGTCCCCGAACTCTTCGACAGTCGTATTAGCCACCGCGTAGATGGACACCCAGTCGACGTTCGGTGATGCGGCCGATGCAAACGACGGGTGGTAGAGGCGCGCTTGCGAAGAGATGACTCGGGTCGTTCCAGTGCTGAAGTCGCTCGGCATTGCCGGTCGCGCCGTTGGCGATAGATCGAGGCTGCCCGGCACGCCCGCCGTCGAGTGCGTCATCGTCTTGTCGATGCGGAACTGCACCACCGGCCGATCGGGATTGGCACCGCTGCCGTCGAGCTCGTCGGTGATCACCTCGGTGATGTTGTAGGCGCCGATGTCGGGACCGCTATCGATGAAGAAGAGCTGCCCCGGTTGAATGAACGTCAGGTGTCCAGGAACGGCTGGCAAGAGGACCGTGATGACATTTGAGCCAGCCTGCGTCACGCAGACCCAGCTCGATTGCATCTGGTCTCGAGCCGGGAAGTCATTGATGGCCGGGTAGTACTCGTACTCGTCTCCGTCTTCGACGCCTCTCTTGATGTAAGCCGAGCCGGTCGTGATGAAGGCGTTGGCGTCCGGCGAGCCTCCGTTCACAAACCAGCGCTCAGAGGTGTTCCGGCTCCACTGAGACGGAGGTGTCTGAGTCTCCGACTCCGGCAACACTTGAGCGTCCGGCAGAACTGGGTCCAGCCGGAAGACACGACTCGGCTGCAGAAGATCGACGAAGCGGGTCGGATTGATGCCAGACCGGAACTCAGCAGAGACAGGTTCCTGGAAGTAGACACGCAGTGTGCCTCTGGCGGACGGTCCGACGGAGTAGCCCGTAAAGGACAAGCTCTTCGTCAGTGCGTTGAGATCGCCATTCGAAATGGTGATCGACAACGCCGTCATCACCGCCTGCAGACGACCCTGCAGCAGACTCCAGAACCCGCTTCCATTGAAGAAGTCCGTTGAGTACTGAATCGTCTTCAAAAGATCGGTACCGGTGATGGCACTTCCCGGCGTCACTGCGGCGATGAGATTCATCATCGTCTTGACCGGATCGACGGGGAACGGAGGGTCGACCTGCACGACCGCGATCTTCTGGTGGCCGGCGTCTGTCACCGACCACATGTCGAGGACGCGGAGATCGGTGATGAGGTACGAGCCCTGATTCGGCCCATCGAGGATGGTCAGCGAGTCTCCGATCTTCGCCTCTGCAACATCACTCGTTCGGTTGTCTCCACCCGGGAAAGCGGTGAAGTTCGGGTCCTTCCTCGTTGTGAACGCCAGCAGCTTGTTGCGATTCCCATCGTAGAGGAACGGAGGGATGTTCACCTCGTTCTGCGTGATGGGGTTGCCACCGTTCTGGGTCGTGATGGGTCGGTAGAAACCGTCGAAGCTCTGGATCTCCTGAGAGTAGCGAGCGTCGTGATTCGCCCCTGGCGTGACACCAGTGTTCGAGAGCGGCCACAAACCGGTCGCATCCGGGAAGATGAAGATCTGGCTGTCGAGGACCCGCACCTCGTTCGCAGCACCCTGGAAGTCGCAGGTCGGTCGAATATCGACCGCGTCACCGTACGGGACGGTGATGCCCGTGCCTTGGTTGGTCGAGTCGAGGATCTCGATCCCCTTGATGCGCACCAAGGGCAATGTGAGGCCCGGCGACGGCGTGAACACCTCGTAGCGGAGGTTCGCTGTCGAGGCGCCGGCTGCGCGGTCGACGATGGGGCCCTGCCCGCCCAGCACCGTGTCGAACCCGGTGATGGCGAAGTCCCCCGCATCTGGTCCATCCAACACACGGATGGTATCGCCCACCACTGCCCCGAACGACTGGATGTTGATGGTCGTCAGTCGGAAGAGCTTCGAACCGACGGTCGTGCTCAAGTCCGAGACAGAGCCGGTATCGAACGGGAGCTTGGGAATCTTCGGCTCGACCAGGTCGATGTGGATGTTCCGAACGATTCGGGCGCGAAGCTGTGTCTGGGTCTGCGTGAAGAGCGTATCCAGACGAAGGCTGAACTCGTCGGGATCGTTGATCGCCAGGACTCGGTAGGAGCCGGCCAAGGCAGACGTCTCGATGATGACGATGTCTCCTACTTGGACGCCAGCCTGGACGAAGTCGATGGGAGACGTTCCACCGCTGAACGCGATGTTGGTTGGGCTACCAGTCGAGCCGTTGATGCGGAAGTTCGAAGCCGCGTTGCCAGCGATCGCCAAGACAGGACTGTCGTCGGTGATGTTGGGGAGGCTGTCCTGAAGCGTCGTATCGCTGTTGGGGCGAACGAAGACGTCCGTGTGACCGCCAAGATGGACGGTGCCATCAGCGACCTGAACGTTGGAGGCAATGCCTCCCGGCACTTCCGAGATGGTGATGAAGCCGCTCTTGAAAAGCGCGAACGAGCCGCTGCTTGGGGCAGTCACCGGCAGAGTCGTATCCAGAATGAGGATGTACTCTGTCGATGCCGCCAGCGTCGTGGCCGGCACCACCACTGAGATGTGCGCTTCGTAGACCGTGCTACCAGAGCTCGGCTTGAAGCGAACGAGATCTCCCGCTTGGATGACGATATCGCCGTTTGGTCCACCATCTCGATAAATGAGGTTCGAGATGATGAGCCACTCACCGTAGTAGGTCGCACTGCCTGCGAGATGGAGGAAGCCCTCACTCGTGCCCTTGAGGATGTCCCGGTCCATTCCCGGGTCGCCGGCACCGATGATGCTGAGCGCCCGAACCGACGTGAAGAGGTCGGGAATGCGAGCCTCGATACCACGCTGGGTGACGAGGGAGCGCTCGGTGAGGGCCTGCGGAATGCGCCCGAGGTAGGTGGCGTTGTCTTCGCGAGGATTTCCGTCCGTGAACGCGGAGAGGTTCGAGACCTTCACCACGCCGGGCACGTCGTCGATGTTGGCGATCGCACCGACAGCAACGTTGTACTGGTCGCCGGGATTCTCTGCCTGGACGGTGATGTCCATGAAGTAGAGGTTGCCCTGACGATTGAAGAGCATCTGCGCGGTGGTGATCTTGAAGTTCTCGACCGGGAAGAAGTTGAGACCCGTGTTCGTGTAGATCTTCTTGTCGGTCGTGACGTTCACCGTCACGGGGGCGGCGAAGTAGAGGCGCACCAAACCGCCGGAGAAGTCACCCGCCTCACGGGGCTCGAAGAAGTTCGCACCGAGGGCATCTGCCTCGGAGTCAGCCATCAGCTCGGCATTCACCACCGACTGGTTGGTCTTGACCGTCTGGATTTCCCTCTTGAAGGGCTCCAGGAACATCTGCATCGGGTTAGTGATGAGATCTTCGAGCTGCCCGCCATTGTCTGCCGCCAGAGCTGGGAACTCTTGGAGGAGGCGATCACGCAGGAAGGTCGGGATATCCGTCGCAAACGGGTCGGCAGCAAACCTATCGAGGATGGGCTGCACGATCTGGGTCTCCGCCGGCGAGCCGGGAGAGAGGTCGATCGTCGGATCATACGACGTGAGGAGGTTCTCGACGAAGTTCTTCAGATCGTCCGAGGACGCCATCGGTTCTCCTAGAAAGTCAGATTCGTGACAGCCTGCTGCCCAGACTGTGCCGTGATGCCGACCCGCATAGCAAGGGTCGTCGAGTTGGTGTCGTATCCTACGTTGAGCACGTCTGCGCTGAGGAGTCTCTCGTCAGGCGGAATGCGAGGAACCTGGTTCTGAAGAGAGATGACCTGGTCCCTGGTGCGGGCGATGGCAGAAACGGCCAGCGAAGACAGGGAGGTCTGGGAGTTGACCACGACGTTCTGCCCAGCCAACGCCATGAGTCCACCTCCCAGCGTGGGGCGGAACTTGTCCTTCCCTGGTGTCTGCAGGGCCAGCTTGGTGAACATCTGCACAAGCCGCTCGATGCCGCTGAGGCCTTTGATGCTTCGCCCCACTTCGAAGAGGAAGACGCTGCTTCTCGTGGGAGAGGGTTTCTCGGCGAAGACTCCAATCGTACTGATGATGGAGTTCTGCTGACCGTTCGGGATCTGGGCCAGCAGGCGAGTGTCCGAAAGCACCATGAACTCCGGCGCCTCGATTTGGTTGATCTCGACGCTCGTCGCCTGGAGGAACTCGAGACCCTGAATGTCCAGCGTCTTCGGAAAGAAGTTCGGCACGACCTGGACCATCGTGATCTTGAGGATGTCCTTGATGGCGATGATCTTGATGTCCGTCATCCCGACTGACCTTTCTGATCGGCGGCCTCAGCCAGCTTCTTGGCGTCGTCGAATGCATCACTGAACGCCTGTTGCAGAGATGCAAGAGCTTCGAGCTGGGTTGGGCGCGTTCCTACGGCCAGAGAGTCCTCTCCGCTCGCATCGCGGAGAAGCCGATCGTCACCCTTGATTTGCCGCTTCGCCTCGTCGATGTAGTGGTCCAAGGTGAAGCTGGCGAAGGTTGTATTGATCTCCCTCGAACGGACGAACGTGTAGGTATCGGCAATTGCCTGCCGAATTTGGTCCGACTTTGAGAGCTCGTCGTTCGACTGCTCGACAGTCTCGTTCGGTAGGAGGTCTTCCGACGCCATGGCGACCCTATACTACGGCACTTCTTTGTTGGTCAGAATACTTGTGGGATTGGCGCCCGCCAAGAGGTTGCCATCCGGGAGGTATTCCTCGACCGTGCTCGTCGGCAGGTCTGTCGTCACCACAGTCTCCATGGACTTCATGAAGCGGGTGCTCTTTGAGGCGTCCTCAGATGTGAGGCCGAAGAAGTCAGAGAAGAGGCACTGGGTTAGCAGGTCCTGAGCCCGGTCGAGACCTCGCTCCTCGAGCGTCTTCAGGATGCTTTGCGCCGTCGCATCTGCTGGCTCTTGGGCCTCCGAGATGACGATCGAGGAGAGCTGCGTGAACAGGTTGCTGAGGCGGGTCTTGATGACCTGGAACGCTCTCAGCGCGTCGTTGACCTGCGCCAGGCTCGGCGTCGTGAGCAGTGGGGAAAGAAGACCCTGAAGAGGGAGCAAGTCGTTGTTGAACTGGCCATTGAACGAGCTCATGACCGTCGTGGATGTCTGCGCCGCGGCAACCACAGGAGCCACGACTCGAACCGCACTCTTTGTCAGAGGCAGCAGAAGACTCGGGTTGAAAAGGATACGAGTACCATCGATCGCCACCACCGTCTGAATGAAGGCACTTGCGTGGACGATGCTTCCAACAAGAACTCCCAATGCCGCCGGGTCCTGCACCGCTCCCGTCGCATCGGTGATCTGCATCGCCAGAGGTACGGCGATGGCACTCGTAAAGCCGAAGTCGGTCAGAACGGGGTTGTTGACGACGAGCTTGGACACATTCGGGATCGTCGACCCACTCGTGATCTCGATTTGGTTGGTGAGCGTCCTGTCGACTGAGATGTTGAAAGTGGGGGTGTAGTTCGTCTTGATGAAGCGAGTCAGGAAGTCCAGATCGAACGAGTCGATTGGAGTACTGACCTGGTCTGGAGCGAAGCCCAAGATCTCATGCGCCGACGGCCCGTCCGGCGTGAAGATGTTGGTGGTCGCATCGAAGGTCCCCGGCCCAGCGCCTCGAACACGAACGCTCGTGTCCGTGTTGCTTCCGAAGATGATGATCGCATGGTCGGAGTGGAAGAAGTCCCCCGCAGTGGGGCCGGTGATTCCAAAGACGGCATTGATGTCGGCGATGACAGCCGTCCAGGCCTGGGTGGGTCCCGACGTGATGGGTATGGCGTAGTGCGTTATGCCGTCCGACCCTGGTGACGGGCCAGGCGTAACCTCGACGTAGAGCTTCAGACCGGCAGGGATGTTGAAGCTCGCCTGCGCCAGGCTGTTGCAGACGAACGGGCACCCCGACTTGCTTGCCCCTGGTATCTCGTAGGACTGCGCTGAGATGCCGTCAGCGCCCATGGAGGTGCTGTGGGGGTGGGAGGCGACCGTGCTGAGGTCTGGCGAGCCCACAGAGCTCAGGGTGAAGGCACTGGTGGGCTCCGGGCCGATGAAGAGGCCCTGGGACAGTGGGATCGTGTCGTCGTAGACCTTCTTGGTGTTGGAGATCGACTGCAGCGAGGCGTTGCCTGCCATCAGCTCGAGTGCGGCGACCGTATTGGACATGCCGCCGCTCGTCATTCCGGCCTGAATCTGCTGCAGAGAGGTTCGAACGCGAGCGATGGTCTGGGTATGCACCACTCTCGACAAGTCGATGCCGTTGTAGCTTGCGATCGCGCCAGACAGCGTTGCCAGCCGGCTGATGAAGAGCTGGTGCGTCTGCGTGAAGAGGCCGAGGGCGTTGAAGAGGTCCTGCTTCGCCTCCGTCCCTGATCTGTTGAAGTCGGTCGACGGGTTCCTCTTCAGCAGCGGAGCAAGCTGGTTGTTGAGGAAATTGTTGATTGAATTCTGGTAGCGAGTGTAGGCCTGCAGATTCGTGTCGATGCGCCCGATACGATCGAGCTCGACTAGAGCTGTCTGTGCATCGATGAGGTCGGCAGTGCTCGACGGAAGACCATCTGGGTTCTGGGTCTCGCCGATCGCAGCCGTGATGTAGTCGATGAGCTCGATATCGGACGTAATGAGCTGCTGCAGCGTATTCTTGGCGTTCAAGAAGATCGACAGAATAGCCTGCGGATTCAGGAGCAGCGCAATAGCGATCGACTCGAGAACGGCCTGATTCTCAGTCGCCGTGTCTGCGTCGGAGTTGAGTCTGGTACCAGTGGTCTGTCGAGAGAGGTACTTGCCGACGACCGATGCCGTGTCGATGCTAGTCGCCATCCTCACCCTCTTCATCACGAGAAGACGAAGAGCCGAGGACAGCCAAGAAGGCCTTCGTCGAATCTCTACTGCCGGTCCGCTCCAGGAACTCCATCTTCTTGACCTGTTCTCTCGTCACTCGTCTTGAGAATGCCCGCACGAGCTCAACATTGATGTCGAGGGCGTGGCAGATGTTCTCGAGGCTATTGACGAGGCGGGACGGATCGAAGAGCCAACGCTCGGCGTCCAGCGCGAACTTGCGGAGCTTCAGATCGCGGTGGCTCTTGTAGAGAGCAAAATCGAACGCCGCTCTGATGATGACTTTGATCCAGAGAAGGCGGACCGGAGCATAGCGCTCTGGAGGCGGAGACGGGAGGCTGGCCGCCAGGCGCTTGACGTAGTCGACTAGGTGATTGTTACAGTCAGGGTCTCGCTGATGAAGGCCGGCGGGCTTGGCCAGAAGATCGACTGCGGCAGGGACCGAACTAAGGTGACGGTTCCGGTTCCCGTCTTGTACGGCGTCACCTGTGTGCTTCCGTTCGACAGGATGATGCTGAAGAGATCGGGATCCGAGTAGACGTAGTCGAGCCTTGCGAAGGGCGGTAGCTGTGTCCGATTGCTGGGAGTTGTCCCGCTCGTCGTTCCGTCCGCGTAGTGAATTGTTCCCAGCGTTGCGTCCCCGTTCGGCCCCGCCGCGAGCGGAATGGAAATAGAGTCCACTGAGAACTCCACCAGGACCGGCAATGGAAACAGCAAGTTCACCAACGACACCGCTGGAAGCGGGGGCCCGATCACGTCCAGCGCCAGTGGGTCGATACCCAGGATCGGGAAGCTGTCGACCGCTCTCAGGTAGGCCTTGTAGACGACCCCGCGCAGTAGGTCGAACTGGAAGTGTCCGTTCTGGTCCGGCTTGACCTCTATCTGCGACTGCACTGAGACCAGATTTCCTCCGACCACTTGCAGGTCGGTCGTCGGTCGAAACGAGATCCGCAAGTCGTGAATCGGAAGGCCGTCCACGCCCAGAAGGTCGCCCGAAGCCCTGCACCGAAGAGGATCTGGTGATTCGGGCAAGGTGGAGACGTGACTCGAGACGAGAAAGTTGTTCGAGATCGCGAGCGAATCGACCACGATCCGCTGCGGCTGCCTTGGCAGGATCGAGACGCCTTGCTTGTAGAACAGGACGTTGTACGGCCCATCGGGGAGCAGGAAGGAAACGTTCCCACTGCTGTCCGTTGTCCCCGACGTAACGAGCGCGCCAAGCGTGGTGTAGATCTGCACCACCACTGACTGGACGGGCTGCGGCGACGGCTGGTCGTCCTGGACGGTCAGTTGGACTGGCGTCGACATTATCCCTCTCGGATGGGCATGGGGGGAGCTTGGACGATGGAGAAGGGATCTGGCTGCGTCGAGAGAATGGCCAAGAGGTCGATGCTCGTGGCCGGTGATTGAGCCGCGGGCACGACGCACTCACGCGAGTAGCCGGAGCCCTCGAAGAAGACCCGAATCGTGGAACCGACGACCAGGTTTGTCTGCGCATGCCCAGATGCATCTGTGGTCAGCTCGATCCTATCGCTGCTCGGTAGTAAGCCATAGTCTATACTACCGTTTAGGAATTGTTGCATCACCACAGGCACGATAATTATGCGCCGACCGACGACTGGCGCACCGGTAACCGAGACGAGGTCAACGGTCGCCAAGACGAGGCTTCCATTGGCCAAAACCTGAGACGGATTCGCCTGTTGGGGTGTCGAGAAGGCTGAAACCGCGTTGGTCTTTGAGCTCCAGTACCTCGTCTTGTACCAGTAGGTGGGATCTCCGCCGAGGTCCGTGAACTTGTACTGGGTGTTCAGGAGCCCGATCAAGATTCTCGGCGCAACTCCGCTCTGAAGAGTCGAAGGAAGACCGAAGACCACGAGCGCGTTGCCCGTGAGCAAGATCGTCGAGCCGGTGCCGGTGAGCGGGTTGGTCAAGTCGAAGACAGCGTTGTCGTCTGGGTCGATCTGAGCCAGGCCAGGAATCGCCAGATTGATTTGCTGAACGACGTCTTCGATTCGAAGCGGGCCTGGGCCGGTGTTGGCGTCGTGGAAGGTGATGGCGACTGGGTCGGCACTGCTCAGGGAGACGTTGAGCACGAGCCCAGAGACCGCCCACGGTGGTGAGGTGGTACTCTTCGCCACGGCCGCGGTCTCCGGCGAGCCGGTGATCTCGGTGTATGTGCCGCTCGACCCAGTCGTCGACCGCCAGACCTGCATATGGTCGTACAGCGCCAATACATTCTGGAGCTGGTCGAGAGGGATGTTGAATGTCAGAAGTGTCGCGGTCATGGCTCCTCGCTACGGCGTCGGAACGCGCTGGAAGATGCTCGTCATCGACGGGATACCGTTCTGGTCGAAGAGGTTGAACGTGTAGAGCGGCGTCGTCCGGTCGTCGTCGTAGATGATGAGCTGGTTGGACGCAACGATCCACCTGTTGGTCTGAATCTTCCTCACGATGACAGAGACGGCTTCCGCATTCGTCGCGGCGGTGGCCGCACTGGCTGCGTTGGTGGCCGCTGCCGCGATCTGGTCGACGTCGAAGCTCTCTGGACGAAGGATGTCCGAATAGTAGCGACTGAGCGAGCTCGCTCCAGCGTCGATCACGTAGCAGAGCAGGTGATTCGCGTGGAATGATGGAGTGAAGACGTACAAGCCACCTTTCACCTCAGTGATGGGTGGCTTCGGAAGAATGTCTGAACCAGTCTCGTCGCAGTACGTCAAGAAGGTCGGCGACTGACCAGTGAGCGGAGATCCGTCGACATTGCTGAACAATGCAAAGCCAACAACGTGGGGGCTGGCCATCTCTAAACGTCCTCCGTCTCCGCTCCCTGGTCAGAGAGCCTTACTTCTTGCTTGGCTCAGCCTTCTCGGGCTTCGGCGGCTCGGGCGGGCGAGCGCGCTGAATCTCGCCGGAATCCGGGTCCACACCAACCGTGACGGTGAGCTGGTTCGGATCGATCTTGTACTGCTTGCAAATGCGCGCGATCTCCATGTCAAAGACCGCCGCATCAGCCCTCGCCGTCTCATAGATCCGCTTTCGGTTCGCCCACGCAGCCGTGAGCTTGAGGGCGTCCGTGATCGCCATCTTGGATGGCAAGTTCAAGGGAGGAGACGGCTTGGGCTCGGCGAGCGCGACGGTCGAGAGCAGCAGAGCTAGGATCGGGATCAGGATCTTCATGGTTGGCCTCTCAGTGATTGCCCGTCCCCTTTGTACCACTTAGTTCAGGACTTCAACAGTGGTGACGGTTCCAGAGACAGTCTGGCTGGCAGCGCTGAGAGTAGCTTGCACGTCGACGGCAAGAGATCCTGTCGTATTGATGGTGGTCGTACCGCCGTTGTTGTTCAAATCGGCGAAACCACGAGCGGTAGTCGAGGTCGGGAAGATGACGTTGCCGTCGACCATGACCGTGCCGCTCGATCCACAGGTGCGGAAGGTCAGGAATGCATCGACGTCATAGCCCTTCGTGGTGAGCGACGCTCCAACCGTGCTGAGGGCGCCAGTCGTTGCGATTGTTGTGGCTCCCAGCTTGATGAGCCAGGTGAAGTTGCCTGGCGTCGCCGTAGTGGTGATGACCCCACCGTTGTGAATATGCAGGGTCTTGCCCGCCGCACAGAAGTTCGCTGGGAGGGTGGCCGTTCCAACGCCGGTGCCGACGATCGTGGCAGTGGTAGCAGTGTTGACCGTACCGTTCGCCGTTGAAGAGAAGGCGGTTCCCTGCAGCATCTGCTTGAGGCCGAGCTGCTGGGTAGCGAGAGCACTCTGAGTCGAGTCGGTCCAGACATCGCCGTTGGTCGGAGATCCTGGTGCCGACTGCGAGGCAACGTTGAAGGTGCCATTGACCGTCGAACGAACGCCCGTCTTCGAGATCGAGACGCTGGTAGCGTTCGAGGTGCCAAGCTGCAGCGCCGCGGCAGAGTCGACCGTAGTGTTACCGCTGCTCGTCGTGATGGTGGACGCTGCATTGCCGGTCAGACTGATGGCGCCAGTCAACTGAGTGAGGCCACCAGTGATCGTCGTCGTAATACCAGAGCGGCCGATATTGACCGCGCTCGCGTTGGTGCCACCAATCGTGATGGTGCCGGCGGTGCCACTGTTGACCTTCGTTCCGCCATCGATCGTGACACTGCCACCGTTGACGTTGCCGCCGAACGCACCAACAGAGCCTGAGTTGCCAGCGGTGATGGTGACGTTACCACCAGGACCTGGGGGGCCCTGGGCACTGCCGTTTCCACCGTTTCCGCCGATGATTTGAGCGGCACCGCCAGTTCCGCCAGAGATGGAGTTGTTGTTGGTCGCTCCACCTGCTCCACCCTGCAAAGATGCAGCGCCACCGTTACCAGAAGCAGATCCGTTATTATTTGCTCCGCCAGCACCAGCGATAAGAGCCGCAGCGCCGCCCACAGCACCACCATCTGACGCACCACCGGCGCCGCCCTTACCCGCCGTGATAGTGACCGTTCCTGCAGCGCCAGACGTCGTCGCCGTTCCGCTCGAATCGCTACCGGCACCAGCGGTGATCGTAACCGCACCACCCTGTGCGCCAGATCCAGTGAAGCCGGAGATCATCGTGTTACCAGCACCGGCCAAGAGCTGAATCGAGCCACCTGCGCCAGGGGCTGCGCTTGAGCTACCAACGGAACCCGCAGCAGCGTTGAGTTGGATACCGCCGCCAGTCGCAGCGGCACTTGATGCCGGAGTTCCACCCGTGAGCACAACGGCACCACCGGCGCCGCCCGTAGCTCCCGTAGTCCACGTGCCTGCATTACCGCCAGTAATATTGACCGCGCCACCGGCGCCAACAGCTAGGCCAGAACCGCCGCTATTACCACCGACACCGCCATTGATGTTGACCGCACCGCCAACAGTAGCGCTGCTTCCGCTGCTTGTATTTCCTGCACCGGCAGTTATGAAGACTCGGCCAGCAGCACCAGGCGCAAACGCAAACCCATTTCCGCCGCCGCCAGCAACGACGGAGATATCACCACCGGCTCCACCAGCAACTGAACTACCTGGGCCTCCAAGCTGAGCTCCGAGGGCCAAAGGCGTGCCAGCGGTGTCGTTCGCAGCCGCCACCGTACCTGCTGTCAACTGCGAGGCAAAGAAGTTGCGACCACGAGCCGCATTGGAGCCGATGTCCATCGCCAGATCGCCACCTCCGAAGGCGATGGCCTGGCTGGTTCCAGAGATAGTGAGCGTGTTGTTGATCGACATCGTGCCGCCAATTGCGACATTGGCGGGACTACCAACCGTCTGCACATCGATGACGGCAGTACCAAAGCCATCCTTCACAATGAGCGTGTCAGCGACGGTGCCGTTGTTGGCAATGATGACGCCACCACCATTGGCGGAGGACGTCGTGATCGTTTGATTTCCCGTCGTTGATCCGTGCGCATATACCGAAGAGAGCGTATTAGCGGCTGCGGTATAGGCCGTTGTCTGCGTAGTGCCGTCACTGAAATTCAGTGCGAGGGAGATTCCGGTCGCGCCAATATTGCAGTTGTTGGTGTTGGTGGTGCAGATATTGATATTGCCGAATGAGCCGGAGACCGTGTTGCCACCGCTGATAGTAACGCCACCACCGTTGCCCTGTCCGGCTCCACCATCAGCTCCCGCATCACCACCTGCAATCGTGAGAAGGCCGCCGTTGCCAGACGCCTGCGCCGCCGATCCAGCACCACCCGTACCGCCCGTGAGGCTGGTCGGCCCACCGTCGCCCGCGAAGAGGGTGCTGGTAGCAGCCGCACCGGCACCAGCGCGAACGGTCATCGTGCCGCCGCTCTGGCCATTCACCGTCGAAGCGGTGCCGGCGTTGCCCGCGTTCACCGTGAGGTTCTTGCCCGCGACGTCTGTCGCAGCCGTCCCGATGTTGTACGTAGCGTTGGCCGTTCCCGAGAACTGCAGGATCGAGGCGGACAGCGTCAGGTTGGTCGTATTGTTGAAGCGCCAGACGTAAGACGTTGCGCTCGCCGTATTGAAGATCGGCCCCGTTGTAAGAGTAGTACCGCCGATGGTGATTCCGGCCGTCGAGGTCGTTCCAATGGTGATTGAGCCGTTGACGCCCGTGCCGGATAGAGCACCACCATTGATTGCGACCGAGCCGCCGTTGCCGCCGCCAGTGCCGCCAGAAGTACCGCCCGAGCCACCATTGATGTTGACGCCACCACCGTTGCCTGGGCCGTTTGTCGAAGCCGCGCCCGTGCCGCCCTGACCGCCCTGCACAGTCGCCGCACCACCAACACCAGCAGTGCCTCCAGACGTAGTCGTCGCCGTACCACCCTGGCCCGCAAACAGCGTGGCAGTGCCACCAGCACCACCAGGCGTCGCACCAGAGCCGTTGCCACCGTTGCCTTGGCCGAAGAGTAGAGCAGTGCCGGCCACGCCAGTGCCTGGAGTGGTGGCGCGGACAATGCCGCCTGGGATGATGATGTTCTGGCCAGAGCGGCCGATGCTCACCTGACCACTGTTGGTCCCACCGATGGTGATGGTGCCGGCTGCTGCTGACCCAGAAGTGGTGCCCGTATCGATGACGACGTTGCCAGCGCTCGCTCCACCATTGCTACCCTGGACGAGACCGCCATTGCCGGACTGCAGTGTGAGGGTTCCGCCCGTGCCCGAGGCGCCTGGGGCCGTTCCGGTACCACCCTGCCCGCCTGCGCCAGCCTGAATGGTCCACGCTGCACCATTACCGCCGATGCCGCCGTTGCCAGTGCCGTTACCTGCTCCGGCGTCGCCACCCTTGTTCGCGGTCCATGCCCACGCTGCGCTCGTAGCGCCATTACCACCATTGCCGTTCGTAACGCCAGAACCGCCGTTGCCACTCTGAGCGCTCGAGATGGTAATTGCACCCGCCGAAGAGCCACTGTTGCCACTGCTTGCGAGACCCGCTCGACCAATGCCGGCGGTGATGGTAATTGAGGACCCAGTACCTGCACCGGCACCATTATCTGCGCCACCTGCCTGGCCACTGATCTGAATCGCACCAGCAGCGCCGCCAACAGCCGATGCGGTACCGTCGGCAGGGATGGCGCCAAGAACTTGTGTTAGACCGCCCGCCGCGCCGGTGTTATTGCTGCCGCTGGGGGCGACACCCGTGCCGCCTCGAATTGATGCAGTACCAGCAGTACCACCACCTGCGCCGTTATTCGTTCCACCAGGCCCACCACGAACAGTACCTGCGCCACCGTTGCCACCAAGGGCCGTAGCCGTGCCAGCGCCGCCAGAAGCACCCTGGATGACACTCTGGCCACCCGCGCCACCAGTCAGCGAGGCAGTGCCCGCGCCGCCGGTTCCGCCGTTCAGGTTAAGAGTTGCGCCGCTGCCACCACCCGTCGCTGAAGCGGCACCGCCATTACCAGCCTGAACGGTGAAAGTCGTTCCAGCAGTGTCAGCCGCAGCCGTCGCAACATTGAGCGTCTTGCTCGTTCCACTTGCCCACTGAAGTGTGAGCATTGTGCCACCGAGAGTGACAGCGCTGACGGTTGCATCGAGAGTATTGCTCGCCCACGTCAGATTCGAGTCGGCAAGTGTCGTCGAGCTCGAGGCGACAGGGATACGCCCAGAGGTCAAGCCACCGATCGTACCGCTAACTCCGCTCGATGTAGCCGCCGTAACCCGGCCCTGCGCATCGAGAGTGACTGAGCTGATGAAGTTGCCGCCACCGCCGATCGTGCCAGCACCAGGGCCGACGTTCGGAAGACCGATGGTGACCGTGCCTCCGAGAGAGACAGGGCTGCCGCTGACGCTGATCTGCCCCGCCGTTCCCGTGACGGTGATGGAGCTGTTGGCTAGCGCCGCATTCGGAACTGTACCCCAAGACGGCGCAACACCAACGCCGCCAGAGAGCAGCACTTGGTTCGTCGCGACATCTGCAAGGTTGCCGATTGTATTCGATCCAGTTGCGTAAAGGATGTCGCCCGTTGTCGCCGCATTGGGCAAGGCCAGTGTCGACCAGACTGGAGCAGCCGCCGTTCCGCCAGACCGTAGATAGGAGCCAGCAGTGACGTCGGCGAGGCGAGACATTGCCTGTCCGCCGGACGTCGAGTACATCAGGTCGCCGGTAGTTGTCGGGGTACCAGTGAGGCAGGTTGTGCAGGTAAGAGTAAGCGTGCCGCCCAAGGAGACGGACCCACCGCCTCCAAGAGGGCCGGTCGTGCTGATCGTGACCGAGCTATTCGTCAGTGCTGCGTTCGGAACGGTTCCCCAAGCAGGTAGTGTTCCTGTGCCCTGCGACAGAAGAACCTGATTCACCGCGACAGCAGTGATGCGGCCGACTGCGTTCGTGGCTGTGGCAGCCAACAGATCGCCCGTCGTTGCGGCGTTCGGAAGAGTCAGCGTCGACCAGAGCGGTGCGGCAGACGAGCCTCCCGAGCGGAGGTACGAGCCAGCAGCAACGTCTGCGAGCGCGGTCATGGCCTGACCGCCGCTCGTCGAGTAGAGGATATCGCCGATCGCTGACGGTGTACCAACGATGCAAGTCGCGCAGGCGAGAGTGACAGTACCGCCCAGCGACACTGTGGTACCGCCAGTGATTGGCGAAGTTGTAGAGATGGTGATGGAGCTGTTCGTCAGAGCCGCATTCGGGACAGTTCCCCACGCAGGAAGAGTCCCGACGCCCTGTGACAGAAGGACTTGGTTCACCGCAACAGCGGTGATTCGACCCATCGTATTCGAGGCGCTCGCCGCGAATAGGTCACCCGTAGTCGCTGCGTTCGGGAGAATGAGTGTAGACCAAAGAGGCGCAGCACCAACGCCTCCGCTCCGCAGGTATGATCCGACCGCGACGTCGGCGAGCGGAGAGAGTGACTGGCCTCCCGCGGTCGAGTACAGGATGTCGCCAGTTGCCGTCGGTGTTCCAACAAGGCAAGTGCTGCAAGTCAGCGTAAGCGAGCCGCCAAGAGAGACTGTTCCTCCGCCGCCCACCGGTGCTGTGGTGTTGATGGTGACGGAGCTGTTGGTCAGCGAGCCGTTGCCGATGTTGGTCAGCGTGTTGGAGGCGCCGCTGATTGTCTTGTTCGTCAGCGTGTCAGCGGTAGCCCGGCCGACAATGGTATCGGTTGCGTCTGGGAGGGTAAGCGTTCTCGTCGTGCTCGGATTCCAGCTCAGCGTTCCAAGCCCGGCGAGGTTGTCGAACGAGATCGATTTCGTCGTTCCCGTACCGTCACCAATGACTGGGGCCAGCGTAAACGTATGCGTTCCGGTCCAGGTTGGGCTGAATCCCTGATTGACTGAGATCGTGCGGTCGGCGGAGAGGTCTCCGATCGCATTGATGCCTGTTCCGCCTGTCAGCGTGCGGGTGACGTTTGTGACGGCAGTGACTCGTCCCTGCGCATCGAGTCCGACGCTATCACCCGTTGACCAGGTGTACGTTCCGGCACCCGGGCCAACGCTGGGGAGCACGCCAGATGGAAGAGACGTGCTCCACGTCGGCGCCGTTCCAACTCCGCCAGAGACGAGAACTGATCCAGTCGCGACATCCGCCAAGCTGCCAATCGAGTTCGTACCAGTGGCGATGAGAATATCGCCGGTAGTAGCCGCATTCGGAAGTTTGAGCGTCGACCACAGCGGCAGAGCTCCAACACCTCCGCTTCGCAGATAGGAGCCGGCCGCAACATCTGCCAGCGGGGCCATGGCCTGGCCACCACTGATCGAGTACATGAGGTCGCCGCCGGCGGTAGGAGTGCCGGTGAGGCAGGTAGCGCAGGTCAGAAGAACAGAGCCACCAAGAGGAACGGTCGGGCTGCCACCACCGAGTGGAGACGATCCCTGGATGCTGATCGTCGAGTTGGCGAGAAGCGCATTGCCGATCGAGCCGTTCGGAATAGTGACGTCGGTTCTGTTCGACCCGGAATTATCCGTCGCCTGGAGCGCACCGCTGAAATTGGCGATGCGCCTCTGAGGCAGAGCCGTTCCACCATTTTGAATCGTGGTGTATGACGGCGTCGGCGAAGGGGATTGTGCAAGTGCTGCAGATGCTGTGAAGAGCGCAAGCGCCCACACAGCAGCTCGGCATAGCCTCGTCGGTACCGACACTTGTGGAGTCCTCCGTCCAGCATTCTCCCCTGATGGGGAAGGACTGGGAAGAGAACTACTCGTTAGAAGGTTCTAGCGGGGAGCCGAGATAGTCGTTGATCGAGTTGGCCAGAATTTTCGAAGCGCCCTGAGCGTTGGCGTCTTGAAGACCGACGCTGCCTCCTCGCTTCTTGGAGATGTTGTCGAGGAAGTCGAATTGTGCATTCAACCGGTTCTTCTCTTTCGAGAACCAGTCGTCGGCGGCATCTTTGAGCTCTTGGAGTCTCTGCGCTGCACCAGCCATCAGACCAGCTCCATTGCCTCTTTCAGCTTGTCGACGAGGCGATTACGGATGCGGGAGACCTTGGAAGGGTGAATGCCGGTCGTCTTGGCGATCTGGCCCGGCTGATGGCGAGGCTTGCCATTCATGCCGAAGGTGTACTCGTAGACCGTCCGCTCTTCGGGCGTGAGGTCGTACTGCATCAGCTTGATCGCCTCGAGCTCCTTGGGCGTCATGAGCTCAGCGGGGTCGCTCTCGAAACCAGACGCTGGAAGATCTCGCCGGCGCTCCTTGATCATCTGAACGACGCGGCGCTGAGGCCAACCAAGATGGTCGGCCAACGTCTTGGTATCCGGCTCGTGCCCGAGTTGGTTCATCAGATGCTCCTTCGCCGCATCAAATCGACGAATCTGGGAGATCTGCCCCTCGGGGATCTTGCCGATGTTCTGGTAGGTCTTGATGTAGCGAGACGACTTCTGCAGGTTCGTCTGGACCCAGGTGTTGAGCTGAGTTCCGCGCTTGGGGTTGAAGGTCTTGATAGCGTTGACGAAGTGCCGATCAATCTCGTGATGGATGGCGGCGGTTGGAATCTCGACCTTGTTGGCGTACTTATTCGCCTCTCGAACGAGAAGTGGCTTGTAGCTCTCGTACAGAGGGATGAGGTGCTCCGGCTTCTGACCATGGGTGTTCCAATGGTGCCAGAGCTCGAGCTCCTTCTTCTGCGTCTCCTTCATCTCCTCCCGCGACTTCTTCGGCGCGGCTGTCTTGACGTGCTGATCGAGGAAGAGATCGAGGATCTGCGTGTGGTAGTCCGGGATGTGCGCCAACTGCCGGTTGAGCATCAGCCACCCGTGCGGATTGCGCCCAGCTCGTTGATGAAGCTGCGCACTGCCGCAGCCTTGTAATGCGTCGGATATGCCTGGAACGTGCTCGACTCGTTCAGGACTGCCATCGCCACCTTGAGCAGGGGCGCTGACGTGTCCTTCTCGAACTTGTCCGACGGGAACCACTTGTTGGCAAACCGCGTCTCGACCTTCTGAGCCTCTCCCATGTTCTTGAAGAGGGTGCCGAGCGTATTGCGGTTGTCGTTGAGGTTCTTGTCGTGCTCGGAGTTGGCGACGGCCGCGCTGTCGACGTCGTGGTCGAACGTCGGGCCGATCTTCCCGCCATCGGAGATCGATGCCCGCTTCTCCAGCATCTTGATGTAGTCGTCTCGACGCAGCATCTCAGACTCCTTGTGGCGCGCTGGACTCGCGGCCGATCATGCCGGGCATCGACTTCACGACGCCGCGGTGTAGCTTGTTTTCGAAGTGTCCCTGCTGCTGCCCCGTCTGGAGTGCTCGAGCAGGAGTGAAGGTGCTGGAGCCGAGCATTGCAGTCTTCATCTTCTGCTGCTTGATGACCGCCCGCCGGCGGAGCGCCCGATCGGCGAGAGCAACACCGCTGCCGAGCGCCACGGCCTTTCCCAGGTGCTTCGGTGGAATCTTGAAATCGTGGCCGTGATGGAGGGTGTGCGCCAGCGTCGCCGCACCAGCCCCCGTCATGCCGCCCTTGAGTGCTGCAGAGGCAAAGTTGGAGGCAGTCTCGTAGGGAGTGCCTGTCGCCGTCGGCTTCTTGCCGCGCCAGTTGTAGGCGCTGGGCGGGGTGTAGCCCATGAAGCCCATGGCAAGCTTCGGCTTGAAGTTGGTCTCGACTTCGGCGTTCGATCTGATCTGGCCGCCGGGCAGGTACTCCTTGCCCTTTGCCTCGGCCATCATCGCCCGAATGTCCGCGTCCTGAACCTCGGTGGCGATCTTGATCAGCTCGGCCGTGAAGGCCCTGTAGCCCAAGAGGTTCATCAGTAGGCCTGGTTCTGCATCCGCATGGCGCGACCCATCCGCCAGTCCTTGTGGGCGCGCTGGAGAGCCAGGGTACCGAGAGAGCCGGCGACCAGACCAGGGACGAGGAGCGACGGCTTCTTCGCCACCGCGGCTGCTGCGCTGGCTTGCTTCTCGAAGGCGATCTTCTTGAGCTCGTCTTCGAAAGCTGCCGCCATTTTCTTCGTGAAGTCCATGCGTCCTCCGTACCAGAAGATACCCGCCGCAGGGCCTGGCGGGAAGTGGTTTGTCAGCCTAAGAGCCCGATACCCAAGGATCCCGTACCTCCGCCAAGCTCATCGGAATACTCCTGCACCGCGGCACGCCGATCCGGTCTCGGGTCGAGAGCCTTCGAGATCGCGAACTTCTTGCCCTTCGTCTTGAGACGAGGGAGTTCTTGGTCGGGGTTGTCGAGAAGACCAACGAGGTTGCTGTAGGGCCCAACCGCCGTCGAGTGGAAGCCAGGCACGCCCGCGGTCTTGCTCAGGGTGCTGCCGTTCTGCTCATATGTCAGATCGACAGACCCCAAGACGTTCTCAAGCGTCGCCACCGGCCGGTGGGTGTAGTCCGCAATGAAGCGGTGGACGTCCAGGCCCTGACGCCGCACCTCGCCGTAGAGATAGGCGAGGACGTCAGCCGACTGCTCGATGGACGGGATGTCAGAGAGCTGATCTGGCGTGGCATTCGAGAGGATCTGCTGAATCTTCTGAATGTCACCGTCCGCCGCCTCGACCTGGCTCACCAGCTCGCGCTGCTTCTGCCTGTTGGTCCCCGTCGCACCGGTGCCAAACGGCGTCTGGAACACGGCCTGATCGACGATGGACCCAGTTCCAAAAAACTGCTGGTAGATGTTGTCCCCGATGAAGAGGTTCGAGTAGAGCGGCGAGAACCAGGGCGGCCGCAGCGACTCTTCAACCGGAATGGGGCGCAAAACCTTGTTGCTGGTCTGCTGCTCGTAGATGACAGCCTTCTGCCAGACATAGACCGTCTTGGCGTTCTTGTTCGGCTTCAGAGCTGTCTGAACGCTCTGCTTCCGTCCAGTCTTGCCCTGTTCGGCGAACTCGAGGTCCTGGATGCTCACTGCCATGACCTGGTCGGAGGCCACCTGGATCTGCGTGATGGTCCCTCCCTTTGGACCCTTCTGACCGACGCGAAGCTTGCCGGCGGTGGCGGGGGAGAGAATCTTCGTACCGTTCGGCCTCTCCGCCTGAATCGTCTTGGCTCGAAGAGGGATGGACCCGCTCGGTTGGACAAGCGTCGAAGACGCCACCACGGTTGAGCTCAGGTCGATGGAGGGCGCTTGAAGGATGGGGGCGATGCTGTCGAGGTTTGCCGGACGGAAGACAGCACTCGGCCGGCTCGTGGCCTCCCACGGGTCCAGAGGCTGCTGGTCGCCGAACGGATTGACGTTCTGCTGTGCCTGCTGGTTGTCTTGCGCGATCTGCTTCGCCTCGTCAGGCGCATTCTGAGTAGTGATGTCGATGAGAGACTTGAGGTTCTTGTAGTCGCCCTGTGAAATGAGTGAGGCCGCATCGAGGACCGTACTCACCTCGGTCTTCTGCGTATCCGACTGGTACTGGGCCGCGTAGAGCGACAGGAAGTCATCCTCGGTGATGCGGTGCGACCGGGCGTGCGTCATCGTGACGCTCGTGGTCGCTCCCTCTTGGCCCACCTGGTGCGTCATCGTTGCAATCATGCCGAGGTAGTGCGTCGGCGCTCTGAAGGCGGAGGCGAGCGTCCCAATGTTGGCGATGATATCCGTCATGTCCGTCGGCTTGATCTCGCTGTTGTTCGTATCCGCCAGGGCGGCGTCGACCAACTGCGGATCGAGAATGAACGGCTTGGTGATGAGCAGTGCTGGGAAGCCAGGCACCAAGAACGGATTGAACTTCAGCGAGACCTCGAGTGTCCGCGCCGCGAAGCGGTACTTCAGGTAGTTGAAGTTCGCAGCGCGCTGAGCGTAGTTGACCGCCTGGCCCACCACGTTCTTCTTGATCTGCGCCTCTCGCTTGTTGGCGATGTAGTTGACCTCAGAGACGAGCTCGAACTTGGGCAGAATGCCGGAGAACTTCTCCCACGGCAGAAGAGACCGGATGCCAGACGCGCCCTGCTTCTTGGCGAGCTCTTGGATCTCCTTCATCGATGGAGCGTAGTGGTAGTTGGCGAGAAGCTTCTCGTCCGACGGGATGAAGGTCATGCCCGTCTGCAGACGAAGACGCGTCACTTCCTGAAGGAAGTTGCGACTATAGCTGAACTGGGTGTACTGCTCCGGGAAGATGACGTTGCACTTCGGAGGAGCAGCAAAGAAGCAATCTGGCCGGAAGACCTGGGTCTGCAGGCGATCGAGCTCTGGCGGGTTGTTGACCGTCTTCTGCGTGGTGGTCTTCTTCGCCTGGTCCTTGCCAGCCGCACGTGCATCGTTGAGGGCGTTCTGGATTGAGGTCCAGTTGTCTCCGATGTGCGCAGGCCCGGAGGCGATCTTGGTTGGCTGGTTCTTCGCCTGAATGAGATTGAGCGCGAACGAGATAGCCTTCTGAAGGTTCTTGGTGACCTTCGGATTCATGTTCGGGGTCAGAAGAATACGGTTCAGGGAGGAAATCAGGTTCTGCGCGATCTGAGCCGTACTGGCGATCCAGCCGAGGTTGTGGAGCTGAGCATTGCCGTCGTCGAATTGCTTCTTCGCCTGCTGAGCGAGGTCGGTGAGCTCTGTGTCGACGGCGGCCGGGAAGTTGAATGAGCTCGAGACGGTTACCTTCTTCGTCGAGGTCGTCTGCTGCACGCCAGGGACGTAGAGAGGTGACGTAATCGGCACCACCTCGTAGTAGACCCAATTGAAGAGCAGCTTGATCATGTCTCGGAACGTGACGAGCTCTCCAAGGCTGGTAATACCTCGCTCGAGCCACGCCATGAACTCCTTCTCATCGAAGAGTCGCTGAGCCGTGTTGTCGTTCTGCTCAGCGGTGATCTGCTGGAGGAGGTGATTCTTGAGCTCGGCAATGGTGAAGAAGTCGTTGATGCCGTGCGTGTGCCGCGGGACGCCACCCATAGCCTCGAGGAGCGAGATGATGCCTCCCATGAGGCCCTTCACGTTCTGGAGACCGGGCGTCTGCGGCTTCTGGTTGAGGTACGTATTCATCACCGACGAGTGGCCATCGATGATGTCGTTGAAGATGGCGTTCCCGCCGGCCCAAATTGCGCTCTCTTCCGTGAGGAAGTTACCGCTCGGGCCGTAGGTGATCATCATCTGGTACGCAGTATCCCAGTACGTCGAGAAATCCGCGCACTGCAGAACCGCGGAGCGGGAGAGGGGCGTCTCTTGCATCGCCAGCCCGATGACTTCACCGCAGAACAAGAGGCTGTAGTTCGAGAGGGGGATGGAAGCGTCCGTTTGGGTCTCTGGGCCAGCGCCAGGCGGGACCGCATCTGGCAGGTCGTTGGTGTAGTCGTAGAAGAAGACATGGACCATCGTCCTCGGCTTGAAGTTCATGATGCTATCGAGAGGGATGATCTGAATCGCGGCTGTCGCCGGCGAGTTCAAGCTCACCTGCACGGTGACCCCGATGACGGGGACCTCGATGCCCTCAAGAAACAGCCTCAGCTTGAGCTGCTGCCCGACTCCGTGCATGGAACCCCTTACAGGCCCGGAAGGCCGCCGCTGACTTTCGTGATGGTCGAATCCGGCGAGAACGATGCGATGGTTGCGAACTTACCATCCTTGCCGGCTGTGACAAGATCCGCGGGCGCTGGCGCCTTGATACCGAATCCAGCGACCGCCGATTGGATGAGGTTTGTGAGGTCCGCCGAACTCGCTGTCTGCTCGTTGAAGATGTCCGAGACGATGGGCTGCGTATTGGCACCCCACGCAGGCAGACGGGCGATGTACTCGTCGAGATTCTTCTGGATGGGGCCGTAGACTGCCGCTGCGAATCGATCATTGCCAGGGGGCAGTGTTACCACTCGCCCATTGATCGGAGAGACGATGCCGACTGATCCGAAGGCGAGCTCTGGGGTGTCGGACGGATCTGGTGCGAGACCTGCGGGAACGAGGACCTGCCGGCCCGAGAAGAGGGAGAGAGTGTCCTGCGCCACCCCACTCAAGAAGCCACTCGCGTCGGTGATGAGGCTCTTCACCGTGTCCAGCAGTGAGTTCGAACCGAAGACGGCCGCGTTCACAAGGCGTTCTTGGGCCAGGTCGCGGGAGACGCCGAAGCCGGTTCCGAACCCAGAAGTGTCGAAGCTGGTCGCATCGAGCTGGAACTCGGCCGGGCGTGGGAAATCCGAAAGGCCAATTGGCGAGACATCCGCGTAGTTGGTGAGGAACATGGTGAACGAGAAACTCAACCAGTGGCGCTCCGCGGAGACTTCCTGTGTCGAGCACTCGAGGATGTAGCCCTCGGTCACGATCGTGTCCCACGACAGATAGACTCTCGTCTTGTTCTGCACGCAGGCCGTGCCGCGGAGGTAGAGGTTGTAATTCTCCATGAACTCAGAGCGCCAGTTGAAGTCCTCGGTATTGAGGAGGACGCCCGAGACTTGAAGCATGACTGGGTGCTGTCCATAGAAGAAGATGTAGGGCTCGCCGAACGTCTCGACGATCTGCTTCTTCTCGACCCACTGCACCTGCAGATTCTGGATTAGGAAGTTGGAGTAGATCTGGGTTGTGCTGAACCCGTCGTCTCCAGTTCTATTGCCGCCGGCATCGATGAGAGGCTGGCTACGCCCGTCGGCGGTCCTCACCTGGATGGTGGCGTAGGTGTCTTCCTTGATCTGGATGCCTCGAACAGGGCGACGAACGTTGGCGAAGCGGGCATCGGGCTCGTGGGTCACATCCGCCGTCGCTGCACTCGTCTTCGCATCCTTCTTGAGGCCCTGGAAGCCAGAGTTGAAGGCATCGGGTGTCATCTGATAGAAGGTCGCCATCCGTTACTCCGTCACGAAGCCGAGTCGGATCAAGTAGTCCTTGATGTCCCGGCCGGTAGTTGGGAAGACGTCCTTGCCCGTCATGACCCTGTAGCCTTCAGCCTTCGCTCCTTGGATGAGGACGTCATCCACGAGAAGCCCGTCGAGGATTCTGAGCTCGAGCGCTGTACCGTCGCTGGTGATGATCCGCGTCCTGACGTCCTTGCGGGGAACGCCAGGAGGTGGAGCTGGCACGACCGGCAGCGGTGGCGGCTGCGGCCCGATCGGGGCTGGGATCGGAGTTGGCGGAGTCGGCGACGGCGGCGCCGGCTCGATTATTGGCCACTGGTTCCAGGTACTCATGGATTTTCACCGCCGCCTTCGTCGATAGCATACACCTTGATGCTCAACGCTCCAAACCAGCCGCCGTCGCGCAAAAGGGTGAATCGGAAGCCATTGGTGATCGTTGTCTTGGTGTTCGAAACACCTGCGTAGTGGGCAGGATTGAAGCCATCCGCATCGTAGACGAGCTCTCTCTGAGTTCCGCCATCGAACGACGCCACGATGAAGACTTCTCTGAAGGGTGAGGTCGTATCGATCACGTCGAACTGAACCACCTGCTGCGGGCTGAGAGGGGTTCCCGGCGCTGGCGTAAAGTTCGTGGTCGGAATACCTGCGCCGCCCGTCGGGACACTGAAGACAAGATGGACACCCTCACCAGCATCACCCCCAATGTACGGCGGGTTGGTGGCTTGCCCGTCCCCTTCCACAATGTCGACATCGACTGTAAGAGCTGAGCCATTGATGACGGGAACACTGAGCGTTCCACCCGGCATGAACGGTGTTCTGGTGGCTCCTCCATCGGTCGAGTAGAAGCAGTGCGCCTTTCTCAGGTCATACGTGCTGCCGCGGTCATCTGCGAGATTCCCTGGAACAACGATTCTGGTGATCGTCGCAGTCTGCCCGGTCGCATTGTTCCAGATCCAACGAGCTCTCTGCGTCCCAAAAAGGTTTTTGAATAGGACGCTGATATGAGTGTAATCCGAAGCGTCGTTATTCCATGGAACAGCAAACGCTGCGTACTTACCGTTTGCTAGGTAGTGGATGGGAGGTGAAACAATATTGTTATCGCCAGGATAAAAGAATGACCCGCTGCCGCCGAGTTGTGGCTGTGAATACACCAGCCGCTTATCGACCGGTGCCGGAGTGCCACCAACAGAAGCGAAGCGATCGATATTGCCGTGCAAGCCTTCATACAACACTGGCTTGTTATTGCTGTCGATGAAGAACCAATTGACGTACTGAGCAAGCCCACTGTCACCAGGGCGTGAAGAAGAATTCTGCCTCACCGCCCACGTATCTTGGAGCGTGAGCGTCGGCTCGTCATACTTATAGATGTTGACCATATCCGACAGGTAAATGAAACCTGTGGTGGCCCAAATCCCAAAGAAAACTCCGGCAATCGTGCGAGCTGTCGGAGCTCCTCCTATTGCTACTTCTGTGGCTGCACCACCGGGATATGGAATACCCCAGACCTTACCAGTCGTGCCAGGAACTCGCGCCACGACAGAGACCTGCGAGAATGACGTAGAGCTGACGAGCGTGCCGTCCCACTGTAACTCTTGTATGAGGTTGTCTGTGTAGTCCGCTGCGTAGAAGAGACTGTTGTCAAACGGGAAGAGACCCATCGTTGGGTACGCCAACGACGTTCCCGGTGTTCCACTTGCGAGAGCGTATTGAGTAATCGTTCCCGCGCCACTGCCCCAATTGGAGATCCAAGCGAATGTCTCCGTCGGATCGATAATAACTCCGCCGTAGTTTGTCGTCATGACGTTGTCGATCAGAACGTCTGCTTGGGTAGTGATTCTATTCGGCAGTCCACCACCAGCCGACAGGAAGCGAGCTCCGCCGCTAAGAGTTGGCCCTCCAGCGCCCGACAGGGGAAGCTCGACATCGAACAGTTGTGACATCAACCAACTCCGAGCACAGAATCCAGAATCGCAGAGAGCGAGTTTTGGTCAGCGGTGGGGTTCGGCGTACTTGAAGAAATGAGAATCCCATACTGCCCTGGACCCGCATGAAAGATGAGAAGGCGGTACTTGTTTGCGTTGAGATCCGTGAGTAGCTGTTGCAGCTTCGCCGTAACCTGACCTCGATTGTTCTTCTTGAGATTCGGCCTTATCTTTGCCATATCACTTACCCTCCGGCTTCACCCAGCGATACCCGTCCCAAACGAAGCCGTTCTTCTGCATCTCGGAGACATCCGCCGTATAGTCCGGCTGGACGCCAACATTCATCAAGGCCTGGTTGATCGCTTTACCTTGAGAATTGAGCTTGTCGAGCTGGTCAGGATTCGACTGACGAAGAAGAGTTGTGAGCTCGTCGTCCATCACTTACCTCCCTGCCCTTGCTTGAGCAGGTTCTGAAGAATCTGCGCCGTGGCGTCGAAGTTCTTGTTCACTGTCTCGAGGGCCTTGGCAAGGTTGTTCGCCGCGTTCACGGTGTTCTGCTCGCCGCCCTTCGCCGCAGCCAGGCTTCTCGTCGCCGTCTCGCCGAGATACCGCTCGATTGTCTTCTCTTCCGAAGAGCTAACAACCTTGTCCGAGCCCGCCATCTTCCTGACTTCGCCGGCGATGTCGCCAGTGAGACCAAGGCGCTCGATGATGTCGTCGACGGATTTGCCCTTCGAGTGTCGGTACGCGTTCCTCGTGTCGGTGATGAACTGTGCGCCCGCCTGGAGTTCACCACCAGCGAGGCCCATGACCTTCGTTCGGTCCTTGCCCTTGTAGTCGGCGAGGCCGGAGATGATGTCACCGATGTTGTCCCCGAAGCCCTCGCCGCGGCTGAGGCGACCAGCAAGCCCGCCGATCTGATTGACGAGCCCGCGCCCGCCGGCGGTGAGCCCACCGAGATTTGCCTGGTTGATGCGCTCAGTGAGGCCCTCACCCATCTCCTTCTCGCGCTTCTCGTTCCGAAGCACCGCCATAGAGAGCTGGCTGCCGAGCACCTTCTGGATGTCGGCGCCGGAGGCGTGACCTTCCAAGCCGGCGGCCATGAGCTCCCGGCCTTGTCCTCTTGCTGCGTCGAACTCCTTCTGAGTCATGCCCAATGCAGCGAGGACTTCCTTGCTGACGGCCGAACCCTCTCGCTCGCCCAGCGCCATCCTGACCTGATCGGCCATCTTGCCACCGCCGAAGGCCGCACTGAGGATCTTGGCGACGCCTCCACCTTCTGTGAGGACGCTCTTGGCGAGATCTTCCTTGCCTTTGAAGCCCTTGGACGCCGTACCGATCTCGTCCCGGATGCGACGAGAGAGCGCTGCCTCAGAACCAGCTCCGCGCAACCCACCAGCGAGACCGCGGCGGGAGAACATGCCAATCTGGTTCTCCATCCCGCCCGCCTTTGCCAGCGCGTCGAGGATATCGACTTCATTGTCCGTGCCGAGCTGCTTCTTCAGCTTTGGCAGTAACTGCTCAAACCCTGCTTCGCCAAAGCCCTTCTTGATGATCTCGAGCTTCTCTTGGTCGGTGAGCTCTTCGTTTTGCAGTTCCTTGTTACCGAGCAGTTGGCTCTTGAGCGTGAGGAGGGCAGCCTTACCGACACCCTTGGAGATGTCGATCTTGCCTGCAACCCGGTTCTCCCCAAGAAGAGCACGCTGCGCCTGGGCTCGGCCGCCGGCCGTCGCAACGGTGTACTCGCCGCCGCTGAAGACACCGCCAGAGCTCTGCAGGATGGAGCCTCCGGCCTTGAGGATACGGGCCGCGTCTGCGTCTGGGTTGCCAGTGCCCTGGATCGTGTCGTAGTACTGGCCGCCCATCGCCCGGAGAACGCTCGCTTGAACGTCGCCAGCCGTCTGCTGCCCACTGAGCGAATTGAGTAGACCGCCGATCGGGCTGTTGTTGCGAAGATCCGCTCCTAGCCGACGATTGGCGTTCACGTCTCCCATCGCCGCACCCACGAGACCACGAGCGGCCTTGTCGCCCATAGAGGCCTTGAGAGCAGTGCTGCCGGCGAGCTCCGTCACCTTCGTCTGGTAGCGACCAAAGATGTCGTCCACGAAGTTGTCGACTGCTTCCCCGACGCTATTCGAGATGCTGGCGCCAAGCCGCTTGAAGGGCTCGGTCATCACGTTCTCGAACTTCTTGCCGATCTTCCTTTTGATGCCCTCGAATGAGGCGTTGTCCCTCATGAAGGCCTGCTCGGCGATACGACGTGTCTCCGTAGTGCCAGCCTCAGCCATGCCACGCTGAATGTTCGGCATGTCCTTCATGAGCTGGATGACCTGGTTCGCCTCCCGCTCGCCGACGCCGTAGCGCTGCATGACGAGGTTGAGAGCGTCTGGATTGTCGAACCCGCGCTCGCCGAGGATGGTCTGCAGCTCCATCGCCACGCCCTGTGCGCCGGCGGAGTTGACCATCTCGGTGGTCAGGCGCTGACGGTGAGCCGCGAACGAGAGCTTGGCGTTGCGGCCTCGAGACTTCTCGTGGGCAAGGCGGAGCAGTTCGTCCTTGCCGATGTTGCCGGCTCGAACACGCTGCACCAGCTCCTCGTCCATGCGGCCGGTGTAGCGACCGCCCTGCACCTCTCCAAGTGCGAGGGTCATGGCCGTGCCAAGGCTCGAGCGACCCATTCGTTGGCCGACGTCGTTCAGAGTGCCGGCAAGCTGCTGAATGCCTCCCGCGCCCTCTTCGCCTGTGAGCTCCATGAGCCTGTCGTTCGACAGCAGGCCCATCTGGTTTGCCATTCCGAGCTCACCGGCGATACGGGTGACTGACCGCGCCCCTCCGGCCCGAGAGCCACCCGCCGCGATACTGCCCTGTGCTCCGTACTGTTGGAGTGCGGCGACCTGCTGCTGGTTCATTCCCGTCAGACCGCCAACGATCTGACGCTGCATGATGTTCTGCTTGATGGCGTCGGGGCTGTAGAACCCTGACTGCTTCGACTCCTGGAAGGCCTGCATGGCCTCTTCCATCGTCGTGCCCATCATCTTGGAGACATCCTTTAGAACGTGGATCGTCTCCTTGAACCTCTTGGAGAACTCGCCGGCGTCGCGGACGCCCTGCATCATCCCCATCTGGCCCATGCGGTCCATGATGCGAGTGAGCTCGGACATCGAGGTCATCATCTCGGGGATGGCCTGGAGCTCACGTGCCATGGAGCCGATCGCCATCGCATCTTGACGAGTGAATCCTCGTCCCGACCGGCTCATCGAGTTGCCGAAGTTGAACTGCCCGAGGGTCTGGTTGATGCCAGCCTGCTCCTGGGCGCCACTCACCATTGAACCGAGGGCATGACCAGCGAAGGCCATGCCGCCGGCAACCGCTCCACCCGCCAAGAGGCCAGCTCCCCATCCCAGCCCGCCGCCCATACCGAGCGCTCGAGCGCCTCCGTAGGCCATCTGGCCGGCGCTGATCGGGTCGAAGAGCATGCCAGCCTTGCCCATGAGACCGAGACCGCCGGCAATGCCGAGTCCGCCAAGCGCGAACTGCCCCGCACCTCCCATCGCCGCCATCGACGCCGCGCCAATCTGATTGCCGAGTCCGTAACCAAACGCGTTCCCGCCCCCGTAGCTGAAACCGGGACGCTGCATTGGCGCGTACGGCACTTGGCCGAACTGTGGCGCGATGGGCTGCTGCATGCCGTAGGCGCCGATTCCATACGCCTGCGGCATCTGGGCAGAGATCACCTGACTGTATTGCTGCATGCCCATGAAGGCTTGCTGCTGTTGCTGCATGAGAGCGGCGACTTGGGAAGAGCTGAGCACTGGATCCCTCGCGGCAGGCCTTCGCAGATTCTACGGGATGTGCAGGGAAAAGAGCAATGTCGTGGTGGGATAAGAATTTAGAGGAGGTACATCATGTTTTTCGAGATCCTCTGCCTCAACGTCATGGGATACGGTGTCGTGATCGTATTCGGAGGACTCTTCTCTCCTCTCAATCCGAAGACCGTCTCCAAAGTAGTCAAGTACACCAACACCAAGTTCCGAGAGTTCAACGTCAAGGACCTGAAGCAGACGAGAGGTGAAGGGACCTTCTCCAGTCGAACTGTTCTGCACATTGCTACCCTGCACCCCTGCTTGGCCAGATGGAACGTCGAGGGCTGGGAGAAGGTGATCAATACGACCTACCACATCACGAAGAAGGAAGAAGAGGATCTCGATCCGGTTCTTTCAGCCGCTGTCGCCTTCGAGCAAGGGATTGGCATCATGATGCCAAGCTCGATCGTACAGCCGCTGCAGGCGAAACTAGCGGCACCGATCATGCGATTTCTCTCGAGCATTCCTACAATACGAAAGAAGGAAGACGAAGATGGCAGCGTGTGATGACGAGCGGTGGGAGGGACTGGAGCGGCTCGGCCGCACTCTCGCAGCAGAGCAGTTCCACGGATCTTGGACATACGAAGCTACTGTCGAGGACAAGATCGCCAGCGCAAGAGCGCAGTGCAAGGCAGAGATTGGAGAGCTGATACTGCTGGCGCTCGGAATCTGCGAGCACTGCACACCACACAAGGAGCTGTCGCACGAGTCGTGGTGCCCGAAGAACGGTAGATAAAAAAGAGCCCTGCACGGATTCCAGGCCGTGCAGGGCTATCAGGCTGAGGTCGCGCTCAGCAGACTTCTAGCCGGTTTTCACGGCCATATCGAGAACGTCGATCGGCTTGGTGTCGAGGCTGTCGACCCGTCCGACGATCTTCTGGTACAGGTACGTCTTGACGATCGCACTCTCCATGCGGGTGAGACGACCGTTGAGCTGCTTCGCCATCCAAGCGTCGAAGCGAGCAAGCTCGTCGTCGAGCAACCGGGCGAGCTGCGGCCCATTGGCGGGCCCGCCCTGCGTCAGGTGCTCGAGCTCCTCGTCGGCAACTCGTACTTCGATGAGCGGCTTCATGACTACTTCTTCTCCACGATCAGGGGTACTTCTTGGTGGTACCTAGAAGAGTATCTCTGCGCAATTACCTCGGGCGCAACACCGTTTAGCGTTTCCATCTCGATAATTTCGGCGCTGTCGCCTTCCAGTCGCAAGAGCACCAACATCCCGTTCTTGATGTTTAGTTGGTAACGCTCTGCGATGTGGTGAGCTTTTGCATACGCATGGACGGACTCCTCTACTACCTGCGACTTCGTCTTGTGGAGCAAGAAGGCCGCCTTCTCGACCAAGGCCACGGCTCGATCTGAGACCTTGACGTTGAGCTGCTTCTTGCTCTCCAGCATCATGACAAGTACAGGATAGATACCAGCTAGACGAATAGCAAGTGGAAAGATTGTTAGTCATGAGATAAGGTACTACCGGTCAGCTAATTTGTCTCTAACTGGGGAGAATGAAATGAATAACTCGAGTTGGGCATCTCTATCGTTCGACGAGCGGCAGCGCCAGTGGGACGGGCGTATCCGGCAATTCCGCCAGCACAACGGTCGAGGAGATCGCCCAAACGTCTGGGAGATTTGGGTCGAAGAAGATCGCGTCTACACGCGACACGGCCTGCTCGATGGGGCGATGCAAGAGACCAACTACCAGGGCAAGCTCAAGAACAAGGGCAAGAAGAACGAGATCTCGACCGTCCAGGATGCGATCGCAGAAGCTCGGCGAGACGTTCGCAAGAAGTGGGACTTCGAGGGCTATGACGAATACGATGCCGGTTACAACATCGATCGGCGGAATGAAGACAAGAGCGTCAACCACCTGCTAACCAACCTGCCGGGCTCCTTTTGCCTCTACAAGCCCGAGAATGAGCTTGAAGACCACAAGCGTCTACTCGAGCTCACCAATGCAGGAAAAGCACTGCATACGCTCAAGCGCGACGGCGTCGCGATGTGGGTCATCAAGGACTTCTACGGCAACATTCGGTTCTACTCTCGTCGGTCTCGTCCGTGGAGTGACACCGAAGAGCCGCTGGAGTTGCCCGACGGCACTCTCGACTACTCGACGGCGAAGCCGTGGACCCTGCGGTTCCCCCATCTCTATGCCGACGTCGAGAAGTTGCAGTTGCCGAACGGCACCATGATGGCAGTCGAGCTGGTCGCCGTGAACCCCGTCACAGGGAGAGACGACCTTCGCATCTCGTCGGGGTACACCAAAGGGCTGACCGAACGATCGCTACAAGACCAGATCTCGAACCCGCCTGTCTTCTACTGGTGGGACGTTCCGTTCTATGCCGGGCAAGACTTGGTTCGCACCGTCCGCGTAGCCGATCGCTACAACATCATCCTCCAGCACTGCGCCTCATCGGTGCCCCAGTACATCCAGCAGATTCAGATCTGCAACTTCCCCAATGCGGAGAAGGCCCTCGAGCACGCCAAGGAGCTGGGCATCGAGGGTTGGGTGGTCGTCGACCCTGACGCGATCTACGGCGACAAGGGATGGAGCCTGAAGGGCAAGCCCGACCGCCCCTCGAGCTGCGCCAAGTCCAAGCCGACGGCCGAGGACGACTTCATCGCGTACTGGGACCCGGACAAGAAGAACATGGGTGAGTGGGGTACAGGCAAGCACGAGCGAGACAAGGAAGTGATGCTGCCGAGCGGTGCCGTGGTCGAGCACGGTGGCGTCGGCTCGGTGGCTCTGTACCAGTACAACCCCAAGGGAGAGCTGGTCTATATCTCCAAGTGCTCGTCAGGCATGGCATACGAGTTCCAAGCACAGCTCAGGAAGGAGCACTTCCCCTTCGTCTGCAAATGCGAGTTCAAAGGCAGGACGTACATCTCCGACGGAGAGAAGACGAACGCTCTTCGGCATCCAGTGTTCGTGGAGGCGAGAGATGACAAGCGTGCTGATGAGTGTGTGAACGAGAAGCTGTAGGGAGAGAGGGCCGACGCTGGCCCTCTTTTTTAGCTACTACATCGAGGTGAATTTGAACTCGCGCCGGCAATTCGGGCAGCGTAAGAGCTTCCCGCCCTTACCGTCCGGGGCTTCCATCGCCGTTCGGCCGCAGCCAGGGCAGCGCATCGATCGAGGCTGGCCCTTCGACTTCGGATCTACCGCGGCGCCCGGCTGAAGGCCGAGCTGCCTTGTTCCTGTCTTCACGGACATGTCAGCCTCCAAAGACGGTGGCACCTTCGGGGATGTCGCACCCCGGGCCGCCGCTGTTGACTTCCTCGATCGTGACGGGCTGCTCGGCTGCCTTGAGAGCCGCTTCTGCCTTCTCCGCCTCGGTCTTGGCCTCGGCCTCTTCGCGGGCAGCCTTCTCTGCGGCTTCTTCCTTGGCGGCCCTCTCCTTCGCCAGGCGCTCTTGGACGACAGAGAAGGACCGCTTCATGAGATCCTTCCTGAGCTCCTCGGCCGCTGCTTCGATCTCCTCTTCCGTCATGCCTGCCTGCCCGGAAGTCTTCTGCAGCAGCTTGATGAGGATGTGCTTGTTCATCTCGGCGAGGGCGAGGATGTTCAAGTCCATGTGCTCGATGCTGTCCTGCATCGCCTGCTCGTTGCCCCAGATCTTACCGATCTCGAGCGTCGAGTTCTTGAAGAGCGCCTCGACGACGGCACCGAGCTTGTTGTGCTTCTCGGTCCACTCGCTGACGAGGGTGGCCAAGCTGTTGTGCTTGTCCATCCACTCCTTGCCGAACCTGGTGACCTTCTCGGCGATGTCCTTGACCGCCAGAAGCACCTTGCCGTCGTTCTTGGCCTGCCGATCGCTCTGCTTCGCCCTGTTCAGCCCGATATGCTTGCTCATGATGATGCCTTGGCCTCCCCGAGTACCACGACCTTCTGATTCTCGATCGAGGCAATCTCGTTGTTGAGTTGAGCGATCGGCCCTCCGCCGATGGCGCCCAGAATTTCTTCGATCACATCTTCAGGAACGATCTCCGGCATTGCCCCCGGAGACCGTAACGCCTTCACCTGACGCCCGTCCTTGCCGATGAAGTTCTTGTCGAGGTAATCGTGCAGCGCCTCCCAGACGGACAGCAAGTGCTTCCGTCGGTTGAGCGCTTCGTTTGCCTCCTTGAGCGTCTTCGCATCGTTCATGCAAAAAACTCCTCGTTGCCTGGATAAGGACTTGTGTGGAGATCCCAGGACTCCATCCAGCATCGTGGGGCGGTGTCACATTCACCAAAGGCGGTGTTGAGACCACGCCGTGAGCATACCAGCGGAGGTCGGCCGGGCAGCGCAGCCCGGTCCTATGATTAGGCTCCCCTCACTTTCTTATGCATCCGGTTCGTCTCTCGAGCGTGCCACGCCTGCTCATTCGCAGTCTCATTCCGCAGTACATGCATGCCGAGCCTGCCCGCCCCAAAGAGCTCTCGCAGAGCCACGCCGGCGGCCTTCACCATGTCCGCCTGCGACTTCAGCTTCCTGATGTGCTTGCAGTCGCCACCATCGATGGAGTGCTTGATCGTCCAGTCGGGGCAGGAGCAGGTGAAGCGCTCGATCTTCGGGTGGTACTTGACCACGTACCGCTTGCCCGAATCTCCAGTGACGGGGAATGAGGGACCCTTGCCGATCTTGTGGAGATGGACCATCTCGGAGTACTTCTTCAGCTTCTCGTCGGCGCGTGGATCGTTCTTCACAGCCTCGGTGAAGGTCTTGCTGCGAAGGTTCTGCCGGAACGACGTCCACTTCTTCCCGTTGCCGGGCATGTCGAAGTGCTGATCCAACTTCTCTTCGAGAGAAGCGGCAACCTTCAAGAAGCTGAAGAGTCCTGGGTTCATGCCGACAAGAATGCCTTGAATCGAGAAGCAAGGGTAGCCCCGGCTGCCGTGTCTTTGATGATGTTCTTCAGCGGATAGATGAACAGCCCGCGCAACCATCGCGCCTTCTCGAAGCCCTTCTCCTTCAGCACCGCCTGATAGCGGATATCAGTCGGATGGTACTTGCAGTAGATGTCGGCGTTGTCCTTGAGGTCGTGGAAGAGGGCCTCGATCTTTGCAGCGAGGTTCTGCGTGCTGATCCGATGGAACTGCTGACTGGTCAGCTTGTCGGCCCGAATGGCCATTTGGCAGCTCGGGCAGATGGCCACGCCGGCGTGAATGGCGCCAGACGGGATCGGCTTGCCGCAGCCGAGATTCGAATTCTGCTCGACGTCGCGGCACCAGTACATCTGATCATCGCCGTCGCCGTCGAGACGCTTGCCCGACTCCCAAATCGAGATGGCGACCGTGTTGGGGCCGTGGATCGTCCGCGAGGGGCCGAAGGTGATCTCGATCTTGTAGCCCGCACGAATGCCGTTGTAGCCCATGAGTGCGGCCACTTCTTTGTCCGGCGAGAACTCCTTCTGCAGCGACCGCTGCGCCGCATCGTAAGTACGACGCTGAGCCGAGTCGAGCCGATCTGGGTCGAAGTTCGGTCCTGCTTCGCTGAAGGTCTTGTCGCTCATCGCTTGATTGTCTTCACGAGAGGCTGGTGCCAGGTTTGCGGATCGGTATTCTTATCGAACTGTGCAAGGATCCCTCGAAGTCCCTCTGCTGTGACTTCGCAAATCCAAAAACGTGGCCCGGTATACCACGTAGGCTCCACGTCATAGAGGAGGAGCTTATGGCCAGCTTCCCCATCCTTGTACGTCCTCTTGCACGCTGGGCATTCTCTCATCGGTTCACCTTGAAGTCTTTCTTGCCGCCGACGGTCCAGGCGCCCCTGCCCTTCTCGTTCGGAGCGTTGAGCTCCTTGGCTCTCGTACCGAGCGGCATTTCAGTGACCTCTTTCTTCTGTTCCGGCTCATCCGGCAGAGCGCCGCGGATAGCCCTGACGACGACATCCAGCGACTCGCTCATGCTCGGAGACTGAATCGAGACGTACCATCCAAACACGAGCTTCTTGCTCCCGTCTGGCATGTCCTTGCGGAAGTAGTTCTTGCAGATGTGAGACTGATAGTTGTGGGCCTGACCGTCGAGATACTCCGACGCCGTCAAGATCCTGTCGATGACCTGGGTCCACGTCCCTTCCGCACCTGCAGCGATGCGAAGGATGACTCGAACCTGCTCGTGGGTGAACGTCTCGTTTACTGCCTGGCAAATGCCTGTCGACTCCAAGGCCTTGGCGAGGCGGTCAGCGTGGGCTTTGGAGCTCATGGCTTGTCGCTCTCCTTGACGATGCTGAGGGTGGGTCGATCCGTATTCGGGATCTCCCCGGCACGGACCTTCTGAACGAGGACATCATACTCGAGGATCGTCCTCTCGATTGCGTGAATCGCCATCTCCAAAGATCCGGCTACTGCCCTCGTTCCAGACCACGTATGAAGCTCCGGCATGCGCGGGGGCTGTAGCTCGGTCGACTCAAGAACACGCTGACGCAAGATGTCGTAAGACTGCGAAAAGGCGACATAGTCCTTGCGGAGCTCGTCGAGCTCTTTCTCGAGAGACGAGAGGCTGTACCCCTGTTCGCTCATCTGCCCAGGATCTTCCTGAACTCGTCGTTGCTGACGTTGATGGTGAGACGGGTACCACCGTAGACCGCCTCCGCCTTCAGCCCTTGATCGGAGGTGTAGCTGACGCCGTACCAGATCTTGTCGAAGACCTCCATCTGCAGATCCGCGTCTTTCTTCACCTCTCCTTGCTCCTGGGCGCATGGGACGCAGAGGACACGCAGGTGCCTCTCATCGAACACGACGTCTTCCTTCTTGATGTTCTTTTTGTCGCAGTTCTCGCACCAGGGCATAGCTACTCCTTCTCGACCGTGATCATCTTGGCGACGATCTTGTCGTTCTCGTAGAGCTCTTCGATATCGACGATCGTGAACGCTTGTTTCGGCGAACCCTCCTGCCAGATCAGGTCTCCGCGCACTACGGTAGCGTCCGCACTGGTCAGAAGACGGCCCATCTCGTCCTTCACGGCATAGAAGGCCTCTGTAAACGAGACCTCGTCGCCAGCGCACCACAGCCGTGGTGGCTCTTTGACGTGGACTGGGGCAACCAGCGTCTGGCGCATCGTCGGCTCTGCCTCGAGCAGCTCGGCGATGTCGTGGACCAGATCCTCGACGAGACCGCCTGCTGACTTCATGTTTGCGCCTTCGACACTGTTTGGGTCGATCAGCCTCCACTTCTCGAACTCCGCGATGTGCTTGTCGATGATGCCGGCACGACGGAGAAGATCGGTCATCGGTTTCTCGCTCACCCCATCACCCCCTTCACGGTGAATCGGATGTCTTCGACTTCAGCCTCCTTCCACTCCGCGCCGCACACGATGATCACATCATTCGGAGCACTGCGCAGTCTCTTCACCGGAACGCCAAAGAGCCTGGGGTCCTTCCGAGAGACTGAGATCCACGCATCCAGTGCCGAGATGTTGCCCACCAGGACGAGTACCACCTCGAACCCTTCGTCAGTGACCTGGCGGAAGAGCTGATGCACGTACTCGAAGCGGGAGCCGATCTTCTCCGGCACGAACTCCTTCATCGGCACGTTTCTGGTGACTTCGTCGTATCGAGTCTGCAGCTCCTCCTTCACCTCCTCGTTCGAGACGCCACGGACGTACTTCTCCAGGTGTACGTACGGCTTGGTGACGTCGAGGATGATACGCTGCGCGTCCTTCTCCATCTTCAGGATGGCGCTCACCTGCGCGATGAGTGCGTCGACGCCACCTCCGGTGTACGGGAGGCGCTCCGTCACACGAAGCATCGTTGCCGATCGCGTTACCTGGTCGAAGCTGGCCATGGTCTCCTCAGATCTGCGGGACGTCGGTATCCCGCGCCCTCAGGTCTCGAAAGTGATCGACGATGATCTGGGTCAGCGTCGTGTGCTTGCGATATGCATACTCCCGCGCCCAGTCGAGGAGCTCTGACGGAATGCGGGCATTCAACCGCGGACCAGTCGTCTTCTTCTTGAGGTGCTTCGCCATCGTTTTATCGATGCGAGGCATCATTCGTACTCCTCGACATCCCTGGCCACCTTGCTCTCTCCGGCACCTGGCAAGAGGTTGGGCATGTTCCTCTGGGTATAGATCTGCTCGAGCTGCGGTCCGACCCACCCACCGACGGTGTTGCCGTCCGGCAGGACGATGTGCGCCAGGAACTCTTCCTCGAACGAGGTGATCCCAGACTCCACCGCCTCGAGCTTGGCCTTGATGACTAAGAAAAGGGCCCGCCACTTGCTGCGGACTTCCTGCTCCCAGGCCGACAAGACCGTGCTCTGTGCCCGAGCGTAGCCACGACGGTCGTGCGTGAACCGCCGTTCCTTCTTGTCCGGCAGCGGCAAGAGGAACTTCACCTGGCGGTTGTGCATCGAGAAGCCGATGACCGCCTTGTCCCCATTCCAGCCGGAGACAAACTGAGAGGCCTCGTACTTCGAGACCAGCCTCTCGATCTCCATCTTCGACTTCTCGACGCTGACCGTCGTGTCCTTCGCGTACATGTGGCCTCCTCGCACCAGCCCGTGCGGGGTTCCTATGCTGCCGATTCGCGCTCCTCGACGAACTCTCCGACCTGAACGGTCTCGTCGATGATAGCGAGGATGTCGCTCGACTTGATCATGAAGACCCGGAGCCCATCGTCGTCCGCGAACTCGTGGAAGGCGTCCTTCAAGAAGCCACGGAAGGCGAAGCGCATCCCAGGCTCGAGAGGGAAGCCGACGACCTCACCGGCCCGCTTCCCGACCTTCAGAATGCGAGCCGCGACCGGCATGACGCGCTCAATGGAGACGATCTGGTCCGGCAGATGAATGCCACCGGCTGTCTTCGTGACGCGCTTCTCCGTCCTGGCGATGATCCAATCACCGATCGGGTCGCACTGCTGCCAGGTCCTGTTCGTTGGCAGGTGCATCAGGTCTGCTCCACACCACCGTTGTTGCGCTTGGCCAGGCGATCGAAGAACACCTTCTTCAGCCACTCGGCCGGCTTACGCGACTTGACCTCGATGATGCGGAGCTCGTTGCCGATCACCGCCATGAGGTAGTCCTCTTCGCCGGTGCTGGTCTCCACCTGCGCCAAGAACATCTTGACTTCAGCGAAGCCGACTTTTCGGTTTGATTCGGCTCCCGACGTCCCCGTCTGCAGCGGAATTTCCAGAACCTTCTCGTTCGTCGCCATGGTTCTTGCCTCCTGCCGCCAGCGGCGGCGCAAACTGGTCGAAATCGATGGGGGCATACTTGCCCGTCTTGCAATCGCACTGCGCGGTCACAGACTTGTCCACGAGGTCGACTACGTACTTCACGTCCTTCTTGCAGATGGGGCACCGATGCGAGTTGTCGCCCATCTTCGGAATGATCATACGGATGATGCCCATCCTGCCGATCATCTCCATCAGCAGATCGAGGGTGACATCCACCTTGTGCTCGATGCGAGCGAGAGCCTCGTCGTTCGACTTACTCATGCGTCACCTTGTAGATCGTCACGCCCTTGGTACTGGTCGTGAGATGGATGGTGTTTCCGTCCTCGAGAGTGATGCTCGAGATGAGGGACCTGCCCGCCGCCGGCGAAGGTTCGACCGCGATCGCCACCACCTTCTTTCCGAGCGCCAGCTTCCTGATGTCCGACGGGCTGCACTTCCTCTGCATCTCCGATCCAAGCGTGCTGGCCTGAAAGAGAGCCATCGCCGTGACGACCTGTCCTGGCTTGAGCTTGTCGTTGCGGACCATGTAGAAGCGGCAGCGCGTTGCCCAGCACCTGAAGCGATCGGGTAGTGCTCCTCTTCCGACGTCATTCGCTTCGACGGAGTACCTGACGCCGCACCGGCACGCCCAGGTCCTGAACTTCGCCACTGTCTTCTTCTGCGGCATCAGACCTGCTCCACCCCGGTCTCTTCTTCATAGATGCCTGGCATGTCCGTCAGCACCGGCCCATCGTCGGAGCTGACATCGTCCGCCACGATCGGCGGCTTCTCGTAGTCGCTCGAGCTCCCGCTGTTCGCGTAGATCTCCTTCGTCAAGATCTCCGCCGCCTCTTTGGAAATCTCGATGCGAATGCTCTTGTTGAAGATAGCGGTGAAGACCGTCCTCTGCGTCTTCAGGTCCACCTCGTTGCCCAGCCCGGTCAAGACGAGATCTTTACTCATGGAGTCACCTTGGGAGCGGTCGTCGAGACAGGACGGCTGCCCGGAGTTCGGACCAGAAGACGGTCGAAGAACGACACGATCTTGCAGGTGCTGTAGATCGACCGCTCGTACGCCACGCAATCATCACTGCACGCTCTCCCATGATCTAGAAAGCACCTCGAGGTCTGCGAGGGCCTTTCATGGGAGTCACCTGACCGGTGGGCGTGCCCATCTGCTGCTGACGCCGGTGGAGGCGTTCCTGACCCCTCGCCAGGCGGTTGGCCACCTTCCTGTGGTCCGGGTCCACCTGCGGAATCACCGACAGAGCACCGCGTGCCACTTCCCGCAGCATGATCTGTCGAAGCTCCTTGACCTCCTGCTTGCGGTGGTTCTTCTCGAACGGGAAGAAAGCATCCCTGAGGTCCTTGAATGCGTCCTCGATGTGCTTCGCTTCCGCGCCTTTCTGATTCAGAAGGGCTTGCAGGGTCGCCCTCGACGTCTGGAACTCGATGTCCTGCCGCATCTTCCAGATGAGCAGGAAGAGAATCTCCATTGGGTCGCCTGGAGGAGGGACCCTGGATGCCTTGTCGAACATTATGTTCGCTCTGGCCCATCCCAATGGAGTCTCTAAAAATCCTTGATTGCATCGAAAGAAAGAAGCTTCTTGGTCCTCTGCTCGAACCAGTTGTAGTTGAGGGCCAGATCGGCGAGGACCGTGATCGGGTACTTGACCACGTTCTTGTACTTCGCCTCGAACGCTGTCTGGCTGAAGTTTCCGTCTGCATCCAGATGCGCCGCCAGCGGCTTGCCGTTGATAGCGAATAGGCCGCAGGTCAACTGCATCAGTGACAGCTTGGCCAGGAGGTAGTTGGCCGCAGTCGTCGTCTCCTTGGCCAGAATGCGCTTCACCTCGAGATCTTCTTCACCAGAGGGGAGGCGGTAGGTCGGGTAGTACTTGCCGGGGATGATCGGGACGACCTGGCGGAGCTCTCGATCGACGATCAAGCTCGTGATGTCCATCGGCTCGCAGCGACCTTCGATGATCTCCCGACGCTCCTTGTTGGCCAGGAGGCTCTTGACCCTGTTGCCGAACTCGTCGTAGTCGAAGAAGTCTTCCTCGAGATCATCGAGGTCCTTCTTCATCTTGTCCTCGGCGCTCTCCTTCGCCTGCGGCGCGTTGGCCTGCGCGACAGCGGCGAGCTGTTCGGCCGTCTGCGCCGAGAGTCCAGCACCTTCGGGGCGAGGGGGGTTCTGGTAGCCGCCCGGCTGCTGCGGTTGCTGCATGACCTGCCGCGCCATCGGCTGGTTGGCCACATACGCCGAGCCGACACCAGGGAGGGCTGCGTTCTGCTGCTCGAGCTGAGCACGCTGCTCCGGTGTCAGCAGGGTGGCCATGCCCTGTGCCCGTGCTTGCTGCACTCCGGCAAATCGATCGCCCGAGCCCTGCATCTGAGCGAGGTTGGGGATCTTCGGCATCGGAGCGCCGCCAACAGGGTGCTGAACATTCCTCGCCGCTGCGATCTTGGCGGCGTACTCGGAGTTCTGTGGTGACAGGTCGACGATTTCCTTCTTCTTGTCCATGCGGTCTCCTAGTCGTCTCCGAACCAGCGATCAGTCCCGCTCAGTCGGAAGTCGTCCGGGATGTCATCCTCGTCGACAGGAGCCGGCCGGCGGAGCTCTTCGCTGATTGGAATCATGTACGCCCCGCCGACGTTGCCACACGACCACTTGTTGCCGCAGGTCTTGCAGTTGCGCAGGATCTGGGTGGGCGTATTTTGCGTCCCGATCTTGTCTGGGTCGCGCTCGCTGCAGACGGGGCACTTCACTACAGAGTCAGGACGATCGAACGGATCGGCTACGCCAACGTCTGCCGTGCTTGGGGCATCGGCTGAGGGACCGAACGGATTCCGGTCTTTCACTGGCATGAGCCTCCTCCTTTCCGCCGCATGTACAGACACTGTACAGACAGCACTACGGGTTGTCAATCCCGGATCCGACCCATCTTGGTGTCGATCCGAATCACGTGGCCTTCTCGAAGCTCTTCGTGCAGGGTTACCTCGACGAGAGTTGGGATCATCCTGGGGTCTACGGTGCGGCTGCAGCCGATCCACACCCTGTAGATTGCGGACGTCGACGGGGTGGACGGCTCCACTGAGACTGAGACGAAGAGCACTCCAGAGTCAACTGGAAGTCTGAGCAGCTTGGACTCCATCTTCTTTGCCAGACGCGCTTCTTCGTCCTTGACATAGTGAACGAGTTCCATGGGTGGAGATCCTAGCAGAAGCCGTGGGATAAGAATGAGTGAGAGGACATCTTTCGCTAAAAGGAGTATAGGGGATGCGTGCAACCGCTGGTGTCGATTCGAGTCGCTACGAGAAGATCGACGAGAACGTCTTTCGCATGAGACCCATCAGCGACCGTCCCAAGCGCCGCGTATTGACTCCGTTTGGTCGGGTTGTGATGTTTGCGCTGGGGGCGCTCATCACGTTCTTGATCTCGATCATGTATTACTTGCTGCATCGGTAGATCGTCGGTATCTTTTCAACGAGGTAGGGCTGGGGCACGCCGGGATCCCCCCTCCGGCTGGTTCTGGTCCTACCTCACCTAGTTCTGGGGGTGTAACGGTTTCGACAGCGCAGACAGAGGAACGAGTGCGAGCCGGGGATGGTTGCAGCCTCGATAAAAAGCAGCCACGCATCAAACGCCAACGACAACGTTCGCGTGCAGTCCAACCTCTCTGCTCCTCTCCAGGCAGCAGCGTAACCGGACGGGGTAGACCGGAAACCCGACAAAAGAATCCCCGGTAAGTCCCGCAGGAGTCGACGTGCTTGCGGTAACGGTGATGACGTCGACGGTCAGACCCGGGCCGTAACAAGGGCCTCATCTGGTGCTGGCTCCTCAACCAGCTACGCTCGTAGTACTCGCTCGGCATGAATGCGTTGGACGCGGGTTCGACTCCCGCCACCTCCACCATCCGCATCATCTCCGTAACCACAATCAGACCAGGGGAAAAACCATCATGAGGATTCTGTTCATCGAGGATGACAGAGCGACGCAAGTCTCGGTGGGCGAGTGGTTCAGGCTGATCTTCAAGTTCGAGGTCGTATCAGCCTACAATGGACAAGAAGCACTCGACATTCTCCTCCGCGACACCCGCTTCGACATCATCATCCTCGATTGCCGCATGCCCATCATGGATGGGGAAGAGTTCTTGGAGCATTACCGCGGCACGATCCCGGTCATCTACTCCACCGCCTTCTCGTCACCTCCGCCGCGTCCTGTTGCGGCTGAAGTGCCGAAGCCGTACGATATCAAAGCTCTCGTGAGCACGATGCGGCAGATCTGCGGAGAAACCACCATCGAAGAGAAGAAAGGAGAAGAACCATGAAGCGAACATAAGGAGGTTCACATGGCTCGAAGGAGCATCGCCAAGACGGCCATCGAGGGAGGCCGTCGGAAGTCGTGCCGTATTAGAGAAGAGCAGGAGGATAGCAAAGAGCGCGCGGCCTACAAGATGTACTGCCGCAGCGCCACCTACGATGAAGAAGCCGTCGAGCCACGATCTATTGCGCTCGGTGGCCACTGGACGGGACGCAAGAATAGGGATTTCGCCGACAAGCTCGGTCCACTGCGTCGATGGCTGGAAGCTCGGGTTGGTAAGCCGTGGGATAAAATCAAAAGCGAAGTCATCTCTCGCTTCGATTCGAACTCTCTGGCTGGCCGCCACGCTCTCGGGCATCTCGAAGGTTTCGTGACGCTGCCGAATGCGCCCTATAGCTGGATGCGTCGCAAGAGTGCTCCCTACCCCGGAAGTCTGTTTGTCGACTCGAAGGGTATTCTCCGGCAGGCTCCCAAGACTGCTGAGCAGTACGAGAAGTGGAGGAAGTCGTAGGTTGTAAGCGCCCGCTCCGTCATAGACGGGGTGGGCGTTTTTTTAGCTTTCCCATCCAGCCAAAGCGGGTCGACGCTGTCTTCATGAAGGAAGACCCTCGCATCGAGCTTGCTCGGGTCAAAGAACAACTACGACGAATACGTCAAGTCGTTGACCTACATCGCAAGCTCGGCGAAGACACTTCCTTTGAACTGCGAGAGCTGCGGCGCAAGATCGTACGCGTTAAGGCGAACCTGATTCAGTTCTCCCTCCACTATCGACGTCTGTCTGAGCTAGCGCTTGCGACGGGAAGCGAAGATGCGAAGCAGCTTGTCGAGGCGTGCAATGAGGTGATTGCGAAGCTGGGAAAGAGCGTCTCAGAGCTCTAGTTACATTCTTCCCGCGATGGCCTGCACGTCGATGTACCAGACGATGTTGTTCGAATCATGCCATGTGCATTGCCCAGGCTTGAAGAGCGACCACCCATTGATCGACCAGTAGATGGTCGGAACAACCGTCGGGTCGCCGTCACAGCACACAGATTGGCAGTTCTCTGGGTTCGCCATGGACGCAGAATCGCAATGCCACAACTGGACAGTTGTGATCGGAATCTTCGGGCGCACGATCATCCCGTCGGGCTGCACACCAACATTGTTGGAGTTCCCGTAGAACTGATCCGCTCCCGTCGACACATTCCGCGCCCCGAAGTACGTCGACTCGACGTAGATGCCTGGCTTGGGCGTCAAGCACGACGGCAACGCCATGTCGATCGGCGCAGGAGTGGCCATGTCCTCGATCGGCTTTGCCAGATCGGGAACCTCTACCACCATCGCCATGTCCTGTGATGTTGGAGGGACGTTCACGCTGCACGCTCCCAGCATCACCGTCAGAATCAACCAGTACTTCATGGCCGGAGCCTCCTGCTTCTGGTCTAAACGTGAATTCCGTCGGTGAGAAGAGATGACAGTCAGGATCTAAATTTTTCGTTGGTAAGCCATCTCTTCTCTCCAGGATCATGGATCGAGTAGACTCCCGCATTAGGAGGATCCTGATGCGTCAAGCACTCGAACAAGCCGGAGCGTCCCTTATTCCACTGCTCGTTCCTATCGTCGGTGGTCTGCTGTCGGCGCTCATCGCCTACGCAATCACCTACATCAAGAACAAGACGAAGAACTCCACTGTGCTGTCGGCACTCGATCGATTGGATCAGGTGGCCGAGGACGCGGTGAAGGACGCGCAACAGAGAATCGTCAGCTCGATCAAGCCGAACGACAATCTCGCAACCACCCTAGCCGAAGCAAAGACGTCCGCCGTCGACGCGGTCAAGTCGCACTACGGTGCGAAGGGGCTCGAGGAGCTCAAGAAGGTGCTCGGCTGGGACGACCTCGAGAAGAACCTGTCGACCAAGATCGAGGCGAAGGTCCACGACCTCAAGATGGCCCGTGATACAGTCCAGGCGATGTCGCCGGAAACCAAGCCCGCGGCCTGATAGGAGACAGACAATGAAGACCATGGCTCTACTGCTCGGAATCGCACTTGCCTCGATCAGCCTTCCCGGTTGCGCCTGCTGGACGGACCAAGCAAAGGCCAACGACCCAGGCTGCATCATCGCGCACGACATCGTCGATTGCACGACCAGCACCATCAAGGATGCGCTGCCCTTCTTCGCTCAGATCGTGCTGGGCCTGATCAGCGGTGGCACCAACCCGAACAACATTCCCTGGGACAGCATCGAAGCCCAGGCGGAAGGCATGGGTATCAAGGACGGAGGCTGCTTCCTCGCAGAGCTGAAGAACCTGCTCTTCGGCAGTCCGACCGCAACTCCAGAGCTGATGGCCAGCCGCAAGGCGATGAACGACGTGCTCGACAGCTACAAGCAGAAGCACTTCGGCAGCCTGACGGTGAAGTTCAAGATCAAGACCAAGGACGGTAAGGAAGTGATGCTGTGAGCCGTTTCGCTACCGTCGCCGGCGTCGTCCGGCACATGAAGGGATGGAAGCCCGACACTCCAGACCCGAGGGATCGCCGGCTGACGGTCAGCGAAGAGCTCGCTCTACCGGATACCGTCGACCTTAGTGATCGATGCCCTCCGGTGATGGACCAGGGCCAGATCGGCTCCTGCACAGCAAACTCGAGTTCATCCGCGCTCGCCTTCTTGGAACACAAGGGGCAGCAGGCGACGCTGTACTCTCGCCTGTTCATCTACGCGATGACGCGGATGCTCGAGGGTACTCCGCTCTACGAAGACAGTGGAGCGCAAATCCGCGACGTCATGAAGGCGCTCTCCACCTATGGCGTGCCGCAGGAGCTCACGTGGCCCTACGACACGTCGAAGTTCTCGGTGATCCCACCACCGCAAGCGAAGGCGGAGGCGCTCAACCACAAGGCAATTCTCTACTTCCGCTGCCCGAACCTCTACACCCTGAAGGCCTCCCTCTTCCAGGGCTTCCCCGTCGTCATCGGCTTCTCGGTGCCGGACAACATGATGAGCGACGAGTGTGCCCGGACAGGCGTCGTCAAGCCGCCAGCGCCTGGAGAGGCGTTCGACGGCGGGCATGCCGTCCTGGCAGTCGGCTACAACGACAACATGGTCTGCGGGGCCGAGCGAGGCGCTGTGCTGTGCCAGAACTCGTGGGGAACCGGATGGGGTGAGGGAGGCTTCTTCTGGCTGCCCTATTCGTTCTGGATGGGCGGCGAGGGCGCGTTGGTGTCCGACTGCTGGACCATTCGCCGGGCGGAGGTCTGAGATGCGCTTCTCCCTGATTCTTGTCTTGCTCGCCGGCTGCGGAGGCTGTCATCCACTTCCTCCTCCGACACCGCCGCAGCCGGTGCAGCAGGACATGGCTCAATCGCCGGCAGACATGAAGCCGAACATCTACGGCTTGCCCAACTGCCCAGCAAACCTCTCGGTGACCTACGCCGACGTCTGCGACGGCATGTTCACCAAGGTCGGGCTCTCCTGCGCAATCTGCCACGGAGGCGCTGCCTGCTATGACGAGTCGGACGGCATCTACTGCGCCAGCGGGAGCGCAGGGTGCTTGGACGACCACGCTTGCGTTCATGTGCAAGACGGCGAGGACGGCAGTCCTGGGGCGCAGGCTAAGAAGGCGAAGAGGCAAAAGAAGAGGGCATCACAATGATCCTCAAGCTCGTCGAGATGCCGTCCACGATCAAGGGGCCGAACGACGCCGACTACAAAGGCCAGGTTCCCCGTCGCATGCGCTTTCTGGCCCCTGACGTTGGACCAGCACTGCTGCGTCTCGACAAGGATACGGGCGGCTACATCTACACGGACGTGTGGCGGTCCGCCGACTCATCGCTTGCGGCCCGTCGCGTGAAGCGCGGAGTACAGCGTCCTGGCTACAGCCCGCACGGATACGGTCTCGCTGTTGATCTCGATCTCTATGCCATCATGAAGGCATTCAAGATCCACTATGGCGACATCGTCGAGGTGATGAAGGCCCACGGCTGGTACTGCCATCGTCGCGATGGATTGGGACCGGACGAGTCGGAGGCGTGGCACTTCAACTACCTTGGCGACGACGCAGAGAAGTATCTGTCGAAGGTCGACGTCAACAACCATGCGACGTGGTCCAACGCGGTCGAGATGCGTATCCTCGAGCGCTACGGCCAGGACTTCTCGATGTCGCCAGTCCAGATTCAAAGCTATCTGGCGCAGCTCAAGATGTACGGCGGGGAGATCGACGGCAACGTCAGCACGCAGCTCTTCCGCGAAGCCGTCATGGTCTTCCAGCGCGCCTGGGATCTGGATGTCGACGGAGATGCCGGTATCATGACGCAGCGCACTCTCGCCTTCGTCACGGCTACGCAGCAAATCACTCCACTCGCTCCGCTCGTCGCGTAAAATCTTCAACATCTGAGATAAGACAGTAGTCGCGGATCACTTTTGTGATCCCTGTCTTATTTTGCTCAACAAGGAGCGTTCAGATGTCGTCGAAGAAGAAAGTCAAAAAGACCAATCACGACGCTGTGAGTTCTCTCTTCACCGATCTTCTTCAGTTACTGGAGGTGGAGAATGACAAGAACAGCGATGTGATCGACAAGCTGAAAGAGGCCAAGAACGAATTCTTCGAGGAATCGAACCGGGCGAAGCTTCGCGCGCTTCAAAAGCAGATCGCCGCGGCGCTGCGTGGCACGCCGAAAGATTCACGGCCCAACGATGAATCGAAGGTGGGCTTCTTCTTGTGGGTCCTCGAGACCATCCCCGATGCTGAAGAAGGCCTTCGCCTGATCGACGAGCTCGACTGGTGCCCGGACGCCTTCCGCAAAGAGATCTGGAATAACTACACCGAGGTGCGGTTCAACTACAACACCCTCTAGGAGAGTCAGATGGCGGTGAGCTTGTATGACGTTCTTGGCATGAAGAAGACGGCGACGGCTGAGCAAATCAAGAGCGCGTACCGGGCTCTCGCCAAGCGCTACCACCCGGACACCAACCCCGGGAACACCTTCGCCGAAGAGAAGTTCAAAGAGTTGGCCGCCGCCTACGCCGTCCTCGGTGATCCGCAAAAGAGAGCCAAGTACGACAGCGGCGCGGTTGGTGGTCCCATCACTCTCCAGACTCGCATGGGCCGCTTCGTCATCAACGGCAACGCATTCACTGGAGAGGTGGCTGATATCTACGAGGCCATCAAGGAAGATACGGGAGAAGTCTTCGCTTTGAAGGTCGCGCGATCACCACGAGACAATGACCTCCTCGAGAACGAGGCGAAAGTCCTGAAGGAGATCTATCCTTCAGACGTCTCAAGCCACAAGTACCATCTCTACCTGCCGAAGTTGATCGGGAGCTTGAAGATCGACGACGGCTCTCGCCGACAGGCGAACCTCATGCAGTGGCTGAACGGCTACTACTCTCTCGAGAAGGTTCGCGCCGCTCATCCGAGGCTGCAGATGGAGCACGGGGTTTGGATGTTCAATCGCATGCTGGAGTTTCTCGGTTACCTGCACAACAAGCAGAATCGAGTGCATGGAGCGGTGATTCCTCCACATGCTCTCGTCTACGCGGGAACCCAAGAAAAAGACATCCTCAACCATGGCGCTCGGCTGGTGGGGTGGTCATATTCCGTGCAGGTGGGTGGAACGATCAAAGCCATCAGCCCGGAGTATGAGGCGTTCTACCCGCCCGAAATCTTCGCCAAGCGCCCGGTCTCGCCCGCCACCGACATCTACATGGCTGCCAAGAGTATCATCCACGTACTCGGCGGCGATGTCCGTCCCGGGGCTGACGTCTACCCCGGCCATATCCCGAACTACTTTCTGAACTTCCTGAGAAGCTGCACCATCAAGTCACCGGCATCTCGCCCGCAAGACGCCTGGGCTCTCCACCGAGAGCTCAAGGACCACATGCGGGTTCATTACGGTCCCAAGAAGTACGTCCCGTTTCACATGCCCTCACCGGCCTAAAGGAGAACGCAAATGGGTGGATCACGTTGGAGCGACGAGGACTACAATCTCAGCGTCGGCAGCAAGCTCGATTCGCACGGCACCGCCTTCACCTACGACGCCGACGTCAAGGCTGCCAAGGTGGCCGCGGCGGTGGCGCCGAAGCTCGACCCCAAGAGCATGAAGTCCAATCCTCTGGACCCGAGTGGCATCAAGGTGCGCGAGAGCCGCGACAGCGACGCGCATCCAAATTCGAAGGGCGTCATCGTCGGCTTGGACGTCACCGGCTCGATGGGCGAGCAGTCTCACATCGTCCACGGCCGCCTCTCGGCCCTGATGGGGCTCCTGACCCGTAAGGGCTACCTCGAGGACCCGCAGATCTTGTACGCCGCCGTCGGCGACGCCTTCTCGGATAGGGCCCCGCTTCAGCTCGGGCAGTTCGAGTCGGGCGTTGAGATGGAGGACGACCTCTCGAAGTTCTGGATCGAAGGTGGCGGCGGTGGCACGGCGCAGGAGAGCTATGATCTCCTGATGTACTTCGCCGCTCGCCACACCGCGATGGACTGCTTCGAGAAGCGCGGGCAGAAGGGCTACCTCTTCATCATCGGGGACGAGTCGCCGTATCCGTCGATCAAGAAGACCGTGGTCAAGCAGTTCCTCGACATCGACATCGAAGCCGACATCCCGACCGAGATCATCGCCGAGGAGCTGAAGCAGAAGTTCGAGTGCTTCTTCGTCCTGCCGACGCACGCCAGCAACGCCCGCGATCACCGCGTCGTCGAGAACTGGGGCCGCCTGTTCGGCAAGGAGCACATTCTCAAGATCGACGACTCGAGCGGCACACCCGAGCTGATCGCTACTCAGATCGGCCTCTGCGAAGGCACCACGGACGTCGACGCCGCTGTGACGGACATGAAGGACGTGGGCACCTCGGACTCGACGGCCATGGTCGTCGCCAACTCGGTCAGCAAGGCCTACGCCGGCGGCAAGATCGCGAAGGTCCCGGCCGGCACCCTCACCCCGAGCTCCGCCTCCAGCGGGGCCAAGCGTCTCTGATGAACCTGCAAAGGAGAGGCTCGGGGCCCGGCGGTATGCTGGAAAAGATGTTCTTCAGCGTCTGGGCTCTCGGGATGATCATCGGTATCGCAATCGGCGGCGGACTCGTCTGGGCCGCCATTCACTTCATCCGCAAGTTCTGGTAGTCCACATAGGCCCCGGGCTTCGGCCCGGGGTCTTCCATTCGAGGGGAACATGAGCAAAGCCATTCTGGTTGCCGGATTGGGGTTCGGCGACGAGGGTAAGGGAACCATCACGCAATACCTCGCCAGGGAGACCAAGGCCGACTGGGTCATTCGCTACAACGGGGGCGCTCAGGCGGCGCACAATGTCTATGCTCAGGACGGCCGACATCACACGTTCTCGCAGTTTGGTAGTGCGACGTTCGAAGGAGTCCCCACCTTCATGTCTCGTCACACTATCATCGAG